CGAAACGGAATGACGAAAGGGCAAAGCGAGAAAAAGAAAGGAAGAATCGTCAAAGCAACTTCTTAAATTTGAAAACAGCCGATATGAAGAAAGCAAACCACAAACACAACACAACACAACACAACAACACTTATCTTATACCCCTAAACACAACCTACTCAAGGAAACCGTAGCCTTAAATGGCGAGGACGCAGCAAATCAACATGGCTGAGAAGAAAGAGGCAGAAGATTATGCAAGTCAATACAGTGATGTAACAGAAGATATGAATGAAGAAGAGATGCAAAAGGTCGTCGAACAGCAACTAGATGAGTTACAATCCACAGCAGAAGAAAGAGAAGCATTGAAAGCAGTATATGATCACAAAAGAGGAATGAAGGATACAGGAGAATGGGAAGAGTTTGACGGAGATATTGCGATTGGAAAAAGAGACGAATCTGATGAGTTGGCCTATGAAGTATACAGTGGACTCGAGATGAAACATGACAAGAAGGCATATGAATGTGAATGTAATTGCGACATGTTACTATCAACAAAGCCAATAGAATCACGTCATAACAAAAAGACAAGTAATGAAGTTGGAGATATAAACAAAAAGAGCGAGATGACAATGTATGTAGACATAACAACCAGAGGAGATAACTACACGACAGGAACAAGTGAATATGGGAAAGTGTATATCCCAAACCAAATGATACCAGATGAAACAAATACGATGAAGATAAGGGCAGTATTCAAAGGATATGAACAAGTGCGTGGGAAACAAATGCCATGGAGATGTAAAGAAATAATCAATACATATGTCCCTTTGGATACAGCATGGGCTCAAGCGTTGAAGAACGCAGGGGCACCAATGATACATTTATAAGGGGACAGTAGATAGTCATAGATAGTCATAGATAGTCATAGGTAGTCATAATATATCCTTTTTTATCAATATACAACATGAGTTCCATCCGGTCTTTTGTAAGTAGGAACAATAGACTCCAGATCAGATGATTCCAGACCACGTTCACGTTTGAGCCTTTCATCTATTTTATCTTTTTTATCACGGGTTCTACCATGCAATCCAGTTTCTACCCTGCCTCTTAAATCAGTGACACCTCTAGCTAGCCGTTGCAAATAGGAAGGAGATTTTTCCAACATATCCTCTACATGTTGATCCACGAAATCCATCAATCCTTCATTGTTATCTAATTGCTCTTTTGAAAAATTAGACTGTAATACATTTTTGACAAACACCTGACAATTATTTTGAAATGAATCATATGTATGATAGTTTCTTCCCAAACTTTCTCTTGTATTCGCTAATAACAATCCCAGACTTAAATTTTCATGACCCATGTTCACTGGCCGGCATTCATGGTCGCCACTTTCCCTCTTTCCTGGATGCAATTCCTCAACATTAACAGCTTCATTTTTCTCTATGACAATTTTGAGTTTGGGGGGATATGAACCAACCGTGCTTTCTATTTCAGCTGTCATATATAGATGAAAGAAATTATCGTATCCCATAGATTTCTTGCCTTTTTTCCAATCTCCTGCAGAAGCTACATTCAACGCCATATCAACCGCACTTGATATGGGTTTTCTACATACATTCAATGAAACAATTTTATAATTTTGATATTGCTTTACAAATGTGTATACTCTCGTTGAATAGTTTTCTTTCTCTAATGAAAATGCATCAGTCCCTTGGTGGGCCCATCGTTTCAATGTTTTCTTAGCACTTCTAGCTTTAGAAGAACCATAATCATATATTTCTCTGAAAAATTGAGCCCTCTGAGGTCGACTTGGATAATGACTCCTCCTTCGATGCCTGTGTTTTTTAGTTCCCGCCCTCCTCTTGACAGGTTGTCTTTTACGACGAGTTCTTGCCGGGGTTTTTCTCACTCTCGCGCGAGTTTTTCTTGCTCTTGTTCTTCGACGTGTAGCCATGTATATAGTATATACACAAAAAAAACTAAATTTGAGGAAAAACAAAGAAACACAAACACAAACACAAACACAAATACAAATCGAATAATACGCATAAATCAAAACATGTCTGCAATGACATTCTCATTTACCAATCCAACAGAATGTGCCACGAAAACGTTTTTCAAACAGATTATGAAACCTGTATACCGAAAAAGATTCTGCTCACGAGACATATTAGGGTTAAACGGTCGTTCTGATGATGCACGAGCTATTGTTGTGTATTCAAATGAGTTACAGTTTCCGACATCTGAAACACCGGGGGATTGGTGGGACGATGCACCAGAAAAACGCGACGGTGTCTGTGTCAAATGTGATACAGAGGGTGAATGGGAATATGTCGATGGTCTTGGACATTGTGTAAGAGGATGTTATGATTGTGTGAAACGACACAACTGGACTTGGGGAAAGTTCCGACATATGCCGAATGTAAGTATGAATACTGTTCCAGATACAGATGAATACATATCCATGCCGATACCTTGCAACGGGAGTGATGAAGATATTGATGTGGGTGAATATACCAATTTAGAAATTGCAATCAGAGAAATAGGAGAATTCTTTGACACATTTCATCAGCCCAGTTTAGATGATCCTGAATCTGCACCTCGATGGAGAGACATCTTTGCATTGTTGCCCGAAAGATGTCATCATGTTATCTGCAAAGAATGTTTACTCTGGGGAACACCCGAACAAGTAAAAGATCGATACGTCATTCCAGGAGAACCTCATGCGCTACTTGAACTCCAAGATAGTGTAATAGGTCGGATGAGAGGACTTGAACCACGAAGACTGTTTCTTAGCGACAGTGAAGAAGACGAGTTTTTGGCCCCCGATACTCTCCCAATCGATGCAGATGAACTCGAAGAAGTGTATAGTCAAGATCAGAATGAAGACTCTACACAAGAAGGAAATGCTACTCTAGAATTATGTCAGCAAGCTCAAGAGATATTGGATACCAGCATCTCGGGAACGTTTAATGAAGAAAGTTATCGTCAACTATCCAATCTGTTGATGAAAATTCACCAAGGATGAAGAATGTAATCTAAATGTAGACAAAAAACTACACACTACAAGTAAAGATATATTTAACAGAGTTTTTTGTTATGTGTTTTACAGTAGTCAGTAACAGACTTCACTTGACGACTTTCTTCCCCCCACTTGCGTTTAGTCCATTCAAGAAGATTGGTGCTTGACATACCTTTGTTGCATGACTGACATAAAGGGACAAGATTATCCAATTGAACTTTTCCTCCATTTTTCTCAGAAAGGATATGACCACACTCATATTTATTACACGGATATATTGCCGATTGAATGATTAATGCTTTACAACATACACATTTTGATTGACACTTATGAATGTCGGTTGAATTCTCCGCGAATATACGTTTTCTAATAGTTTCTGGGATAGGATCTTTTCTGTGTAGTCCATCACCATCATTATCATTATCATTATCATTATCATTATCATTATCATTATCATTATCATTATCATTGTCATTATCATCCGAAATATTTTCATCACCGCGGTCGTCAACGCGACCCATCCGAAGTTTATTTTGATTTTGAATGATGAAACGGCGAAAGTGGGATTGGATAACGGTTGCAGCATTCGTCTTTTTGTTGAGTTTGTCATCCCATTTTGGCAATATACGTTTATTGTTATCCGTATATCCATTAGTTGTGTATAATCCGCAAACAATATGTTTCAAGATGTTAACAATTACATCTTTAAGAGATGAATGAGACTTGTTTGGTTGAGCCTGAAAGAACTCACTATCTGCAGATATTTTAACTAACAGTCTTATATTCGTCCATCCATTACATAATTGCTGTAAACTCGATCTCGCGATCAATATATCTTCGACTTCAATGTATAGATAATTACGATTGTGCGCCCGCAACGTTTTATCAGGGATTTTGTCCTTATCTGTATCTATCAACTCGCATTGACACACCAATTCCCCCTTCTCAATAATATTCTTATGTTGAAGATTTTTCTCACTTATGAATAATCTAGATGTTGTTTTAACATTTTTACACCACTGAGTTAAGACACGTGTAGAATGTTTATCTCTATATATGAAACATACTTTGGAATCACCATCCAGTGCCTTCAATATATCGAATTTCACATGTTTGTTAAACCCAGATTTGTTGAATACATGTTTCGGATTGATCACCGGTTGAGGCGTAAGGGGCGGATCTTTCTCATCATTCAGTCTTATTTGAATCTTCTTCTCTTGGATAGGTTTACAATAATCTTCACGTAAATGTGATCTCAATTCTTCTACTACTTTCCCTTTCATATATGTGTATTTTTTCATATCCAATAGACTCAAGAAACTATCTGGATGTTGTGTATAATGTATATAATCATATGGTAGATTCTCGAGGTGAAGCTTCACGCGAGTATCTGGATAAGTTTCATATATGTAATCTCGAACCTGTTGGATCAGATATTTATGGGTTGATTCTTTCGGTATATCGTCCTTATCCGAGAAATATACTATACATTGATTTTGTTGACTTGTGTCAGCGATAATATAAGATGAATTACACTTCTCAGCAAGAGAGAAAGACGCCGTATTACCTGTTCCGAACATATTTAGACGGTTGCGACAACTTTTCGCAAACTTGAGCGATTCATGGAAGTTTTCATACCCCCCACCGCCTGTCTCAAGTGTGGCGATAATTTTAATCTCTCCATTCTCTTTCAACTTAACCTTTACCTCTGAATTATCGGGGCAATCATTGATAGATTCTTTTATAACCGACTCATATGTATGTTTGTATGTATACAAATTTCTGAGAACCCCCACATTGTCTACAACAATGGGTTTAGATAATGACATTTATATATATATTGAGTCTATTGTAGAATTACATAACATCAAATTTAGTGGCTCGATTGTTATGAAATAATGAACAACCAATTTGTAATCGAAATGTATAATATACCAATGGTCCAATACCAATCGGCGCTCCATTTTTTTGTTTATCTGTTTACATGGATCAGTGCTTTTTCTCTTGTAGACGGCTTAATTCTTAGATACAACATCAAAAACAACACACGACTGGTCCTATCTGGAATCGGACTCGCGATAGGTTCTTATACCTATCTGTATATAATGAAAGAAAAATAAATCAAAAATAATATGTATCCAGAGTATATAAAAAGATACAATGGATACTCTCAAAAACCTGTTTTCTTCTGAAGGATACAGCTTAGAAGAATCATTCAAGACAAAAGCGGATTTCATAAAAGGATGGAGATGTTATTTGGGAAGGACGACCTCAAACCCCACGGCACTTCGTAATTCAAGAAATGTCAAGAAAACTGACACTGCGGAGTATGAAGGATATGATTGGTATGCACCTTCTTCTGCAGAGAGCCTATTAGAAAGTAACGGTCTATGGTTAGAAGATCCAACACAGGGATATTTGGCAAATTACAACAAAGGTTGTGAAAACATAAGTGATCTTATAAAAGATAGTGATAATGACAGTGTAATATTAGACGTGAAGTATATAACTAAACCAGAGGGTAAAACTGATGCCACACAGACGCTAGCAACATTAAGAATTGAGGGAAAGAAAATATACAACGGAGGGGTTTTTATAATGGATGTCAATCAAATACCTTATGCCTGTGGATCATGGCCCGCATTTTGGCTCGTTGGTTCAGAACCTGGACAATGGGATGAATCGATTACTAAAGTGAATTTAGAATGGCCAAACTATGGTGAAATAGATATTATTGAACAAATCAATGGAAATGGTGAAAATTTCACAACACTTCATACAAAAGAAAATTGCAAAACAGTTGGGTCCATTAATGGAAAGCCGGTAGATTATAAAGAAGAAGGCTCAGATGCAGGAGATTCATCTGTTAGCGACGATTGCAATAAAGGAGATGGCGCCATTGGTTGTAGTCTGCATATGGGTTCTGGAACAGGAGGTGAATTAGATAGTGAAGGAGGTGTCTATGCATGTGAATGGATTCCAGATGACAGTATCAAGTTTTGGTTTTGGAAAAGATCAGATGTGCCTTCCACACTCACAGCAGATATGTCTACAGTAGATACTTCACAATGGAGTTCTACCGCAACCGTGTATACTGAGCACAATTTGAAAGAATCATGTAGTGAAAATTACTTTCAAAACTTACACTTGATTATCAACACAACAGTGTGTGGCCAATGGGCGGGAAACACGCCAAATGAAACAGGTGATTGTAAATGGGAAGTTCCTGGAAATAATAAAACTCTAATGGATGGGTGTATGAACTATGTAATGAGCAACGCATTAAAAGGACCCGATATGCCAGAATTAGCTCAATGGAGATGGGATATTCGTTATCTAAACACATATACAAATAAATCCTCGTTAAGTTACTGGAAGGTAGGGATTCCAGCGGCTGTATTACTTATAATCATCATTGCTCTCTTTGTGTATATGAGTAAATCAAAAGCCCCACCACGACCACTATCAAGATTGACAAACACACAATAACAATAGGGTTTTTAAAGAAATCAACAAACTTTGACATTGTATCTTTTTTATCAGGATCATCTGTCTTTTTGGTATCAGATGGTTGTGTTCCCGGCGATGTATCGGGTTGTGTTCCCGGTGATGTATCGGGTTGTGTTCCCGGTGATGTATCGGGTTGTGTTCCCGGTGATGTATCGGGTTGTGTGCCAGGTTTGCTATGAGCGGGTATCTCATTTCCTTTGACTTCATCCCATGTATTTGTTTTGTCTTCAAACACAATGTAATAGTTTAATAAGGGTGTTACACCTCCTTGAACATTATTATCTTTGCTACAAGTATACGTGCTGTTGAGATCATCAAATTGCCATGAATATGCCAATGGGCACTGTTTCTTATATACATTTGCATAATCACACTCAGTATCAGATAGTTTTCCTTGACACCAATCAGTCAAACTATCTAATCGAGGCCAGTCTTCTTTCCAACACACATGTTTCCGATGTTCTTCAAGTCTTGAAGAAATCACATAGGGACTACATCCTTGGTCGGGCTGTGTTAATTGAGGAGGGACGGATGGCTCCGCATCAATGTCACCGCAATCATTTTTCACATCACCCTCTGAATATGCCTCGCACCCAAATATGGTTTTAGTGTGAATACAATCCTGTGTTACTTCTGAACACTGATTGTTTGTGTCTAAGACCCAACGTCCTTTCGACCAATCACCTATTCTATATTTATCTTTTTGTTCAGCCAACTTATTGTTAGGGTCAAATACAACATCATTATGAACAGGAGTGGTTGCATTTTCATCCCATATCATATATTGGTTTGCCAGATTACTGACATCTGAAAATATCTCTTTTTCTTTTAATGCAAACGGAGCATATTGCTGAGCATAAAAACCAGGCCCACCATCTATCTCAAGTCCAAACCGATAATATTTGTCACCTACAAATGTTCCAAGAACAAGGTGTTCATTGGGATCAGGTTCTGATACAGGAGGTGAAGGAGATACGGGAGATACGGGAGATACGGGAGATACAGATGGTGAAGAGGATACAGGCTGTGAAGGAGATATAGATGGTGGACATATACAATATCTAGAATCACCCGTCCCAACACATTCTAACGGGGGTGATATGCATGCATCTCCTGTAGGACAGAATGCCGGAGGTGATGCTTGTGGGTTACAGTGAACTTCATTTTTGGGAGGATTCGCAATACTTTGAGGAGAATTATCCGTATCAGATACAGGTGGGCATTTGCAATATCTAGACTCACCTGTTTCCATACATTCTAACGGGGGTGCACATGCTTCTCCTCCAGGACAGAATGCCGGAGGTGATGCTTGTGGGTTACAGTGAACTTCATTATTGTGTGTGTCCGCGGGCGTATCCCCTGAACCGGTTTCACCATGAATGGATGGACTACTCACAGGCGCAATTATCCCTGCAACTGATTTGTAGATAGACTGACATCCCACAAAATCATGTGGATACATTTTGTCATATACTCGAAGTTCTGGAGGACATCCATCTTCCCCAGATACAGGATTGCATGCAGCTTGAGTGCACCAGAGTTCAAGATTTTTTGGAAGAATGGTTCCATTTGCATCTTTCGGTGGTTCGCCTGGTGGTTCTGCGTCATGGTCATCATCCAGTGGTTGCATTGAAGCAGAAATATTATTGCCGTCTACCTGACTGATATCGTAAAAATCCACATTATCATCAAATGAAAACTCAACAGAAGTTGTCGGGGGTTCTGCACCCAATTCTCCACACAACACACCGCTTTGTGAATTAGGAAATGTTTCAGGATTTTGTTTACAGTCTCCTGTTTGACAATACAATCCACAGGAAGAGGTTCCGTCGGTATGATGATATCGACTTACATATTGGCATCCTGTTCTGGCTACAATTTTTCCACTGATAGCATATCTAGGGACCGTCAATATTTTGTATTCTCCTGGCTCTAACTTAAATCCACTCGGAATATTGCCTGTAGGGGCATCGTCGTCCATGATAAAATCTCCAGATGTTTTTGATTTTAACTGCAATGCGGGATAGACGGTATCTGAAGTTTTGTTGTGAACTACTACATATCGAATATCAGTAGACTGATCTGTTATCATAGTCGCCATATTACTCTTGATTGCATCCATGTTATCTGCAGAATCATTCGAAGAATCCGGGACAGATTCGGGTGTGCAACTATACACGTCTGTATTCATGTTTACATAGTTATACATTTTATTTTAGGGTTTTCATCCACCGACACCACTGTGAGGGATCTTTTAGATCAGGTGGAGAATCGATATATTCCCATACAAATATCCCGCCTAGAGATTGATACAAGTGTAACATTTCTGAAACAGAGTGTAATGCCTCGGAAAATTGAGGAGGTGGAAATTGCCCACTCAACATACCCATGTGTAGTGAATCGGGGGGATAACCATTTTTCACGATTCTACGAAGAGTGTCACATGAAAAATTATCATAACATTGAACATTCCACCAATCAATCATCTGACCTTCTTTTGAATTCAATAGCTGTTTATAAGAAAATCCCCCCATCCCCGGCAAATCAGTTTCAAGAGAACTGGCAACAGGTGCCATAGACAACTTCAAATCTGGGAAATCACGTTTCAAACAACGAATCAACATTTGTATGTCATTTAAACTGACAGATTTTTCCACATCTAAATCAACTCCCGATAGAAAACTCTTATTTTGCAATAACTCTCGAAGTTGAGGATAACATGCTTCAAAGTTTTGAAACAGTGTAGTGAAAGCCCCACCCGCTCCCCCTATCATCAACATAGTCGTGATCCCTTCTACTGAAACTTGTTGAATCTCTCTCCACATAACATTAAAACCAATACTATCGGGCAAGTTATCATTCAAATAAATCTGACAATTCCCATACGAGTCTTTGTCAAAATGTATAGAAGAAACATTGATGATATCAATATCAGTTAAGTGAGTCATCAATGGTTCGAGTCCAATAAACGTCTGATAGTAATATACGGTTCTCATAATTATATTACTACAGATATTTTATTTAAACTAAAAATCAAGATACAGTATAAAACACTAAATTGTTTTATATGTGATATTTATAATGAAAGAAATACTGATTATAGGCGCGATTATATGCACAGTATATCTCAATTTATCTCAATGTGGAGAAAAAGAGATCAAGGGAAACAATTTGCTATTGTTTGCATTGATAATTGTCTCATTAAGTATATTTTACATGAAATATGTCTACAAGAAAGAGGGGATGATGCAAGGAAACATCGGTTGCGATCCCAATTCATCCCCACCGGCACTTTGTCCTGGAGGATATCCGTGTCCTGAAAGTGGATTATGTATCAATGTCCCTTATGGAGTCAATTTCGGAGGATTATTTGTGTTGGAAGATTGGTTTTATTCGAAACCAGGAGCAGAAGGGACAACTCGTGTAGATACAGATAAGAAAAAACAAACAGGACTTGTAAGAAACATCGCAAAAGATACAATACATGACAACTCTAAATTTTTTGGAGAATGTGATCTGGTTTCCATATTAAAAAACAAAGGGATAGACGACAGAGATATATACAAAATCTTTGAAGGACATCGCAAAACATATCTCGGAAATATACCAGATTTACTACAAGAAATAAAAGAAACAGGGATCAGAGCGATTCGTTTGCCAGTTACCTGGTGTATAGTGTATGAAGACGACGCATATGAGATACAAGGAGAAGATGAGAGAACTGTAACAATACATAAAGATAATATGATCATAAAAGATCCCTATTTCAATGATAAAGAGGAGACATTCTGGGTCGGTATCCCGATAAAAGATATACAAACCATATTACAAACTGCGGGTAGATTAGGTTTACAAGTATTGATAGACTTTCATACATATCCTGGGGGATCTTCTTACGGATCATATAGCGGAACCTGGCCAAAAGATACAAAATTTTGGAATAACAATAGAGTCGCGAAAGAAAACATAAGGACAATTGTGAGTAAGTTTTGTAACTGGGTCAAAAATGATAGAGAGGCAATGAAGGGATTGTATGGAATTACCCCAATGAATGAACCTGCGCATTTGGCGGGTATTGACAGTTTCTATGAGAATTATCCAGTGAGATGGAAAGATAAAAATACAAGATTCAAAGAAATTACAAGTGTCTTATCAGAATCAATTGATGTATTCAAATCATCGGGTATGAACAAGCATAGTAAGAAATTGATAATGAATGTCATTGAAACGTCCACGATTGATTTTGGAGAACAGATGTTTACAGTATGGGGTGATTGGTGGAAAAGTAAGACAACATCTGAAGAAAGAAAAACATGGGCGGGTTTGGATATACATCATTATGAAGCTTGGAGTGATCCAAATAGTTGTAATTCGCAAAACAATTCTGCAGAGGATTGCATGAAACATGTTGAAGAAACGGATTGGAATAAAGTATTTGGAGACATAAAAGATAAAGTCGTTAGTAAAGATGATTTGTTTTATGTAAGTGAGTTTAGTAACTCATTATACAATGACACAAAATATTCCCTCGCAAGTGGATTAGTCAATAATGAGAATTACAAACAAATCAGAAATAAATATTACGAAAAACAACTACATTCTCTGTATTCAAATAACATAAGAGGATTTTTTTGGACATGGGACGTTCCCTTAAACAGTAATTATCAAAATGAATGGTCATTGAAAGATGTAATCAGCAGTATACGAGACCAGAACCAAAATTGAATCCCATCAATATCAATTATATTGTAAATATTATATTGTAACTATAATAATGGAGGATAAGCAAGCGCAAACTCAAGGATATTTAAGAGAAACTCCGTCATTTTTTCAGGTAGTAGTAAATTATTAGCGTATATACCCGAAGAATATGATTTATTCTATCGCATAGAACACAAAATGGATGGAGCTTATAATTTTTCTTTTGAATTACAGAAAATGGCTAGAATCGGAGACTCTCATATGAAATATACAGAAGAAACTCTCGGTATATGTGAATCGGAAATAACAATAGATAAAGAGGTAGATGAGGATGGAAGTAAATTGGCTCCAGGGGGATTAGTTTATATTAATTGGTTATTCATAGACGGTGATCATCGTCGTAAAAAACTTGCGTATTATTTATTATATTCCGTATTATTGTATGCGAAATCAATGGGATGTGACCGAATAGAATTGGTTGATGCTACTGGTCAAAGTAATACATCCGATTATAAGAATATCTACAGGAAAATATGTCTATATCATCTTTCTGCCAAAGAAGCAGCTTCGGATATAGCGATGTATGCAAGTGCCTATAGAAGTAAAAGAAACAAAAACCTTATGGTCGGCAATTTAGACGAAGTTCTTTTGAGATTAGAAGGAGATGAGAGCGCATGTGGGATGAGAGGACGTATTCGGGGTTTCGCACCAGAAAATATAAAAAGTAATCTTGGAAAAAGATCTAGAGGACAAACTAGAAAGATGAAACGTCGTTCTAAAAGGCGTCATTCAAACAAGAAAAGTCGTCGTTCGAAAAGACGTCGCTCACGTATTCATAAAGCGATGCCCTAGTATACATGTTTAAAGATGACTAATCCACGGCTGAGTGCACTGTTGAGTCACAGAATCCCAACTGTAGCCAGCCGAACGCAAACATCCATGACGATCTGTATCATTACCGAGGACTAAGGGTGCATCATGATAATCTGCAACTAATCCGGCACGTCTGTGTCTCATAGGATAAGATGAATGATGATGACGACCACGACGAGACTTCAGAAACGACACCTCGACCGTAGGAACCACTGAAAGCTTCATGAGAAAACCAAGAACAACTACTGCAAGCAAAACGTATAAAAGAGTATCCATATGATATAACTTAGAAAAATTTGATGAGTCTGTTTAACAAACACACAAAACAAACTCTATATACAATCATATACAAACCTAAAACCATGGCGAAAAATCAATTTAATCTTCCCTCATGCTTTTCCGGAACCTGTCAAGTATGCAAAAACTGTTGCGGAAATGTATCAGAAAACCCCTCACACTGTGAAGAAACGATGCTGACACAACGCAGCAAAACTCTTCTTAAGTTTTACAAAGATAATATGGAAGAGTCTACAAAAACATATTGGAAAGAAACATCGGCACTGTGTAAACGATATGATTATCGCAATATGGATGATCGTGGAGAACTTCCGTTGTCTTTCAAAAAGGATGCGTATTACATTGACCGAGATCCTGAAGTATACAAATTACAGCCTCCATCAGAGAATATCTGTCACAATCCCGAGTGTCAAATTATCTATGAAAACACCCACGATCATCAAAAACGTCGGTTTCAACAAGTGCCTTTATACAAAGGAAATTATACATCCCTATGCCTAAGATGTGTCTGTTAAATATCACTATCTGTTCCCATACTCATCAAGTCAGTTTGACTGCTTGATTTTTTCATCTGTCCAAATCTGTGTTTCATATACACCAGAGAAGATTCTAATGTAATCACTGAAAGACAATTCAGCATGATAGGATACTGTTCATGAACAATCGTGTAAAACAAAAAACACGAGTTGGCAAATATATTAATCATCATTGTTTGATTGGATAAATCACCTGCTGATTGTGTCGTATAGGTTCTATAAACCTGAGGAACTCGGGAAAACAACCCACATGAGGTCCCAATCATAGACACAACATTTGCAATGGTTTCCAAAGTCGTCATTTTTTGTAGTTGTCATATAAAGTTAATCTATCCTTAAATTGAAATTTGACAACTCGTGTGAAGAAATCACAAACAACATAGTATACATATATTATACCAAACATGAACAGTGTGGCGATCATTGTCCCTTACCGAGATCAACCGGGACAAAATCGTCTCCAACAACTGAAAGCCTTTCGGGGACATATGACTCAAATGATGAATATGCTTCTTAAAGAGCATAAAATCAAAGAGTATCAAATCTATGTGATGGGTCAAACAGGTCTTCACAAATTCAATCGTGGATTACTATTGAATATTGGAGCTCATTATGCAAAAGATTATGATACACTTATCTTTCATGATGTTGATTTGCTACCTGAATTAAACTTGCGCGAATGGTATGCCAAGAAACCAGAACCAAAGAAGCCAATCCACATCGCAGGATGTTGGACAGATCGCTATGAAGGATACTCTTATTTTGGAGGGATTGTGTCATTTCGTAGCATTGATTTTCGAAAGGTAAATGGGTTTCCGAATACCTTTTGGGGATGGGGTGGAGAAGATGATGCACTGCGATACAGATGTAATCACCGACATTTCCACATCAAAAAAGTAACTCAGGGCAAGATACATGATATGGAATGCACCGAGAGTGGTTGTAAAATGGGTTTATCAGAGAAACTGGCCTATCTCAAAAGTCATCCTTACTTGAAATGCACAGACAAATGGGAACAGCGGGAGCAAGACAAGATATCATGGTTACACAATGGTGTCAGACAGGTATCATCGTTGCATGATGTAAGAGACATAGTTACAGAGGGTAAAGTCACATTAGTCACTGTTTACCTAATTAAGCCTCTTCTTTGTTTGATATAAAGCGATAAAAATGAATTATTTAGAAAGTGACCGATATTTTTTGCGACGTTTCCGAGGTTTTTTCTTGGTCACACGTTTCCGAGATTTTCTCTTGGTAGTCCGTCTTCGATGTTTCGTAGACGTATAGACTTTATTGTATCCCGAACCAGTATGGTCCGGATCATCGGTAATAGACTCAATGATATTTTGAACACGCTCCGCTTGTCCATATGTCCCTAATACAGCCACGTTACTGGCATCTTCACCTGGCTGTAATATTTTTTTTCGTAACAAAACGAACAAATTGATATTTCTTTTAAAACGAGGGATAAGTGGAATAATACGATTGATTACAGTGGCAGTAGCATCTATATTTGTATATCGTAGACCATTAATATAAAAAAAAAGATTCAATAGTTTTTCGATATCGTCTAATTGAGTTTTTCTTACATTTTCATCATCTGTTTTTACATATATATCGACTGAATCACATATAAAGCCTAACAATCCCTTATATACTTCATCAAACAGGTCATCACTGAGTGTTTCAATTTGTTGTTTGGTGAAACTTTGAAGTTGTTTGGTGAAACTTAGAAGTTGTTCCTTGTTGAAACTTTGAATTGTTTCTGGTGTGAGTTGTTCTATTTGATCTGGTGTGAGTTGTTCTATTTGAGCTGGTTTGGGTTTTTTTATTTTATCTGGTGTGAGTTGTTTTTTTTCCACAGTCATATCCGAGCTCGAGTGTGTCGCACCCATTCAGTTATATATTTATATGATACAAAAAACTAGATATGATTTATTAACTCTACTTTTTGTGTATACTTGGTATTTACTTACCATGACAATGACTTGAATCGGAAGTATCCTTTGTTTCGGTAACGTCTCCTGAAATTACAGGAGACGTTCACACCAGTTGCTCGTTCCACTCTTTGAATCGCATCTTCAAACACGCCTTCTGGATAAGCGCTCATTTCAAATCGCAAGCCTTTGTATAAACGACTGTCTAAATCATACATTGTATGAATGGATGGCGAACATCCGTGTATATAAGAAGGGTCCTCGGGTTGTGTGCGCTGAATCGCCTTCGTTAATTCTTCAACAAATTCTTCGGGATCTGTGGACGTTTCGGGAGGAAAGTGAATTGCTTGTCCACCATTGGTGACTTCGACCGAGCCATCCTCATTTGTAGCCTGAAACGGCATATAATTGCAATCAGGAGATACATCAGACAATCCCTGACGTTCAATTTCACTATCATGAACATCTGAAACATAGGGTATCAGTGCGACTAAATAGTAGTCACTACCGGGACCATTGTGAACCAGTTTGAAACAGTAGCGATGATGCTGAGGTTTGCGTTCAAACTCAAGTCGCATATCAGATATCGATTTTCGCATATTCGAGTCATAGGCATTGTGAACACCTTTGTATAATGAGGACACTAATTTGTGATAGCGATATTTTTGAGAACGACTGCGATTGATTTCAGAATCAATGAGATTCAAAATCGATTGCTTATCAGGATTGGATCGTATCAATTCAGGATGATTCTCAAACAGCTGACGAATCTCCTGAAGCTGAGGCTTTCGAGGAAAGTGACTCCGTGGAATATGAATCGGGACCGTCGCGATCCAGTCCTTTCCCTCTGAATCAGTGACTTTCAATTGAGAACTGCGATGAACAGAAGTTGTGAGATTGTTTGCATGATTGATTTCAGTTAACCGGCGAGGGTTGCCTTCTCTCCATGCCTTGGCATATGTCTCAATACCTTCTTGTGCTTTCGGAGAAACATAGATTTCAATCTCAAGATGAGCTCCACCGGCAGTGTAACCACACATTCTTCCCGGAAGACCCTGAAGGATAGTGTCGGTTTTGGGTTTCTCACTGGATTCATAGACAGCGATAACATGTCTTTTCGGAACAACTTCACCCATTCTCGCGCGACCACAGATATGAACCACGGTCATCTTTTCAGGAGGTGTGTCTAGAAATGACATATCACGAGTGTCAGATTCACTCATATGAGGTATGTAATCATAACCTCTCCGAACACACATGCTACGAATCATATCTTCATCAGATGTTCTCGCAGTGCGAACAATGATATAACGAGCAATCGCATCATTCATGTGATCATCCAAGACCTTTCCAAAATGCGGGCTTTTGTGAACAGGTGATGCAGTGAAACGAAAGTTCCCATTTCTCACGAAATCGGGAATTCCAATATATCCTTCACCAGGAGTCATATTCATTACATGCTTCGAGTGTAGCAATTCAGAATCAACACCTTGAGGACAATTCAGAGTCCCTTGGTGAAGGTGAGTATTCACTGTAATCTCAGAGAAAGGTGTCGCACTCACTCCAAGAATGTAGATGTTCTTGGAGAGCAATGCTTCAAAATTATGGGATAGTGCCTGAGACAAACCCAGTCGCTCATACAATTTGAATGGACGATTCGATTTGCTTTGGGCCATGTGTGACTCCTCATGAACAATCAACGTGTGATGGGGAACACTGTTCAACCGACGCAGATCTTGACTGAAAAAGATCTTGATCTTGCGATTCAGTTTGTCAAAGAGATCTTGCTGATTGACCGCAGTGCTGTGATGGTTCACATATTCGCGGATACCAACTTTCAAATCCTGGTGTGCCTGAGCACGTAGAGATTTATCAGCAGAACCACAGATAATGTATACTTGATTCACAATACAGTGTTCAATCATACGAAAGCAAGTGAAGTTGTAAGTGCCAGTTTTACCGCTCTGCATTTGTGCATTCAAAACCACGAATGGTTTTCCGCGTTGAAACTCAGCAATCACTTGTTCTGCCGTTTGGGTTTGGTTGTCATGGAAGCACATTTTTTGTCTTTTTTCTTTTTTAAGTTTATGTGTATACTAGTGTATACTAGTGTGTAGTAGTTTAGTAGTGTGTAGTAGTGTTAAGTAGTGTGTAGTAGTAAGGTTTAGGGGTTACTTTTACAAAGTATAGATTTGTCAAATTTTGGCCGAGTGCGTGACGATTTGTCAAAGAGTTTTGTGACAAGTGACAAAAAAACTGTAATATATTATACTATATGAAGTGTGATATAAAAAGTAGCACAGGGCGTTGTGTCAATGGAACCAAGCAGTCGCCAATGTGTAAACGAAATCCACAAACAAAACGATGTGTGAGAAAATTACAAAGAACCAAAAGGAAACCTGTGCCGAAAAAGAAGCCTGTGCCTGCGCCCGCACCCAAAAAGAAGCCCCAAGGATACGAAACAGTGGGTTGCAAAGCCGGTCAAATAAGAAACCCTGCCACGAATCGTTGTATAAGAAACAGCGGTCCCACAGCAAAAAAGATACTTTTGACAAAAGATACCTATATATTGGGGGGAGCTGTAACACTTGATTATTTTGAGTTTGAGTTTCAAGGAGTGAAGAGGCGTCTCTTGTCATTAGGAGATATACATTCAAGATACGACCATTACAAAGAACCCAAAGTCATCACATTAACCACATTTCTGAAAAAGATAATACGACAGAGCGACCATTGTATTGACATGTTTGTCGAAGAGCTTGTATATCAAAAAGAACCGAGTATCAAGAAAAATTACGCACGAGGGAAACCCTTAAGAGGATACCAGAGTCCATTGAATGCCGTTCGAGGAGAATTTTCAAAATGTTCCAAACATAATCTTAAAGGTCAAAAATGTCCGTTTCCGAATCTGAGATATCATAACTGGGACTTGCGTTTCAGAGCACATAGTCCTTTTTCCGGTTGGACCAATGATCCATATGATGATGTTTTTTTCAGTGTAGACGTGGATACACATAAAGCGATAAAAAAATGTGATAATGCTTCTGTGGTTAAATATTTATTGGGATTCCCTTTACCCGAAGCGAAACGAGAAAAAATAGACGATATTTTTCAGGAGCATTTCATTAAAAAAGCCCCCCGTTATATGCGAGGGGATAATGGAGATTTTGGGGCACTACTTGATCATATCAAAGAAATTGAAGATTTTAAGAAGCATCATAATGAGATTGTTCAAGAAATCTACAAAAAGTTGATGAAACGCGTGAAATTCCCCAAAGATTTCTTAAAGACCTTTATAAAATCTCATAAGAGGATGATTGTGGAAGGTGAACCAGATGCCCATAAGTTCGAAACTGTCGTGGATTATACACTCATTATGACCGATTTTTATATGCTTTGTAGAATGTTTCAGAAATATGATGTGAGTAAGAATCGTGGTCCGAAAAAATGTCGCGATAGTGCCTATGCAGAGCGTATGATTTTATATGCTGGAGCGAATCATAATAAGCATATTAAATATTTTTTAGAAGAGATGTTTGGTATCAAGCCTGTATTTTATGTAAGTATGCGGAACACGAAAAAGATATCTCCTGCAGCAGTAATTTATAATGATCCTAGCTATCCCCCAGTCACACAGATATCTGATTTTATCCGTCCGTTCTTGTGAAATTTGAAAATCTCTGTAAATTCCAATACAAAAAACATATACACTGCCCAATGAATTTAACACCCGTGATATCCAGTGATACATCTTCACTGAATATTGGCGATTTCAAAGATATGATATTATTAGATGAATGTGTATCAGATATAAAACAATCCTTGATACATCGCCCAGAGATACGAGTGTTTGGGAAAACATGTCATCAGCCGAGAGATGTCGGATTCTTTTCCGATAAATCTGTGGGATACAAATATTCACGACAAATGATGCGGTCTCAACCGCTCACTGGCTCACTCACAAAGCTGTTAGATACAATCAACAATATGTTTTCATCAGATTTCAATGGTATCTTGGTGAATCTATATAGAGATGGCAATGATTCGATTGGAGACCATTCTGATGACGAAAATATACTCAGTTCACAGGGAGTCGTAGCGGTATCGACAGGAGCTACTCGTAAATTCAGAATAAGAGACAAACAAACTCGCAAGATTGTCAAAGATATAGCGATGCATCACGGAATGATAGTGCAAATGAGTGGAGAGTTTCAGAAACATTACACACATGGTATTCCGGTAGAGAAACGAGTAAAAGAGCCTCGTATATCATTCACATTTCGTCATCATACAGAGTAGGTTATTCAATGTAGTATGGTAGATGATACATGTTTTTTTATGTCGAATCGTCAAACTGTCAAACTTCGTCAATTCGTCAAACTTCGTCAATTCGTCATAAATTATGACAAAATTTGAAGATTTGTAAACTCTGCAATTCAACACTACTACTATTACTATTATTACTATTATTACTATAAACTTGCTAACCGATTACTCACTGTATTACTGACTCTTAACTTCGCTTACTCTTAACTGAGAATGCCGATGGTTGTGAGAACTTGTATGAGCAGCGTATCAGAGCATGGTCATAAGCTGTCCGCGCTGAAGAGTGGAATCTGTAAGTATTTCCGGCGAGGGGAATATGAGAAGTTCACTTGGTGTGTGATGGAAATGGCGATGTTTCAGAAGGCTGAAGGAAATACGAAGGGAATACTGACGAATCTGGTGAATCGCTTGAAAATCTTGTTGATGGAAGAGATTCATTGCGGAGAAGTCGGTATTATCCTAAAGGCGATATCATTACTAGACGAGTTTGATGAGAACCGTGACCGATTAAATCTCTTATTAGAGTATTGTGAATTGGTAACCGGTGCGAGGCGAACTCGTTCGGTGAGTTATCTGAATAATTGGTGGAAGAATCGTTATGAAACGGTCGTATACGATGAATCTGAGACTGATGAGAAATTTCGTAAGAAAAAAGATCCGGTTGAGATGGAGATTATCGCGGGTAATCTGCTGGATTTTCTGAAAAAACGAGATGAACAGATGTTCGGAGTCTTTACGCGATTGTATCAGATGAAAGAGAAAGCCGGTCGCCGGTATCGTCGCTCGGATCCGGTGTATGTATGGTGGGAGATGATTGAAGATATAGTAAATACGTCTCTCCCTGTATTGAAACCGATCTTTGACTTTGCGATACAGATGTTTTTCCGAAAGAATATGACCGAACGTCCCGCGTTTGGTGTATGGATGGGATTGATGATATGGAGATATAATCGTCTGGATTATTCGGAAAAGCCTTCGCGTGTATATTCGTTAAAAGATGTAGACGATTATTATCGTGATATGAAACCGCTCGTATTGGACGAATATGTAGTGAAAGATTATCATGTAAATAAATCGTATGGATTAGGATCTTTTGCGAAAAATGGCGCGTATGTGAAAGATGAGGATCTGAGTCTGCTGGACGAACCTCAGAAGTATGTTGATAATTATATACAGATGAAGGTAGAGGCAGATGAAAAGAAGAAAACCTCGCCGAAGAAGGCGAAGAAGTCACCGGTGAAAAAGACTTCGCCGAAAAAGACTTCGCCGAAAAAGACTTCGGTGAAAAAGACTTCGCCGAAAAAGGCGAAGAAATCGCCGAAAAAGACTTCGCCGAAAAAGGCGAAGAAGTCTTCGGTTGAAACTCCTCCCGAATGTATGCAGATACGTTATGAAGACTTATCTGATATTCGTGTGATTGAAGAGGGTGTCTGTGGCGGAAAGGTCCCTTGTGTGATCGCGGTATATGATGGCGAGAAATATATCTTGAAACAGATGGGAAAAAGCATGAATTATGGTGCTGATTATATGATAATTGATAAGGCGAAACGTCTGTTTGGTTTACGCGATATGGAGATGAAACGCGTGACGATGAATCGCCGATTAGACCGAGAAGATAAGAAAAATCGCAGTTATGTGGGTAACTGGATATTTAGTGAAAATGATTCGTTATATTGTATGATGAAGTATTTTGAAAATGTGGGAGACTTAGGAAAGAATAAATCGTATCTGGAGAATAACGATGTCGCCCGAGAATCGTTAAAGATACGATTGTTTGATGGATTGTTTCGCTCGAGTGATAATATCTTGCGGAATATATTGGTAAATAACGACGGAGAGCTGTTGAGTATTGATGAAGGCGATATGTTTGGTAAACGAGAACTTGTCTTTAATAAGAGAGGTGATTATACGAAACGTATCACAGATAAAGAAACTGTATCTGAAGTGATAGATAGTATTTCTGAAGATATAGAAGAAAAGATAAAGGTTGTATGGAAACTGATGGACGAGTATAACTTAGATTGTAAAGTAGAGTTTGCAGATAGATTTAGGAATTATAAAGAGATAGTCTTGAGTGAATGGTAGCTGTATAATGTGAAAGTATAGATAGAATTGTATAGTCGTGTATAATAAAGTTTTTTATGAGATTTTGTCATGCATACATGAGAAATTTGAAAAATCCAGACTGTGATATTTCAACAACACACACAACACAACACCACCTCAAACACAATTCAATTTGTAAACTACTTGACATATAGTTCAAGTGTATCACCTAACAAACCTCTACGTAGTAAAACTACGTCTTGTTGCTCAGGTAGGCCGAAAAAAGAAAAAGTAAAACCTACTAAAACAATGCTTGTTCGCACGAAGAGTGTCAACTTGAACTTTCTCCGCACCACGTTGAAACTACAACAGGCTAACTCATATACATTGTCACCTCATGCAAGAGCCTTTGTCCCTGGTGAACAATGGATGAAACCGAAGCGTGTTCACTGGCACTCACAGGGTATTACACGAATGAGAGAGTTTGATATAAACGAGGACAAAGTGGGTGAAGGATATGCTCTGATGCGCCGTGTTCTCATAGGGAAACCCGAAAGCCCGATAAAGAATGCGGATCCAGAAAAGGCACTCCCGTTTACAATGCCGCCGCCAGAAAATTGTATACGTGAAATAGTTGCTGTAATGCCTTCTCATGTATATTGCGATAAAGTATATTGCGGTATGGTTCCGCTGAAACCCTTAGAATCGACACTGTTAGCATCTCGCATATACGATTTGCTGTATAAAGATGATGGAGATATACAAAAAGATGTTGAAATGTTATATGATTCAACATCAGATGAGGAAGAATGGGAAGTATTATATGGATAAGTCATAGTCATAGTCATAGTCATAGTCATAGCGTATAGCATAGCACAGAATAAACTATTTTTTATTCATGTCTTTGTGATCTTTGAAATCACAAGAACCCATGAAACAGATGTCTGCATTCTTAGACAATACAAAGACACCCACAGCAACTGCACCGAGAATTAGCATCCACTTGTGACTTTGTTTCATAATATGATAATGCATACATTTTATTTGTTATCTTCGTCTGTCATACATTTTAAAGCTTCTTCGCTGTCACTGTATACAAGACCGTGTTTTTGTTTGTATTTTTGTTTTCTTGTATGATAATGATCTTGTATATAGGCCCGTATCATCTTAAAGTAAAAGAAAAACCATCTTTCCAAGATGATCGTCCACAACACAACATTTTGTAATTTACAATAAGACAAAAAACGGTCTATCGTAATATACACAAGCGGAGTCCTTGAAAAAGTCACTACATTGACTTGTTTGTATTTGATGTAGTTTTTGAGATAACCAGATATGGGTGTGACGAAATACAAAAAACGTAGCGTGTTTTGAGACATAGTATTTCATATTCTTACTAATACCTATTTAAATAGTTATTTCGGTTTGATATATTCACATAATTCATACACAGAAGTTCCCAAGTTATGATATTCGAGTGTTCCTAATAGTTTATCATATAGTTGTTCAAGACAGTTGACATCGCCCATTGCACGATGAGCATCAATGACAGGAATACCATATTGTTCGCAAAGATAAGGTTGTTTGTGACAACGTGCATTGATATTGATCTTACGACTGATTCGTAATGTATCGACAAAGGCTACACGATAATATTGAAACTCAGATGAATCAATGTCAAGTTCATTATACATCTCTTGAAACATGCGTTTCAAAATGATAAAGTCATAGTTGTGTCCATTATGACATACAAAGACATTGGTCTTTTCGGGATCCATGCGTTCCATAATCCATACAAACAGATTATGATACATTTGTTCCCAAGATATCCCCTGAGTATACAAATCTTTAGGAGAGATCCCTGTAACTTCTGTGATCTTATGACGGATACGCTTTCGTGACTTGGGTTTCACAAGAGCGCTGTAGGAATCATTCGTGCCTTTCACTTTGATGGCCACTTCAATGACATCCACTTTGTATGGATTCAGACCACTTGTTTCAAAATCAAGGATAAAGGTTTTGGTTGGGAACTCGGGTTTGGATTGAATAGTCATAGTAACAGAGTGTTGAAATCGGTATATTACATATTTTCAAATTTACTTTAAATGCAACCCAAATACAACTCACAAAATACTCACAATATAAAAATATAAATGTTAAAAGTTAGAAATAACATCCTATTTTAAGAAAAGTCTAAATGAGGGTATAATGGGACATGATACCATTCGGTGGAATCTTTCTGAAGATCGGGCATTGCGAATCACTCATCAAGCACTCATACAGATATTACGAGAATGTGCTTTGAAATATATGCCTCTCAAAGAATTGACATTTGTAGTAAACAATCGCACCAGACACCACCGAATTCATTCCCAAAACAAACACAATAATATTAGCAAATATATCCGTATCAAGTATGGCAGTTTTCTAAGATTTCTTGAGATGAGTGATTTATATGAAGTAGTCAAGAAAAATGAGAAAGACTATATATACTTGAAAGACATAGCTTATTTGACAGTCAAAGAACTATGCGAGGTTCATATGAATCGCATAACTGTAGATGATGACTGGGTTATGGTTGATGAAAAAAATATATCGTAACTATATACAGAATCATGTTTGAACTTGACGACAACTTAATGTATTCTATTGGGATTTTCTTGTTGATATCTTATGCATTGTATCAATACAAGCATCCCAAGATGTTTGATGAAAAAGGAAACTTTCGATGCTTTGGATTGCAAAAACATGAAACGATATTTCCCTTTTGGTTAGTGACTACTGTGCTCGGAATGTTAGCGTATACCTATTTTGTAACAAAAGATGCAAAGTTTGTCTAACACTATACCTTATTCTTTGTTTCAATCTCATAAGAAAAATATGAGACACTGTCAAATGAAACTGGTGAAAATAAAACCAAGATTAGTTGATCCTGATTGGTTTGCACCCAAAGTCGTCAAACCTGTTCAACCGAAAATCAAAGTGGTTCGTAAGATAACCACAGGTCCACCCGATTTTTCCATATATTACAATTGTATAGGATTATTGATCATAGGGATTGCAGTGTTTTACATGTATCAGAGATATACAAATAAAGACGAGATACTCCAAGAAAATCGACAAAAGATAGTGTCGTTCAATCAGTATGTTCAAGACAACTTACGTCTCAAATCCAAGGAAAATAAATCTACATCCTCATAAAGATGAGTGACAACAAAAGATATACAGATGCATTGATAGAGTTTCACAAAGAACGTCTATCTTCATTATCAAATCCAACGATGAAGTGCGAAGGATGTCAGAATCCTCGGCAGTTTGTTTCGCATCAAGACAAGTTGATATTCACTTGTGGGTCTCAGGGGAGCGGCAAATGCGGAGTTCAATATGAAATAACGGTCCCTCACTATACATATTTTCCTCAGGAATATAACGTATTATCTCAATGTATATATGGGCATGGATATTCTGATGACATAGATGATGTGTCACGCTATGCTGTTGAAACTGCAATACAAACATTTGAGTTTTCAAAACCGTTTCAAGAATCCGTAAAAGAAGCATCTGAATACAGAAAACATTGTGATACAGAACGTGAAAAATTGGTCCAACAATATCAAAAACTCAATAAAGAAGAAAGTCGCATACAACAAGTTCATGATGTGTCAAGAATTCGTAATACAAACGCAACCAAAAGACTCAAACTACAAAAAATGATGAAAGAAACAGATGACCCAATGCAGTTATCACAGTTAAGAAAAGAATACGTAGACTTGTTTGTAAACGAACGTGAAGAACTGTATCCAAAGATTGATGAATTAACAAATGATGTATCAGATGATTATGTTGTAATCAAACAAGCTACGATTGATGTATCAAATGATACTTACAAAAAAACAGAAAAGAAAAAACGAAAACCTCGTAAAAAGCCACCGCAAGTTACAACGGGATCTTAGAACAAGATTTCGCATAAATCATCTACAATTCTATGGGTATTTTTATATGCTATAATATATTATAATGTCAGATTACGGGGCTATCGATAGATACTGTAGACAATCAGAAATTCCTGTTCAAGAAAAAAAAATTTTGAAACGTCTCTATTCAGAGATATTTGATGTTTATGTATCAGGAACTGCTGCTTCAAACGAATTAGAAGATTTATTAGATATAACAGGATTTGTTGAATACGAAAAAGCTTTAGATTTTTTTGAAAGAATAGGTTGCAAATTTAATCAGAGTGGTAGTGGATATAGTAAAAAGAATTACTCTAAGAAGAGAAGAAAATCTAAAAGAAGATCATCCAAAAGAAGAACATCCAAAAGAAGAACATCCAAAAGAAGAAAATCTAAAAGAAGAGTCTATTACTAAATAAAGAGTATCATGATATTCACAAGTATACGCTAGCCTACAACAGAGGGATCTTAGGATAGTGTTGTGAAAATCTTGTTTTGAAACTTTTTTGTTCACATAATTCACCTAATGTATGATTGACTGTCTCTCCCTCAAATACAAGATGTTTGAGAGTGGGTGTTTCTCCTAATTTATGTCTTACATCTTCATATAAACATACTATCGGTATTTGTGATATATCTGTAGTCAAGCAGTTATCAGATATATGAATATCGAATGTAAACTTCATTGGATTGGGATCTGGATAATTATAGCGATTTGTATAAACAGCAAATCCAAGTTTTCTTTGATAACTGATTACAAGTGCTGTAGACAGTAATTTGTAATCCATGCGTGTTAATTGATAATCATCTCTTTGTATATCTGATACTAACGAATCAACTGAATCATAATGCATATCTATACCACTTTGATTGTATGCATCTAAGATAGCATCTGAATCAGAACCAAGAATCAAGCTGCTGATCAATCCTGAGATTTCTGCAGCATGAATATCTGGATAGTCCATAGCATAGGCTAATACAGAATAAAAGGTAACAGGGACATCACCACCAATGTGTTGATAGATTTTGAAATCATCAAACAGCAAGTTCATCTGATTTGGATATTTCGTGTAATAGGATACTAAGATATCAGGATCTCTTTGTGTATGAATCTTGGGAGGTTTCATTTTGTAACGATTGTAACTTTTCACAAATCTCTGATAACGACTATGATATTGAAAGTAATCTTCATGTTCTTTGTTTAGAATTTGTCTTTGTGTAAATACATAAACATCAGGAGTCGGTTTTCGTATATCTGAAAGAGACAAAGGTGAATGCAACAACAATGTTTCCACCCTATGAGGAGGATTATGTAATATCAATTCTACAAACTCTTTAATAATAGTATCGCTAGTAGCTGTAAAGAAAGGTTTTACAAGATCAAACAAATGTTGTCTTTTACGAATACCAATCATTATGGGGTGTTCGCGAATATGGGTAATCTTATCCCCGTGTTTCCGCATAACAGACACATACGCTTGGGAAAATGTGTGATATATTTTTTCACGAGTTGCGTGTGATTTTGTCACAGAATCCAGATAAGAAGATTGTTCTATACCTGAAAGATAAGACAAGGAAACATCCGATATCGCAGAGTTGTAAATCTTGGGATAGGGTATACGTTTGGGGTTATACTCAACTGATTGAGTCGGAACAACTAAACCGCATCCCAATAGCAAATGTGTAACTAATTGTTTTTGATTAACTATACATTGGATATCGGCAGTATAACTGATATATTTTCTTGAATATTCGCTTTGGTCCACAATATCCTGTAATTGCGTGAGAAGTTTGATTTCAAACTCAATCTCTACTTTCGGAAGCTTTCTGACATCTTTGACTCCCATAGAAGAATCAACAGATTGTGGTTTGATAGGAACTACAAATAAAAGAGAACCATTAAATACCAATACATGGGTTAGCATATTTGCAGAGTCTGCAAAAGACATATTGATTTGATATTTTTGTTTGTATTTTGTGTTATAGAGTCCTAATATATCTTCAAGAACACTCAATGGAGGAATTTCTTTTGAAGAGCCCGTTTGGTTTGAATCATTCGATATTTCAGAAAGAATACCACATACAACAGATAAATCATAGGGTTTATATTCATGCAAGGGTATATCTACGATTTCTTCTGTATCTTGAAGAGTCATTGAAATCATGGTTTCATTTGTATCTGTAATTTTACCGACACTCTCTCCATACATTCCATAACCATTCAAAACAGGAGCCGATGTATCAGGAGTCGGTGACACAAGTCCATATGTTTTGTTGTTGTATACATACAACAAAGGTTCCATGATATTGTCTTTCAAATAGTGACATGAAAAGGTAGTATTTTCAGATGGTCCCCAGCGATGTATTCGCAAAGATTCTCTGTAATCTTCAAAGCAGATGATGCTTAAACAAGTATCTGAACGTTTTTTAGGAAATACTTTGGATTGTTTCATCGTATAGATTTTTGTAAACAGAGGCGCTAAAACATGAAAATCGTGAACCTGTTCTTTGAATAGATAACTATGAAAATTGTGAAGACAACTTTGAATCATAAATTCTTTTAACAGTTCTGTTTTTTCTCGTTGCTTAGTTTCCAGTAACTGCGATACAGTCATATCCACATCCATTTGAGACAATGAAAATGTATCAGAATCAGAATCAGAAGAGAAGGGAGACGCCGAACGAAACTTTTGAACAAATATACCTTCATCAACCTCAATCAAAGGAAACTTGCTTCGTGAGATATCATGAATAATGTCTTTTTTAAACTGTTGAAGAGTTCTCTTGAGAGAGTAATTTTGATTTAATTGAGAGTTCATTGATGACAACAAATCATCTGCATTGCGAGACACTCCGAGTCTCATAAATCCATAACTCGGTGTATTTTTTTTGAGGGTCGGAAATTCGGGAGGCATCGAAAAGTTTTCTTTTAACAACATATCGACATGTCCATAGCTACCTTCTAACAATGGAAAGCTATGACTCAAAAAAGTCGGTTGCGCAACATCAACCTTTCGTTTATCAAGACGACTTATATGAACCTTCTCATCGGGGCGATCATCAGTAAAAGATATACGATAATATCCTTTTTTGTCACGTTCGCCAATCACTCTCCCCTCAACCCATTCTTTTGTATCTCTGACATACACGCGACTACCATCTTTGTAATAAGTTTGTTTGACTGCACAACATGGCAGGGCATATCCTTCTGGGTGAACATGTTGTATGAATTGTAACTGATACTTTTTGTTGTTTCTTCTTAAAACATAGCGATACGCATCACGATCTTGTTTAGAATATATGACATCTTTCATATCAACATTATCTATGGGATGTTTGTCATCTGGGGTTAAAGTGGGATCTAAGATAACTTGATTTTTACGATCCCAATATTCTGGACAAAGATATATCAAATCAGGATCACGACCATCAATGTGAAAACCTTCTAACGGGATCGTATCTTGTCCGTCAGGTATGTAAAGATCTTTGTGACCCACACTGTGTTTTTTAAACTCTTTGTTTATTTGATCAAGTTCTTCTCGGGTGACAACAAGAGGTTGCATATTGTTGGATGCTTGACATTTACGAGAATATGCCTGAGGTCCTTTGAATTTAAACAACTGCGGATCATTTTTCTCAAGACGTTTGATAAAATAACGATTGTTTTCAAAAGCATCTTCTCCTAAGGAAGGACGATTGGCACCCGCACGGAAGTCACTACTGTCTGAATCTAAATTCCAATCATCGGAATCGTCGGAATCGTCGGAATCGTCGGAATCATCAGAATCATCTTGTTCAACTTCTATATCAGCAATTATATCGTCCATTTTATCTTGATCCACATCACCATCATCGCCATCACCATCATCACCATCATCACCATCATCATCATCACTATCTTGTTCTTCAGATGATGAAGCAGAGGGTGTCTGTTGCACTCGTGCGTTACCAACAAAGTGTTGGAGTTCAGGAGTTAAGGTTCCTTCTAATTCCATGCGATATATGTGAATTATCAGTGATATCTGAGACATAATTTCATTTGTTTCTGCCAAACTTTGCGATCCACGAAGTTCAACCAACAAATCATCTACGGAAGGTTCTAACTTAACACAAATGTCAGGGTCATCATGATTCATACGATGTTTGCGTTCTCTTTGTCTATCAGTCCATTCTCTTATTTCTTCACGACATTCAGAAGCAGATAATCCAAATCGATGGTTCAACAAACGATTCCATGAAGTTTCGGATATTTGCAGTTTCATCAGTTTTGTCAAAAAAGTTTGTATGTAATTTCGGTTATGAGAATCAGAAGATCTCAAATAATAACACAATATTGATTGATCTCGTGAATCAGAATTCAATACCAAAAACCATTCAGACCAATGAGAGAGTATTTTGAGATACAACTCTCGGTTATATTGAGAAACTGGATAACGATAATTCACAAACATCAACTGTGATGAATCGATGGTATAGCGAGTTTGAATAGAGTGACGTTTATGAGAAAATACGGCATGTTGTGTGACATCTTTGACAATCGTTTGACAATGCTGAAGAATATCTTTCAAGGATGACTCGGAGATGGTTCGTAACTTGTCTCCAAGATAAGTTATTTGAATAGTTCCTCTCAAATGAACCATTAACTTTACAGAATGTTCATATTGTGAATCAAATATCAGAAAAGTGAGAGTATCAATTGTATTTTGAAGTTCAGGCATACCATACAAAGTAGGGATAGTCAATCGTTTGTTATACTTCTCAAAAGCATCTAGTGACAAACATCTTTCGCCGCCTTTTTCAATATCTGATGCGACAGACCTTTTTCTTATTTTACAACATGCATCTAGATAAGAATCAAGATACAATTTGATATAAGGACATCTTTCTGTCAAGACAAACTCTTGAAACATCTTGGTTAAATTCAACAAAGGACGTGAATCACAGGGATACTCATAACACAAATACTGAGGATTTGCAGAAGGTGGGTCCATCGTCTCAGAAACAACGCGTTGTGCCATATTTCTGTATTCTTGAATCGATTCAATCACGGATGGTCCTTGTGAATAGTTCATGGAAGATGATAAATCGGTTATATTCGGCCAATACTTTTGAATTACACCATGCAAAAACAAAGATGGATCCAGTTGAGAGAGTGAGCTGATTTTTTGTGAATATTTGAGAAACTCATGACACGTGTATACAGACAAGTTCATAAGTTGAGAAGGTTGCAGTTGATTATGTGTTAAGAAATCTTGGAGGGTAGTGTCTGACCAGTTGTGTTGACTTGGCTTTTTCGCGACACCCTCTCGTGTCACAAACATAGAATCAAAGCTCTTTTGCTTGTAAGGATTGGATAACAACGTAGAGTAAGAGTGTGAAAGATCAAGTGTCTTTTTTCTACCTTGTGATACTACGATTTGCAGAAACAACGCATCGGGCGATGTATTCAAAACACGACCTATTTTGTGAGATATTTCAGATATCTTGTCTGTTAAATACAGTTTTTCCGTTGTCTTCATGCATCTCAGCCCACTTTGATTTGAACCAAAACAATACACTTTCACTTTTTTAGGATATTGAACCATCACATAAAGTGAAGGGTCGCGACAAATAAACTGAGAAAAATCAAAAGACATCTCAAGTAAGCTTAGTATAAACTATATAATAATTATTTAGGAAATAACGGACTGCTGTTTATCTCCATACCGCAAAAATCAACAGGGGATTCGGAATAATCAACTCTTGTATACATACCTAATGTTTCTGCTTGTTCCAACAGATACTTCATATTTTTCCAAAATTCGGGAGGATGACCGACGGCTACAGTCATAAGATGAGCTAATTCATGAATGGCTACAAAATGTATTGTATTTGTATCTATAAATTGATTGGTTTCTTTATCGCGAATACATATAGAGAGTTCTCTACCCTTGTCAACGCTATGTGCGACATATTTGTTTCCAGGAATATGTTCAATGATTCTTTCACCTCTGTAATTTTGAGATAAACGATTTGCATTATCTGAGGTTTCCTTGTCTTTGCCCTCTGAAACCTTTACACAATGATCACATAAACGACGCAACGACTGATTTAGAGTAGCTAACCTATCTGCAGCTTTATTTTTGTCAGGTAAAGGACGAACCATGTAAGATTTCCCATCAATAGATGATTTGATAGGAGTCAAATACAGTGATTTTCTTACAAAATTTGTCCACAGAAACATAGCGATTAAACATATCATCAAAAGTGTCAGTTGTTTCATAAATACTACTCAATACTATTATTAAAATTTGAAGTAATAGACCGTTTGAATCTAAACACAATCCTCCAACTATTATTACAATGAGTTTGGAGTTTCAAATCACAGATATACTGTCAGATGATCTGAAGATATGTAACAAATTACGGTTTGTGATAACAATCTATGGTATCGATGAACATCATGAAAAAGTAGTGTGTCATGTAAGAGATTTCAGACCCTACTTCTTTGTTAGGATACCTGCAGATTGGGAAGAACCCTATGCAAAAGGATTTCTAAAACATGCAATGAATCTAACTTCAAAGAAAAAATTAGAAGAGTCTGTTGACTATACCTCTGTATTGAAAAGATACAAAGAGCTGTATGGTTTTCACTGGAATCAATCTGCAAAATGCCTGACAAATTACAGATTTGCAAAAGTATCGTTTCATGCATTCAAATATATGAAACAAGCGATTCGTAGTATCAAAGAATACTATGGAATTCGTTCTCAATTGACTCCAGATGATGCAAGATATACTGAATTGAAATATGACAAATATGAAGCATGGTTTGATAGAGATACGATGCATGTCACATCCAAGTGTGATAGCAACTTGTATGAAACAAACATACATCCGGTTGTCAGATTTATTCATGAACGAAAGATAAAACCAACGGGATGGATAAAGATAACAAGCACAGATACAAATGAACCCTGTGACAACAATACCCTGTTTAAAGCAAAAGAGTATGCATGTCTATCAGGGAAAGTGGGTCCAAGTGATACAATACAGTGTAGTCCATACATAGTGGCATCATTTGATATTGAATGTGATTCATCTCATGGAGATTTCCCACAAACAACTAAAAAATTCAAAAAATTAGCTACAGATATCTTTGATGGATATCGTAGTGACAAAGTATCGAGAAAGTTTTCAATTGCAAGAATCTTGCCCTCCATGATATACACCGCATTTGGCATGAAAGATAAAATAGTCAAGTTCATCAAAAAAGAGATAGACAAAGTAACTATACATGATGTATATACGATAGAACAACAGAAACCCACAGTGAAATCAATCAACTCGTTTTGTAAAAAAGTAACCCTAGACGCTGAACTATCCGAATTAAGAGACGCTATGGAAAAAAAACAACCCATCAAAGGAAAACAAAGAGACACTCATATCAAAACATTATACAATTTGTTAGGATCTATCTTGATAGATGACAATGGAGACAATATAAAAGAACAAGGAGATCCGGTGATACAAATAGGGACCGTGTTTCACACATATGGAATAGGTGATAGAGAACGTGTAATTTTAGTCAAGGGACCTGATGATGATACTCCGGAAAATGAGATATGTGATTCATTAGATGAATATGACATATCTGTGAGAAAGTGTAAATCAGAGGCAGATATGCTTATCCAATGGTCAAAATTGTTACGAGAAAAACAACCTGATTTCATCACTGGATACAATATCTTTGGGTTTGACTTTACATATTTGTATGAAAGAGCCCGAGTGTGCTTTCCATGCAAACCCGGATGCAATTCTCGATACAATACACATGCAGCAAATTGCAAGATGCGACAATTCTTAAACATGGGTGTCATGGATTGTATTGATCGAGAATCAAACAGACATTACGGAAAACAGTGTAAGTATATCGCAAAAGATTTGAATTCATCTGCATTAGGAGAAAATGCATTAGGATACTTTCAAATGGATGGAAGAATCTTGTTTGACATTCAAAAAGAGGTGCAGAAAAATCACAGTTTAGAATCTTACAAATTAGACAATGTTGCGGCTCACTTTATGAGAGGCAAAATAAAAGACATATCACATGAGCATATTGTAACTGAACTGAAAACATTGAAAATAGGAGATTATGTATCATTCCGAACTCATTGCAATATAGGAGAACAACTTCACAAGAATGGTCTCAAATATGAAATCAAGGATATAAACAGAGATACAAATACAATTGTATTATCAGACAAACTACACATAAACAAGGAAAGGTATCACAAAGTCGAATGGTGTCTTAACAAAGATGATATCACGCCTCAAGATATCTTTGACAAACATCAAGATAATTCAGCTGAAGGATCCAAAGGCAGAGCAGAAGTCGCGAAATATTGTATTCAAGATTGTGAGTTGTGTATTGATCTATTGTTACTGTTAGATTTGATACCTACAAACCTTGCGATGGCCGATGTCTCTTATGTTCCAGTATCATATATCTTTCTAAGAGGACAGGGAGTCAGAGTAACATCTCTTGTAGCGAGACAATGTGATTTGTTAGGAGTCAGAATGCCAGATTTACGAAGGATGCCCTTGATGAGAGATTATGTGAGATTATTGAAAAACAAAGAATCAATAGAAAGTGTGCGAGAAACAATCATAAAGGATAATTCAAAGTTTGGTAAACCCAAAGAATGGGAAGTTGATGAATGGATGGAAGAAGCCGTAGCAATCTCTACAGGAGAAAAAGGCATGGAGGGATATGAGGGAGCGATTGTGCTTGATCCCAAGCCGGATATCTATCTAGATGATCCTGTAGCGGTCTTAGATTATGCATCACTGTATCCCAGTTCAATCATTGAGAAAAACTGTTCACATGAGACACAGATTGATGCATCTCAACTACATCAATTCGATGAAAAAGATTATCACACAGTGGTATATGATAATTATGAATATATTCTCAAGGGTAAAGGTAACAGTGTAGACAAAGTCTTGAATACCAAACAACCAAAAAAGACATGCTACTTTATCAAACCACAGTTTTTAAAGGAAAACGGTGAAGATTCCACACAAGGAATTATTCCGATGGCTTTACAGCATCTGCTGAAAGCGAGAAAAGAAACAAAAGAGAAAATGAAAGAAGATACAGATGAGTTCAAATATAAAGTCTTAGATTGTGAACAATTGGCACTCAAAGTCACGGCCAATTCAATTTATGGTCAGTTGGGAGCACGGACCAGTCCGATCTGTAAAATGGATCTGGCAGCCAGCACAACGGCGATTGGAAGAGAAAAGATTGATATCGCGAAACAAGGAGTTATGAAATGGGCTGAGAAAAAAGGATATGAACCACCCGATGTAGTGTATGGGGATACAGATTCAGTGTTTGTGAAGTTTAGTCGTGTGAAGGATGGCAAAACATTGGAAGGAAAAGAGGCCTTAGCACATTGTATTGAATGTGGGAAACAAGCGGGCGAGTACATCACACGCGGGACGTTGATTGATGATTCTACGGGGGAAACAAAGAAGAATCCGAAGGATGCTTTACTAGACGATCCCCAAGATTTAGAATATGAAAAGACCTTTTGGCCGTTTATCTTGATCTCAAAGAAACGATATACAGGCGACAAATATGAGTTTAGTGCAGATGAGATACCCAAGCGCACAGCGATGGGGATTGTGCTTAAAAGAAGAGACAATGCACCGATCGTCAAGCATATCTTTGGAAATGTGATTGAAATTATCATGATTCAGAAAAACTTTGAGAAAGCATTACAATGGATGAAAACAGAACTGTTAGAGATAGGAAAAAAAGATATCAGCAAGTTTGTGATAACCAAATCATTAAGAGGATATTACAAAAATCCAGAACAAATCGCACACAAAGTGTTAGCCGATCGCATGACTGAAAGAGACCCTGGAAACAAACCCAAAGCGAATGATAGGATACCGTATGCCTATATTGAGTTACCGGATGAAGTATTATATGACATGGACAATCCTTACAAAAGTGGTCCAAGAAAAGGAAAACCAAGAGAGAGAGCGGTCAAACAAGGAGATCGTATAGAACATGTGGATTACATCAAAGAGCACAACAAACGACTCGATTATGCCTTTTATATCACAAATCAAATCATGAACCCTGTCAAACAGGTTCTGGATTTGAAGATGGATCCCAAAAAGACAGAAGAGATATTCACAAATATATTGGAAGAATTAAAATCCAATACAGATGTATAATCAATGTTAGGAGGAGCTATGAAATCAGTGTCTAAAAAGCTAATGAAAGGTTATCTGGAAGATACATGGACGATGGTAGCATTCTCGATTATCTTTTTGTTGTTAAAGACCTATGTGGTGCAATACACATACAATGCTGTATGGCCTCGTCTGGTAGAAAACAGTGGAGGTTCGACTGAACGATTCCGTTCTTTACGATTTCATGAGGCATTGATGCTAGTATTGTTTGTGAGCTTTATCTTGTAAATGTTGTGTTATTCATTTCATTCATGTTAATGCGTGTTTTTTAATAAGTTTGTTGTATCTGAAATTTTTTTCTAGAAGGTGGTATAACATACAATGGGAGGAGGTCTAATGCAACTTGTCGCTTACGGTGCTCAGGATATCTACCTAACGGGTAACCCGCAAATCACGTTCTTCAAGGTTGTCTACCGCAGACACACCAACTTCTCCATGGAAGCCATTGAGCAGACGATTCAAGGCGCATCTTCTGTAGCAGCGTCCAGTGGGTCTGGAACTGTCACTATTTCGCGCAATGGTGATTTAGTTTACAAGGTCTACGTTACCTCATCTAGCTCAGGGATTACCGATGGTGATTCAATTGTGAATGAAGTTGAACTTGAAATTGGGGGTCAACAAATTGACCGTCACTACAAGGAATGGAACCAAATCTGGAATGAACTGTCCACCCCTGAATCTAAGGCAGTCGGTTTAAAATCTATGAAGGGATGTGTTGGATCTTCGGGTACAACGGGTGCTTCGTTAGTTCAAGTTCCCCTTCAATTTTGGTTTTGCCGCAACCCAGGTCTCGCTCTACCTTTGATTGCTCTTCAGTATCACGAGGTCAAGCTTAAGATTACTTGGGGTAGTCGTTCTGATGTTGGAACCGGCGCCGAGTGTAAAGTATTCTGCGACTACATTTACCTTGACACGGATGAACGCCGTCGTTTTGCCCAGGTTTCTCACGAATACCTCATTGAACAACTACAAAAGCAGTCGGCTGATACCAGTAAGTCAGTCAAATTGAACTTCAACCACCCAGTCAAGGAACTTATCTGGACATCTAATGCGACCAACGCTTACACGACTGCTCAACTCAAGCTAAACGGGCATGATCGTTTTTCTGCACAGGAAGAAGAATACTTCCAGCTCAGACAACCCTATGACTATCACACGGCTGTCCCAAGACAGAACTTACCAATCCCTTCAAGAGTAAATAACTCTGGTGCAATAGATGTTTTTAGCGGAACCTATACAGAAACAACTATTGAAGCCATGGATTTTGCTAATTCTGTCGTAACTTCTGGCGATGTCATTGTTTCACAGGGTGGAACTGGTGCTGCTGATATTTCAGGAATTACCGCTGCTGTCACCGCGGGTGAGGCAGAGACTGCTACGACATTAGTGTATTCATTCCGTAAAACAGATTTAGCGGTTTTACCTAAAGTTGATGATGTTTTATCTGTTAGAGTAGGTGGTGTTTGTTCTGCTAATAATGCTGCTACTTCAGATACTACTTCTGTAACAATTATAGCTAAAGTAACTGGTTTCGCCGATGGAGCATTAGCAGGTGGTCTTACAAACTCTAATAACTATCATATTCAATTAGACGTTTCTCTTTGTGAAGGAACATTAGGGGCTGAAATAGACGGAGCCGATGATTTTAAAATTTTTGGAATGAAAATGCTTGCTTCGCAAGGGGCCCGCACTTCCCAAATGACCAAGAAAATCAATGTCTACTCCTTTGCATTGAAACCTGAGGAACACCAGCCTTCGGGAACCTGTAACTTCTCCCGTATTGATGCCGCAAGATTAGACACCGCCGCAGCCCTTGAGGCAGCCGACAACATCTACGCTGTCAACTACAATGTTCTTCGTATCATGAGTGGTATGGGTGGCCTTGCCTACTCGAACTAAACGATGTATAAGGTTAGATTGAGTTTTAAGAACTAGAGTGTAATTCATAAAACACATTTTCCAAGAAAATTCACAGACAAATACGAATCTGCGGATTTTTTAATAGGTTTAGACTCTGTTAAATTTTTTTCTAGATGGAGGTATAACATACTATGGGAGGAGGACTTATGCAGCTTGTCGCTTATGGCGCTCAGGATATCTACCTTACGGGTAACCCTCAGATCACGTTCTTCAAGGTTGTCTACCGCAGACACACCAACTTCTCTATGGAGGCTATTGAGCAGACTATCAATGGCACCGTAGCAAACAATGCAAGAGTTACTGTTACAGTTTCTCGTAATGGCGATTTAGTCGGCAGATGTTATTTACAGTCCACTTGTGCCTCAACCCAGGTTCTCAATAGTGCTGTTACAAATTTATCTAGCGTTGAACTTGAAATTGGTGGTCAGCGAATTGATAAGCAGTCTGGTCACTGGATGGAAGTATGGGCTGAATTAACTGAAAATAAAACTGGACGTGCTGTTGGTACTAATTTCCAGACTATGTCTGGATATGGTGCTGCTGTTGCAAATAATACAGCTAATGCTGCCACTGATGCGGCCGTTGGAAGTCAATGTGCATTCATTTTAGTTGATCAGGCATCGGCAATACAATGGACCCCACTTCAGTTTTGGTTTTGCCGTAATCCCGGACTTGCTTTACCATTAATTGCACTCCAATATCATGAAGTAAAACTTATCTTCAACTTTGCATCAGCGGTTACTCACGATGGCCACAAAGTATGGTGCGAATACATTTACCTAGATACTGATGAACGTCGGCGTTTCGCCCAGGTTTCTCATGAATACCTTATTGAGCAAGTTCAAGAACAAAGTGTTTCGGCGTCTACAAGCCAGCAAAGTGAAGATTTAAATTTCAACCACCCTGTTAAAGAACTCGTATGGGCTGGGGGGTTCTCTTCTGGTGCCCTAACTCCGTTCGCTGGAGCGCAATCAGAGACTGTTCTGTTAAAATTAAATGGACATGACCGTTTCTCAGCCCGTGAAGCTAGATATTTCTCAAAAGTTCAAGTATATCAACACCATAGTGCTGAAGGTGGTTTCGTAGATATGTCTCTTGGCGTGTATTCTTTCGCTCTTAAACCAGAAGAACACCAACCATCTGGAACATGCAATTTCTCCAGAATTGATAATGCCCAACTTACATTCTCGAGTGGTTTTGAAACTGCCGGTAGTATCTATGCCGTCAACTACAACGTTCTCCGCATTATGTCGGGTATGGGGGGTCTCGCCTACTCTAATTAAATAATTTTACAAATAATTGAATAATTAAATAATTTTATAAATTATGTATTTCAAAAAATAATATTAAAAATTAATTACAAATATTATTTACTATTTTTCTAATTGATCCATTAACATCAACATTTACTATATCTTCAACACTTTTAAAAACACTAATCAATTTATCTAATCTTTCTTCTAAAACTTTCACACGATTTTCTAAATCATTTCCTGATGTTGAAGTATCAGTAGATGACAATATCTCTTGTACATTTTGAACCACTTCCTGAGTCGTAGGTGTAGATTCTTCAGCCGGTGCAGGGTCTTCAGCTGGCGCAGATTCTTCTGGCGCGGGAGCTGGGTCTTCAGCGGGCGCGGGATCAGAAAGCATTTCTTGTACAACTGGGTCGGAAACGTCACTCATAGTATATATGAGACACAGAAGAAAATTATTTAAGTGGTTTCATTAATCCGCTAAATTTGACCATTCGTAAAGATTAGTGTGTACACAAATAAAACTACACTTAAAACATAACCTATCATTTACACAAATGAGCAAAGCAATCTATGCGGGAAACAAAGGACTTGCGAATTTAGGAAATACGTGTTATATGAACTCGGCATTGCAGTGTCTGAGTCATTTGTTAACCTTTCATCCACTCAATGAAAAGTTTCAGGCAGAGTGTGAAGCGGCCGAAAGTGAATCAATGATTGATGCATGGCTTGAGTTTCAAAGAGAGATGTGGTCGAATGAGAGACAACAGATGGTTGTCCCAAGAAATCTATTAGAGAGATTTCAAGAATTATGTAACGCGCACGATCTGTATTTTGAAAACTTTGAGCAAAATGATGTTCATGAGTTCTTGGTGTTGTTTCTAGATTTGATGCATCGAGGGATAACGAGACCTGTATCATTTAGGATATCATCCAAAGAAACAAATGATGTCGCAATCAAAGCATATGATACATGGAAACGATTTTATGAAACTGATTATTCTTATATCGTTCATAATTTCCATTCACAAAAGATAACATTAACATCGTGTCCTAATTGTAGTTACTACACAAGCAATCATGAACCCGAACAAGTGTTGACAATTGAGATTCCCAGAGGAGCTCATACAATTGAGAAATGTTTGGAATACCATACACGAAAACACATACTAGATAAAGAAAACTTATGGACATGTGACAAATGTCATAAAAAATCACAAGCAATACAAAGAACAATGTTATGGAAAACACCCGATATATTGATTATCATGTTAAAAAGATACAGTGGAAGAAGAAAGATAAGTCGTCACATCGCATTTGATGAAACATTAGACATCAAAGATTATACTGTGAATTATGCATTTGCAGGTTGTAATCCAAGCACAGCGTATGCATTACAAGCTGTATCTGTGCAAGATGGTTCATTAGGAGGTGGTCATTACTATGCCTATTGTAAAAACAACCTAGATAAACAATGGAGATGTTACAATGATACAAATGTAACGCTTACGCCAATTGAAAAAGTCTTACAGTGTAGCGGATATGTATTCTTTTACAAACGAGTATGAAATCACAAAAGAGACCATGTGTTACCTTTATTCTCATATAATTGACCATCTTTTCCACGCAATATCACATGAAGGGGGATACACTCTTCACATTTACCTAATCCGCGAGGAGTCGGTTCTGTTCCCTTGTATCGGTGTGTTCCGCATTGACATGGTTTTTCTTTTGAAGTGGATATACCTAGTTTACGACTGACTTCACGATCGAGTTCGCTATCAAGTTTACGGAGACGAGTTTTGATACGTCTTTTTTTCTTTGTTTGTTTGCGATCTTTACGTTTTTGCATCTTTCGCTTCATCTTGGAAAAAGAAACTCCAGCACCATATTGGGGCATATCTATATCCATACCGGGTATATTAATTTAAATTTCTTCATAGGAATCTTCCTCTTCTGATACAGGTTCGTCAACAGGCACAACACATGAATGCAAAAACTCAATAAAATCTGCAGGGTTTCTGTAATTTGGCCTTTCAAACAATCGTAGTTGATAGTGATTGTTTTCTTCAACTAATCCTTGAAACAACTGACTTATTTCTTCAAGATATTTCAGTTCAAACTCTTCAATGCTAGTTATGCTCATAGATATTTTTCATATAGCATATTTATAAAATCGCGTGTAAACGAATCTTCATCTAACACAACATCATAATCAGGTAGCTTGCATAACCACTTGTAATATTGATGTGATATAGGTGTCAATATATCTATAACATAGACGTCACTTTCATAAGCTACTGTTTGTGAGACCCATCGGTAGAAATCGGGTTTGACGTGCGTAATTGGGATAGGTGGTTCTTTGTCACGATTCATCCTCGCTTACTTGTTTCTTGACAAAACTTGGATCGTTTTTTTGTATATATGAACGAAGCACATCATTGACATACTCAATTGAACTACTATCATGAAATACTAATCTTGGAAAGTGATTTATCTTCCACTTGAATTGAGATTTTTCAGATTCGTGTTGTCGATTTCGCAAGTGATCTTCAAATGTATCGGGATAAAACAGACGAAGACGATATTCTTGAACTTCGGGTCGTATGAGTAATTGAATTACAGACCACCCGTTCGTAATCAGAGCATCATACTCATTTTGATATCGTAAATCGTCGATAATACAATGAGTTTGATCTTGAGTTTCTTTTATCACATAATTAACCCACACATCAGGGTCAATGTCTCTCATCTTGGTTCCGATACTTGTAAGCAAGGTTCGGTCTTTGTGTAACGGATCCATATCAAATAAATCAGATGCGACATGTTTGACCTTTTTGCCAAAACTGTAAATTTTGTATCTTGAGTCAATTTCACAAATCATTTTAGCCAGAGTTGACTTTCCGCTGCACATTTTTCCACAAATTGCAAGTTTCATGAATACTATAGACAAGATCAGAAACTCTGTTTAGATGATTTCAAAATCGCGCTTTTGAAATCAATCTTACTTAAAAACTACCCCAAATAATATGGATAGTCAGACAGATCCTAAAATGCGTGTGTTAAAAAGAAATGGAGAATACGAAGAAGTTTCTTTTGACAAGATTCAAAAGCGTCTCAAGCAATTGTGCATAGGTGATGAGTTTTCTCAAAAGCTCACACTAGATGAAACTACGATCGCTCAAAAGGTGGTTCAAGAAATTTACGATGGTGTCAAGACATCTGAATTAGATGAATTGTCCTCACAAATTGCAATTGCCATGTATTCGAAAGATCCTCAATATAAAAAACTCGCGGGACGTATTGTTATATCCAATCATCACAAAAACACAAAAGATACCTTTTCAGAAAAGATTCAAAACTTGTATGATTATGTTCACAATGATATGAAAAAACCATTGGTTGCCGATTACTTGTATGAGATGGTCATGAAACATAAATCAGAAATTGACAGCGCGATTGATTACACTCTAGATTACAAGTATGATTTCTTTGGTTTCAAAACACTTGAGAAAAACTACTTGTATAAACTAGACAAATGTATTGTAGAAAGACCCCAAGATATGTTGATGAGAGTTTCATTATCTATTTATCGGAATAGTTTGTCAGATGCACTCAACAACTACAAAATGATGTCTCAACATTTGTTTACACATGCGACGCCAACCTTGTATAATGCGGGTTCCAGAAGAGAGCAATATGCGAGTTGCTTTCTACTTCCCATTGAATCCGATTCTGTAGTGGGTATATATGATACACTGAAGGACTGTGCATTGATATCCAAGCATGCAGGTGGAATCGGTTTGTCAATACATGATATAAGAGCTTCCAATTCTTATATTGCGGGAACCAATGGATATTCCAATGGTCTTGTCCCTATGTTGCGAGTGTTTAATGATACAGCCAGATATATAGATCAAGGAGGAAACAAGAGAAATGGCTCTTTTGCTATATACTTGGAACCCTGGCACGCCGATGTGATGGAGTTTTTAGAACTCAAGAAAAATCATGGAAATGAGCTGGAGAGAGCAAGAGATTTGTTTTATGCATTGTGGATTCCCGATTTGTTTATGAAACGTGTCAAAGGGGATGGAATGTGGTCGCTGATGTGTCCTCATGAATGCCCGGGGCTAGCAGATGTTCACAGTGAAAAGTTTGAGTCTCTTTACCAAAGATATGAGTCAGAGAACCGTTATCGCAAGCAGATCAAGGCTAGAGAAATATGGAATGCGATATTAACATCTCAGATTGAAACAGGGACACCTTATTTGCTATATAAAGATGCTTGTAATCAAAAAAGTAATCAGCAAAACTTAGGAACCATCAAATCGTCCAATTTATGCACAGAAATCATTGAATATACATCGCCTGAAGAGACAGCTGTGTGTAATCTAGCATCGATTGCATTAAAGCATTTTGTGAAGCCATCTGAAAATATGAAAAACGAGTTTGTGATTTACAGTAAACCAGATTGTGTGTATTGTGACTTGGCGAAAAGTTTGTGTCACAAGTTGGGAGTGTCTTATACAACAGAAGATTACAAATCTCTAACAGAAATATCGGGACAATTTCCACTGGGCGTAAAGTTTCCCAAGATTTATGTAACACAGGGTCAAAACCGAACATTGATAGGAGGATATACTGAGTTAGAGGAATACTTAAGACCGAGTTTTGACTATTCGAAGCTCAAAGAGATATCGGGTCAAATCACGCGAAACCTGAATCATGTGATTGATTACAATTACTATCCTACAGAAAAAACCAGAAGATCCAATATGAGACATCGTCCAATTGGAATTGGTGTTCAGGGGTTAGCCAATGTGTTTTTTGAGATGGGATATGCCTTTGACAGTGAAGAGGCACGAGATTTGAATGCAGACATCTTTGAAACGATATATTATGGTGCTTTAGAAGCATCAATGACACTTGCAAAACAAAGAGAACAAGACATGATTCTATACAAAAGAGGGATGGAGCAACACGATGATACCAAAAATACAGGCGAGTGTGTTGACTCACATAAGATGCATCTGTTACAGAAAACGCTACATCCTATAGCAGAAGAATATAAGGATAGAGAGGAGTATTTAGGAACTTATTCGAGTTATATTGGGTCTCCGATGCATCAAGGAAAGTTTCAACATGAATTGTGGAACAATTCGATACAGCCTTCAGGGATGTGGGATTGGGAATCTTTGAGAAAAGACGTCAAGCGATATGGTATCCGCAACAGTTTATTGTTAGCACCGATGCCGACAGCTTCTACTGCACAGATTCTAGGATCCTATGAATGTTTCGAACCCCCTCAAACAAATGTGTATACGAGACGAGTATTAGCAGGAGAATATATGGTATGGAATGATTATATGATTCGCGACTTACAATGTTTGGGCATATGGAGTCCAACACTCAAAGACAAAATCATTGTTAACGATGGTTCTTTACAGGGGATTGCTGAGATACCGGAGTTGATTCGTAATCGTTACAAAACTGTATGGGAGATAAAACAAAGAGTGTTAATTGATATGGCAAAAGAAAGAGGTCAATATATTTGTCAGTCGCAAAGCTTGAATCTGTTTTTAGAATCTCCAAACATTCAAAAGCTCACAAGTATGCACTTTTATGCATGGTCGCAAGGATTAAAAACAGGCATCTACTATCTGAGAAGTCGTCCATCATCTAAGGCGATTCAGTTTTCAGTGAGCGCTCAACCAGAATCAGCGTGTGAAAGTTGTAGTGGTTAAAGATATTCTATCAATCTATAACAAATGAATGAGTATTTGTTACAAGAAGATTTACAAGAAGCCGTTGAAATTTATGTCATGATGCACTGGGAACGAGATTGGAAGCGAACTTGGAAATGGAAACTGTTTCGCAAAGAACCGAGTCAACGATGGATTGAAAGATATATTGATAAAACGACAAAAAGATATCTGTCAGGAAAACAGAGTTAAAGAAGCTACATTATGGATATACAATACGGATGACTGATTTCTGGACTCGTATAGGAAAATGTTATATTGTGGATGCAGAAGACGCATCACGATTCACTGAAGATCCAATACGATTTATCCGCACCCAACATAGTGATTTGTTTACTATGATAGGAAAGCTAAGGAACGCGGTCAAAAGACATATCCTAGATGAAGAAGCATTACTTGATATGCGAGAAAAGAACCGACCCAAGCAGCACATAGATGTTACAGAAAAGCTAGAAAAACACAAAACGCAACATGAGAGCTTTGTGAAGTCTCTTGAAGAGTTAGAAAAGATGTTTGAAAAACATATTCAAGAATATGACAAGATTCATATTCATCGCTTGTAAATTATATCAAATATTTCAAAATGGATGATAGCCATCCATCTTGTGGTGCATGCCCTCCATCTTGTGGTGCATGCCCTCTATCTGCATGGGTCCCACGCCCTCCTTGGGGAGCATGGGTCCCACGCCCTCCTTGGGGAGCATGCGTCGCACGCCCTCCTTGGGGAGCATGCCCTCCATTTCCATTCCCTCCATTTGCGCACCCTCCTTGTGTTGCTTGGCATCTTTCATTTTCTTGAGCGCGGTTCCTTGAGAACTTACAATGTATGCCATAAAGAATGATCCCAAGATAAGCATGAAAATCATAAAGACAACAGGCAATAACAGGAAGAACCATGCCATGCGCGTGTGACCATTTTTACAAAGATAGTTCAAAAATACAAACCAGAGGGTTGCAAACAACAGTTTGAAAAACAATCCCATAAAGGTGTATTTGTGAACTTGTAACTCGTTATCACTATCTTTTTGGGTATCTGCCTCCACCATCATAACCACATAAAATATGGTAGACAACAATGTGAGAAACAAATATATTTTCGCAGGAGTGCATACTTTAGACAGCATTTTGGGGAGACCTTTCATATTATGAACTAGTCATAGAAAAAAATTATCTAGATAAATCGATTTCTTGCAATTGTTGAAATTGTTGTATACGACTTTGAATTATTTCTTTGAGTTCACCGGTGGGTTTCTTTTGGGGCTTAGGTGGCGAGGTATAGGTTTTCACTTCATGAACTTTACGTTTTTTGTATTCCAAATTGACTCCCAACTGTGTCTTTGCAAATATATTAAGATCGGTTCTTAATGGTATCCTAAGATTAAGTGGAAGACTAAGATATCCTACACAATGATACAAATAAGGTAATCTGGAAGTTCGTTTACCAGATGTATAGTCATAAGTAAACAGACGAAACAAAGAACGTATTTGATATTTAATCAAATCATCGCGAGTATTTGCTTCTATAAAGACAACTTCCCAAACAAGCCATATCATATCTTTTCCATATTTTGATTGCACGCCATTGATTTCTCTCGTTTCGATTTCAAACTTCCGCTTGAGTGTTTTTTCTCGTTTTTCCCACTGCAACAGCCATTGTATCCAATAACACACTTGTGTATATCCACCATGAGTGTTTTTCAGATGAAATAATACTTCATTCATAATTACGCGAAGTTCTTCTGGATCTGTAAAGCGAATTGTCGCCTGAGGAAGAAGTTGCATAGTTGCTGAAAAGTTGTCTTGAACACTCTGAAACTTGAATTCAGTTTTGGGATTAACCTTCGATAGTTTATCATATCTTTGCGTTTTGGGAGATGTGCACATGATGACCACGACATCAGTCAATACATTTCTAACAGATTGTGTATTTCGAATGTGTATTAACTGTTCCTTTTCTTTTCGACCAATGTGATCAATTGATTTCCGAAATGTATAATATCGTCTCCATAAATATTGAGGCAATAAAGGATTGTTTATATGAATCACTTTCGATGCGTATGCGCATAGTTTGTCCATCATGTCGGGAGCATATCCAGAGACAACACATTCAGTGACCCAAAAACATGCATCTTCAATCTGGCCTTCATCAATACTTTTAAACAATGCTTTTTGAACATCGGTTTTTTTGAAACCTGAAAAGGTTTTGTCTTTGAAACATTGAGTGGGTCGGGGATCTGTAATTAGATACTGAGCATCCATAATAACTCATACTCAGAATAAAAAATGATAAAGATAACTTAGTTATGCATGACGTCGTTTCTTTCGGGTGCGTCTTCTTGTGCGCTTTTTACGCATTTGAGCCCCTTTAGGTTTTGTTCCAGGTTCCGGTCCAGGTTCAGGTCCAGGTTCAGGTCCAGGTTCAGGTCCAGGTTCAGGTCCAGGTTCATTCCTAGCCATTTTTTTCTTTAACCAGTTTGTGGCCTTATTCTTCGCGAACCTACCAAGATCACCAAATTCATAACGATCGCTCTCCTCTCCTGTGACAAACTCTTTGAACCGGTTCATTGGGGCTTCTTTCATTTCTTTCATCACTTGTTCACGAAAGTCTGCTTCCATTTTTGCCTTTCTTTCTTTACTTAGACGTTGCCGTTCCTTTTCTAACATCTTTTCATGGTGAGCTTTCCTTCTCGCTTCCCGGTCTGCCTTGGCTTTTTCCCGTTCAGCCTCGGCTCTTTCATATTCAGCTTTAAATTCAGCCTCAAATGTATCCACGGATTCAAGAAGGAGCTCTAGTGCTTGAGGATGCTCCAATTTAGAGAAGTCCATTTCTGGATGGTCTCTTTTTGCTATGCGAAGCATTTGTTCATTGAAATCCATCATATCTCGATCCTTATCCTTATTCAATATGTCTAAGAGTCGTTGAACATGAGCGTATTCATCATCAGAGTAAATTGAATCTTCACTTATACGAGTCTTAGGAGACTCGGGTTCAACAAACCAACTACTATATTCTTTCTTTTGTTCTGTTGAGAGTCTTTGGAATGCATTTTGAATCTTTTGAAACTCAGCTGTGTCACCTCCTTTGTCAGGATGAAGTTTCCTGGCTAATGTTCGGTATGCTTTTTTGACAACCGCGAAATCGTGTGTCTCCTCAGGTAATCTCAATGTTGTCAGTGCTTCTGAAATACTCATTACACTGGAGCCTGCTTTTTTCTTCATCTTACGGGTTCGATTTTTCCGACGAGTTCTCTTAGGCATGAGTTATACCATAGCATATATTTTTTTTTTACATTTCATTGGGATCAATAAAAAAATCGTCTCTTAATTGTTTCATTAATTCATCGCCTACATCGCTGTTAAGATATTCTTCAAATGATTTACCTGAAGCCATCTCTTTGAGAAAGTGAATCGCATACATTCCGCATTGTGAACCATGCTTTTGAAATTGATTATCATTGTAAAAATATTTCAGAGATGTGTTACATTCATCTGCTTGTTTTTGTGCTTTTTCAATTAACTCTTGAACGCGGGAGGGGGGTTTTCGACCATAGCTATCAAAATAATAAACCGCAGGGTATTCATAGTTTTTCCCCTGTAAATCCATATACAAAGATATCCAGTGTTCTCCGGGTTTATTGTGAGGGTCTGTATTAAATACAATGCCAATTTGATGTTGATTGTTGTCAAGATGTGTTTTGCAATCAAACTTGCATAAAGGACGACTTACGCTGCAATCTGAAAAATCAATAGGCACAGCACCATAAGAATAAAATCCAGGGTAATTGTTTTCTTGACGTTTCAAATATTCCGTGATATCATCGGTTGATAATAAGGCATCTTGATCGACATGTTCGCCTGGAAGATCTTCGGGGGCAACTTCGGCTATTTCGGGACGCAACTCAATTTTTTTCTTTTTCGCACGTTTCTTCTTTTTATGTTTGTTTTTCTTGACGGTTTTGCCCTTTTTCTGTAACCAGTCTTTAGGCATAACTGGATTGAAGCTTTCGATAAACCGTTTTTTATCGTTTCCGAGTTTTTTCAATAAATGACTCATTGTAAGCATGCATGATTCAGAATCACAACCATGTGACTCTTTGAGATATTTACATATCATGTCATGGAGAGTATAACAGGGTAGTTGAGTATCCATGTTTAATATTTTTGCAACTTTACGAATCAAATCTTCGTCTAAACATGAACCAGTGTGTTTGTTTTGTTTGACGCAATGTTTGGGATTGTGTAATCGTTTTGAATATCCCCCAACATGGCCCCCGGTCAGTTCTTGTGAATAATGAGTATTCATTTGTATATTTTATATTTTATAATAAATAATGAATCATTCTCAGCATTCAGATAATGTCGGGAGTAATCCTTGCACTGATAAATTGTCTGATCTAGAATACCTGGAACATATGATTCCCCATCACCAAGTTGCAGTTGATATGTCAGTTGCTCACATGCCCCATACAACGAATCCTCAAATACTACATTTGTGTCGCGAGATAGACAGGATTCAGAAATATGAAATATGGATAATGGAAAGAGTCAAGTATCAACTTATTCAAACAGTATTTTCAGATGAATCGAGTGAAAGAAAGCCTGTCTATACTAAATTGGATATGTATTCTCCCAAAATGTCTAAAGACAGAGACGGGGAATGTGATCCTTTGTTTTTTAAACCAGATGAGCACGCACATCATATGAAAAGTATGAAAATGACAGATAAGTCATATCTTGAACATATGATCCCGCATCATCAAGTCGCGATAGATATGAGTCAACGTTTGCTCAGACATACCGAAAACTCGTTTCTTATGGATTTCTGCAACAAACTAATTTATGATCAGCAGGGGGAAATATTCAAAATGAAAAACATGCTACAAAACAAATACGATTATCATAGTCAATTGATTTAAAGTTTCAACTTATACAGGTAATAGACTGTTATACAATTATGGATCTTGAGAAAATGAGCGAGACCAAAAACATTATGATACAACACCTGCAAGAATTATATGACGGTTATGTATCTTTGCAAGAAAATCTTCATACACAATCTAAAGATTTTCAAACAGAAAGTTTGTCTCAATTAGATGCGATAAAAGGATCTGAAACACAGATTCAAACGCATATGGCACAGATACAAAAACAAGAGTCTGAAATACGCGATCTCAAAAAACAAAAAAACGAATATGAAGAAATGATAAGAAATCTTCAAGACAAGTTACATGATACACAAACCAAGGCGCAAGAGGAAGAATCTTCTAAGACAAGATTTGATATGATGAAACTTCAGGCAAAAGAAATTACAGAAAAGGATAGAGAGATTGACAGATTAAATCGTCTGGTATTGTTACTCAAAAAGAAAAATGAAACTAAAAAGAAATCCCAGGAAACTTCAAAACAGCTTGACGGTGGATGGTCTCCAACGGCATCGAAAACTCCTCGTCAAGATGGAGACAACAATCCTGATGTGATCGACACCGTGTTGTCTTCTGTTTCTGATTCGGTTTTGAAGCTTGAGCAAGAAGATGAAGAAGATCAAGAAGATAAGCAGGAAGAAGTAGTTAACATGGAGCCAGAACCTTCTCCTTCTCCAGATGAAAAAGATGTGACGGGAACCAGTGAATCAGAACAAGCGATGGAAGAAACTCCAGCAGGACCTGAAGTCACGGAAACTGAAGTCACGGAAACTGAAGTCGCGGAAACTGAAGTCGCAGAACCTGAAGTCGCAGAACCTGAAGTCGCGGAAACTGAAGAAGTTGTAGAACTAGAGGTGTTAACTTATCGTAAGAAAAAGTATATTATCGTAAAGGGAGATAAAGATAACAATTTGTATGCATGGTTAGAAGGAGACAATAAGGGAGAATTGCTTGGTAAATGGGGGACAACTAACTCAGGAAAACGCAAGCCTATGCTACCGAAAAAGAAGTAAGGTATAAATACACATTGATACATAACTGTGATAGGAAGAGTATTTTATCTTATGATGGGGTAGAACTAGGATCTAGATGGGTTACTCTATAAATACCGATTGTTTCTCCGGTGCATTTTTCTACTTTGAATGGACTGATAAATAAACTATCTATAAAATCGATCTCTGTTGGACTTAATACTTCAGGATTACCCCACATATCGATAATTTTACCTTCCTTATCAAATATTTTTAATAAAAAATCTAACAATTGGATTGTTTCATTACACAAAACCCCTTTACTTAAATAACCCGTAGAATCGAATAAACCTTCTGGACGAGCTTTACTATATATATACGTTTTATCTTTTGTCATTGTTAATGTAAAATAATGTGAATCTGTGCCCACGGTTATTCCAATATACATACAATACTGATCAGTTCCATCCTCTTCGAACTCAGTCTTTATAGTATTTAATACAGTATTTAATATTGAAGGGTCGAGACGTGTTTCTTCATTTAGATTGATATAAGGACCATTTACACTAGGGTCTATAAATATAGAAGCAAGCGGAAATACAGATTCAAGATTATATGTTATGTCAATAAATGTAAAATATATCAACGCAGCAGTTGTACAGCACCCCATATCACCATCTCCCGATTCTTCTTTTATAGAATTGAAATAACCTTTCACAGTATTTAAATATAAATTTTTATTTTGAATATCTATATCCATATCTATATCCATATCAGGTGTGTATGTGTCATCCCTTCGGAACCATGTAACAGCATAGGGTTTACCTTTTAAAAAAAAATCTTTATATCTTTCATATTCATCAACTTTCATTTCTTCAATCTCTGCAGAAAATTCATCGCCTAACCTCATACACCCTACTGTATCAGTATCAGTATCAACATCGTCTTTTTTTTTACCAAAAACAACTGGATAATACCCAATACTTCCACTAGGAGATGACTCTAAAGGTATACCTTCACAAATTTTATCCAGGAAATACTCAAACCATGGTATGGTGTCCTCATTCCGTACCACTGTTTTTTCACTGTTTATCATATCAAAGATACCCTTGTGTATTTCACCTTCTTCGATATACGATTCTATTGTAGAACCTCCTTTCATAAGTTTCATAAGTTTCTTATGATTCTTCTTTTTTGTTGACTTGTTTGCTTTTTTAGTATTTCTACTTGAAAGATATAATTTACCCTTACTTGTATTCCCCCTATTGTATTTATTCTGTATAGTCTTACGACGAGTTCTTCTACGACGTTTCGATCGAACAGTTTTTCTCATTTTATTTTTAGAAGATAATTTACTCATATAGTAGAGTATATATTTTTTTGAAAGTCTGCAAAATTAGCTATATAGTATATATACTATATAATATGTGTTTTAGTTATGAAGTTAGTGTTGCAACACTCATTTTTTCATGGAGTATTGGATTGTATCTGTTAAAATCCCGTAAGATGAATAGAGAAAATACATATCATGTGTATTTTTTGTTGTTGTTTTCACTTATGCAGATTCCCGATGCGATCTTGTGGAAAAACGATATGAAACGTAATCGTGTGAATTACACCGTTACATCTTTTGTTATACCAACTTTGCTCAGTGCACAGGTTTTGTTTAACATATTCCTAAGAAACAAAGAAACACACCCGATGTTTGTGTTTGTGGCGATATTTTCTGTGTTGTATTTATTTGTCAGATTCAATGGTTACTCTGTTGAATCATCATGTAAAAATGGAGTGTCATCACCCATATGGGGAGAAATTGAAATACATTACGTAGAGTTAGTCTTGTTTGCATTGCTGATAACATATCATGATCCTGTATCATTTATATTGTCAATCACAATACTCTTTCCAGCGATCAAGTATTTGTTTTCAGGAGGATATGGATCACTTTGGTGTGCAATATCAAACTTGTTAGCAATCCAATTATTGATGACTGCCTAATACAGCCTAAGATGTATAGCCTAAGATGTCTTGAGAAACTTAATAAATGCATTTGTGTAATCCTCTTTTGTATTGCACCCTTTGAAAATACGAAACAATCTTTCTGTATCATACAAACATGCGTCCATCAGTTTGGGGTCCAGATAGTTTGATTTACATACAGAACGAGTATTGTGTAACTTGTCAGCTACTTTATCAATTGCAGAGTTTAATATTTGTTTTTTTTCTTTATCAGATGAGTTTATAACATCTGATATTTTGTGTGATTCTTGTAACTGATATATCAATTCAATATTCGCCCCCCATGTGCGAAAGTTTTTGGTTGTGAAATTACCAAACCTTCGCAAATATCGGTTGACATCAGATGGTCTTACTTGAAAGTATTGATTTCCTTTACGATAGGTAAATAGTTTTTCAGAATGATTTCTTGTTCGTTTCTGAGTCCGGATTTCTTTAGACAGCTTTTTGTTACGGATCGTGCATTTGTTTCGAACGCCCTTTTTACCAATAAAATCAACAATTATCTTCGGTCCTTGAGTTTTCACATGACGCGATTCTAATGTGGTCGCACCATAAGATTGATTGTCTATTGTATATTTTTCATTACCCACACGGATACTGCATTCAATTACAAATCGCAAAATCATTGCAATTTGTTTGTCTTTGGAATCATCGATAGTATACAAATCTTGTTGAATCTTTTTGAGGATCTTTTGATAAGATTCTCCAAATTGTATCATATGATGAAACTTTTGAACACTTTGTCGTTTTGTATAATTTTTGTTGTATGTATATTGTGCTCTATCTTTTGCGTCATAACCAATGGCTAATACTTTATCTCGTTTATTCAGATTGATTTTCACACGATCCAATGCGGGTGGAATATAAAGACCTTCTAATGCTTGATTGACAATCGATTGTTTGACTAATTTCCCACGAGGATCAGTGTATTTGTAAGTATACATGTCTTTGTTCCGTGCATGTATCGTCCGCAAAATATATCGTTTCATTATTCTCTATAGTATACTACAAAAAACTTTGATGAGATTAAGATTTACTCAATATCATATACAGAGGGTATCCCTGCGTTTTGTTTGTCATTTTCAGTTATATCGGGTATCTCGATGTCATTCACCAGCTCAAGCAGTGGTGCAAGATTAGGATACAGGGTTTCATTTGTTCCACCCAAACGCACCATTTGTTTAAGAAGATAATTCATCTTGATAGCAGAATGTTTCCATTGAAGCGATTGGTCCCTTTCAATATGAATCGTTTGATTTTCTTTCATTATCTTTGTAAATGTATGCATAGTATTTCCATGAGAATCTTTCCAGACAAGTTTCAGACGAGTTCCATACATGTATTGAGTGATTTTTGAGGGACCTTCGTATCCCCCATCTTTTTTAGAGAGAACTTCGCAACACGTATATAATTTGTCTGGTTCTGAACTTCGAAACCAATACACTGTAACGGGGACATTCAAATGATTGATAAATATAGGACGCGTGCGCGAGCGATATTTTTTCACTTGATCCATATATTTTGCATATTGTTCTTCTGTCATGACGCCATATATCGTATGGGGAGGAGAACGAGTATTTGATTCTGGAACAGGGATGGGGGGGGGAGCTCTTTGTGGAGGCATTCTTACTGCATTCTGACGTCTGTTTCGTGGCATTCTGTAGTTTCTGTATTTTATGTATTTTATGTATAGGTATCAGAAAAGGTTTGAAAAACTCTCCAGGTGAGTTTCAAATTTAAAATAAGAAGTATAGCCCGAATTCTATGCAACATTGGGTCTCATGAGCTTTTACGCAAAGGTATAGTTATGGTTTCAGTTTATTGAAGTAAAAGAAAAAAAAATATAATATACATATATATTCACTATGGATCTACGTTCTATGTCGGATAAAGATTTCGTCAGTTATCGCACTAATTTTTTTTCGGAGATCCGGGATTGGACGCCGGATGAATTAGCAAAGAGTGATGAAATCATCCAGGAATCAAATAGGAGACTCGCTGTGAAGAGACTTCAGATAATGATACCAGGGGGATTAGACGAACATTTGCCTGAAGATATACTAAAGAAGATTGCCACATCGGCTCCATTGAGAGCAAAAGGTATCAGAACCAAAAGAAAAAAGAAACGCCGAAAAAGAAGAACAAAAAAGAAAACAAGAAAAAATAAACATTTGGGTGGCGTCAAAAGAAATACGGATATGAATTATCAAAGATGTGAACAATATAGGAAGGTAAATTGCTATGATGAAAATGGTAATAGTATTCCAACAAGCTTGTGTTCAAAACCTTTCATAGAAGAATGTGATGATGTTTACGGGTTTCAATAACTGTAACGCCCCATACATATTCTAAGGGATACCGAATTATCTATGAATATCCATTGTTTATCTTCCATCTCGCAAACATCTTGACGAGAAATTAATGTGAAAAATTTGAAATGTGAGTGTGCAATCGTTTCAACGTTGCAAACACACTCATATATAGCCTAATTGATTACACTTGGTCCTTAGAACCCTTCTGAGAATACTAATACAGAGAAAGCTCTCTAAGCAAACTATGTCCGCTATCACCAACAAACATGCCGGAAAGGTGCGCGTGTCTCGCCAAGCCTCAAACAAGAATTATGTGAAACACAAACAAAAATCAGTGAAAAAAGATGTGACTTTGTATAAAAAGCTTTTGGAACCACAAAAGCACTATCTAAAGGAAGGTATATCACCTGAAAAATACAAATCTATTCTTCAAGATAAGTGCAACAAGGAGCATCATCATTACAAATCAGTCACAGATGAAATGATTGATATGCTCGTTTCACGGTATGCTACTAAGGTTTCAGAGAGTATTGAAAAGACAAAGGCATTGCGCAAGGAAAAAGAAAAGAAGCGTCAGATGCGAAAGATGATTTCAGAAACACGCGCAAAGCTCGTAGAAGAAAAGGACAAAGAATTGCGTAAGGAGATTACCAAGCATCTCTTATACTTGGGTCATGTGAAAAAGAAAGACAAAGACAAAGACAAGGTAACTGATGAAACACCTACACAAGAACCATCCGAGGAAAAACCCACAACAGAGCCCAAACAGGGAACAGATCAGGGTGAATTAACCAGTGTAATCGGGGGAAAGTATTTGGAAGCACATGATACAAAGTGGACAAACTTGTATCAGAAACTCGTGGCAGATCGCAACTGTTTGAAGTTTGATATCGCAGATGATGCGGATTGGTATCAGTTTCTGAAGAATGGTGGAAAATAAGTCATGGCATGTTAGTAGTAGGTAGTTAGGATTAGTTTTTTATTTAAACACAGGAATGCATTTTGTAATCATATATATAGATATGGAAGTGGAACAAATGACGCGTTCTCTAAAAGAGTATCAGGTGTTTACTGAAACAATGATTGAAATGTATCGCGAACGTATGAAAGAGTTGGTTATGTCTGATGATACACCCGATTACATGCGAGATATGTATATCGAGTCACCTAATTATTTAGAAGCAGATAACTTGTTACGGATGCTCAAAACATATCATTGGTTATCTTTGACAGACAAACAAAAAAAAGACAAACTGGATGACCAATTAGAAGATTATTTTTATGTATACAGCGACGAATATAGTGATGATTACAGCGATGAACGTAGTGATTACACTGATGAAACCCGATCCAGTGCGGATTATGATTTAAACGATAGCGATGGTTCTGTAGTAGACAACAAAGATGAATCACGCGTTTCCCGATAATAAACAATCGTATGTTACCAATTGGGCGAAACAAGAAAGATATGCTGTATATACTCCTGAAAAAAATACAGTAGATACAAAGAAACCCAAACCCAAACACAAAAAGAAGATTGTGGTTAATGAATATCCCGAGATTGATTTGACAAACTCGGTTGATTTTTCACCCACTGAATCATACAATTCACAAGAATGTATTAGAGAGGATCTTGATGGATGCTTTTATACTCGTCAAGAGTTCAAAGATTACTATGGAGATGACAGCATGTGGGAGTTTTGTCATCCTCGTCGCAAACATGTTCATAATATAATTTATGATGCTTTTGACTATGCATCCACTAATTCTCTGAGTGATATCCAAACAAAGTTGTTGGTAAGTTCTTTGATGGATAATTTAAACAAAGGGTGGTAGGTGTTGGTGCTTAAATAATTATACAGTTTCACTAAATAGATTGAATGGGAAACTGTTTTGGGAAAAAACATGTCGGTTTGAAAGAATCAAACCGTGATCGTTTGTTACAATTAGATAAATGCAAGAGGGATGGAAATCTGTATAGCGATCCTTTTTTTTTATCAGTGGATATAGATCCTACGCGTCATAACAAAAATACACCGATTGTTCCTAAAAAAGGACCTGTTATACCGCCTGATATATACAAGACTTAGGTATTTGATAGCTTAATGGATATTTTTTGTTCTTGTTTTCTTTGGGATTTGATAAATTGTATGATATCTTCTGAAAGAGTTTCGGGAGATTCATGTTTGTTTTGAAAGTATTTTTCAAGAGTATCCTTGAGAAATTTGTAATTGAGTGATTCATAACTAGTTGTTTTATGAAATCCGAGTCGCGCATTCAATGAATCGATGTTAAATTGAGGAAGTTGTATAGTATCGGGTGAGACTTGCAATGAAGATTTCAGAGAATCCCCCAACTTGTCTCTCTTGTCTCGGTATTCTTTAGCTTCTGCATTCAACTTTTTGAGTTTGGTTTCATAAGAAATCCATTGCAACACATCCTTCTGTATATCCTCCATCTTTCTATGATACATGATATATCTCCAATCTTTAGATTACTTGAAATAACATATCTTGACATTCATTAACAATATAAGAAAGATTGCGATAAAGATAAATGTAAACAAGCAGATAACACCAAAGAAATAAGAATACAGTTTTTCTAATACGCGTTCCATGACAGGATCAAGAATATCATTCATCAATGTGTTCATATTTTCAGGCTTTTCTAATTCTTCTCTTACAGATATGAGTATTTTAGATACAATCGAACCAAAAGACATGATATATTTATGTTATGCATCGTTATATTTTGACAGTTTGAACATAAATTTGACTGGATTTAAATAGTAATTCAAATAAACTATTAAAACTAGAATGGGAATCAAAGGACTCACCCCTCTATTAAAAGATAAGGCTCCTCAAAGCATTGAAAGCATATCGCTTTCACAGTTAAGAGACAAGCGAGTTGCGATTGATATCAGTATCTTTCTTTACAAAAGTTTATCAAATGTTAGATACAATGGAGACTATTTGAGAAATAGTCAAGGGGAGATTGTGAGTCATATTGTAGGAATCTTTCAAAAAACGATACAATACTTGTCGGTTGGTATACAGCCCCTTTACATATTTGATGGGAAACCACCAGAAGAGAAACGAGAATGTATCAAAGAACGTAACCAAAAAGTAGAAGAGTGCAAGCAAAAGATGCAATCAGAAGAAATCACACAACATGAAAAGCAAAAATTAGAAAAGGGAACGATACGTCTGACAAAACAACACATAGACGATGTAAAGCATTTGTTTGATTTGATGGGTATACCTTATATACACAATAATGTAGGTGAAGCAGAAGCTTATGCTGCGGAATTGTGTCGTTTAGGATATGTAGAAGCGGTTGTCACAGAAGACATGGATACATTAGCTTATGGATGTCCGAAAATGATAAGAAACTGCATTGATAGAACAATCAAACGAAAAGATGTGGTATCCTGTTTCTCTTATGAATCATTGCTTTCGGGATTTGATGTCACTCCAGAACAATTTGTAGATATATGTATCTTGTGTGGTTGCGATTACTGTCCCACGATTCCCAAAGTGGGGCCGATAAGGGCATTTCAATATATAAAACAATATGGTAGCATTGAATCAATGATAGAATCGGGAAAGTTTACGATATCTGAAGGATTCAAAGAAAGATTTGAAAAAAGTCGTGAATTGTTTCAGATCTTTCGTGATAAAATTGATCTAACAGCATTACCACTTCATAGCAGTGAAAAGAATCTGTTGGGTTTGAAGCAATATTTGATTGAAGGTTGTAACATGGGAGAAACAAAAGTAAACAATGCGATCAAAACAGGATACAGGATAACTCAATAACGACAACAACGAAAACAACCAAAGCATCCGCAACAAAACAGCATTCTGAAATAATATCCACATGATCGTTTGTTTGTAAACTCATCAGACCATTGCTGGATAGTATATCTGTCACCCATTGAGAAATTGCATCGGTCACAGATGGGTTTCAGGTTTTTTATAGACAACGTGCCTCCCTTACTTTCAGGTTGGTCATGACCTACATGAAAATTAAAACAAGTAATCTTATTTTTACACCAAGGAACATAACATCGTGTTTCAAATACATTTCCCATATTTTGAACCCACACCTGTTCTCTCACAGCTTTGGGTATTTTTTGCTTGGAATACTTTTTGTAACAGGGTTTGTCAAGAGGTTTCTCTTTATCATGATTTATAGGTATTGTCGTAGAATGATTCATAGTTTAAAAACATAGGTCTTGTTTAAGTATATGTATTATTACCGAAGAATCCACGATATTGAGGGATTGCGAATTATATATGTCACATTTAGCGATTACAATCGGCTGAGTGGATTTGATGATTTATTGGAGTTGTGGAAATCACAATATATTGAACAAAGAAGGTTTCGGTTTGTCTTTGATACACGAGGTTTGAAAGAGTTGCCCTCATTATATTATTGTTTTCAGATGGCATGGTTTATCCGAAGACTGAAAAAAGATTATCGAGACCAATATCTGGAACGTTCTTTGATACTCGTGAATCGGGTGGGTATACGAAGATTATTGGATTTTATATTTACTATACAATCACCCGTAGCTCCTGTGTATATCTATCATTGTGAAGGACAGGTAGATCCTAAACAGATGACAGAGTTGGTGCAACAATCCACAATTCAAGATGAAGACATTACTGAAATACTACCGTGATTTTTTCTTTGACCCACAGTGGTTACATAATAATAGATGAACAGCCCGTAAAAGTTTTTCGAAAATACATCCAAGATATTATACAATGCGTTTTTCCCAACCACGGGCATGCATGCAGCTACAGCATATAGTGACCAGAGTGAAAACATGACCCAAAACAATCCTTTTCCTAATTCTGTATATCTTGCATAATTATCATAGATAAACTTGAAACTCATCAAAAAAGGGACTGTCCCTAATGCGACCGATTTAGAAACAGACAAGATTCCTATCTCTCCCAAAAATCCAAAGGTCAACATGCCTAAATTCAATGTAGCGATGATCAAGATATCTTGTTTGTGTGTTTTCACAAATTCAATTAGCGTGAACGAGTCCTTATTTTCTTGTTTGATCCGAAGATATTCCATAAATACAATTGTGCTCACTAGCATTGTCGGTGTTGTAAAAAACCAGTCAATGTAACGACGCGATGTCATCTTGTCTAAATCTTTCAAAGCGAGTATCACCCAAATGTAAAATCCCGCCTCAATAAATTGCACAATGGCTTCCAATATCAAGATATCATGCAATACACTGTCACGAGGTAACAAATTGTAATTGAGACCATCTAATGAGATAAGTGTCGTTACAAGTTGCATCAAAATAGACACATACACTGTTTGTTTTACCAGTTCGTTATGTATCATTTGTATATAGCTTATATTTTAGCAATGAAACTGATGACAAAGAGTATCAATAATTTTAGGAAACTTTTCTAGCATGTCATGAAATTGAGTATGATTGTCTAAGAAGGTATCTTGAACTGCATGTTGATAGGTGTCATATTGAGGTTTGACATACAAATAAGACAGAGCACCCAATCCCGCATAAAACAAAGTGTTAGTGAAAAATAGTGTAGTTGCCAAGCAACACGTATTACTGCTTTTAGAAGAATTAAGTCGCATCTCTCTTTCAATATCTCTTCTGATATCACGATGTATTCCACCCAACAGTAAATCGTTTTTGTTGTCCATCATCTATGATTACTTGTAGATACTATTATTTAAATTAGGAAGTGTCTTGAAACGGAGGACGCTATTACAGTAAAAAATATCCTATTACAGGATACAATTATAATATTAATATATTTCGTTATTTATGGGAGAGAAGATATGATCATTATACACGATTGTATCTTGGTCAAACAGTTATCGAATGCGTATTTTTTAGAACTGTTCATAAGTGGTCGCATTTTTTCAAGACATTTTTTGACGAAGTTTTCTAAATCGGTCAAGTCTTTGATGAACTTTACGCGGTCTTCATTTGGGATATATTTCTGCAGTCGCTTAGGTCTTTTAAGACCCAAATCATAGGGTTTGTATGATGATACCATTTCATCTTCTGGATTATAGAAGATAGTCAAACGGCGATTGCAAATACCGTCATAAGTGGAAGGACAATCATTCCAGACCAATCCAGGTTTCAGATTTCCTCCCCTATCCAGGAAGTCATCATGTACAAGACCGTCCAAAATACACCGTATATCATCATTCATTGTTTCATAAAGTTCCATCAGGGGATCTAGGTGTTTTTTGCGACCCTGTAATCCAAAATAGTGTTGGATCATGTGATGGATGCTCAGTACATTCTGGGTCATTACCCAGTGATTCAAACTCAATTGCTTCCACTGTTCCTTAGACAGTTTGTTGGGCTTGTCTTCGGAACTCATTATTTATTGTTTTGTGAAACTGACATCTCATAAAATATGTGTGATCAAATTTAAGAATTCAGTAATCTCTTTATAACAGAATTAGTAAGATGCTTATTGGGATCTCAATGTGTATCCCCAACCAAAGCCACGAGGCGCTCGCTTGCGATATCCCTGGCCACTTTGAGATAGGGGTTTTCCGCGACAACTTAAGATATATCCGACAAGTCTTCCCTTCGACCATCTATGATAGGTAGTTTCTGTTTTGAATTCGCCTGGTTTTCTATCTGACATTTTCTTGACTATATCTTTGAGTTCTTCTAATGGTTTTTTACGAAGTTCCTCTAATGATAAATACTCAAATTGACTTTTCACTTTAGTATGTTTTCCTTGACAGCCCATGATCAGCCCGATGATTTCTTCATGTGTTTTCAAACCCTTACTCCCCAAAGGAAAAGTATAGGATGTTTCAGAGCGTTCATTGATTTGTTTAACAAGATCTTTGAGTTGGGGAAGTTTCATAGTTTGTAAATCTTGTTCGGTGTAGGTATACAAATCTTTTTCTGGAGTCTCTTTTTCGGGGGATTCATCCGTTTCATCGTCATCTGAATCATCGTCATCCGTTTCATCATCCTCTGAATCATCGTCATCTGAATCATCGTCATCTGAATCATCTGAATCATCGTCATCTGAATCATCTGAATCATCATCCTTTGAATCATCGTCATCTGAATCATCATCCTTTGAATCATCCTTTGAATCATCATCCTCTGAATCATCATCCTTTGAATCATCATCCTTTGAATCATCATCTGAATTATCTTCGTCGTCGGTTTCTGGTGTTCCATCTCTCTCACGAATGTGTTGTTTCTTTTTGTCTTCATCTAGCCATTCAATCTTCTTGCATTTTTTCCCCACCATTACAGCGGTGCCTACTTCATCTAACATGTCATTATACACTTTTTTTGTTTCCGGATCAAGCAAGTAATCAATGCCGTCATAAGTGATCGTAGAATAGTCTGCAGAGCCACCATCGTCTACGTCTACGTCTACGGTATCGTCATCTTCTCCGTCATCGTCTTCATCGTCTTCGTCTTCGTCTTCGTCTTCATCTGATTCATCGCTTTGTAAATCATCGTCATCAAACATCACACGTTGAGAAGACCATCCTTGCACGCCTAATCCAAATTCCAATACATTGTTAACACCCACTTCATAGAAATGTTTCAGTAATCTCCCAGCAGATTTACATGATTCATTCATGCAATATGCGACAATAGGGATGTCTTTGAGTTTGAGTTTCTTTTCACGAACCGCAGATTCAATGACAGGATACTTCGACAAATTCGATTCTATAAATTCAGTGACTCGTTTTTCTTTTTCTTTTGCAGACAACTTGTCTAGTGTTTCACGAGGCAGATTTACAGTGTTGGGTATTTTGTCTTTTTCATACATCTCTTTTGGAAGAGAATTGATTACCATCATCGTTTTATCTTTGAGAATAGTATCTAGATCATCAATGGACACTTGACACACAACTCGCTTTGTTTTCATCGGCATCCAGATGTGTTCATCACGGTTTTCAATCACATAATGAACATGACGACAGTAGGTTACTTCATTGACCTCATAAGGCTGAGGACAATTGAGAGAAACGGACACGTTGCCTTTATCATCAGATTGTTTCATGGCATGATTGATATCATCTTGATACGCTTTTTCGGGAGATTGAATTTCCATGGGATTTTCACTTGTTGTGGCGGCCCAAGCGACAACCCATGCATGCTTGTTTTCAGGACCAAGCGACAAATCAACAGTAATTGGTTTGTCTCCTAATGTGGGTTTTTTTTCTTCAAGAGTATCACGATTCTCTAGGCTGTAATCTTTGTCACATGTAAGAAACTTGGGATAAGGAGAATAATTTCCCACGCGTTTGGACCATTCGGGGACTTCTTCTGTAGATTCTGCAAATTCACCTAGCGTATTGTCATCATCTGATTTCTTTTTTGAAACACTGGCTTGTTTTACCTGAGGAGGGGGGATTTCATCCTCTACTTTGCAATTCAAACACATTTGTGGTGAATCTTCGGAACTCATTATGATATGGTAGTAGATATATTATTTCACCATTGAACTTTAGAATGTTGAACAAGAAGCTTGCGACTGTTTTTCAGAATCCTTTGATACAACTTATCATCAATATCATTAATCAAGATCTTTGCAAGTTGATCTGCATCAGATACAGCTAAACAGTTGACGTTGGCTACAAACACGCTTTGAGGATGAGATATCCATTCTGTGTGAAGAATCAACACACAATTACCATGAATTGCTTCTAAAAAAGAATACTGTGTTCCTCCGCCATCTTTTTTGATGATAGACATATCAATCATGTATTTTGCATCTTTAAGAATCGAACATCCGTTGAATGATGGTTCTATTGTTTTCGGAAACTTGCCTTTCCAGTAATCGTGAAACTTGAGACTAGTAAGTTTATGATATACATACAAACGATTTTCACTCCCAAATAGATATATAGGAGGTTTGTTCGCATCCATCAACTGTTGATTTGCTTGCAACAAGATATCTGTGTGTTTGTCGAAATCAATTCTTGCAATAGATACGAATGGGTAACCCATTCCTACAGTAGTGGATGTTTCTGGAGATATATAAAATGGATGAGGCTTGTATTCTGCATTGATCTTGTATACTTGTTTGAGATATTGTTGCACTGATTTGCGAATAGTTATTACATGAAAGGTTTTCAACAATGGATCGCCATGTTCTCCAGATTGAACTAATGGATTTGGTTTCTTTTTGTTGGGTTGACATTCTGTTGGGTCATGTATCACGATGGATGTTGATTTGGGAAACTTCGGCAAGATATCCCAGTAATGTTTGTCAACTGCTGTGATTAATATATCTTTCGCTTGAATTGCATCTTCAACAGATACATTCTGATACTGAGAATCATATCCGAAACACCGTTTGTTTTTTTCTGTTCGTTTTGATACTTTGCATATAGGCGATTGTGTCAACTTGTGTAAGTGAGCGGTAAACGTAACCCAACCACCATATGTGGGTTTCGCTAGATAGAAAAGTGTAGATTCCATTATACAATAAAAAGATATCAGAGTGTTTAAGTTGATTTGTTTTTGTGTTTTTTGTGATGTTTGATAATAGATTCTGCTTTGTATCCAATACCAATGGAGACAAGAATACTTATTACAATAATTACAATTATATGATATGGTTTTTTATGTGCACTTCCTATATTTTCAAGACTTGTGATTGATGAACCAATATATGTTTCTAATGTTATGCTTGGGAGACTTCCTAAGAATGTTGCAACCGTATATGTCACAGGATTCACCTTGGTTGTTCCCCAGAAATAACTTATCATATGATATGGATAAATTGGAGGTAATCGAGACAATGCGACTAATTCAAACCAATCCCTTGTTGTAAAATCATCTTCACTATCTTGGAGAGATTTCAATGTATCATAATCTTGAATCATCTTGTTGACTTCATTTGTAAACTCATACCGAGACATGTAAAAAGATACGATACCTGATAGAGTGCAACCAATACTCGTAAGAACAACACCTTCACTTAAACCAAAGATGTAACCCGATACAAGATTTGGAATCGTTGAATCTTGAAAGACTAAATTCATAACAATTACAAATCCCACAAAATACAATCTTCCAACCAACCCGGCATCTGCTTTTCGCTTGATACTTTTGATGATTTGTAGCATGTATTTCTTTGTTTTGGGGTAATGCATCAACACAAACAAAAAGACAGGTATCAACACAACACTCGCTATCAGGAAAAAGTGTTTTGAAAACTGAGAAAAATGAACATGATATGAACTAACCATGCTGATTAAAGATATAATGTAAGAAACATTATAATACGAGTGGCTCTTTTTTCTTTTCAGGTGAAATATTTGATACACGGATAATCTTTTTTGAAGACAACTTACCCCCAGATTGATCACTCGGGAAATCATCTATGTTTGTTTCTTTTGTTTCTATTGTTTCTTTTGTTTCTTTTGGAGGTTCTATGGTATCCTGTTTACTATTTTTGTCTTTGTGTTCCTTAGGAGAGCCTGACTGAACTGATTGTTTAGGTTTAGCAAACATATTTGATGGAACCAGAATGTCTTCCATAAGATTTTTCTTTTCTGTGATCCCGATGCGTTTCTTTTCAGAAGATTTGCGTTTGGATGCTTTGTGAATTGTTTTTTGTTCACGGAAAAACTCAAGATCTTTTTGAATCTTACGACTTATCGGTTCATATAAGTTAGAATATCTGTAGGGTGTGTAGTTTACTGTTCCCAGTGTTTTTCTGGTTTTGCGATAACCTGCAAGAGATACACCCTCTTGAAAATCTCTTTGATTGATGCCGGGTTGATTTAAAGCCATATTGATAATTCACATATTATAATTTTCATGCTTAAACCTTTTCATACAAAAGACAAGATTGAAATCGGAATCGATGAAGCTGGAAGAGGATGTTTGATGGGTCCGGTATGTGTCGCAGCTGTGGTATTAAACCCCGAATGTGATGTATCTCCTCCTTATGAAATCAAAGATTCAAAGAAATGTTCAGAAAAAAAGAAACTTGCTTTACGAGAATACATAGAAACGTATTCCATAGCTTATTCTGTTAAGATGATCTCTGTAAAAGAGATTGATTCTCTAAATATACTGCAAGCCACAATGAAAGGGATGCATCAATGTATTGATGATATACGGAAAACATTGGAACCCGATAGTTTACTTGTAGATGGAACTTATTTCAATTATTATATGACAGAAGATATGGAATGTATACCCCATCATTGTATTGCAGGAGGAGATGACACGTATCAAAGTATCGCTGCAGCATCGATTTTAGCTAAAACTTATCGTGATGAATACATGAAACAACTTGTAAATGACAATCCTATATTACAAGAATATGGAATTGAGAAAAACAAAGGATATGGCACAAAAACACATATCGATGCATTGCAAACTCATGGTGTGACTGAATATCATCGTCGGTCATTCAAACCTTGTCAAAAATAAAATATGAATATAGTATAGAAGCGTGTATCATTATCATATGCTGTGTGAACCCGCTGTCAGATTTCATTCTTTTTCTCAACAACTTGAATTTTCTGATGAAGATTATTCTGTATCTATGAAATGTATCTCTACAAAAACATCTGACGGTCCCAATCCTTATTCAGTATTGCTTGGTTGGTTAACAAGTAGTTATTTAGATTATGGTAACCATGAACCAGAAATATATGTTCAAAGTATACCCAAATCTGTGATAAAGATGCATGGAGATACATTTATAAGAGATATTTCTCATATTTGTGAAAAATTGAAACATATGGATCATGTGCGTTTGTGTTGCAACTTGAAACATATTCGTTCTTCGGATCGTCATATGTTAAAAACTTTGTGTCAATGGATTCACATTGCACAACTTGAATTGAAATTAAGTGAGGATCATAAAGATTGATTGGGTTGATCTACAAGAGGTAGGTCGTATTCTAGAGGCCAACAATGTAACATTTCTGTATCGCCATTTTCAATATAAGCGATATGTTTATCTTTAAACTGTCCCAAGAAACTGCTGTGCGATACAATCGCAATGCGTTCTTGAGGCAATTCTCGTATATATTCTTTGACATCTTGTATACGATGATTTAATGCATCCAATGTTTCTCTTTGGGGAGTCCAATAAATATCATCTATCGATTGTATTTCTGAGAAATCTATGTCGGGAAACTCCACAAATCTTTCGTCAAGTGAAAGACGTTGATTACACGTTTCTTCTCCTATAGGATATTCTCTGATGTGTTCAATACATCTCATCGGAATGTTTTTTCTACGAAAGATCCCATGTGCTGTTTGAAGAGCTCGGAGCAATGGACTTACTAGAACCAATTGAATACCATATTGGTCAATGGTTTCGTGTAACTCATTACTTTGATCGTGACCTATATCTGTGAGTGGTGCATCAATGACTTCTTGAACGCGAAAGGCTTTGGAACCAATGATAGGAAACAGTTCGTTGTGATAGGCATGTCCATGACGAATCAAGAATAATTTCTTTGAGAACATCGTTTTGTTAGTATATTTTAAAAGATTAGACATGTTTAAATCTGTTTAATATTTTCCACTGCTTCTTCTTTAGACTTATAAATTTATACTAGTCTTTTTCTTACCGTGTCTCTTTCGTTGACTACACCTCCTACACTAGCAACAACTCTTCTATATTATTTGGGGTATTTATGAAATTGTATTACCCTTTGTAATCATAATTTATTTTCTTTTTAAATGTTTCTCATATTTAGACCAATCAAAATCACCCTTTTTCATAGCATCCTTATACCAATCTGTCATTAATTGTAATGTATTATCCTCACGATCAAGCATTCCTTCACAATCAAAATTACGACTTCCAGGATTTAATTTAGAATTTTTCTCTGTCTTTCTACACACTTTTACATACTCTCTTTGTATTTTGGTGGGTGGTTTTGGTTTCTCATCACCATAGTCAAATCCTTCAACATATCCTTTTTTCTTTTTAGATTCAATTAATTTATCATATGTTACATCTACTTTGGATCCATAGTCTTTTGTAGTCATTCTACCCAATGACCCTATCTTACCATAATGAGTTGTTATTTTTGTCCCATCTTTAACAATTCTCCAAAACTTATTACTTGAACCGAATATACTTTTGTATTCAAAATAAGCCGAATTACTCTTTGTTTTCTTTTTAGATTTTCCACCAGTCTGTTTCTCTTGTTTAATATTTTCCATTGCTTCTTCTTTAGACTTATAAAATTTCCCATGAAACGTTTTTCCAGGTAGATTTTCTTTAGTAGTCTTCCACAAGATAATATATTTATGTCTACCTATTGACTTTTTTATTTTGTGAGGATACAATTCGATTACTTTATTATTTTTGATACCATAATATGTCTTTCTTCCACGTTTTTGTGTTTTCTTTTTAGATTTTCTGACAGTCCTTTTCTTAGTCTTAGCCATTTATACATTATAAATATTTTTTATTCTCTCCAAGTTTTTTGAACCTTTAAATTACAACTTAGGATCAGTCACTAGCCGAGCGCCGACACTCATCGTTTGTAGTTCCTGTAATAACAATTTACAAGAATAAGGTATCTCCACAAGATCATCTGTATCTGTTGCATGAGGTGTGTCTGATATTATTCCTGTGTTGCGATTGATTTTGAGATTGTATTTGTCTGAACGAACCATCATGCTTTCTCTTAAAAATTTAGAGATTCCATGGGATAGTATACCATCGCGTTCCATTTCTCCGATGCGAAGGCCCCCATTGTTACTTCTACCTGCAGCTGGTTGACGAGTTAGATTTTGCAAGGGTCCTGTCGCACGCGAATGCATTTTATCAGAAACAATCAATTTGATTCTTTGGTAATATGTTGGACCTATGAATATTCGTGTTTTCAATTGTTCACCAGTAATACCAGAGTATAAGACTTCATCTCCCCATTCATCATAACCATATTTTTGCAATAATGATGCATAATCATGAATATCATTGTTTTGAAAGGGTGTCGCGTCTCCCAAGAATCCACCGATTGCAGCAGATTTACCTAGAACAACTTCTAACAATTGATTGATGGTCATACGACTGGGTATTGCATGGGGATTCACGATAATATCCGGAACAATCCCCTCTTTCGTGAATGGCATTTCTTCAGTTTTAAGTAACATCCCACACACACCTTTTTGACCGGGACGAGACGAAAACTTGTCTCCAATCTCAGGTATCTTTTGTTTACGTATTCTTACTTTGCAAGAACGAACATTATCTACATTTTTGTATACGATAACTTTATCCACTGTTCCTGAAGTGCCAAACTTTACTGTTTTTGCTGACACGTTCGTAACTTGCGACTTTCCTCCGCCAAATGATTTAGTGCATTTGCCAATGATTGCATCACTGGAAGTCACATACTTACCTTCGAGTGCGAATCCGCCTTCATCTAATGAATCATAATTGATAACAGTATTTTTCTTGATATTGGGTTGATATTTAGGATTACCAAAATACACTTTGTCTCCATTTTCTTGAACTTCTTCACTATCTTCATAAGAGCGATAATAAACTGATTGAAACATACCACGTTCAACAGAGCTTTTGTTTAAAATAACAGAATCTTCTTGATTGTAACCTGAATAACTTGCGATCGCGACAATACAATTGACACCATAAGGTAATTTGTCTACATCAGTGTATTGTTTGTAACGACTTGTAACTAATTGTTTTTGAGGATAATTCAAGATGTGTGCAAAGGTTTCAAACCGAGTTTGATAGGCGGCAGAATACAATCCCATGGCTTGTTTGGTTTGTTGTCCTGAAAACACATTCCGAGGATATTGAGAATGTTCTGGGAAAGGCACGTGATGTGTCAATGCAGATAATATCAAACTGGAATGTATTTCTGCATGAGTGTATTCATGTTTGTCTATTGAATATATGTCTTTTGCGATGAAACATCCTTCACTTTCTTGGGGATCAATCATTTCAATTGGACTTGCATTGGCTTCTAAAAACTCTAAGTAATCAGGATGTTTTATCTTGATTTGTGATAATTCTTCTTGAAAGTATCTTTCATCATAAATACTCAAATCAGGTATAAGTGTTCCCATGTAACCTCTTGTGAGTGAAGACCAATTGAGTGCCGTGCTGTAATCTCCTTCTATCAATTCATTGGTTCGCAAAGGACCAATTTTCTTGAGACGAAGAAGGGGGCGAAGTAAACGCCCTGAATCAGTAAATACAAAGTATTCACTCTTATCAATGTCCCAATACAAACTTGTATGAGGATGAATAAATGAATTTAATTTCAACAGTTTCATGATTTTAGACAAGTAAGCGGGCATACGATGAATTCCAATCAAAGTTCCATTCAAAAACACTTTGATTGACCCACCTAGATCTTCAGATGTAATTGCCTGATTTGGTATCATACCATGATCTAGCAAACACGTATATAATGATTTCTCAGCTACATGAAATGAAACCGATGAACCCACAGTTAGATGATTGATAATACCCACATTGCCGCCATCGGGTGATTCCGATGGACAAATAAATCCCCACTGAGAGTTGTGAAGTTTCCTCGGACCAATTGATTTGGAATCGTTGGGCAATGGGGTGAGTATTCTTCTGATATGTGATGTATATCCCAATGCTGAATTACGATTGAGCGGTTGCACAATACCTTGTCGTTTACTCATTGCAGTTCCAAAGGCAGCACCAAAAGATTTCAAAAAGGTTTCCATATGTCTGGCATTGAATATCTTGCGTTTGTTTTCTTCTGATATCATTTGATAAATGTCATTGTTATACATCTTGAAATTGAATTTGTATTCTTTGTCAATCTTGAGTGATACATTTTTCTGAAATCCAGAATAAAGTTCACGATACAATTCATATAACAAAGAACCTGCTAGATCGATTCGTTTACGTGAATACGAATCTCTATCGGTTTCTTTATAAATTCCCAGGTGAGTCATGAGCAATGTGCGAACTGCGTAACCTAGATAGAACCCTTTATCTCGAAAATCTTGATAGTTGGGTAATAAATTATGAGTCAGCAGATTGAGTGCATTGATTGTTTCTTTTTCTTTGGTGCACTGAGCAATCATGTATAATGCTGCTCGTTGGTCATATATGGGTTGACCATCTTTGAAACTAGGTAACAAGGCATCGTATAATCTTGATTTCAAAGAAGGTTCATCATTATCATACACGATAGTTTTGTAGATTTGTGAATCATTTACAAATCCTAAAGCGCGATACACCACTGATAAGGGTAGTTTAATCTCAATACCAAGTATACGGACCGCAATTCTATATTCGATTCTTCGAGATTTGAGTTTCGTCTCGGAATTCATCTGAAACTCCTCTTGTTCTTCTTGATCACCTTCGCTTTCTTGCTTTTTTCCGGGAGCCACGATAGTGCGATTCAATGTGATTGTATTGTTGCGAGAACTTTGAAATCCTTGATTACTTACAGATTTTATAACCGCTTGCATAGGGATGGCTTCATTTGAAGTTTTGTTGACATACAAAATATTATCAATTCGTTTTTCTTGAGAGATAATAACTTTTTCTGCGCCTTTGATGATAAAATATCCACCTTGTTCATAGGGATCTTCTCCGACTTCTGTCAATTTCACAGGATCTAATCCATTCAAAGCACACAATTCACTGCGAACCATGATTGGAACAATTCCCAAATCAATTTTCTCTAGGTTGCGAAAGTTTATTTCACCTGTTTCATTGTTTTGAAATACGATACCAATATCACAAAATACAGAGGAACCATATGTGTATCCTTTCAATCGTGCCACATTGGGCCACATCACTTGAGATACATTTTCACCACTTTGAGGATCTTCCACATATTCAATGGGTGATGAAATATATATGTGATCTGTATCATTGTATTTGTCTAAACTACCATCTTCATGTAAAGATTCAATACGACAACCATAATACATACTGATTTCATATTTGAAGATACCTTTGGCTTCATTGATAGATTCTTTAAGAATACGTTGAGGATTTTCTCTTTTAAGTATGTATTGCAAACCATTCGTAGGCGATGATATAAATTGATTAAATGAGTCAACAGCATGTTGACTTTTCCAAAGGGGTCGGTCGCGAAAAAACGTGTCTATCAAGAGAAAGGGATCCAATGGCTTTATATCGCTCAAGACAAGCTTATCAGGTGATTCGCTCATTATAGTAATCCTGTAGATTAAAATGAATTATTAAACCAAAATAAGAGGTTTAGAATACTAGAATAAAGTCTAAGGATAAGGTAACGGGATGCCCAAAAATCAACTGTTTAAGATCAATCCTGATCAACAGGTGGTCAACAAAATACTAGATGCCTTTGGCTTGACTGGGTTAGATGATACACGATATTTCTCTCGTGAATATATAACAGAAGAGGGTGTGGTCTCCAAACTACATACATTTCAAGATGAATTACAAGAATATTATATGAAATGCAAGAAAAATTGGTATATACCGATTCGTAATGAAAAAAAAGCAATTACAGTGCTCAGACAATTTATCAAGCCTTATGGATACAAATGTCAAGGCACAGAAAAAAGTGTCGGGGGAGAAAAAACCATGATGTATCAATTGGTATTAGTTGAAAGAGAACAGTTGTCACCGAAAGCAGATGTGAAGCGTGAGTTTGTATTAACATTTGATTAGTGCTTGTTCGTAACAGATTCTAAAAGACAGATATGATGAATCGCTCTTTTGTATTTGTGTGACTGAGGAGGGTAAGTCTCAAGTATCTTGTAATTGTGTGACAAAAGTGTTTGTAAGATCGACCTTTGTTCTGAATGTGTTTTCTGAGGCATTGTAGATACTAGTGTTGTAAATGTATTTTTAAGTATTTTCATGTATTGTCTCAAATTTAACGTCTTTTTCTGCGAGTTTGTTTGCGACTCTTTTTACGAGTTTTCTGGCGAACAGGTTCATTAACCATATAATAGTTTACACCATCGCTTCTTTTTTCAGGTGGAACTCCCACAAATCGAAATCCATTACGTTGATAGCATTTGATACCTCCTATATTAGGATTACTTGCTGTAACGCGCACATTCAAATAAATAGGAGCTTTTGGATACTGTTTGCGACAATGTTTGACAAGAGCTTTCGTTAATCCTTTACATAATCCATTGTTCCTGGCTTCTGGGTGAACCGCTATGGAATGCACATGATATTGTTGTGGAGATACATATTTTGGATCCACATCATAGGTTTTTAATTCTGCGAAAGCCAGTCCCCACGCAGTTCGGTCTTGTTTGTCAAACGCAATAGACAAGATAGTATCTGCAGAAAAGTTGTCAAGATAAGGTATGTCACCCTGTTCGAATGATATATTACATATCTTGGTAAGTCGTTGTGTAAGTGAGAGATCACTTGTAACCTGTTGAAGTGTCATTGTTTCATAAACACAAGATACTATTTTTCTTTCATAAGATATCTTGTCAGGAATCTTTTCTGGAGATTCTTGAGCGGATTCCATTGTTTCAAATACAGGTGATTCTGAATTTAAGTTTGGTTTGTCATTCATTATATATAAAGATAACTATAGAAAAAAGAAAAGGACATGCAACATTTTTCAGAACAAGAGTTACATGATATTCGTGAATCAACTGAGTTTCAAGAAGGTTACAGCAAATACAAGGAATCTTCAAAACCACTCCAAGAACTGACGCATTTTGTGGATAGTATCAAACTGAATTCCAAGTATTTTCGATTGACGATGAATACGCAACAGAGAGGTAGACGACACCGAAATCGTAATTTAGGTGAAGACACGATAGCCATCAAAGAAATCAATAGTTATCTTAACAAATTGACTGATAAAACACTAGACAAAATGACACAGAAAATCCAAGAAAGGCTATCAGGAAGAGAATATCTTAAAGAATTGATATTCCAATCAGTGATTGACAAATGCTTGTTGTATACAATGTATATTCCAAGTTATCTACAATTAGTCAGTGATTTACATATGGACAAGCAATGGGTAGCACCTTTTATGAAACTCGTTGAGAATAGTTATCAACAATTAGTGAATACCCAAACAAATCAGGAGCAGAGTGATTACTTACAGTTTTGCGACAAAAATAAACGACTTGACAAATTGATAGGACATTCATTATTGATGCTCGAATGTGAAAATCGTAACATGGTAAAAAATCAAGTTCATCCCCGTCTGAATGAGATGTTAAAAACAATGAAAACAAGCGAAGAAGAAGAAAGATACAAATGTGTGCAATGTTTATATTCCGTATTCAAAGAATTGTATGGAGATTCTGATTTACCTGAAGGATACCGATCGCCACTTCGCGAATTGATCTCAACCGAATCTTCTATGAAAATCAAGTTTAAAATGATGGATATTGTCGAGAGAAGATAACTCGCGTTCTAGCTTGGATACAAACTTATCTGACTTATCAAATGGACGCATCCACCTTTGCCTATGTCGATGCTGGCTTCGCGCCAGTGCCAGTGGATACAAACAGCAACAATTCAATGAATATCAATGTGATGCAACAACAAATCAATCAGGATTTGGTGAGACGAGACCCACAGCAGTTAGCAGACACTCACGCGTTAATAGATGAGATATCAGAAATACGTGACAAGTTGTATCCTTATATTGAAGGAATTCATAGACAAGAAATAGGATGTGAAAGCAAAGAATTACATGCGATCAAACAAAGCTTGCATGCAACTATACAAACAGTCAAAGATGTGTATTTACACATGAATACACAAATGAAAAAAGTAGATACACTAGAAAAACAATACAAAAATGAATTAGACACGGTTCACAGAAATGTATCGAAACTCACTGATTTTATTGATTTTCTAAACATATTGATTGCGAAACATGATGATTTAGATATCACAGAAATTGTCAAGGGCATTCGCACAATTATCCATACATTAAGTGATAATACGAGTATCAAACTATTACATGATTCGTATAAGTTTGAATCATCGTTATTACAATATTATATTGAGCATTTTGTGAAACCTATCAACGGAGGAAATATGGGCACAACTTGTAGTATATGCATGCAACGAAGTGTGAATCGTTTCTTGGATCCGTGTGGTCACACAATATGTAGTGAGTGTTTACAAGAATGTCAGGATAGTTGTTTTATCTGTCGTTCTCATATAATTCAAAGTAGACCTTTATATTTGTAGTAGTAATTCAATTATGTTATTTATTTTCAAACTATTTATAATGAAAGACAAAATGAATATTAAAACAATAGTAGATTATGTAAAAGATAATATATTCGCCATAATATTTATTAGTATAATCCTTGTTTGTTTGTATATGTATAGTAATACTGAATCAAAATATCAATTATCCGACAAATTAACAGAGAAAGATATTCAATATTTAAATTATGGCCAAAGAGTTATGACAGATATATTACGAGAATTTGATAGAATATGTAGAAAATATGATTTAAAATACTGGTGTATCGGTGGAACCTTAATTGGAGCAATCCGTCATAAGGGTTGGATCCCCCACGACGGAGACGTAGATATTGCTATAACAGAAAATGATTATCATAAATTGAAAACAATAATCGTTAATGAATTACCAGAAACGATGTATTTTCAAACTCCAAAACAAGCAGGTGGATACGCTGGGAAAATTAGAGACAAACGAGCAGGATATGTCGATTGGGATTTAGATCATGTTCAATTGGATATATTTATTGTAAAAGAAAAAGAAAATATATTAATACCTACCTATAAATACAGTGATACATTTGACGGAGGGACCCCTCATAATCGGAATATGATATTTCCCTTAAGAGAAACTATGTTTGAAGATATTAAAGTTTATATACCAAATCAAACTGAGAAATATTCAACAAATTCTTGGGGAGAGTATCCTCCTAAATTACTCCCCATAAAAGATAGATTCCCACATGAGGGTAAAATCGTCCCTTTGTAGCCAATCAACGATTTCTTAAGTTGAGAAATAATTAGTCGTGATAAAAGAGTAGAGAGTTACAATTGTTTGAGTAGTTCTTGAAACATCATGCGTTTGTCCTTATTTGTTTTACGACGATGGCGTAAAAACAGGTAATAGTCTGTTTTAACGTAACATAAATTACATCGAGGATGTTTGAGTGTGACAGTATCATCCGTTATTTTGATACATTTCCCTTTAGATTCTACTAATCCTGTTTGTTTGGATACCAAAACAATATGATCTCCTAAATACATCATATCATCCCTGTCATCATAATATACAACATTGTATAATTCACTCACAGTCTTTTCGGGTAAAAACTCACGCAATACTTGATCCGTATTTTGATATAATGACAACAATGACTTCAATGGCTCCATGAAATGATTTAGAGTATTTTACTACCTAATGTATAAATGCTTCAAGACTTAGCGAAAATACATAAAGAACTGGAAGGATATGTGGAAGTGGATAGTGATTACGATTTCTCGAAAAATGTTCATATCAAGTATTTGACACAGAAAAAGGGCACTCAGGGATTTTGTAAGGGAGGGAAATTCAAATGTCGTGGAAACAACTCATTGATCTTGTCTGCCAATCTTGCGACATGGCCTGTCAAGTTGATACATTACAATGCAGATGCATCTGTAGGATTTGTAACACGTTTATTTGTCCCTGAAGATTGTGAGAATTGTCCCACACCTTCTCAATCTGTCTCAGAAAAGACCCTTACACAAACAATAGAATATCAACAAAGTATCATTGAAAAAATGACAGATAAAATAAAACAACTAGAAACAAAAAACTATGAAATGCAACAAACTAAGCAACAATACGAACAATTGTTACAACAAGGGAGAGAATCTCTACAACAACTGCAACACAAATATCAAACATCTCTTGAAGCTGTCAAAGAAAGCCAACATATGATTCAAAAGTTGTCACAAAGTCATCCTCTAATGAACCCAATCGATTGATCTTGTTTTTTTTCAAAGATATAATATATTCATGAGGAAATATCAGAAGACGCATAGAAAACCCAAGCGGGCAAAAGCGGGAGTCATGGCTGGAATGGCTTCTATGGCTCTGGCTCAAAATATATGGGATCTAGGGCGCTGGACTGGCGAAAATGTATTTCTACTACCTAAAGATAAAATCCCCAGACCTTTACTTGAAATTATTAACGATTATGCTTCGAAAGCGGCAGCGCGGACAGGAAAGTTTGTAATAAAAAAAACCAAAGATGGTGTGCTATTCACTGTCAATGCATCCGTTGATGCTTCCGGAAAAGCAATAAGTGATATACACAAGTATATCAAAACAGAAGCATTGAAATTCATCTCGGGGGCACAGGCATCCGCACAGGTGCCCGATCCAAGAAATGCTCTTAACGACTCATGGGAGGATGTTGGTAAATATGCGTATAAACATCCTCGAAGGGCTAGTTCCAAAAAATCTACTAAGTTAAACCCAAAGCCAAAGAGAGCCCGTAAATCTAAGCCAAAGAGTGTATACAAACAAAGACCTCTAAGAGCCACGGTAAGACGTCGTAAAAGGACCAAAAAAGATAAAAAAGGTCGGACGAAAAAATCGAAAAACACGAAAAAATATACATATGCGCAAAGAAGACTAGAGAATGCAGAACAAAGATTAGCTATTGCAAAAGGCATAAACAAAAAAAATGTTAGAAAGCCACTAAAATTAGGAGATTTGAATCCAGATTTATTGGAATTGATAAGAGATAAACTACAGGGTTCACATGCGAAAACATTAGAAGAAATCAGAAAAGCAGAAGAAGAAGGAAGAAAAAAGGAAGCAGAAAAAATGATAGCAGATATGTATGAAGAAATGTATGGACCTGGACCTGGATCTGGTCCAGATGATTTAGGAGAACTGTATGATGATATTATGAATGATTCAGATGATTCATAAATTATGTTCCTGTCTTTGAATAGCCTATCGGTTGTTTGTTAGATAATACTCATATATTACGATAATGATTTGAATAATCATGTGTGGGTATCACTTGCATCCCCTTGTAAAATGAATATATGTTTGTTTGTATATTGGAATATCTCTCTGAATTGTGTTGTATACCTAGAGTTGTCTCCACATTGTTTAGAGATCGATTCAAACCATCATGACTTAAATCAATCTTTGGTGGATCGGTTAGCAATGAAAATCCTTCGTAGGTTGTATACGAAAAAACCAAAAACAGTGCGATTATCATCCACAAACGCACCTTCATTTACAATGATATAGATTTATTATATGATTAGACACCCGTGCTGCCAAATCCACCCTCACCTCGGGATGTTTCACTTAATGTATTTACAAGATTCATCTTGATCGGTCCCAATGTAGGAGAACAGATTTGTAACAATCGTTGTCCTTTTTGGATACTATAGGGTTCATCTCTGATATTGTCAAACGCTCCCATCAGATTTCCACGATATCCTCCGTCAATGATTCCAACTGAGTTTGCAAGACGCAAACTAGTTTTTGACAAGGATGACCGGGGATACATATAATACGATACATTGTGACCGTCTACGAGAGCCTCACATCGGATCTCTAAATCGACAAATACAGTTTGTCCGGGTTCTACCGTGATATCTCTTGGACAAAACAAGTCCAATCCAGAATCACCTTCATGAAAGGTCCCGTGTGAATCATACATTTGTTTGACATCTTCAGAAATCGGTAGAATACGTAACTCCATATCTAGTTGTTATATGTAACAAGAATGTGTTTAAATGTGTTACGATAAATATCAATTGCCATATCTTATTGTGATATCAATATGGAGGTTCTTACATATTTGATACAAACCACATAAATTGATAAAGATTATCAATGTGTAAGGATTGATTTCAAAATGAGAGTTTATCTTATCAAGTGAGTAAGCTAGAAGCGCAAACCCTGATGTAATTTCAATATCATACATCTTTATGTATTCTGGTATGTTTTGATGAATATGTGTATACTAAATATCAAATTTGTATACATAAATTTAGTAAAGAACCTCAAAACCATTGCCTCAGTTTACCAATGGTTTGTCACGGATTCTGTTTTAATTGAGACGTGACTATCTTCCTCAACCTCCTCCGGTCCTCAATCCGGCGCCGAGTTGAAGCGTGGGTGGAGAACCGTCTCATCTCCCCCCACCCTGACGAATCTTTCTTGCGCGTTTGTAACTGCGACGGGTCTTGCTTTGATTGACACGACGACGTCTCATACGACCTGAACTCTTTCTGCGAGAAATCCTGCGAGAAATCCTGCGAGAACTTCTGCGAGAATACTTCCTCCTGTTCATGTATGGTGTATATTAGATTATATTCACATGTATCTAATATATTGAAAACAGATTCACAACTCTCTTCTGCATAGGGGACAATTATTGTGCATGCCTACCCAATCTCTCACACAATTCAAGTGAAATACATGATTGCAAGGTAACACAGCAACTCTGTCATCAGAACGATATTCTTCTAAACAGATTGAACATTCTGGAAACAATGGGTCTTCTAGATCATCTGATGTCAATGTTTTTTGTATGATTCTTTGTGTGTAACGATATACACGAGGAATCGGTTGTCGTTCTCCTTGTATTGTTCTCTGATAGATAGTGTATAATTTAATACATAAACATGTCACGAAACTTACAGAGACCAACAAACTAAAGGGAGTCACCATAAAGGTCCCTCCGTGATACACTCGTGTATCATTTTGATAGATATCTGGTTTGTGAGGAGGCAAATCAGTATACTCATCAACATAAGAATCTTGAGTTTCTGATGTTTCGATAAAATTGAATTCCATGTGTCTTTCTATCATTTACATAGATTAGAGATAATTATTCTCAAAGAAATCGTTTAGGATTCGCTTTCAATATTCGGAGACAAACATAACTTGATTTGTCCGAGATTCGCTACATCATATCGTATCACCAATGGGTAATCGTTTTTGATATACAAATGTATCAAATTGCACAAATTGGTGCATTTTGTAAACAAAGACAAATACTTGAGTGAAAATACACCTTGGATGGGTTCTTCCGGTTTGGATTTCACCGAAAATGAAAGACCATTCTGTGTTTCTGACAGCACTGTTTCTTGTTCTGCAAAATCTCCTTCACACGATAAGATAAGATTCTCACCACTGCTTTTGATTTCTATCTTATCTCCAATATTTGTCATGTCCCGAATCAACTTTTGAAAGTCACTTGAAGGAAGAGTCAACTCTGTTTCAAACTTGGCCGGAGGAATACTTATCTCCGGATGGGGTAAATCCAACAGATTTAATCGAAATATGGTTTGACTTTGCTTTTCCATATTGTTGATCTTTATTGAGATACGATTGGGAGACATCTTAGGTATCGCCATTGTCAAGATATCATTGTTCCCCATAGTTTTGATAAGTTTGTATAAATTGTTCATATTCAAACCAATCACAGTCTTTTCTGGACAATAATAATGTTCAAACTTGTCCGCTTCTAATTTCATATGTATCAAAACGGTATCAGAATTATCTGTAGCCATCATCTTGATGCCCGTAGGTTCAAATATCAAATTGGTGTCTGTGAGTATTTCTTTGAGTGCTTCCACTAATACGCGAAAGGCACCCGATTGCACGGTTTTAACTACTAAGAGATGCTCTGTATCACTCATTTCTCTGACTGGTTAAGATAATCTTTAAATATATTTTATCAGTGTGATTTAAACATATATGTTCATTACAATAAATAACAGGGGATCATGGCAACAGGGATATTGAAGCAATATCTTGACATACACAAAGAATATTCAGAAAAATATGGAGAACGCACTGTTGTGTTGATGTTGGTGGGTAGCTTTTATGAAATGTATGCTGTATACAATGAAACGATTCAAGTGGGTCCCGATTTGAAATTGTTTGCTGATATATTGAACGTCGCGCTCACTCGTAAAGATAAAAAAGACAAGAAAAAAGAAGGAACATGTTATAAGAATCCTCAATTGGTCGGATTTCCCGAAGTCTCTTTGACCAAGTATCAAGATATATTATTGAAGAATGGATACACTATTGTTATGGTGGAACAAATCACGCCTCCACCGAATCCTGAAAGAGCGGTGACAACTGTATTGAGTCCATCTACAGTTATGGACATATACGATACTCGCGATTCAAATCACTTGATGTCAGTATTTATCAGTTCGTGTAGGGGTGCGGAAAATACAACTGCATATATGGCTGGAGTGTCTACGATTGATGTAGGAACTGGGCGCAATTGGGTTCACTTTGTCACAAGCAGTGTCAAAGATGAGACTATATGGAAAGATGAAATTTATCGGTTGATACATAATTATTCACCATCTGAAGCGATTGTTCATAGTGACACATTACACACAAAGCAATTGAGTGAATTATGTCATGGTTGGGGATTACCGGAACAGCATGTAAAGATAGGCTTTTTCACTGATAAAGAATACATGAAAAAGAGTATACAAGAAAGATATTATCAAAAGGTGTATCCATCACACGGACAAATGAGTGCAATTGAATATGTCGGATTGGAAAAACATCCCGAGGTGTTATTGTCACACTTGTATATGATTGAGTTTGTGTATCAACATATGGCCACAAACGTTCGTGATATAGATATACCTTGTTTCAAAGAAACAGAAGGAACACTCGTATTAAGTAACAACTGTTTGTATCAATTGTATTTGATTGATACCAAAGAACACACGCAAGAAAAGTATAGTTCTATATTGTCTCTCTTGAATCGTTGTCAAACAGCTGTGGGAAGAAGATTGTGCAAAGAAAGATTGTTATATCCTATATTAGATTCAGCCACTCTGGATCACAGATATGAATGTGTCGATCAATATCGTAAAACAGACAGGTATGTTGAGATACGTTCTCATTTGAGGAATGTAAACGATATAGAGCGCATGTTTCGTAAAATGGGTGTAGGTTTGATTACACCACAACAGTTTGCCAATATGCATGATAGTTTGGTATCGATTCTCAATACACACGAGTGGGTTATAGAACACATACCACAAAATGAATGTTATCATAATCAAAAATACAACGAGACACTTGCGAAAACAAAAGAAATGATAGAATCCTACACAAAAGTATATGATTTGTCGGTGCTTGGAGTTAGTTTACCCAATGATATTGATCAGGCTATTTTCAAAAAAGGATATTGTAAACCACTAGATGATTTATTTGAGACTATGAATCATTCTACTGAAATGTTATACAAGATAGCCAGTGTCTTAGGGAAACTGATTGATAAAAAAGCAGAAACAATCAAAGTTGTGTATCAAGATAAACAAGGATATCTACTGAAAATGACACAAAAACGTGGAACCACGCTCAAAAAGAGTTTGAGTAATTTACCAAATGATTACACATTTCGGTTTAAGGTAGCCAACAAAACACTGTTAATACACAAGGCAGATATCAATGTATCAGGTCACAACAAAGAAAGCAAAGTTTGTTTTCATGAAATCGATACATTGTCGTCTACAATTATGTCAACAAGATATCAAATTACATCTCACAACAACAGTGAGTTTATAGCATACAACAAACAATTGCATGCAACTTATCACAATTTATTTCAACAGATGGTTGATTATCTTGGAGAGTTAGATTTGTATTCGACACAAGCATACTTGTCAATCAAATATGGATATTGTCGTCCCAAAGTAGATGAAACTACAAGTGAAAGCTATCTCGATGCAAAAAGTATTCGCCATCCATTAGTCGAGCGCGTTCAGGATGATGAACCCTATGTCCCCAATGATGTCACCTTACGTGAAAATGGAATGTTGTTGTTTGGAACAAATGCTTGTGGGAAATCAACACTCATGAAAAGTATCGGTATCGCGATCGTCATGGCTCAAGCAGGTTTTTTTGTAGCGTGTAGTGAGTTTACTTATTCTCCTTATACTCAATTGTTTACTCGGATTCTAAACAATGACAACTTATTTCAAAAACAATCCTCGTTTGCGGTTGAAATGAATGAGTTGCGTTCCATCTTAAACAGATCCAATCGCAAATCTCTCGTATTGGGAGATGAATTGTGTTCTGGAACAGAAAATGTATCCGCAATATCAATTGTATCTGCGGGATTACATACACTGTCTACAAAAAGATGTTCCTATATATTTACATCACATTTGCATCAGTTGACAAATGTAGACTTGGTGAAAAACAATGATAGATTGAGAATTTGTCATTTGAAGATTGAATATGATGTCAATCAGGATTTGTTGATATATGATAGAACTTTGTCAGACGGTTCGGGTCCTCCGGTGTATGGATTAGAAGTATGCAAAGCAATGCATTTAGATTCTGAATTTTTAGCAGAGGCGCGGAAGGTTCAGTTGTCATTGATGGGCGAATCATACACTCACCTGAATTTCAAAAAGTCAAATTACAACACGAGTGTAGTGATGGATAAATGTGAAGTGTGTAAGAAACGACCTGCCGTAGAAACACATCACATAAAAGAACAACAAACATCAGATATTCACAAAATGCAAGGACATCATCATCAGAATATTGCACACAATCTGGTCCCTTTGTGCAAAGAGTGTCATGCAAAGGTGACATACAATCAATACTGTATCCAGGGATACAAACAAACCAATCACGGATTACAACTAATGCATCACGACAATCTATCAGAAAACAAAGATAAAAGTTCAAGAAAGAAATATTCTCCACAACAAGTCAAAGTGGTGGAAACTTATAAAGACAAGTTAGACGTAGGTTGGACACAAAAGAAATGCATACTTGATTTGAAACACAATCATGAGATACATATATCCGATACAACCTTCCGGAAAATAATAACAGGTAATTACTAACTACTTCTTTTCATAAATCATTTATTTCTCTTTGAAACACGTCTTTTTATATTATATAATACATAATACATATTTTATATGAAGAGATATAAGTCAACTAAACGAAATAAAACCAAACAACGAAGAAAAACTCATAAGACACGTATCAATAAAAGAAGAAAAACGCAAAAGAGACGTATCAATAATAGAAGAAAATATGATATGAAGGGAGGAATGCTAAAAAAACCGACGATTCAACCTGAACCGGGTCCTAAACCCATGCCCCCCTCTGCTCCAGAAATTGACCCAGAAAGAGGTGAATTAATATCAAGTTTTGAAGAAATTAGGTATAGGAAATTGTATTTATTTTCAGGTTCTGATGATACATTGTATATGTATATGGATGTGCCAAGGGTTGAAAAACCTTATTACAAAAGTGATGTTCAATCGTTTATAGAGGATCATCGTTGTAATGCATGTGAGCTAAAAATGAACGAATGTATAATACAATATTGTAAAAAAGATAAATACAGTAGTTATTATAATGATATAATTTTGTATAGAGCGAATTTTGATAAAAACAATTATCTATGCTGTGAGGAGAGTTATAAGTGGATAGAGACGAATATATATTTATTTGAAGGAGCTTTTGATTATATCAACTCTATTTACAACATATATGAAATAGACGAATGGCCTGCAGAGTTAGCCTATCCTACCGTGAGAAACGGGTCACATACAATCCTCCCAGTAATCAAAGAACGATTGGAATCGGAGGCGTTGTAATTGGCCATATTCTGGTTACGTTTGTGGACAGAAGGTGCATGTGTGAAACTTTGACATATTAACTACTTAATTCATGATCTTTGACTATACATTTATCAGCTACATAAAACGGTGGATATTGTTTCAAAACTGTTTGAATACTTTCTTGCGTTTGTGAGGTTCTCATCCATACTTTGATAATGTTAAACTCTTTTTTAGGAGCGATCGACACACCATTTAACAATTCTGTGTCATCTGTGTTAAGTAATATATCTTCTGTTAGGATACGATCCACTATATTGTCCCAATGTTCTTTTAACACTCCCCCTGGAACTTTGTAGGATACACAACATCCTTCACGATTATCCGGATCTTCCCATGTGGGAAAGATGTCATCTCTCATCAGAAAAAACATACCGTTTTGAAGATGACGTTGCTGTATGATCTCTCGGATCCCCTGAAGATCATAGAGATTTTGGAGAGTAAATATATGTTTGTAACTGCTTTTGGTCCAGCTTTTGTCTTCAATGCTGTGATACCACAGGTTCCAGGGTGTATTCAGAGATGTGGGTTTCATTGAATACCTACTACCAAGGGCTAAAGAAAATATCTTTAAATGAACGTTCTTTATACATGATGTAAATTTGAAAAGCTAATATATCAATATCGTATATAGCTAATTATGTTGCAAGTGTTGCCGGAGGGTTATGAAGAAGTAAAAGAAACTATGTATGGAGAAGGAACGAAACGTTCCAAAACAAAAGAAAATGATTATTACCTTGAGATAACAAGTGATACAAAAAATCTTACAATGGGATATTATCCAATAACACGACTGCCATGCATCCATCCTCCGAACAAGAAATTTACCACAACATATCAGTATGAGATAAGGAAATCTTCTAAAAAAACATGTAACTTCAATCAAACAAATACGAAAGCGTTTCGGATATACAAGAAGAAATTGTCGCCAACCACTTATACATTTCACCTTGGAGATTGTTTAGAGAAACTCAAACAAACGCCTGATAAGAGTGTGAATATTGTTATCACGAGTCCACCATACAATATTGGTCTTAAGTATCACAAATATTCCGATAAAAAGCCGAGGGATCAATATCTAGGATGGATATGTGATATATTTGTTGAATTAAAGAGAATCCTCACAGATGATGGACATATCTTTCTGAATATGGGATATACGAATCGTGATCCATGGATTGCAATGGAGGTAGCTCTCAATCTTAAAGATATATTAGTTCTTCAGAACAATATCACATGGGTCAAGAGTATAAGCGTCCCTTCTGAAAAAGACAAAACAAGTGTCGTGACACATGGGCACTTCAAGCCTATCAATTCAAAAAGGTATATCAACGTGACAAATGAAAATATTTATCACTTTACAAAAACAGATGATATCCTAATCGATCGGTTGTCAGTGGGAGTTCCCTACAAGTGGAAATGCAATCTCAAGAATCGCAAGACTGGTAAAATAAAACCAGATATCCGTTGCAAAGGCAATACATGGTTTATACCTTATGAAACGATCCAGAACAAGAAAGAAAAAGGATATCATCCCGCGACTTTCCCAGAGGGATTAGTAGAGCATTGTATCCGCATATCGGGTATAAAAAAAGGAACTGTTCTGGATCCATTTATTGGAAGTGGAACCACTGTCAGAGTCGCAAAAAAACTGACGGATACAAATGAAGACTATTCTCTGTCAGGTATTGGCATTGATGTAGATGAAACTTACATAGAATACTGTAATGAAACATTACATGTTTAGCTGCTTAGCTTCTTCACTGTATTGAAAATGTTTTATAAGAGATTCATACATTTTCTTGGCACTTTTTCCACACTTTGTGAGTTTGTGTTTGTCTATGATTTCTTTATACACTTGTCTTTTCTCACTCTTAGTCATCTTATTAGAATGATGAATCTCCCCGATTTGTTCAAGTGTGTATGTGGCCGGTATAGGTGTGTTCTTAGGTTTTTTAGGTTTCTTCGGTTTCTCGATTTGAGGATATATCTCTTTGTTAGACATATGATATTCAATCTTGACATTCAAAACCTTGTGATAGAGATCTATCACGTCGACTTTCCGTATTTTTTTTCCATCGTGAGAAAATCCAATCAACAAGTGAGGACAAGATTTAGTTATTTTGGTAAAACTAGACATGTAAAATGCGCGAAAACTGCTATCCTGAGTTCCTTCTTTATAAAGCTTCACTTCAACATAGGCTTCGGTGGATTTAATGTAATCATCAAGCGTGTTTTTGTCTTTTACATCTGTGCCGTATATAAGGTCTGGATATCCTGCTGACTGTTTCTTGTTGTTAACAGTCCGCGGCCTTTGAAAATTATCTGGATGAATATCGATCAGTCTATCTTCAGTTTTGTTTCCGTTCTCGTTGATGCGAACATCTTTCAATTCAGTTCCCACAAGTTTTTCTGCTAACTGCTGTTTTATATAGTCAATCATAGTTGTGGGTGCCTCTATTACAGTGAATGGGCTGTTGTTTTTGATGACATCGATAAATGATATCTTATCTTTGTTGTTTGGAGGACACTTTAGTTTATGTAATATTTCCTCGGGGATATGTATACCTTTTTTCTGTATACAATCTAGCAATTCTTGTGACATGAAGCTTGTTATGTTTGTGTTTCTAAAAGTTTTAAATCCCATCAAATTTAAATATGAATGGACACATATTATCGGAATTCATAAGAAATGAGTTTCACAAGATTTACAGTTATATTACTCAAAAAACGGTTCAGCCATTATCACCTAAGTTGTCTCCAAGTGTGCCAACAGAGACAACTGGTAATATTTGTATTACCACAACCCTTTGTGCATGTGAAATGAGCGCTTATCCAGAAGATTATCTCCAAGCATTATACCACCAAGTAAAATAAGTATCACTCGTTATACAAGCCTGTAACAACGGTTCAGATGATTCTTGAGAATAAAACCACTGAGGAGGAATCCATAATAGTTGATTGGGTTCGAGTGTGATTTTATGAGACAATTTTTTGATAGAGGTTGTTTGTAACTCTTCAGCATGTTTGGGATTCACAAGATACACCTTACTTGTTCCTTGAATCTGATAGAGTAGTGTATTGTTGTGAACACTTTGACTCAAAGTTGTCACAGTAGGACCTTTCCAGGCACTCAGATCACACTTTGTATACCATGACATCTTTTCTGAAAATGCCTGAATCACAGGTTCTAAACAAGAATGCAATCCACTGTCTTTGCATAGTTTTTGATTACGATACACATTGACTTTATCAACCTTAGGATCAGTTAATGTAGACAACAACACATGTTTTCCTTGATCAATCACAATATATCCTGGATTTTCATGAACTAAGATATCATGTGATAATTGTTTTGAACATTCGACATTTTGTATAACAATGGGTTGTTTTTCGATTAACTGGTTGTGTAGCTCCGCTTTGTTGAGCGTGGGTAATTTCTGTATTGTTGCATGAAGATTGTATTTGCGTTGTTCCCATATACATCTGAGTGAATACAAGATGTATAGTATGAAGATAATCCAAATCATAAAGTATATAAAGAAAACGCAAAAGAATCAAGTATATCAACCGAAGAATGTCATTGATTGGAGTTGTCCGAAGCTACGATGCCCGCCGAGGGTTTGGATTTGTTACCGTAATGACACAAGATGACCCTCATTTTCAAACCGATGTGTTTGTTCACAATACGGCCATTGTCGTGAGAGGTGATGGCTACCGAAGACTCTTTCCCGGAGAATATGTTTCATTGAATGTTGGAAAAGGAAAAGATGATCGCGACGTGTGTTTGGATGTCACGGGAGTGATGGGAGGACCCTTGCTTGTTGAAAATGAGCGATATCAGTATCGTTATTTCCCAAGAAAGCGTCGTGAACAAAAAACAGAAGATGCCGATGATACAGCGGATGCAACCGAAGAACTTGTCGCGGGAGGCACTGCCTAAGTATCAGTTTTATGATTGTTGATTAACATGGAATCATTCTATAAATAACATCTTTTTGTAAGTTAGTTTATTACATCGCAACAGTTTGAAGTCTATATAATCTGTTACAAAATGTAATAAAATGACTGTCGATAGATTTGTATTTGCATATAAAAAGGCATACAATACACCTACGAATGTAGCTTGGATGATAGTTATCACTGTTTCTGATATATTTTCATCAAAGTAATAATAATGGGTTAGGTGGATCAATCCAAACAAAATGGATGATAAAATAATACTAGTAGTAACATCTAGTTTCAAAAATTTAACCATTATTAGATTAAATACTAACAGCCTAAATAGCAATTCTTCTAATAAACCAGCCTGCATAGAATCTTCTAATGAATCATCGCATGAACTGTCTCTTTCTTTAGTAGACAGTTTCAATCCTGTATCATAATAGTTGTATGTAATATAATCATTTATATATAGTATTGCGAAACTTAGTAATGAAACAATCAAAATCAATACGAATTTATTTGTCTTGATTTTTTTGTAGTTTTTTACCTTGAGTAGGTCTGATTTGTAATCAATTCCGACTATAAGTAAAAATAAAGTTATATATAACAGTTTCATGTCCATTTGTGTATATATAATATTATAAATAGTTTTCATATTATAAATAGTTTTCATATACACTATTCATTGTTACTGACTGTATCAAGTAAGGACGCATTGATTACAACAGGTTTGTTATCCACTCTGGACGCCATGACCATAATTGCGGGTGGTTCTGACTGTTGAGATGGATGAGTTCTTTGTGGCACAATGGGTGAATGGAGTCGGGATTCTATATCATTTCTATAAATCATCAATTCTCTGCGTTCTTGACACAAAGCACATGGATGAGCCCAACAATGTATGCAAACATCAAGTATAAAATCTTTGTCTGGTTCTCCGTTGATATTGTATTTTTTTCGTATACCCCAACGATTCAAAACACTAAAACAACAACGAAAAGATCCACAGAAAGTATATAGTAAACACCCGAACACCGAGGGAACATCATAGATATGTTGAAATATTTCTCCAAATGTGATACACGGACACCAGAATGTTAAACACGTTGTTCCCATATCCTTATCTATCTCAGTCAGCTTCGTAGAAAATCTCTGTAAAGGCGCACAATAAATGGATACAAATACAAATCCGAACAATTGAACCGTAAAAAACAGCGGGAGAATCAGAAACATTTCATAAGTATCTGGAACTAAATCACACGTAGAATTCAAATGATATCCGGGTTTTATACAAAGAGGTGCATGATTGTTCCCCTTACATAGTGTATCACTACAAGTCATGTTGACTAATGTATTGTTTTCATAAATGATATCACAAGTATGATTTCCATCGAACCATGTAACACATTTATCCTCAATACAATTCCCATAATAATCTTGATTACACATTGTTTTGGCGACTGTTGTTACTTGATTTAATCCAAAAAAGATCAACATTTGTAAAAAACGTAACATGATATATACTAATTCTATTACAATAATTCTATTTAAGATTTAAATCCGTAATAATAATCCTCATTGGCATATTCTACAACTTTTAGATATTCGTATATTTTCATCATATACTTTTCCAAATTTGCGTCGAAGTCTATGAGTGTTTTAATACATGTTTCTATTCGTTTGGGGTTATCCATATAATTTTTAATTGCTGGTAGAATCGTGTAATTCAAATAATATCTTAATTTGTAATGTGAATCATTATTCTTTTGCCCATCTATGGTAAATACCATACTACCATTACCATTCTTTTTTAAACTAAAGACAATTAGAGGAGACAATATTTTCATAATTGTTTCTATCTTGTGAAATTCTGTTCCTGGGCAAGCATCTCCTTTCGGGTGACAAGGATTTTCTTTTTCAGTATAGTTTGCCAAGCCACTCAAGAATTCATCCATGGTTTGCTGTTATGTGATAATAAAAAGCTGATTTGCTAAATCAAATTTTATATTTTTGTATTATTATATTAACTATATATATTAATGATGGGTGGGAAAAGAAAAAGGGGTAAAATGAGTAAAGCAAGAAAAACAAGAGTTAAAAGAACAAAAAAGTCTCGTGTCAATCGCAGAAATAGAAGAACTAAAAGAACTAAAAGAACTCAAAGAACTAAAAGAACTAAAAGAGTCCAGAGAGGAGGAACGGTCGCCACAGAATCAGGTGATGCGTTCAAGTGCTCAATCACCCAACATATTATGAGAGACCCTGTTGTCGACAAAGAAGGCAACTCATACGAACGCGACGACATCATGGATTGGTTACAGATTAGCCGTACATCTCCTATCACACGCAATGATCTCACCCCAGGTGATCTGGTGCCCAACCGAGCCTTAAAGGACGCGATCGATGCAGGAGATACATGTCGGTGCCCACAATCTGCTGAACCCGTATCTGCTGAATCCCTACCCGCTGATTCCCTACCCGCTGAATCCCTGCCCGCTGAACCCCTACCCGCTGATACCTTTGCGAATGATTATGAAACCCAGTGGAATTCATGGAGTAATCTTGCACGAGTTACAAATAATGCACAAGCTACAGATAATGGAATAGAATATACCCCACTATCAATTCCGATAGGTCTATATACTTTCACTTTTAATGATTTAGTTACCGGAAATAGATATAGGGTAGGAGGAGACCGCGCACATAGAACAGGTAGGGATGCAATATTTACTTTTGATCAAATTAACGTGTTCGAACAAGACACTGCTTATTTTGTCATAGAATTGAAAGATGATGGGGAACGAGTTGCAGAAATAAGGTTTAGTGCCTTACCTGAAAACACGGATTATACACCCGGTTGGTCTATGCGTATAATTAAACCGGAATTTAATGATATTACAAGATTTACTAGGCTCTTCCGAATGTAGTAAGGGTTCGGGTATAAAGAGTAACAGAAATAGTTTCAAAATGTTTCCTGTTCTTCTGCTTTATCTTTAATTATATACTTTTTATTTGAGATACGCATACGATCGATCGCTTGATCAATCATAAGATTAATCAAAAGTATTGATCCGGATCCTCCAACTACGATTCCTATCCCAAAATACTCTCTCCAACGATGAATCATTTATATAGACCAACATTTGTTCTAGTATATCAAACGCATATGTCAATCAATGACATGTCCTTGATTTCTCGTATTATTCTTAACTCGTTAAATTTGAGAGTTGTATTTAACATAACTATCAAACAAACTATCTAACATGCAGTTACGAAATGGAAAGATCGTAGGAAACTCACAGACGAAAACACAAACTCATATACACACCCTTAAGAAACCTCTCTACACAGTCAACATTGATTTCGATTATGCGAGTCGGTGCTGGAGACTAAATAAACAAGCCTATGGCGAAGGTATGTTTCGCTATATACCTGTAAAGAAATAAAATAAGAATATCGTTGTATTTTTATATATGTATCATCTCAAAAATATATATTATACATATATATAATGGCAAGAAGATACCGAACGGGGAGAAGGATGCGGACAAAGAGACATTCATTAAAGAAAAGAAGGCGATCGCTAAAAAAATATGGCGGAAAAGATCCTAACCATAGTATACTAGATGAATTATTTTCTATACAAAACAGAAAAAATTTAATAATGCTTTTCTCATTATTACCAGCGGTGCTTTTAGAATCATCTGATAAAGGAAATATGAAAGAAAAGATACAGGAATTCAAACTAGGATATAAAAATGCAAGAGATTTCAAAATAGGATATGAAAATGCAAAAGATTTCACAGAAGGGCAAAAAGGAGACGGGCAAAAAGGAGGAGGAGGAGGTGATTTCGATTCCAGTGATGATGATTTCGGTGATGAAGATGATAATATAGGTGCGTCTTCTGTAGATTGCATGGCGATGATCCGGTATATATGTAAATCTGCATTGAGTCAACATAGTGTGGATTTGTCCGCTCTCGCTGGAATCGTGGGATTAATTTCCTATGGGGTGGCAGCGGATTTGACCACCCTGTTGAATGCTTTAAGGGGGACTGCATTCGCGGCTGCGTCTCTCTGGAGAGTTCTGGGGACAATGACTGCAGGGATTGATCGTATTTTAGAAAGACACGATTCGGGCCGATCGTATATCTCAGATGAATGTAGGAGTAAATTAAAAATTCTTCGTGGAATCTCAACGACTATCAGGTGTGTGCCGGTGTTCAGTGCGGCCACTTTGTTTTTCGGGTAATACTTTTACTTAATCATCATCAATCAAACATTCCATCTGATACACTTGTTTCTTTTTCCCTCTGCGTTTTTTGACAATCTTTGTGACATTACCCTCCATGTCATATTGTTTCACATCATAATTTTGTTTATGATAAAAGGTTAATCGTTTTTTGCTTTGATTTTGAAAAAAGTGAAGATTGGGATGTGTGTCTATGATATCAATCACTAATGGATGAAACTTACGTTTGTCGGCTTTTTCTCGTAAGATTCTTCCCACCGATTGCACAACATCTGATTTAGGAGATGCAAGCACAATTGTATTTAGTTTCGGGATATCCATGCCTTCAGAAGCCATAGAAAAGGTTCCCAAGATGATATCTCTCTCTTGGCTTTCATGTAGATCGTGAGGTTTCATTCCACCAACATACAATCCTGCGACGGTTTCATGGATGGTTTGATTTAACGCTTGTAACGTCTTGTCAAGATAATCTCTTCTATCAGAAAGTATCAAAATCTTTCTTCCTAAGGCGTGTTCTTTGACAACTAAATCCAAGATGTATTGTTGTCGTGGTTTAAATTCACAGATATTGTTGATCATTCGAGGATAACAGGGTTTTCCAGAACGTAATGTTTCTTTGCGAGTGTATTTTGGGTCATCATTTGTGTATTCATGACGGCGAACTTCAATATAATCTTGATTTGTTTCGGTTGTTGTGTATACAGTAGGACCAATATACCATTCAAATACCTTACGAAGACCATCTTTGCGATCAGGAGTTGCAGACAACCCTAAAGTATGTTTACAAGCAACCTTGCGCATACTTTTGTGAAACACTTCTGCTCCTAGGTGATGACATTCATCAAAAATAGCCAACCCAAAAGCGTCAAAGGTATGAGGGGGATATTCTTTTTTGGACAAACTCTGAACCATGGCCAATACGATATCTTTGCCTTCAATATCTACAGTCGATTGTTGAATTTTACCTATCTTGGCATTGGGCAAAAACTCACGAATACGATCAATCCATTGAGTGACCAAGAAATCTTTGTGAACCAAGACAATGGTTTTGTATTGTAAAGTTGCTGCAATCCATAAGGAAAGCACTGTTTTTCCTCCTCCACATTTCAGTGAGATAAGTCCTCCTCCGACTTTCTTTGCACTATCAAGATATAATTGTGCGATAGGTTGTTGTTCTTTTCTCAGTGATCCGTTGAATATCATATTGCTTTTTTCGGGTTCCGCAAACTTGACGTTTTCAGGCGATACAAGACCAAAGCGATCTTGTCCATAAAATCGTGGCAGATACAATTTACTTGGTGATTCCATGAACACGGAGAATTTCACTTGTTTTGTATCAAAATCACTAAATGTAAATGGAGACACAGTGAGTTCTTGTTTGATTTCTTCTAGAGTTGTTGTCGGGAGTCCATGTTTTTTTATCTTGTAACCCGAGTTTGACAATTGTGTTAACATGTCTTTGTAAATAATCGTTAGAACAGTTTAAATCACTAATTTACCAAGAATACACAAAACAAAGAAATCTAAGTTATCTTAATGTTGTGGATTGTATTGTTGTTTGTTTTTGTATATTTACTATTCCAAGATTCTTGTCAAACATGTCAAGAAGAGTTAGAAGGATTCTTGCCAAAGATAGCAGAAGACAATCAATCATCTAAATCAGATGATCCTCCAAAAATTCTCAAAGATTATTACAAGAAACCTATAATAAATTGTCCGGAAAATTATGAACAGATACAAGAAAATATGGGGGAAATACAGGCCACAACCAAATATTATGGATACACGGGAGACAAACACAGATACATAGATGATCGGTTTATTGACTGGTCGAAGCTAAAAGATCCGTTACCAGTATATGGAGATTTTTTTATGTGATTCGTATAAAGACACAATGCTAGATCAACTGATTGATTATCATACATTGTTTATGACAATTATATCTTTAGTGGGATTCAGATATATATTTCGTCGTGAAGATACAGTATTCATGTTAAAAAGTTCTAATCTATAGTAATGTTTCGTTATTTGTTTGCCTTTTTACTAGGATTGTGGCTCGTTCAGTTTGCATTTTCACAATGTTCTGGAATATCAGTAATTACAGTATAAATCTATGCGTCTGATATTGACAAATATATTGTAATCCGAAGGTATAACTTAGATGTCTCAAGAAACACGTATTGACAGTTTGACTGGAGGAATCAGCGAAGAAGACGCCAAATTAGTTGATACCATACTAAATGATTTAGGACAAGGTCCGGCTGTTCAGCAAAATCCTCAACAGTCGGTTCAAGAAATGCCTCAGGTCCAAGCTCCTCCGCAACAAGCAATGGCGCAACAACAAGCAATGGCCCAACAACAAGCAATGGCGCAACAACAAGCAATGGCGCAACAACAGGCGATTGCACAACAGCAAATGATGGCCCAACAGATGATGAATCAGCAAGCTTCACAACAGACAGTTGGGACATCTCCTTCAGGTATAGCTGAAAGTATAAAACGAGAAACAAAGTCGATTATGGTGATTATCTTTTTGTCTATCATGATGAATTTGGGTCAAGTTGATTCACTATTCAAAAAAATAGGCATATTTGTAGATGAAGCAGGTGCATTAAATATGCAATGTGTGTTTGTCAAGGCATTGGTGATCGGTGGATTGTTTTTTGCAATCAAGACGCAGTTGTTGTAAATACCTCTCTAAGATTCTTGCAAGATGTCTAAATGTGACTGAAGATAAGTCATCATATCTTTATTAGATTCTAATTTTTTCATACATTTGTTGATAGTGACTTCAGATATTTTACATACATCTGATATCTCTTTTTTTGTAAGTGAATTTTGACGATATTTTGAAAACAGATAAATACATCCGGCAGCCATGGATGCTGGGGTATTGTCGCTAATCAATCCTAAATCTTGACTGACTGAAGACAACCGCATGATTACTTGAATCTCTGTTTCTGAAAACTTCAAGTTATAAGCAAATCTTTCTATGAAATCATCTAAATTGATACTTTTCAAATTAGTGATACGATTTTTGTTACCCTTACTCATCCTCATAATTTCAGTATAATTTTTGCATCCTTTGGTCATAATCTTGCTTTCAATATCAAACATTTGTGATATTTCATTGGGACTTCGCGGAACTCCACACTCTTTGCATGCATTATAAACACACGCAGCGATCACCCCCGTGCGATTGGAACCTCGTGAAACTTTGGTTTCTGAAAGTATACGATACAATGATTTCGCTGTCTGAGGAATAACCTTAGGGAATCTACCCTTTTGACATTTCGTATCGATTTCAACAAATACCTTATACAAACTTCTTTCACCATAGGGCATGCTATTCCACATTTGATATTGACCAATCTTTTTCATTGCATGATTCTTGGCATAACCTGACATCGATGATCCCAATGAAGATTGAGGCAACAAAGGATTCACGGCCATTCCACAACGAGATGGATTCCCCCCTTTGCTTTCTCCTCCATAAAATCTCCACTCAGGACCATCTATTATATTTGTGATAAGCTGCGAACATTTGCGACAAACTATCACACCTTGATTTTCTTGATAATTCTCAATCAAATCACAACATGTAGATTCTGTTGGAACATTTTCGGACAACATCTCATCGAGTGCTTGGAAACACTCCTCAAAGTCATCCATAATCAGGGTATTTAAAGAAGTTGTGTTTAAATAGTTTTAATAATCTATCATCAAATTTAGTTATGAATTACACTGAAGTATTATCGGGTGTATGGGTCTCTGATGTGAAATTGTTACAGAATCGTGATTTCATGATAGACAATCAAATTAGTATTATACTCAATTGCACGCAGTATTATGACTTTCCGTCAGTGGATGCACAAAAAATAAGATTACCTTTTTCACCGAATGTATCTGATGAAACCAACTTACAAATGTTAAAGCAAAATAAAACAAAAATCATAGATTTCTTGAGACAACATATGGAAGATCATAACATACTTATTTCATGTTATGATGGATTAAGTATATCACCCATGATTGTGGCCTTGTTGATTCAAGAAATAAGCGATATCAATCCCTCGGGTATATTTGAGATTTTGAAAACATATAATCCTCAATTTCAATTATGGTGTGACCTTCGGTCTTTTTAGATGTGTCTTTAGATAGGCACCATGATAATCGAGTATAATTTGTAAGCTTTCCATCGGTGTAGTGTCATACCATGGGATACGTGACCCCTCTGCATTGATTTCAGGTCTAGGTTCATCATAGCGATGAAATTTTAGATACCCGCGTTTTGTTAATTCACGGTTATGCGTTCCACAGTATTCTGGACATTCAGAGTCACGTTTTCTACGCTGTGTGCAGCGTGTCCCTTGATTGTGATTCCATGTTCTTGCACAACATCTTTCTTCGTCGGGAGGTATCTGTTTGATTCTTTTGTTAGGATTTCCTGATTGAATCTCGAATAGGGGAGGATCCCCTGCAATATATTTGTCAACATGTTTCAATATTTCTGAGAAGGGTGTATTTGGAGAACGTTTGTGAACCATTTTACACAGGTCGTTTCTTAAAAGAGATTGTAAGATAGATTGGATATCCATCAATGTAGAGTATGACATATTCATTGTCTGCATGATTTCAAATTTAGTATGAAAAAAATGTAACAACATATATAATGAGCAAGACCAAGAAAAAAAAGAACACAAAAAAGAGAGCCAAATCAAAAAAAGATCCCAAAAAACCAGATTGGATTCAAAGTGGTTTCAATAAAGACACAGCCGTGTTCCCTCTCAGAGACTTAATTGGTTTCGCAGTGAAAGAAATATGTAAAGATCCAGATTTCAAGAAAAAAATAAAAGAAATGGTGAAGTCTCAAAAGAAAACCTCAAAGAAAACCCAGGAACCTCCTTTGATAAATGCAGAAACGCATAGAGTGCGGCCTATCGCAGCCGCGAATAAAAAAACAAGACGAAGAAAGAGTAAGAGAAACAGTAAGAGAAACAGACGACGCAAAAGCAGAAGGGGGCGTAAGAGCCATCGTCACAAAAAACAAAAGGGAAGCGCGAGAGTTGGCGCTAGAGATAATATATTTTCTTCAGTTGGTGTAGAAGCTTTCCAAGCCGAATATAGGTGGTTTCGCGAAAACTTGCCAGCGCAAGTGGATAATATGTGGAGGGACATATGTAATCATATTGCAAGTAATCCTGAGGATGTGTATGATGCTTTCTCCAGAAGTGATGGAAGAGCTGTCGAACGCATATTACCTAGATACAGTGGTTTAACAAGAGCATTGACGATACATTTGTCTGATACGACAGCATATGAACGGTTTGTATGGTATATGTGGACACTTCATGGGGGTATGTATACACCCCTTGGAAACAGATTGAGGACTATTGATCCAAGACAGGCGGATGCAGAATTCGCGACTATACTCCCTGCTCTAACCTCATTGACTATGAAAGGAACAATTCCAAGGGCCCCGACACCAGTCCCCCCTGGCGAACCAATTCTTTGGAGAGGCGTGAGTCGTGGATGGTTAAACACACAACATTTACTGTCATATGGTAATTGGTCACACGATTGTTCAAACGATTTGAATGACAACATGGTAATACAAGATAAAGGATATGTCGCAACATCGCCTGAAAGACATACTGCTGAGAGTTTCATGAACCCAGGGGGTGCTCTGTTTGGTATTATGGGATCCATACGCATAGAACCAAATACACTTGTAATCACAAAAGAGAGGAGTATCTCCACAACTCAGCATAATATTCAAACTATAAGCGAATTCGCGGGTGAAAGCGAATGTTTGCTTAACAGGGCAGGGTTTTTTATAACAGATTGTCAGGGAAGTCATAGATGGACATGGACAAATACGACTAATGATATACCAATATATACAGTATGGTATCTGGATGGACAACATCTTGGAGAATATGTGTTTGGTATGATTATAGACAAGTTACAACATATTACAAGAAATAGTATCTCTCGTGAATCTTTATTACAATATATAGATGTATTCCCTTCGGGTAGCCATGTAAAGAATAGTCTTTCAGGTTTCGTTGACAGAATGCATGGACACACACTGTCTAGTTCATTTGCCCATTCGCTAGATATCCCAATTGGGAAATTAAGAAATGAAATAATTCATCAAAGAGAAGGAGAAAGAATAGACAGAATAAGAAGAGACAGAAGAGAAAGAGACAGAAGAGAAAGAGACAGAGAAGAAAGACTAAGAAGAGAAAGAGACAGAGAAGAAAGACTAAGAAGAGAAAGAGAACAAAGAGAACAAAGAGGAAGAGACAGACGGAGATCTTCCCCAATACAGGCCCCTCAGATACAGGTCCCTCAGATACAGGCCCATCAGGGACAACAGAGTGACATCGCAGCTGCTGTAGCCGGTCTGGACGATTTGTTCACACCGGGACAAATGCAGGCAGCACAACAAGCACAACAAGCACAAGCAGGAGACGACAGTTTGTTTGCACCTTTGTGGCGTTTGATGGGTTATTAGTCATCCGATCATATCGACAATCCGGATGTCTCTGATGTATCACTTCCATAAGATGAATGAGGAGTATTTACATCACTATTTACATCACTAGTATCATTGACACTGCATGTGTCTGTGTCTGTTTCTGTGTCTTGCATTTCATCTGTAGTATCTTCTTCTGAATCAGGATGTAGCAATAAGGGCAAGAATCCCAAATTTTCTGGATCATTTTCAACATAAACAGGTTGAGTCTTGATTTCATATTCTTGACATAGAGAATCTAACATATCACATATACATTGATTTACGACACAATTGATATCATATTCATGCAATGTTTCTCTTATTTTAATAGATATCAGATCAACTAACGATTCTGTTATGTATAAATCTTTGTATTCGGAACGTAAAAATCTTTGTATGTATTCTTTTGATTTGCCTTGAGAATAATTTGCGGGCGGTTGCATAGGTTTCAACAAATGGGGATTGGCGATCAATCTACACATGGATGGGTCATTCATGATTTATTTATGATATACATCACAGGGATATTTAAATCAGTTTTTTTTTGTATAGTTTTCAGATACAAATGCACAGATCGTGGTTTGGAATTATACAATTTTAATACTTCTGGATTAGGTGAAAACAATAGATACCATTGTTGATTGGAGTGTTTCATAAATGAACGGTAGTTTGTTATCTGATTCATGCATGTGTTGTCAATTTCTTTCAAACTTTGAATATTGGTTGAGTCATTCAAGATAAGTTTGATCATACCATTTTCTGTATCCCATTCAATATGTGGAGTATACAGATAAATAGACAATAACGTCAGATGAGGTGTTGTATATTTGAGCTTGTAACAATATGATTTAGGCATGATTTCAATGTGTTTTGATTGTATGTTTCTGACAGCAATTGAGGGCATCGTCTTGGTATTTAAACTATAAATCTGAAGTATATCAAACCCAATGAATCCCCAAACGCTAATCAAGAGAGCACTTGTTTCTCCAAATCAGCCTAACATGTTGTTGTATGGTGCTCCAGGGAATGTTTCATATGAATGTTTTTATGATATTATCTCAGAGATCTATCCTTCATTGAGATTGAGTGAAATAGATGAAGGTTCGTTCAAATACGGACGTTATCTGTGGTATTATGAATTTTCATTACATGGTATCCAAAAGAAAAACAGAGATATTTTTTGGAGATGTTTCTTAGAGATTATAAAGACTCCAAGCACCTCAGGTAAAAAACGCATGATCGTTTTTCGAGATACTCACAAATTAGGTGGTTTTTTACAAGATAAAATGAGAGTAGCCTTAGAGAAATACAACAGTCATAATATATTTGTAGTATTTACTGTAAATTACACCAGTTTATCAGATGCTTTTCGTAGTCGTTTTTTGAGTATACGATTCCCTACATCAGTTACTGATAATGAAATCACAAGAAAACCAGTAGATATAATATGTGATAGTATCATGAAAATATATGATCATGATTTCAGAGAAATACGGAAATGTGATATACAAGATATAAAAGAGATATGTCACAATCTATTAAAATATGATATAGAATTGCCCGAATTATGTCAAACCTTGACAAAAAGATGTTTTGAGAATCCAAAATGGACGGCAAAGATCAAAACATCTATCATAAAAGAAATTACAGAAAGCGAATCAAAACTAAAAGAATCATACAGAAAGATGATACATATAGAAACATTACTTGTATCATTATATCACATTACTTCATTTGCTCACTATGAAATAGATAGCGACCAGGAAGAAAGTGTTCATATCCTTGGCGACACAGCAGCTCCAGAGTAACACAATAAAGACTAAAGTGCGCATGTATACATTCGACATAAGGTTGGTAATGGGTCGCATAACTGGGCTGAGGACAGACTGCAACTTAGAGTTGATAGTTGGGCCGAGAACTTCAAAAGGAGCAAACTGTAGAAGAATAAGCACCAACAAAAACTGCTGGATGATCTTCTTGTTAGAACCAATCGTGCTACCGACTTTCGAGGAAACCTTGCTTAACATTGTATATACTGGAATATATTTTTTTTTTTAGAGATTTTTGAAACAAGTTTAAACAATGGAGTTTCATGAATCATAAATGAAAACTCATTATGAAACCTTGGGTGTTTCAGTTGATGAAACAATTCCCAATATCAAAAAGCAATATTATCGCTTGGCAAAAAGATATCATCCTGACAAACACAGCGGTGACAAACAAAAATCAGAACAATTCAAACAGTTATCAGAAGCATATTCCACATTATCGAATCCTAAGAAACGATATATTTATGATTTGAAGATCGCCATCAATGCAACGAGAGAATGGACCGATTTCTTGGATATTCAGTTTTCAGATGAAGAGATATTGTGGATTCATGAATATTATGTATCATTCAATTCAAAAACAGAAATCAAGTTTCTAAAATTATTATATCGAACCTTGCCATCCACCATCAAAGAATCAATTCAAAAACGAATTCATGAAATAATGAAATATACGAGTAACCATGAAACCACAGAAATACACGAGTCATCTTCAACAAGTCTGTGGAATATACGAGATTTGAAAGTGATTGACTGTCGAAAATTACATGACGAGTATACAGTAACTCTTCAAAGAAGTTTATCTGATGTCTACAAAAATATATGTAAACAATTACAAATACATTTGAAATCAACATCTTGGATTGTGTATATTACACACAGTGACTACACTCTGTGGTTTCCAAATGACAATGCCTCATTTAAAATACAAATAATCACACATGCATCAAACTATCATATCGATGGTTGTGATCTGCATACGACAATATCTTACAACTTGTATGAACACTACTTTACACCAGTATTGAAGGTTAGACTACCGGATGACACTATAGTATATCACCAGAGAGGTAATAAAAAATACATAGAACATGGTCTAAGAAACCCCTCCTCAAACAATCGAGGAAATTTATATGTTACAGAACAACTGAAACTAGCCCCATTAGAAACAGTATGTGATCATCAAAATACAATCAAATCTATATTCACATGATATCTAGAAAGGATTCTTCTAGAAATGAAAAAACAAATGTTACAATTATTCAATACGTCAATCCATTTAGGCGACTGGATACACACCCTCCTTGTTGGGGTAGTGAACCTTCATGTATTTCTGAAGATTAAAGAAGGTGAGTTCATCAGACTTACCCATCTTGAGAAGCTTGCGAAGAGCTGCATCCGGAAGGATCTTGCGCTTATCTTCTGGATTCTGGAGGTTGTGCTGCTTGCAATAGGCATTGATTCGCTGAGTCACCGCTGTGCGAGAGATCAACTCATCCTTCTTGAGACCCAGAAACTTGGATAGCTCCGGGGAAACCTTGCCCGGCTTCTGGAATCCAGATGGCTCAGCATTCGGGTTAGGTGCGCGACGCTTACGACCACGCATCTTCTTGAGATTGGCCTTGTGTTCACGATGAACCTGCTTCTCAAGCTTCTGCAGACGACTCTTGAGATTGCGCACAAGAGTGAGTGCAGTGTCTAGCTCAGAAGCAACTGCCGAAAACTCCTCGGCGTATGGTGTGAGCGACACCTCTTCAACCGGGGTTGGTTCCACCGGAGTCGCAGCCACGGCTGGGGTAGCCACAGGTGCTGGTTCAGTTGTCTTTGGTGTCTTGGTAGTCTTAGTTGTCTTCTTGGACGCAACCTTCTTAGGTGCATCCTTAACAACCTTCTTGGGTGGAGTTACCTTCTTGACCTTTTTGGGGGCTGTTTTCGCTGGCATTGTTGTATATACTCGGTAAACTATCTTTTTTCTCTCTTATAACCGCACTAACTCGCTATACTTCATATAGCATGGTTTTGTTTAAATACTTTATGATACCAAGGTATTGCAGATGATGTTCTATGAATTGATGTTCTATGAATGCACAGCGCTTAGCCATTCACAATGCGCCAGATAACATGGCTGAGAATATCTTCCAAAGGCAATCAGAAAATACATATATCCTAATCCAGCATTTGCATCTCCTGAATGAGTAAACTTGGACAATGATTCTAGAATTCGTTCTTGGACATCTTCTTTGTCTCTCATGGCCCATATTTCAGCCAGACTTGTCACGAAGACTCTTCCATCGGGTGGGGCAATGATACGTTTCATTTCTGGAGTCAGTTGCGCTTGATAATTCCACACATCTTCAAACTCCTTGTAAAGATATTGTAATCTTCGAAGTGATAACGACAAAAACCAATCAATATGACATGTATATCCTGACTGCTCAATCTTCGAAAACAAGTCTACCGTCCTTTGCTTGATAGCTGATTTTCGGTCTCTCATGACAATTTCGATTATATCTTCATAGGGTGCTTCTAATTTGACTTTTTGCACCCGTTCTTGTATCTTCAAGACTTCTGCATCTTGTATCAGTATTCTTGTATATGGATTGCGCGGCTCTGAACCTTGGATCAACTTGTCGAGACTTCTTATATCAAATCCCCAACGGAAACCAGTTTCATCCAGAAAACTGTAAAAATATAAGGGAGGTATCTTGGTCAAAGGATCAAAACTGTAGAAATCTTCATCATTGTTGCATTGTTTTCTTTCATTGAATCTAGACAATACTTGATGACGACGATACCATGCTTGGATTGTAACTATAGAAGATATGTTTTTGAGATGATACTGCAAAACAGTAATCCACGCATGTATCATCTTAAACTTTTCCTGTTTTTTTATTCCAGTCAGTGTCTTGGGTTGAATCCCCATACATGTTATACAATACTTGGTTATGTCTTTCATGTAATAATCGCTCTCTTTTCCTGTGAAACGATCGATACGAATATTACCATCTTGTAACAAATGCAATGATCGGTGTTTCTTGCAATACTTACCATAAGTGGGTCTTTTTTCACATGTTTCTCCACCGTGTGCACACAAACAATGAGCCGTATTTTGTGAGAGTTCCATTCTACTTGTTATATTATTTAAAACCTCTGAGATTCTTAAATTGTCTTTCTCCCCATCATCTCTTAAAGGAATACTGTTGAAAGGTATTTAAAGAAAATTTGAAAAAGGGTATTGTAGCAGATTACAGCGACAGACAGAAAGACAGAAAGAGAATAGAACACAAAAACACTCACAAAACACTCACAAAACACTCACAAAACACTCACAAAACACTCACAAAACACTCACAAAGAAATATGACTATGCGTCCCATGAAGCCTTCAGAGATGGATCTCTCTAAGATTTCCTTTTCAGAGTTGAAGACTCTAAAGAATGGTGGTAAGCAGGTTTATGTGAATTATGACAATCATGGTGTCTTTATCCAAACACCTGAGTTGGAAATCCCGTTTGATTCTGGAAAGTTCTTTCCTAATGACAAGAACGAGAGTTCTGGAAAGTATGCGGTGGAGGTATCATTGAAGGGTCATGACAAAGATGGCTCTGTAAAGGAATTCCATGATATGCTTGTCAAAGTTGAAGAATCCATCTTGAAAGCTGGAAAGGAAAACTCTATGACTTGGTTCAAGAAAAACAAGAGCATGGAGGTATTGCAAGATTCATACACCAATATGGTAAAGGTGTCTAAGGATCGTGATACGGGAGAACCTGACGGCAAGTATCCTCCCCGATTTACATTCAAGATTAAGCAATATGATGGGGAAGTTCAATGCAAGTGCTTCAAGCATGGAGAACGTGAACCAATGAATGTAAACGATCCTAAAGGAGAAAACTATGTCTTGTTGGGCATTCCAATTCCTTATGACCAACGTCTATCTATAAAGCATCAGGGCGTATTCAAGAAGGGGACAAAGGTAAAGATGGTTCTCCGTTGCAATGGTATCTGGATCACCAATGGTAAGTTTGGATGCACCTGGGCGGCCGAACAACTTCGTATCAAGATGCCTGAATCTTACGATGATTATTCATTCTTGGATGATACGGATGATGAAGGTGCGGGAGAATCATCAGAAAAGCTTGATGCAAACTTCCGGGTTGAATCGAGCGATGAAGAAGATGAAGAAGATGATGAATAAATATGTGTCAAGCCATCTTGAAAAGGTAAGTTGATTTTAGCAAGTTATCCATTCTAATCTATGTTTTTTATGTAAATCTGATATACCAGATTTAAATTGCTCCGAAATCCTTCAAAAGAGGATCAAACACAAATGATGTTCCGAAATACATGAGAACACCAAATAATACTGAGTGTAATACAAGGAGATTAAGTTGAGTCACTCTGCCAGGTAGAAGAGACATCATAAACTTGAACACCGCAGGGTTCGCAACAATGTAAAACAATACAGCTGCATACACGGAAAGTTGCACCATGCGCTTTCTCCATTGGTCCATAACAACTGATTTGGCACCTTTCACAACCGATCCAACACTCTTGTCCATCATAATTATATTTATGACTAATAAAAAAAAAACAGAATATAATTATATAATCATGGTTAAAAAAAGAAGGTCTCTCCGCAAAAGTAAACGATTTCGCAAAATAAACAGAAAGTCTATTCACAAAAGAAGCAAACGGATGCGTAAAACAAAAAGGGTTTATCGTAAAATCAATCGCACAAGGGGAATGTATGGAGGGGCTGCAGTAGGGGCAATACCAAGACCAAGACCAGCAAGTGAAACCCTGAACCTTGCATATATTGAAATAATATGCTGCTTAGAAGCCCTGTATACTTTGTTTTCATCAGGAAGGGGCGGGCATAGAGAACCTGGTGAACCGGAGGTTTTTAAACGCATAGGGGAAATAGGGGGTGACTATGAGCTTGCTATAGTATTTACTACATCAATGACAATGGGACAAAAATGTGGCCAGCATTTTACAAAGTCAATCACCAGACTTCTTGAAAGGGAGGGGGTGACAATAGACAAAGACGGAAAATGTTACAGAGTGAATATTCGAGTAGCCGGAAATCTTTCAACTCATACATTGATTTTCAATGGTGGTATTTCATTGTTAATATTTGGTTATGACACACAAATAGGTGAAGACGAGATTCCGAAGATTCATTTAGTATTCTCACAGATAAAAGAGCTATTTGATAAGTTTAAACCTAGACAAACTTATATTGTGGGGCATTCCATGGGCTCAACTCTGTCTTTGTTGTTTTACGAATATATGTATGGTGATGAAAGTATAGAATCATTAGGAAACACACTGATTGTATTGTTTGGAATGGGGAAACTACGGAACCCTATTGCAAGTAAAATTTCACGTATATTGTCAATGAATCGGCATAATACACGCATATATGAAGTATTTACAGTGAAAAAATTTCGAAAAAATTTTCGTAGGAAACGATTCGTAGACGCTTTCATTCAAACGGGGATGATATATCCTCCCGGAGACCCTGGTCGTTGGAGGACTCACCCAGAAGAGTATTCATATGTTGATACAACAAACACATATATTTTTTTAGATGATGATGGTGTGTATAGTTTCAGCGAAGCTATACGAAGCGAAATTGATAAATATACGATAAATGAAGGTTTACACGAAATTGGAGAATATTACAGATCCGGTATCTCTGGTGAATCACGTATTCAGTGAGATAGATCGTCTAAAGAAAGAAACTTGAAATCACAGACTAGTCGAACGTCAAACAAACGGATATTTTGTTTCGGCTTAATCCTCTTGTGGCCGATAATGATAGCTCTTCTCGTTTTTTTCGTTTCCCTGATTTGTTTTGACTTTTTTGTTTGATAATCTTGAGACATTCGTTCATGTCTGTTTCTATATTTTGTTTGTGTTGTTTCAAATAATCAATCACAAGACTCTGTATCGCCCATCTGAAAAAGTTTAATTGACCAATCGTAGTTTGAATTGAGCCATATTTTCCCAACGAAAACTCCATACGATCTCTTCTGCAAAATGGATCAAATCGTTTCTTGGAATATGCTTTGAGTTGAGACTTATAAGAATGATGCACACTCATGTTGGATGAAAACTCACCCGTCTCATCAAAGGTGGGTATCCCTAACTTATCTTTATAAATCTGATAGTAAATGTTGTTTTTCTTAGAATAGTTTGTGATAAACCAATCTATGGATCGTAAAGATATACCTTCCTCACCATTCAATGTGTTGTATAACCGTTCTTGATTATGAGGCTCCGAATAAAATTTCTCAAGTGATTCACGAAGTAGCGCGTCTTGTTGAGACATAGTTTGTGTAGGATTCTCTAATTTCTTTAAATACTTTGAACGCAAGTGTAATAATTCATGTGTATCTGAAAAAAAAATATATACACATATTATAATGGCTAGATCCAGAAGAAGATATTCTAGAATGATGAATAAGAGAAGAACTGCGAGAAGAAGAACTGCGACAAGAAGAACTGCGAGAAGAAGAACTGCGAGAAGAAGAAACACAAGAAGGACCAATACTCGGAGAAAAATGCGAGGAGGTGCTAATGATGATTTTTTGCGTTTACAAAAAGAAAATATCCTTGAAATGTTACAAAAGAAGGGTTATCAAAGTTTAATTACAGATATATACGGAGATGAATACGATGTAGTGAGTAAAACACAGTTACAACAATATTTAACAGAGACCATGAAGCATGAAATTAGGTTACTCGAAAAAAATGGGTCTCGGAGTCTAGTAAACGATAAAATTCAGACAATCGAATTAGCCTTATATATATTAGGTAGTAAAAATAGAAAGGTGTTGAAACAAATCATGGAGATGCACGACATGAAATAACGCTATCACTGCCCCTTTCAACTCACATATCAACATTTCATGTATCCATTGGTCTCACAACGTTTTATCATTTGATTATACTTTTTCACAGGATCTCCTTGATACTTGACTTGTTTTCCATTTTTCTTGAGAATGGCCTTTGCATTCTTGAGTTTATCTAATGTTATCGTGATCTTTTTCTTTTGACCATTTACCGATTGTTCTAAAACCGTTTTCATTTGTGTTTTTCTAGGCGTGCGTTTTGTCATACTTGATGATTGTGTCATGGCTTTCAATCCTAAAGCAGTGCCACCCGCTATGGCTCCGGCTTTCACCAGAGGCATCAACATGCAAGGCGGACAAAACCCCCCAACTTGTTTCTGACCTGTTCTGCGACCTGTTCTGCGACTGTATCTGCGACGCCGTGTCTTTCTTGATCGACGACGGGTTCTTTTTCTTGAATAGTTTTTCATACTATAATTTGTAAAATATAATCTTTACAAACACAATTGTTTGTGAGTAGGTGTATTGTGAAATTCAGGTTTGTCTTTTGAGAAATCACAGTAATTATTTCTCAAGTAATCTCTACCTTTTCCACGTTTGTTATTGTAACATTGAGACACCATTGAATTGATTCCTGTCACAATCTGCTTGGGTTTTTCATGACCATTCCATGTGTTCCACTTTCCGGTATATTGATCACTAAGGGATATTTCTGATATAGCATCACAATGCAACTCATCACTTGTTTCTGGTATCTCGCCTTGTTTTTGACGCTCCTTGTATAGAGACCATGCTCCCAAACACATGCAGTGATTTTTCCCCACTCGGTTCAATGACCAATTGGAGGGTTGATTTGTATCTTTCGCAAAGTTACGAGATGATTGATCGACATCCATACATATCTGATGAACACCTCCATCTGTTTCACTACAGTAACCATTGATCCAAGAACCATTTGAATCATCTCTATATCTTTGACATCTTTCAAGAGGTTCTCCATATAGATTCTTCATTACATGCTTAGTTTGACTTTTCTTGTGAGTTTTTCTGTGTCGTTTCTTGTGAGTTTTCCTGTGTCGTTTTTTTGAAGATTTCTTTTTTCCTTTTCTCATTATATATACTATCGCTAACACAAAAAGTGTAATACTTGCAAATATTACAAATATAGTGAGTGGTTTGTAGTGATTTACGCGAATCATATAATATTATCTAATTAAAAATAAATGGAAATCTGGATCCCTTATGCATTAGTTGCTGCGTTTTTGATAGCATGTCGAGATGTCTTTACAAAACAATATTCGCGCAAATACAATCTTACAGAACACTTGTTATATTATTACATCTTGTGTGGTTTCTTTGTTGTCGCATTTGCGCTATATCAATATTATTACAATGGTGAAAAGATTCGTTGCATAGAGAGCGGTGATGTATGGAAATATGCGATAATCGCCATGATATCAGTCATAATCATCGGACCCTGTCAGACCTACTCATTAAAGATGTGTCGCAATCCAGGCCAATCCAATGCAGTCGTAAACCTAAATACCTTGTTTGCATTTTTACTTGGTTTGCTATTATTCAAAGATTCGAAAGTAGGAATGAAAACGGGTCTGGGTATTTTGATGACTGTTGCGGGTATTTATTTAATCTATTAGATAACACAACACAATTATATTTATTCTATTGTATAATAATGAATGATGAAAATGCCATACCAATGAATGATAAAGTTATAGTAATGAATGATGGAAAAGAGATTACATCTGATATACGCGATATTCGCGATATACGCAATACTCCGCCTACTATATACAAGAAAAACCCTCCACGTGAAACAGTGGCGAGACCCCCTGTTCCCGATCAAACAGTAGCGAGACCCTCTGTTCCCGATAAAATCAAGATGACTAGAACTTCTACTGATTATGGAGTAGTTGTATCTTGTTTTTCCTATGAGACTATTGGGACTGAAACACGTGAAACACGTCTTGTGTTGGTAGTCTTTGATATTAAAGCTAATATTAAATCTAATATTAAAGCTAAAGTAAAACACAAGAACATTGACGGATTGTGTAAATTATATGCAGTATTGATACAACTTTATTCACTATACAAATATGAGATTGATCTTTTGACCACTCAAATGATTGAAATAGATTATGAGGGTGATGAGGAGTTTGTCAAAATAATAGAAAAATACATGGGAAAAGAACAATTGCGCATCGACAGAGAACGCAAGATAATAATTGTAGATCTGAGTGTGTTTTTAGAGGCTTTTGGAAGGGCGAAGTGCCCTATTTATATACAACGCGCTGGATCATATAAGAAAAAAAGAAAAAAAAGACCAACAAAACGTAAAAACCGTAAGTCTTTCAAAAAGAGAAAATCCAAAAGAAAGACTAAGAGGAGGTGATAAAAAATAGATGGAAATTCATATATTTTAGTATATATGATAAAATAAAGATAAACTAGTCAACACTTATGCACGTTTGTAGGTTTCTAAACCTGTCTTGAGTGTCACCTTTTTGTATGTTTTTCCGCAATAAGTGAAAGAACTCTTACCAGAACGCAAAGCAGCATTGCGTTTCTTCATGAATTCATTTTTCCCCTTGGACTTACCCTTTCTTGGAGACTTTTTGGTTCCTCTCTTGAGTTTTCTGGTTTTCTTTGCAGAACGTCTCTGAGACTTTGAACGAGACATACGTTTTAACGATCTTCTTAATGCGGCCATCATCTTTGACTATAGTGTAGATTAGATTTTATTTTTGACTGATTTGAGATTTTTCAATGTTTTCTGAATATCTTGCAATGAGGGTGGTTCAAAAAAACCCATCTGTGAATCGGTTGTATCCACTATCACGGGACCCCTCTTGATGTTTCTTTCAGTTGGTTTTTTTAATACGACTTTCAGTAAATCATCTGATGTTATCTTACGAGGCTGTTCAGAACGTTTTACAGATGACATATTTCCTGGGATTGGTGGAGGAGGAGCAACGGGTATTTTCTTAGAGGCACTCATATCCATACGTTTTTGACGTTCTACAGCTTCTTTGGGAACTCCCATCTTTAACATTTTATCATATTTGGATTGTGATTGAGGTTGTGGGGGAGATGGCTCAGCAAACAACGGATCTTGTGGGTCATCTAAAAACAAATATTCATGTATACGGATGGGCTCGATTATTTTTGCTTGAACCAGATACCACTGAAACCACAATTCTGTATCTGAAAACCACAACCCATGCAAATTAACTAAAAACCATCCATAACTAAAAGATGAGATATGATTCATTTTTTCCTTGTGTTGATCAAATATCGGTAAGTTTGAGTTGACTTTTAATCGCAAACATTCGTTGAATATCGTTTGTTTCAAAAAATGATTCACTTTGTATTGTGCATTATACTTTTTGTTTACTATCATATAGATTTGTTGGAGATTCTTTACAAATTGAGATAAAGAAGGGTCGTTCCCTTTGTTCATAAATGATAAATCAATGGTTTGTTTTCCATTGTCTTTTGTTTGTATTCCGTAAGGTGTAAACAAAAGAGGTGTTTGAAAAATGTGTGATTGAGTGTCAGTTGCTGATATGATTTTTATAGGGACAAATGAAAACTCATCCATATATTGCATTTTTTTCTGAAATTGCATGGTGTATTGAGATATGTTGTCGCGATGATGTATTATCATTTAAATAGTTAAGACTGAGTATATTTAAATAAAGTTATGACTGAACACGAAGAATCCAATGTAGAAGAATGCATGATTTGTTCTATGCCATTATGTGAACAATATTGTCATAAATTAGAATGTGGTCATACATTTCACTATGAATGTCTATTAACGAGTGCAATTATCAATCGAAGACACAGTAGTAGTCATAATTCATGTCCCTATTGTCGCACAAAACATGGATATCTACCAATCATAAATGGACTCACCAAAACAAAGATAAAACCAGGTGTTCATTATAGTTTTTCGGATAATTTCCCAGAATATACATTAGTGAAATGTCAACATATCCTGACACGCGGTAAAAGAAAAGGGGAACCCTGTGACAAAAAACCTCAACTCGGCTTCACATATTGTAAAGCCCACAACAAAGCAAATTTGATAACAAAAGATACATAAATCTCTACATACACGATGGAAGACAATCTCTACCCCCCGATTGATGATTCTGAATTATCCGATGATTCAGATTCAGAAAAAACTGAATGTGAAATACGCGTTCACCCTGTTACACAGATTGAGATAACGAGAGATATGGAAAAATGGATGGAAATGATACAAATACAATACGAAACCTATCGTGATAATGCGGTTACAGAGATTGTAAATACATTGTCTCTTGAAAGTATTTAAACATCTGTTTTCAAACAATGTCAAGTTTACAAAGATGGTAGCGATTGGTATTGATTTGGGGACAACATATTCATGTGTAGGATGGTGGAAAGATAACCGTTGCGAAATCATCGCAAATGATCAAGGTAATCGCACAACACCCTCTTATGTTGCATTTACAGATTCAGAACGATTGATTGGAGACGGTGCAAAAAATCAGGCATCTATGAATCCTGAAAATACAATCTTTGAAGCTAAGAGATTGATTGGGCGCAATTATGACGATACTACTGTTCAAAGTGATCTGAAGGGTTTTCCATACACAGTTGTCAATCAACAAGGGAAACCTTATTTACAAGCAAATTATCAGGGAGAACTCAAGACTTTTTCTCCCGAAGAGATTTCTTCCATGATATTAACCAAAATGAAAGAGGTTGCAGAAAGTTATATTGGAGAAAAGGTTACAGACGCTGTGATTACTGTTCCGGCATATTTCAATGATTCTCAGAGACAAGCCACGAAAGATGCGGGTCTTATCGCAGGTCTTAATGTATTGCGTATTATCAATGAACCAACAGCCGCAGCAATTGCCTATGGTCTTGACAAAAAGGAAAAAGAACAAATGGTGTTGATTTTTGATTTGGGTGGTGGAACCTTTGATGTAAGTTTACTTGCAATAGATGATGGTGTATTTGAAGTCAAAGCTACTGCAGGGAATACTCATTTGGGTGGTAGTGACTTTGATAACATTCTTGTGAAGTATTTCACAGATGAATTCCGAAGAAAGCACAAATCGGATGCAACCGGTTCGAAGAGATCTATGAGACGATTAAAAACAGCATGTGAAAGAGCCAAAAAAGTGTTGTCTACAAGCAATACAGCATCGGTTGAGTTGGAATCATTTTATGAAGGTATTGACTTTTTTTCACAAATCACACGAGCCAGATTTGAATCATTGTGCATGAGTTTGTTTCAAGAATGTTTGAATCCCGTATCGCGCGTATTACAAGATGCCGGTGTATCGAAGTCGCAAATTGATGAAATTGTGTTGGTGGGAGGTTCCACCCGAATTCCTAAGATACAAGAATTGTTGAGTCAGTATTTTGGAGGCAAAGATCTCAATCGCGGTATCAATCCCGACGAGGCAGTTGCCTATGGAGCTTCTGTGCAAGCCGCAATTTTATCGGGAAGCACAAGTGGTTCAGAAAAAGCAGATGAGATATTGTTGTTAGACGTGACACCTTTGTCTCTTGGAATTGAAACCGCGGGTGGAGTTATGACTCGGTTGATTGAGCGCAATACAACCATTCCTGCGAAAAAGTCACAAGTGTTTTCTACTTATCAAGACAATCAAGATTCTGTAATGATTCAGGTGTTTGAAGGTGAACGCGCTATGACAAAAGACAACAATGAACTAGGAAACTTCAAGTTAGAAGGAATCCCTCCCGCTCAGAGAGGTGTTCCGCAAATTGAAGTTTCTTTTGATGTGGATGCTGATGGTATCATGAATATTGAAGCCGTCGATAAGTCATCGGGTAACAAAAGAAATATCACAATCAAAAATGACAAAGGAAGACTCACTTCAGATGATATTGACCGCATGATTAATGAAGCCGAAAGATACAAAGAAGATGATAAGATTAATCGCGAGACAGTGGAAGCACGCAATAAATTAGAATCACTTGTGTATCAAACAAAGGTAACGCTAGAAAACAAAGATATTTGTGAAAAATTAGAATCAGAAGATCTAGATACTGCCCAAGATATCTTGAAAGAGTCTACTGATTGGCTAGACAGTGGTGAATATACATTAGATCAATACAATGATAAGCTCACAGAAGTCAATGGTCGGCTTAATCCTATCATGATGAAGGTATACAGCCAAGGAGAAATGCCGGGTTCGGGAACATCTGCAGCAGTTCCCCCTGTAGAAGAAATTGATTAAGAATATTATATTGTATAACACATAATGCTTTCGTGTGCAGTAGGATTTACATTGTTGTTTGCATCTCTTTGGATGTCATTTGTCAAAAGAGATACAGCTATGTTTCAAACGTTTCAAGAGACACTAGATGAGTCACAAACCCTAATATACGAAGGGATTGTTAGAGAACGTCTCTCTATCTATGTTATGGGAATGGTATTGGGATTGGCGTTGGGCTTTACCTATTATCTGAAAAATCCCAATGACAACTTCCGATTATGTAAATTGTTGGCGATTATTTATTCGGTTAAATTGATGTTTTACTATGTGTATCCCAAAAGACCACTCATGTTGTATTCATTGAAAAATCAAGAACAAGTGGAAGCATGGGCGGATATTTACACTGAAATGAAACGACGCTGGGTCACGAGTTTGGGCGTGGGATTTGTGGGTTATCTGGTGTTGTCTCAAAGTTGTTAAGATTCTCTACCCTTCGATGTGTTTTTTGTAACTCATCATCAGGCATACATACAAGTTCTGATAATGATTTGTAAAGGTCTTACACTATTGTTTTCGGTGTCTCGTGTCTCATATATTTTCCAATGAATTGGTTTGATACGTTTCACATATTGATAGATGTTTCGGGAATGTATTTTTTGCGCACTAATCATAGTATTTAATACAAAATTAAGAATCATGCTGACCGCGGGGAACGCTCTGTAATGTCTCTAACGAGTAGAGGCGTAGGCGTTCTCAGAGAAGGACTCTCATCACTTTGGTTACCTCTCATGGTTTGGGGTTCTATTCTGAATACTCCCTCTACGGGAGAATTGAGACCAACATCCTTTGAGGAATGCGATTTCTTGCGTCTTCTGTCCACCGCTATTTTCAACGCCCTCTCTAAGACATTAATCCGCCCGTGATAATATCTAGCATTTTCCTTTGATTTCAGACTTATATTATTATTCTTAAATTGCAGAGCTTTCAGAATTCTATCAGCGTCTGATTTCAGATGTTTCAGAATTCCGAATAAATATTCTTTTAAATCTTTATCTTTACGAGATACTTTATATTCTCTTTCAAACTTTTGCATATTTTCCTCTAGTTTTTGCTCTTCATATTGGGTTTCACATAAATCACTGAGTAACAAGCTGGCCAATTCTAACATATAATCTGGGTATTTTCTGTTTCCTGGGATAAACCATTCTGGGAAAACCCCATGCTCGAAGTAATCAACAAGTATCAGAAGTAGGTCTACTTTGAAACTATATTGGAATCCAACATCTTCGTCATTTTTGATGACATTATCATTATCGGAAACTATTGTTAAAAGATCATGTGACGGAAAATCATATGGCGTATATATGTATTCGAGAGTCTTGTCATTGAAATATTTATCAGCAAGTCCATAGCTTCTAGATCTAGAAGATCTAGGAGATCTAGGAGAACTTGAAGATCTAGAAGATGCCGGAGACAAGCGAATTGTTTCATCAGATGGAATATCTGGAATATCTGAACTATCATCTACACATTTACGATTCACACATTTTTGGTTACCAGGACAGTTGAAATTAAATAAACATGTTCTTTCTTCATTATCATTGACGCATCTGAAAAGTTCACATCTTTCGCCTTGAGGGCAGTTTGAATTTTTGAGACACCATTTTCTGCTAGACGGTCGTAGTCCAGGAGCAGAATCAACCGTTAAAGGATTAATTTCATCTGGAGATGGAGATAAATCTAGAGACCCTCCTCGCTTTTTACGTGTTCTTTTTGTCCTTCGCTTGTATCTTCTATTTGTCTGTTTCTTTGTGTTTGTGTATGTTTTGTATCGTTTCTTCTTTTGTCGTCTTTTTGTATGTTTTCTTCTATAAGTGGGCATTATACTTTATGTTATATATTGTGTTATATAATTATTCAAAAATACTCTAAGGTATGATAAAACAATGGAAACTAGCTTCAAGTTTGTTATCGCACTCTGTGTCTTTATATTATTCGCGACACTGTTTATAATTGTGATTAATCGTATTCAACATGAAAAACTAAAGACACCCGCTTACACAATTGACGATTTAGTTGATGGTCGCCATGACACAACAGACGAACAACGTAAGATTCATCGAAGGGCTGCCGAATCAGAATACTGGCAAAGAAAAGATATGGATGAAGATATCTATGCTTAATCTTTTTTGTCTTCAAGCTGCGGACAAGCTTCTGGTTGATACACAAAACTCATCAGCCATATCACAGAATCATAAGTGTAACCACACACCCATCGTAAATAACCAAACGCGACATAAGCACCATGTGTGACTAGCAATAGTTGATAAATCATATAAATGTTGTATAGAGTTGTAAACATAGAGGAGCTCTTTGACTGTGTTTGGATAATTATTCGTTCAAAATCATATTGTAAACTATTGATGAGTATAATGAGTAACCCGATACAAACTGTCAATTCAGCTCCCTCTTATATAACAGAGTTTATCCATACAAACTTGTCTCAACTTAATGAGATTTTTGAAAAAGAACAAAGCGAACGCGGACCGGGTTGTATGAGGTTCTTGTGTTCTCAAGAAACCAACAAGATGGATGTATCTTATATGGACCATGGGAACATGTGTCAAATCTTAAGAGAAGATAGCTGGATGTCATTATACCAAAATATCCCACAAGACAAAAAACTGTTCTTTGTGCAAGATATTGATTTGAATAGTGTCTTTTTGATCTATATTTGAATTGGAATTTGAAAAAAATATGATATCTAATATACATGAGAAAAAAAGCATCGTATAAGAGAAGTTTGTCAAACAAAAAAAGACCTAAGAAACCTAGATCAAAGAAATCTAGATCAAAGAGAAATCTTAAACACACACCCCGAACAAGCAAAAAACGTGGTCAAATGGAGAGAAGAAAGTCCACGCGTGGATCTGTAGCTGCAGCTAGATATCCCGAAACAAGAATATATGACCGCTTCAGGTCCGTGATAGCGGCAGACAAACGACCAAACACAAATATTGATAAAATCTGTACTTACTTTGAAAAGAAAAATATCCCTTATGTTATTTTACCCGATAAAATAATTCAAGGAAAACATTGCATTGTTATTTCAGAAGATCACACGCATGCAGGATTCTTCGATGGCGAATCATTGTGGAATTCAAATGATGAACCAGGAAGTGATGGAACCAATAATGGCGATGGATTTGATGACCTGAAAATGAAAATATCACCCCAAGGAAAGGGGGATGAAAAAGCAAGTAAAACAACCCTTATAGCATCCGTTCCAAGAGGATTTACAAGATGCAAGGGTCCAGGTAAAAGTCACAATATGCAAGGTTTAGCATTGGATTCAAAGGGTCACATTATCCCCGATGATATGTTGGGAAAAGTCACAGATGAGGGCGGACAATGTTTTCTGCTCGCTTTGGGATATTATCAATATGCCGTCAAACAAAAAAAAGATCTGTGTGAGATTGTCAACAAATCACATGTAGATGTAATGGAACTCGCTGAAAAAATATTCAAACGAGACTTGCGAATCTAGTCTCCAAACCCTCTGTATGCGTCTTTTTTCCATCTTATGATATCTGGGTCTGTGTCATACACTATGAGAGTTTTCTAAACATGAAAATACACTTCGGAAAGACACTGTTCCCCTTTTCTCCCATGTTTTTATCATGTTGAAAAAGAGTTTCATCCAGATCACTGTGAATATAGAGTGTTCGTTTTTCTGTGTTATATGTCGCTCCTACATAGGGTCTTTTATCACTTAGAAGAACATTCATAACACGATTTCTAGCTTCCTCCTCAGATATATCTTGTTCAGTTTTCTCATCCATTCCATTGTGTCTTACACGTGTGTGGAGACTAAATGGCGAAGGTTGATTCTGAAGTATGTTTAACATTGTTTATCAGATTATGAAAAACAAAAAGAATATATTATCAAATTTTGCGCGTCACCTGATTTGACACATACCAATTAGGATACATTATCAAATCCCCTAAAAGCGTCTTTTTTCCATCTTATGATATCTGGGTCTGTGTCATGATTATCCAGTGTTTCTAATAGTTTGTATGTGGCTTCTTGAAGATTTACCCACACTCGTTTACCATTCCGATATTTGATATGCATCATACATATGACTGACATTGAATGATGTTCCCAAAGACTCTTGTAAAAGTCAAGTTCTTCTCGTAGAGATTGCATTTCTTTTTCTTCAGTTGAATCCATGTTGTATGAGTCTATACTTTACTTATTGTATCAAATTTGTTTACATCTGTTTTTTACAGGTTTCTTCATAACTTTGGGATAACCTTTGTCACGACTCTTTATCAAAGATTCAATTTCATGTAAGAATGGTTGAGACACATTGTTCCCACGTTTCTGCAAAATATCTTGTCGGATTTCCCGAAGTTTATCATTGAGTGGAGGACACGTCATAATATCTTGTTTTTCCCCATTTGTCAGAAAACTCAGTTGAAGTTGTAAACACATCTCTAGTGTAAAATAAGTTGTCTTTAAGAATGTAGACAAAAAAGTTACAGTGAGTCAAATTTGACGAAACACGATTTGGCAAAATCCAAAACTAGACTATACACACAACTATGACAGAAGACTCAGTGACAACAGAATCCGCTAGCACGGGTTCAAACAAGACACACAGGGTTGATGATAAAAATAATTGTAAACAGACTAAGTATATGTCAATCAATGCATTTTCTTACAGTTATCCAGGTTTCCCTCCGATCGAGGGATATTCAGATGAGGATCGTGATCCATTAATACAAGATATCTTAGACACACTACCCCAAGATATGATAAATTACATTTATATCTGGTGGTTTCGGTTGTTTTGGAGAAATTACCGCCCTAACACAGCATTAGTCCCTACATGGTATAAACGACATGTAAAAATTGAGAAAAAGATATGGGAAGCAAAAGAGAAAAACATACATTTCATGCATCTTCCCTTCAATACACTACAATGTAACAAAAAGTGGATACCGGGGTGTCAGTGTGATTATTGCAAGAATTATGAGACACATCATAAAAAAAAAGTAGTTCTCAAGGTAAGTCAGATTAAACAAAGACTGGATCTTGCTCCAGATAGTGGTAGATTTAGTGTAGAATTGTATAGCAAAAAGCACAATAAGACGTATCTAATAAATGAATCTGGACTCAAAGAAAACCTACACTTTGATTGCTTTTATGATACACCTGTAGAAACCTATTGGAAATATGCTGTGAGACACCCTGATACAGAACCACTTGGGTTTACTAACTATGAAGAGGATTGATGTTATCACTATACCCAACGTATGATATCGTATTCAATCATCCGATGCTCTTTTATATCAAATCTTTCTATTGTATCCCATACAGGGGTAAACTGTGTTTCATATCTATTAGGATTGTATGGTAAAGAGTTGGGGCGACAACTCCACACCGCATCAAACGTCTGACTATCTGTATTGTATAAGTCAATTTTTTGTAAACGATGAATCATGGGATTGTCCCATGGTTTGTGTGTCAAGTAATGTTTTACAGGCTCGTATAACTTGTCTTTAGGACGAGCACCTAATTGTGATATGTTTGATACAATCATGATTTCATGTCCACTTGCATCTTTTAATATACATTTCCAAAAGGTTTCATCAAACAATACATTAAGAGATGTTCGAATATCAATCAAATGCATATGATATTTATGAAAAAATGGATAGTTGCTGTAATTCCACACAGATCTCATCTCAAGATTATATTGCAGTGCTTCTTCCATTTCATCTTTCTTTTTGTGAAATAATATCAGATGTATTACATCGTCGGGTAGATTCATCAGATTAAAAATTAACGTAATCTCGTCAGTGTAACTGAAAATCATTTCTACAGCTATAGTAGTAGCCTATTATGCAACGTTCGTTTAATTTCTTTATACTTGTTTTGTTGGGTATCTTGTCAGAATCAAAGAAAACTCATAAACACAAACAAAAAGGCGGGGAACTGTATGACGGTATTTCGTTACCTGATGTTTCACAACCAGATTTATCTACTGAAATAATCGATCCTTTTCCTCAAACATCGTTGAATATAGATGATACCATGGATGCAATCACAAATCCAAATCAAGGAACAACCACTGCCACTCTACTATTTGTGTTTTCATTTATATGTTTTGTTACTCTCTTAGGAATTATTGCATATCGGACGTATAAAAGAATATCATACAATTAGATACGGTCGCTTAATGTGGTTTGTATCACTTTAGGATTGTTTGTTTGTAATATTTTTTGAATCTTATCTTTTTTGCTGTGAGAGCAGTTGTGTGCATGAGGCGCTTTGTGCATGATACAAAATACATGTTTGCAATCACAAGTAAATGATATAAGAGGTAGTTTTTTACGACAACAGTGACACCGAATTGTTTTCTTTTTGTTGGATTTCGCAAGTGTAGATTGACCCATGATAATTAGTCTAAGATTTTATCAAAATAGTGTGTAATCCTCTCAAATTTTGATAAAAATAAGATTTACTACTGCATACAATTTATCATACAATTTACTTAGCCCTTAACAAGACGAGGACCAATACTCATTGTGTTGAGTTCTTGCAGCAACAATTTACAAGAATAGGGAATATAGGATTTAGAAAAGTCTCCATAATTTTTGCATCGCTTGCATTCATATAATGTCTTTTTGGGATTTCCAGGAACGATCATATTACATTCGTTGCAGGTATATATTGTATATTTGTCTGAAACATCCAACATACGTTCTTTGAGAAAGAAGGATGCGCCATGAGATATCATACAATCTCTTTCCATTTCTCCAAACCGAAGACCTCCGTGACTTGACCTCCCTTCTGCTGGCTGACGAGTCATAGATACTACGGGACCACTCGCTCGTGAATGAACCTTGTCACCCGACATATGTTTGAGCCTCTGATAATATGTGGGTCCCATAAAGATCTGAGTTTTAAGTTGTTCTCCTGTGATACCCGAATACAACACCTGATTTCCATATCCTTCGTGACCACAACTTTCCAAGACTTTACCAATTTCACGAACATCTGTGTTTTCAAATGGTGTTCCATCTCCCATGCAACCCAATTTTGCACATGATTTTCCCAAGATACATTCAATCAATTGTGCAATAGTCATACGGCTAGGAACAGCATGAGGATTCATGATTATATCCGGAACAATTCCATCTGCAGTAGTTGGCATATCACATTGGGGATAAATCATCCCGATAGTTCCTTTTTGACCATGTCTTGAGGACACTTTATCTCCAATTTCGGGTATCTTGACTCGCCTTACCCGAACTTTACAAAACTTGTATCCATCGCTTGTAGTGGAATCATAATTATCATCAATATATCCGGATTCATTTGTTTTGACCGATATACTTCCATCACGATATTTGTATTCTTTGTTTTTGACTGGAGTCACTTTACCAATGATGATATCTTTTGATGTCACTTTTGTATTTTTAGGAACAATGCCTGAAGACGACAGCTTGGAATAATCACATGGTTTGGGGAATAACAGAGTGTCTGGGTCTGGTTTGCAAAAGATATCTTCTTCCCCTGTTAGTTGGTTTTTCTTGGCTTCATCTTTGTAACAGCGGAACATTGTCGATGAAAACAGACCACGATCAATTGCTGCCTGATTCACTAACACAGAATCTTCTTGGTTGTAACCACCATATGTAGCAATTGCGACAATGACATTGATTCCATTAGGTAGTTCATTAAACTTGAAATGATTCATCATTCGGGTATTGACTAAAGGTCTTTGAGGATAGTGTAACATGTGGGAAAATGAATCATACCGATTACTCATATTGGTGCAATGAATCCCAATGGCTTGTTTTCCCATGGCCGATTGATATGTATTTCTAGGAGACTGATTGTGATTGGAAAAGGGTATACAATTGGCCATAACACCCAACATTAAGGATGGATGTATTTCACAATGAGTATACGATTTGTCTTGAATACGATTCAAACTTGGTGAGATAAACACACTATCAGATTCGTGTGAATCGATGTATTCTATGATTTGTTCTTCCATCAATATTTCAGACCATGTCTTTTCATCTATATTTGTATTTGTAAGTTTGTCTATGTCTTTTATGATCAAAGGTCGTATGCATCGGCCACGATCAGTGAATATATATATCGCACCTTCAGAAATATCCCAAGTCACAGATGTATGTGGGTTGATTTGAATCGTTCTTCTCCATTTACGAATTTGGTTTACTAAATTATAAGGATCAATTGCATATCCAATCCAGTCTCCATTCACTACAACTTTGACTGAAGCAGGATGTATTGGATTGTAGAGTTCGCATTCTGATAATACATGAATCATATCGCGAATCATATTTCTCAACAATGTTGAATTGCTATGAAGAGTCACTTCACAACTACATGCAAAGTTTTTGACAACCCCAATCGGTTGTCCTTCAGGTGTTTCTGATGGACATATATATCCAAATTGTGTATTATGTAATTTACGAGGATCCACCAGTTTTCCTGTGCTATCTACCGGCATAGATATCCTACGCGTATGAGACAAAGTGCTCATAAATGTCAGCCGATTCAATACCTGAGATACTCCTTGCTTGTTGGTATTGGTTTTCATTCCCCAATTTCCTGTAGCTAAGGCGCCTTTCAAAACGCTCTCAATATAACTTCCCTTGATTACTTTATTGATATTTGTTGATGTAAGTATTTCAGTATGATTGTTTTGAAGAGTCCATGAACCAGAGTTTATTTCTTTGCTCAAATAATTGCGGATATCTTTACACATTCGGTTGACACATTGACTTGTAAGAGTCCCCATCAAACTACCCGTGGTTTCCATGCGCTTGTTTTGGTAATTGTCCCTGTCAGTGGGCTTAGATATTCCTAATTTGCATAATAGCATCTTGTAAACCATCCATCCAAGAAAGTGTGCTTTTTTCTTGATATCATCTCCTAGATGCGGAAGGCACTCTCGTTGTATGATTGTCTTACAATATCTTATCTTCATGTCAACATTAAATGATTGACTGTAATTTTGCAAATAACTCGAGATATTTTCTAAAGCAAGATATTCCGTATGGATATCTGTTGTTTGTAACAGAGTGGGTAAGAGTAATTGTGCCAAACGATGTCGCAAAGTTTCATTTCTAGAATGACAGATTACATATTCGATTATATCTTTGTCAGTCAAGCATCCCAATGCTTTAAACAACAGAGATACAGGAAACTCTTTCTTGGAATGAGGTATCATAACCACAATCATGGGTGATGTAGCTTTTGATTCAATCTTACACACGAGTGTTTTGGGTGGCGCAAATATATTTTCTTCAGATGAACGAATCTCTGCTTGATATCCATAACGAGACCCTTTCAAATCATGCACCTGAACTATATTCGGAATCACTTTTTCTTGTGTTACAAGAATCTTTTCATTCCCATTGACAATGAAATAACCTCCCTGATCATACCGACATTCATTGATAGGATCATTTTTGGAGACACAATATTCAGATTTAACTGGAATCGGAAACTTGCCAAACAAGACATCTTTGATTTGGGTGAAGGGTAAATCCACTATCGTATCATCCTGTTTCACTTTCATATGCACTTCAAAATTTACATATAGTGAAATCGAGTATGTGTGATTGTTTGTTCTTGCGACAGTGGGGCTCATTATTTTACGACAACCATTTTTCTCCGTATAATGAGGATGTTCATATACAGATGACACAATCCGCAATTGCAATTCTTGAACTAAATTATTCGCATCGGTCGCTTTCACAGTCATTGGGAAATATTGATTTAGAATACTGGGGACAATCACATTCAAAAACTCATTGTAAGATTCCAGATGATGCTTAACAAAGACATCCTTTTGTGTGAAATAAGCTGAGATTAGAGTTTGTATATCCTCTTGTTTCAGCATAATGTAAAGATACTTTGAAATGTAACTTTAGATAGTTTACTCATATTTCAAATTTAGTGCTAATTGTTTTAAATTATCAGATAATTCAATAGTGTCAAAAATCGTTTGAGGTTTATAATCCAACACACTAAGTTTATCCTTTGCATATACCATATATTCTGGAAACACCTTGTAGGTCTCACAAAAGTTTAGCATGTCTTTGTATTTCTCACGATATGTTTTGTTGGTATCGATTGTTGTATTCTCTGGAGATGTGAATCCAAAATAAACACATGAACGATGAAGTTGTATGAACAATATCAAAAATTGTAACAAATATTTGTTGATGTGCAATGTTTCTGGATAACTATCGCAAAACTCGCACAAACTTTTGATTATCTTTATAGGAGATACGGGGACATTTTTGTTTCCGCGTTCGATTCCCAAATAATCGGAATGATATACATATTCATTGACTTGTTTTCTTAACACACATATATCTGTTGAAGAAGGTTTGTCTAACAAGACATACATAAGTTCAACTACATCATCTAAATAATCACTTGTGTGTTTTTCAAATGTGGAACACGCTATATCTGCAAGTTCAACCATATCATCCGGCAATGACCAGCAAAATCCAAAGTCATATAATACAATTTTCATCTTTCCAGAAATTTTCCAATTGCCTTTGTGAATATCTCCATGATTAAAGTTATACAACAATATATTGCTCCTGACAAACAACAACAATATTGTATACAGCTTGTGTTTATCGTAATTACTTAATTCACACTCTTCTAGAGTTTTCCCCGGAATATATTCCATGATAAGCGTTTTGTTTGTAAAACGATAAATATCAGGTATCTGCACATAAGGGTTGTTTACATATTTCTGTTTCATGCGCAATGCATTTTGTGCTTCATTTACAAAATCAATTTGCATATAAAAGCTTTCCATAAAATCTTCAAAGCGAAAAGGATATTGTTTACGAAATCTTTGCAAACATGGAAGATACTTTATGATTGAAAAAAACAACCATACAAAATTGATTTCTTCTTTCACTCCCGGATGTTGTATCTTTAACACATATTTCTCTTGAGTTAGATTGTCTTTTACTAGATATACTTGACCTATACTTCCAGAACCCAACGTTTCAATCACTGTATAAGTTTTGTCAAACTCTTCTCCATATTCAGATTTGTATAATTGTTTCGTGTATTCAATTGAATGTTCCGGACAATTTTCAAAAAACATTTCTAGCTTTCGGATCCACACGGGCATATTTCGATTATAGATATCTGTTTCACTCATCAATAACAGTTCTAATTTAGGCAATGCCCACTGACAAAACTTGATCGCTACTGAACCACAATTTTGTATCAATGGTATCATCTTTTCTGGTATATCATCAGTATTCGTCTTTCCTACATATATATCATGTAACCCCCTCAAAAGGTTACCATAGTTATACAGATATGATAAATACCGAAACATTACTTACTAGTGTGTTTAATATTTAAATATTTAAACCCAATCCCAGATAAATGGGAACACTTGAAAGTCGTATCAAAGAACTGATTCAATTTTATGTGAAAACAAATTATGAAGCCTATTTATCACAACACAAGTTACAATACATTGATGACAACAAAATAAGAGATGTTGTGAAACAATTGTATACAGAAAGAAGAGAACATCTCAAAGTGTTTGTCAAACAATCTTTAAAACAAATGCTACAAGATGATTATCCAGGTGATTTAGTTGTATTAAATATCCTCATAAATGTATTTGAAGATGATGAATATTGTATCAATCGTCTTGAATTAGAAATCAGAGATTACCAGAAAAGTATCACCAATCAATAAGAATAAAATATAATCTACTGTAAGTATGACAAAGTTGTCTCTATCAGAATCATTGCACGGTATCAAAAAACGTAAATCACCAAACAAAAGAAACACCCTACAACCCATGCTCTCAGAAAAGAAATCGTCTCCACCGACCACCTCTAAAAAGATATCAGTAAGTTGTTCACAGCACAAACCAAAGTCAGATGGTTCAGTTAAGGTTATTCGTCAGACACCCAAAAAAACCAGATCTCGTGGCTCTAAGAAACCTTCTAGAGTAAGTCCTCAAAAAGACATCTTTCAAATTCAGAAACAGATACAAAACACTCAAAACACTCAAAACACTCAATCCAAGCCTAAAACTTCCTCTGTTGCTAAAGTCTCTGTTCCGAAAACACCCCCTGTTGCTAAAGTCTCTGTTCCGAAAACACCCCCTGTTGCTAAAGTCTCTGTTCCGAAAACACCCCCTGTTTCGATGCCTGTTTCTAAAGCACCCCCTGTTTCGATGCCTGTTTTTAAAGCACCTTCTGTGCAGGATGCAGTCATGAAGAAATCAAGAAAAGAAAACCGATTCAGGTCAAGATCAAGATCAAGATCAAGATCAAAATCAAGATTGAGGTCTTGGTCAAGGTCCAGGTCACAGTCCAAGCCACAGTCCAAGCCACAGTCCAAGCCACAGTCCAAGTCACAGTCCAAGTCACAGTCCAAGTCCCGATTAAGTGTATCTCAAAAAGTCGACATGAAAGTGGATGATTCTGAAGATATTGAAACTATTAAACAAAAAATACAAGAAATCCGTAACAAAAAAAGTAAATATATCCGAGAACATCTAACAAAACAAGGTGTCCGTGTATCTGGGAAAAGTGATCGTCTACTCAAAGATATTTATTTTTATTCTACCGCGTGTAACATCAACATCAAACATGAACAATGATCTTGGATAGAATAGTAAATCCACCTAAAGAATGTTTGAAATATCTCATTATGAAACTAATCTCTTTTGATATTGGGATCAAAAATCTTGCCTACTGTGTAATTGACAGTGAACTATGTAGTATCTTAGATTGGGGTGTCTTGGATATATCTACTTGTGATAAATGTGAACATATCATGAAAGGTATGAAGCCATGTGAAAAAGATGCAAAAGTAACAATTAACAATACCAGATTATGCACTGCTCATCAAAAATTAAGTCAATACAAAGGTCTGAAAAGCAAAAAGATCCCAAAACAAATCAATCCCATGTTGCAGTTGGGTCAGAAATTGGTTTCTGTATTAGATGAACATACGATATTCTTGACTGTAGATCATGTCTTGCTTGAGAATCAACCTGCTCTTAAAAATCCCACTATGAAGAGCGTGCAGATGCTAGTGTATTCTTATTTCTTGATAAAAGGTGTCACAATCACCACGTCTCCTATCAAAAATATTGAAATGATCAATGCAAGAAATAAACTCAAAGCTTACAAAGGAGAACCGATATCTTGTGATATCAAAGATAGATACAAACGAACAAAATGGCTTGGTATTCAATATTGTGAAAAAATGATATCTGAAAATACACAGATCGAAGAATTTTACAAAACATTGTTCAAATGTAGTAAAAAAAGAGATGATTTGGCCGATGCCTATTTACAAGGTATGTATTGGTTGAGTATTCAAAAGTAATTACATTGTTGCTTGGATGCTCTTTAATTTATGTATTGTTTTGTCAAGTTCTTTTTTGTTATAGGAGCCACCTTTTTTCTTGTCTTCTTCAGATTCCTCTTTTTCATTTGGTAAAAACTCGTTCAAAATAATCACAAATACGACTGTTAGTAAAAAGGCTTTGAATATATCTCTTGTGGCCATGAAAAAAGAGCAAAATACAAAGAATCTCCTCACATACGGTATTGATATCAAGGAGCGAGTATCATCATCTAATTCATCTATGATAAATCGTGCTCCGATATTCAGCAATATCATAGCAAAACCTATGAAATATTTGTTTTCATTAAGTGATTCTGCAGAAGATTTGAAATATTCAATTGCCTTGTCTAACATGATACTGTAATGTAGATTAAAACTTTTGAAAAAATATATCTACTATCAGTAATATGGCATTCTTGGCAGAGGTCTACGGAAAAGATTTTTTGAAAGCGGTTACAAAACCCAAACGAGGAAAACGCAAGGGACCCAAGGCAAAACAAAATATCGCTTTGTCTCCAAGAAGTCCTCCGATGGATCCCGATGAAATGGACACAGAATTATTGTATGATGTGTATGATGACAGTTTAAGGCCCAATCAAGCTGTCCGAGGATTAAAAACAAGTGTCTATAGTGATGATAAGAATCCCTATCAACCAATTCAAAATCCAAATGTCATGAAATATGAAAATCAAATGGATGTTTATGAAAACCAACCTGAAAGATTGTCTGAAACCACAAAATTAGGATATCCCGGAAAGAGTGCATCCGGAGAACGTGGGGGGATTATTGATATTCTAGATGACCCACAGTATGAAGAGTTTCTAGAGTATTTGAAAATGAAACGTGCAAAAACACAAACGGTCCCTCAAGGCGTAGTTGAAGGTTTCGCCACTAGTCGCAATGACCAATTTCAAGAATTGCTCTTGTATATCGCCACTGGTTTCTTCATGTTGCTGCTATTTGATAATATTTACAAGATAGGCCGAACTACTTATTAGATTGATTGACCTCTTTTCTACAAATTCTATTGTCATCTGAACCCGGAACTGATGCCGGAACACATGCGCCAAAACCAAATTTCTGACTTGCAGAAACAGTATCTGTTAAATTTTCAAATCCTTCCCTATTGAATATCATGCACAACAAAAACCCCAATCCAAGTAACACTACAAATACCAAGCTGTCATCGCCCTTACATTGTTTCCTTATCCATTTGTATGCATTGTCAACAACTTTGATTCCCATTGATTATATACTATACAAATATTTTTATTGCAGCTTTGTCCCTAATCCCATCAATGTGCTTTGATCATAAATTCCAGAAGGCTTAAATGTTTGTATTGACTTGTAATCTGTCGCTGGCTTTGTTTTTTTGATTTCCTTTACAGTCTTGTTGATAAGTGTTTTCGAACTTTTATCTTCCCATGATATAAATAACCAGTTGGGTTCAAGATACATCAATTGAAATCCGTTGCTTTTTAGACTATTGATTATGTAAGTTTTCATCTCATATGAATTAAACAATGGGACCCCGATGATAAACTCGGGTATCTGAAAAAAACAATATGTCCGCATCAATGATGCATTGTATTTAATACGTTTGTGACATTTCTGAAGAGTTTCATCATACACTTCCATGCGCTTTAGTGTTTTTTGATTGATCGTATTGTAAAGTTCTTTTATGTTTAATTGAGACATAATAAGTATATTTCATTTTTTTTTGTGTGTTATAACAAACCAGATGTTAACCATGCGTCCGATTGTATTGTTAGTGGCTGTCTTTTTGTTATTGTCTGAGAGCCGATACTCATTTTCAAAGCAAAAAGGTGGTGCGGATCCCGCACTCGTCATTGGTGGAATTCTAGTGTTGTTGGGTGTATCAGGAGGACTCTATTGGTATTTTACTCAAGATACATCGCCTAGTCCCAGTGAAAATAAAAAAGATAATGGTGGGAATCATGATGATCATCATCATGATAATGGTGGAAACGGACCACCTCCTTCAGTTTCACCTACTTCAGGACCATCCCCTTCCGTTTCACCTCCTATTGGACCATCTCCTTCCGTTTCACCTACTTCAGGTCCGCCTACTTCAGGTCCGCCTACTTCAGGTCCGCCTACTTCAGGACCATCTCCTTCAGTTTCACCTACTTCAGGTCCGCCTACTTCGGGTCCGCCTACTTCAGATCCACCTACTGGGCTCCAAGATTCTGTATCTCCTAGTTCGCTTGGTGGAGCATCTGTTTCTTAGTGAATATATCTTTACATTATTATATAAACCGACTTTTTTTTGTGTGTTATAACAAACCAGATGTTAACCATGCGCCCGATTGTATTGTTAGTGGCTGTCTTTTTGTTGTTGTCTGAGAGCCGATACTCATTTTCAAAGCAAAAAGGTGGCGCAGATCCTGCACTCATCATTGGTGGAATTCTAGTGTTGTTGGGTGTATCAGGAGGACTCTATTGGTATTTTACTCGAGATACATCGCCTAGTCCCAGTCCCACCAATGGAGAGGACGAGACAAACCCGCCTACTTCAGGTCCGCCTCCTTCAGTTTCACCTACTTCAGGTCCGCCTACTTCAGGTCCGCCTCCTTCAGGTCCGCCTCCTTCAGGTCCGCCTATTAATACATCACCGTCTCCATCCCCCACTAGTCCATGGTGTGATATTATTAATATACCAATCACTGTAACAGGTAATACGCCTAGCCAGAATGATTATAGTGTAGCATATAATGATACATTTGCAAAAATACTCTACGGGGTTGAAGCCGATTATGATGATATTCAGAAGAATTTAAAGAAGAATTTAAATAAGGATGATAAGGATGAATTAGGAGATGATTATCCGCCTGACGGATCCGCTTCTGCTTTGTATGCTTTGGGTGCACCCTATAATTCGGGTTTAACTGCTATTGATAAGATGACTGCCGATTCAATCTGTGGACTAACTTGCAATTTATTGAATCAGTGTAGCGTGATGTCCAAGCCACCTTTTTGCGAAATAAAAGATGATCAAAATGTAGTTACAGATAAAATTACAGGAGAACACGTTGAAAAGTATTGTGATTGCAAAGAGGGCGATGATGATAAATTATACTTAGATACACATGGACCTGCTAATCTTTATCGTAGTAAATCAACGGGTTGGGGGTCAAGTAGAACGAAGTTTTTTCAAGATCAATATGAGTGTTGACCCAATGCTTACAAACTAAATGAAGAAGGTGATTGTGAGTTTGCTGTTGAGGATGTAATACATCAAATAAGGTGGGGGAACGGGGGTATCGAGGAATGCGATGATGCAAATGCAAAACCTTATTGCATTGAAGGTCAAGATATTCTTCGTGTTGAAGAGGGTGACCCAGAGGGTGCGGCTGTAAGAGAAAAAAAACGTCTGACCAGCGCTGAATATGAAATAATGTGCGATCATGATAAGGGGAGTCCTGATGGCGGTGCGTGTCGAAAATCCTGCGGGTATTGCACTTCTCCCCCCCCCAACTGATGCGTCTTAAATTCATATTTAGAAAATACTGTTTACAAATACTCACATGATAGATACACTCATTCTTTCAGGTGGGGGTCCTTCGGGAATTGCTTATATTGGTGTATTACAGGCTCTTTATGATAAAGAAATATTGACTCCAGATCTTACAGGAATCAAAGAGATTATCACAACATCTGTTGGAATCTTGATGGCTTATCCATTGATCATTGGTCTGAAAAACAGAATCGTATATGAAATCTCTAAGAAATATGATTTGTCTAAATTCTTGAGTTTTGATAAAATTCACATAAATGATATCTTGTTGGATTATGGATTGTTTCATACAGATGGTATGCGTTCTATCATGAAAGCATTGACACAGGCTGTGTTTCAAACAGAAACAATCACATTACAAGAATTATATGAAAAAATACCCATCAAGCTAACTGTCAAGGTATACAATACAACAGATTCGCGTGTGGAATATATTTCTCACATAAATCATCCTGATATGAGTGTCATCACTCTAGCAGAGATGACGACTGCAATACCTTTCATGTTTAAACCTGTATCCTATCAAAACAAGTTGTATTGTGATGGAGGGATTCGTGGTTCATTTCCATTAGAAGCATGTCGCTCAGAAAGCTACTTGGGAATCTGTCTGAAAGGTATGATGACAGAATATGTTGGAGAAATAGATGTTGTCAAGATGTTTCCTTTTTTGAAATATATCTTATCACTTGTATCAAATAACACTGAACACGAAGATGCTGACAGAGTTATTAACTTAATAGTGGGTGCAGGTCTCAACTTTGAACTTGGTCCTGATGAAAAAGAAAAAGCTATAGAAAATGCCTATAATGAAACTATAAGACAACTTGAAGAAAACACAAACTTACGATAATTCAAACAAATATCAAGCTATTTTTGTGAAAATAAGTCACTCTATCATCCGATAGTAGAACCTTGATAACAGATCTCGGTGGCTTCAACTGATCACCATAAGTCGACAATATCTGACCCTCTCCAAGAGAACCTTGAAAGCTCTTATTTGAACCAATATAAGCCACCCGCTTACCAACAGTAAACTCGCTGCTTTTGTGCACTTGTTTGCGATAACCATTGTTTGAATAAACTCCTCCATTCTGATACTTTCCTGTTCCAGTATGGAGCCCTCCATAATTCTTTCCATTAAAACTACCTGGCGCCATAGCAATTGAATAGTATGATTGCATACTATTTATTTAAATTGTTTAGTCAGTATCTCAAGAATCATATTCATCTGAATCACCTGAATCACCTGAATCATTGTTACATTTTTCTAAAATGTAAGATGCTGGCGTGAAATACAAGTAACGATTGCACTGTCTCAAGCAATAAGTCACCGTATCCAGACAATCGTTGACCCAGTCATCAAATGCCTTGGCCCATGAACAACATACATTCACTCGATTGTATTTGAGAACCTCATTTGCAACAAGAATCTCAATATCTTCTAGGTTGTGTTTCAGATCACTCCATTCTGATTCCAGTTCAGAAGTTGTATGAATCATTTGAGAAACCACATCTAATGCATTATCCATCAATTCTAATAGTTGTTTGCATTCTTCTACATCATCGCATGTAGATACATAATGTAACATACGATTGAATGCGAAGCTGACGGGATAATTGAGATGTTTGATTGAAAACGTGGTAAACAATCCATTTGTTCCTTTCGTCACCTTGTTTTCAATCACGCTTAGATTTGTATATTCATCTTCTTTTAGTGAAGCCAGCAGTTCTAAGTTGTGAAGTGCAAGAGTTTCTACTTTGTTCATAGTATTTGTCGCGTAAACTGTGTCCATTATTCTATACTAGTATCATTAGATATTTATTCTTTTAAATCCTTACCTTGTAGAAACTCTTTTCTTACAAATACACCATTCACATAAATGTAACTATGTGTTTTGCATCCAATAATAATCCCTGACATTTGCTCCCAATTATGACGCGTTTCTAACAATATTACATCAAATGCGACATGTTCAAAGAAATCCCAAGCAGGGTGTTTGGAACCGTAAATCAATACATTGAAATTATCACTTGTTTGTTTAATCTCTTTGGCTAGCTTGGTTTGTTTCCATTTTCCCCTTCGATTCATGACTTTCCAGTTTTCTTCGGATATGTTTTCCAGAAACTCGCTTTCAATACCGAGTATCTTTACATCAGCCTTATCATATATATCACTAATAGTCTTGACAAATGGATGTGTTTGGATATGAATCTCATGGGCTAGTTCTGGTATCTTGATGTCGATTCCATCCACGGTCACTTCCACAGGATTGTATTTGTTGATATTATGCACTGATAATAGCTGAACCACGTCATAATAATTGTCTAATTTACGATCAATCCCATTGTCATGATGAAAGTATTTTCCCTCCACTTCAACATCTGACCATTGAAATCCTCGTCGTTTCCAAAACTCACGAGTATGAAACAATGTGGATTCATATATCTTGTGTGGAGATATCGTTTTGTATAATTTACGATTGTATATATCATAGGATAGAGTCGTGTCTGTATACACACACTCTGCAGAAACTCTTTTTGCAAACCTACATTTGCGATCCACCGATTTGGGATTATACACACAATCTGCGTTCATGTGAAAAATGTAAGGATAACTTGACATCCCACACCCATAATCTCGTTTGAATCCATTGGGAAGAGTCTTTATCAGTGCTTGATATTGCAGGGGACCTTTGTTGGGTTGCTTGTATCCTTCCAGAATCTGCTTTCCAAACTTTGTCTTTTCACTATCATCTAAATGAAAATACAAACAATTGTCTATATCTGAAAACTCAGAAGCAAGTGATACGGGTCCGTCATCCACCACAACCAATTCTAACGTTTGAGTCTCTAATAATCCACGAAAGTTGTCTTTAATCAATGGAATAAACTGCGATTCTCCATGAAGAAGCGTGACCACTGACACACACTGCTTTTCAACTGACATAACTTACAGATACACTGAGTGTGTATCTTTAAATTAGAAATCAAACACAAACACTTGAAATGACCATAAAATATATTGTATTCTATAGTATAACATATACATGCAAGATGAGGGGGAGGAGCCGGATAACGAGGGGGAAGATATAGATACAAATGATGAAGGAATGACACAGCAAGAGATACAAGATGTGTTTAATGATCCTATACAACAGGCTGTACAACAGATTGTACGACAGGCTGTTTTACACGCTGTTGTACAGCCCATGGATCCAAATCAGGTCAATGTTCGGCCTTATCGGGGGGTAGTTGGTGTGGGGACTACTGGCGGTGGATATCGTAAAAAGCGAAGCAGAAAACGAACGAAACGTGCATCCAAGAGACGTTCGAAACGTGTGCGTCGCAAAACAAGACGCAGAAAAAAGAGTAAGCGTCGTCGTTAATATAATTCAATTACAATTTTCATCCATTCTTATATATAATAATAAGAGTGTATCTTATTCTACATCTGCAACAAGTTTAAAAGTAAAATTACATAGTATAAGATGTCTGCACTTTATGTAAAACCTGTAACAAAGGATGAGCAAATCTTGTTGTTATTAAAAGAGGTATTACATCACAATATAGATGTATGTCAACTTATTCTGAAATACAAAAAAACCGAAGAACAACAAGAAATAATGGATTATCATATACATCGATGGGAAACCATCGCAAGATCTCATTTTACATTACATGATACACACGAGGGACAGTTCTCCTATATATTTGACAGGGAAAAATATGTAATCAAGTGTGATCACAAACCGACTTTTTACAATGTAACAGGTATATCTTATCAAGTTGTAGAATTACTACACGAATTGATAAAATTAAACAAAATTGATACAGAAAACTCACATATAGAAGATTACAAATATTGGCTAGAACATGATGATATGTTGTATACTGCGTTAGCAAGTAAAATAAAGATAAAAATGGAGCAACAGTATTAGATTATGTGTTTACTATATATATGAAGTCTTCGCTTGTAAAGTATCAACTGGTTATGTTTGTAGTTATGGTTGTTGTCGGTGTATGTTTCAATCCCATGAATATTTTGGCTTATCGATTCAGTGATTTGTATCTTTCACAGACACTGGTGTATGGAGGTATCTTGATGGCATCCAATATGATTTGGGCTCATGAACTGGTTCACTTGATTGCGATGAATCATTGTAATTATACCGTTCTGGGTATTGGAGTTTTCTTGTCTCTATGTGTATCTATATTTTTGTTGCGAACTCAATGGATGATTGACGATACACAGTGGTTGCGCAGAATGATCAGTCATCACTCCACTGCATTAACTACTTCACATAACATATACAAGCGGACAAAGGATCCTAAGGTTAAAAAGTTAGCAAAAGAAATCATTGAGACACAAGAACGAGAAATTTCACAAATGAAGGCGATGATTAATGATAAATAATTTGTCAAGTCTTTGAAACACTATCTAAATATATTTTGTATAAACTTCATAAACAAATGAAGGATTATATTCAGGTCACCCTCCCTGCTAGCAAAACTTCTGTGGGATTAGATGTGGATGAATCTTTACATGTTATCAAATTATACAATACTCGTTTACTGGATCATGGCATCAAGTGTGGATACAAGTTAATCAGATTCCAAGGATATACATTAACAAAGAAAAGTGATATTATCACGGCGCTTATTCAATGGAATAACAAGTTTCAGAATGAAACATTGTATCCAGGTGATTGCAAAGAGTTTATCTATGAGTTTGAAATAACAAACACAAACACAAACACAAACACAAAAACAAATACACAATAAGTTTAATTTGAATCAATATCATCTATTTTATCTCTATATGAATAATCGCGTATTGTTTATCAGTGGAAGATGTCCTCACTCCAAAAAAATACTATTGGGTATTCAACAGCATATATTTTTGAAAAGTATCTTTCAGATTGTGAATATTGATGTCACACCTTTTCCTAATTATATCAAAAGCGTCCCCTGCATACTTGTAAGCAACAAAGTCATATCAGGCAACAATGTGTTTGAATATCTGGGTAAGATTGTGGATTCGAAACTGGCTCAAGAAAAACGTGAAAAACAAGGCACAATGAGTTCCCAAGATCAAGGCGTCTGCAAGATAAATGATGAAGGTGAACTGGAAGGTTATTGTGGTGGAGGAGGCATGAGTATCGGATTTTCAGATATAACAGAAGAAAATGATAACTACAAAACATCAAGACATCAGATAAACACGAATTATGACTTTTTAGATGGTTCTGATAATTCTAATGCCGTATATCAACAAGTCAAACAAATGGAAGCAGGAGATGACATGTTAAGTCAAAAACGTAAATCTTTTGACAGTGATTATGAAAAGTTACAAGCTGAACGCGGTGAATTGATGGGTGCGGGACGTCACGGTCCCAATAATCCTCTCCCAGGAATGAGATAATTTTCTAGTTTGTATCATATGAACAATCTATTACTTTGCATCTTTGTGTATTGCATTATCTTGTTGGTATCCCCTACAAGATATCTTTACTTTATACCGACCTTTCCCATATATCCTGAAAATACAAAAGAGGCGTTAGAAGTCAAACAGATTATGAAAAAGGGAGGATTGTATTATCACAAATTATTTTTGTTAACTGATCCAAGTGTATCCTTTGCCTTTGCCAAGTATGTGCCAGAATCTGTCAGCGAGTTAGATACGATGATCGCAAGTATCAAAGTATTAACGCCCCTGTATCTTTTGAAATATCTGATTAATCGTGCCAGACCTAATCAAGTTTCTGATATAAAACCGATACCAGGCGAGACCGCAAATACACCCGCTTATCCTTCAGGTCATGCGTATCAAGCCTATTATTTAGCCAAACGACTTGGAAACAAGTATCCAGACCGCAAAACACAGTTAGAATCATTGGCAGAAGATTGTGCGATGGCGCGGGTGTATGCAGGTTTGCACTATCCTAGTGATAATCAATTTTCAAAAACTCTTGTTGACAAACTCTATTTGTGAAACACGCTATGAGTATAAACAAAATATAATTTAAGTTATATGAAAAAAAGACATACTACAATCGTTTATTTATTCGCAATAGTGCTGTTTGTGGTGTGCTTGTATTATATATTCAGCAATGCTACCCCGGTTGTTTCAGATAAAACCCGCATGATATTACATCATCATTACTATATCAATCTAGACCATCGCACAGATCGTAAACATGAGACGATTCGAGAATTGTCCAAAATAGGCATTGACAACCCGCGTAGATTCAAAGCGAAAACACATAAAAAAGGTCCGATTGGTTGCCAGATGAGTCATCTTGATGTATTGAAATTAGCGAGAGGCAGAGGATTACCATATGTAACTATATTTGAGGATGATATCATGTTTTTGAAACCACGCGAAACTCTAGAAAAATTAGATCGTATTGTAAATTCTGATATACAATGGGATGTTATATTACTCGGAGGAAATAATTTCCCACCCTATCAAACAATAAATGAAGATTGTATCAAGGTAAATAATTGTCAAACAAGGACAGCCTATATCGTTAAGAATAGTTATTATGATACATTAATAAGCCAATGGTCGCGCTCTTTAGAAAAATTACTGGTTACTAAACCTGGCCCAGAATATGAATCTTATAGAGGTGATCAAAGTTGGAAACCTTTACAAAAGAGGGATAACTTTATATTGATAACTCCGTTGAATGTAGTGCAACGAGAAAGCTACTCTGATATTGAACACCAATCCGTTGATTATGTATCTAATATGAAAAATGTAAATTAAGTATATTAAAAATTTTATATAAGTGTATACTATATCATGGTAAGAAGAAGCCGTCGCGTATCTCGTCGTCGTTCAGGTCGCGTATCTCGTCGTCGCGTGTCTCGTCGTCGTTCAGCTCGTGTATCACGTCGTCGTAGCCGGAGAAGAATGTCAGGGGGGATGTCAGGAAAAATTAGAAAAAAAGGCAAGAATAAAGTTGAGACAGATCATGAATACTCACAAGCTACACAAGAAGTCCTAATGAGTGAATTGACAAGTAAAGTTGGAGGCCACTATTTTACATCGGCATGTGTCAAATCTCAAAGTTTGCTACTGAAAGCCACCCTAGATCAAGCTAAACAAAGAGGTATGCCAATACAAGCAGTAATAATCGCCCTGGAAAAATCTCTAGACGATATTAGCAAAAAAGATAAGGCATCCGTTAGATCAGTTATAGATATACTCACAAAAACCTTGGATGAAATGAAGTTTACAAAACCAGAACTAGAACTTCTCCCCGAAGCCGGACAAGACACCCTTCCCAGCGCCGGCGTGCCCCTTGCCCGGCAACCGTCTGTAGGTAAAGCAGCCAGAGCGGGTTCTCCAATGAGTGAACAACAACTTGAAATGCTTGAACAAAAACGAGAACAAACACGAATAGAAGAAGACGAGTTAATGAAAGCACTACGTAGTGCAGATCTGCCCAAGATGAAATGATTCCTTTGTCAAATATTTATATAACCATATATCAGTAACGCAAACAATTACACTGAGGATATTTTTCATATAACTGGTGTATAGATAACTCTTTTTTCTTTGCTTCAATCATAATATCAATATGAGTGTTGTATTTTTCTGGGATCTCAAGAAGATATTCCGGCAAGATGTCTATGTAATCGCTATGATGACCCACCTTCCCTGATCCTTGTTCGCTCACATGAAATTTGGGTTTGATACCCGAGGCTTTCCATGTATCTAAGATCAAGGGTATGTAATACGATGCATCTTCAAATGATTCATCAGGATGGAGTATCTTGTAGCATTCAAAGTGATGTGTATCAAATACCAAAGGAATCCCTGTGTGACTTGATATCTCAAGGCAGTCTCGGATACTATAACATTTCTCGCAGTTTTCTAAGACAAGTCGTGACTTGATCTTTTCGGGTAACTCATGATATCTTTGAATCCATCGTTTGATGGTTGCGGGTTTGTCTCCATAAACACCTCCTCCATGAATCACCATCACTGAATCTTTACCCATCCCCATCAAATCAAGAACGGTTGCGTGATAATCTAAGTCTTTGAGTGTTTGCATATAAGCGCTCGTTTTGGGAGTTCCAAGAACATTAAATTGTCCCGGATGAAATGTAAGCCGATGACCATATCGTCTAGCTAAAGCACCGATTCTTTGTAAAAGAGGTATTGCGAAATCATAATCATAATCAGGAACACGGGGATTGGTTTTGTGTTGAAACAGCTCACTTGAGAGACGAAACACACGAATCCCATTCCACTCATTCCACTGAATCATTTTCAATAAATCTTCTAGATTTGCAGTAATTCTTCGTTTGAGTTCATCTATACCGCGTTCATCTATGATGCGCATTATGATTCTTCTCGCCGCATACACAGGTGTCTTTTGTTGTTTTAAGGTAATGTTCATGCAACATAATCCCAGTTGAACGGGTCGCTCAACTGACATTTGTGTAAGATATATATATTAGGGTTAGTTGATTTATTTCCTCTGTAAGTCATCAAATTTTATAGACAAAATCGCTTGGCATTGATCGTGTGATACACCCGATTCAGTCAGTAAAGACAACAGGTTTATTTGTTGTAATCGTAAGGGGAAGAGGGTATCAATAAAATAGTCTATATCATTGAACCTATTTCCGAATTGGAACATTGAAACACCCATTTTCAATATACGTATACACTTACACTCCATTTCATCCGTCTCCGGAACTGTGTGTAATTCCCACACCCTGACATTCCCGTCGTCGCTCGAAGACATGAATTTTTCATCTGAAATAAACTTCGCATAATTGACCCGTCTAATATGTTCTCTTAACACACGTCTACATACCCACTGCGATTCACCGGTATCCGGATTCGCTGATAATTCCCACACCTCGACACCCCCGTTATTACACGCCGTTATGATCTTATTGTCATCTGGACTAAACTCCGCATAGTTCAATGTTCTACTTTCTGGATGGGTCCAACTCACTTCCCACCTATTTTCACCCGTAGCCGGATCCGCTTGTAATTCCCATATTACCAAGTAATTATCACATGTTAATAGAATATTATCTCCTCTGTGATTGAATTTAACAGAACTTCCATGGATGCATCCGATACCTGTTGGTGATAATGAAATTTCAGAACCTGTTTCTCCATTCACAGTATCTAGGACTATACATCGCGGTGCAAGCCCAACTATATATTTTACATCACATACATCCGGATAACAATCAAAATCAACAAAATAAGATTGTGATAATCTTCTCGGATACAACCCGCTAAAGTCTACAGTAATTTCAGGATAATCTTCCACGGGTTCTAATGTTTCATCGTATATCACAAGTTTTTTCTGTCCCTCATCTTGATCAAAACTGTAAATCCCGATCAAACCACGATCTGTATGTGTTTGACTATATCTAACAAATAGGAGTCCACTGACTTCTATCACGGCAATATTACGACCATCAGAAACTTCCCATGCTCTAACAGAGATATAACCTCCTCGGCCTGTATTCTGTGTAATTATACTTTTTCCATTAGGGCTAAACTGTACACTTTCCACCGAACTCTCGCATCTCAATGTGCTTACAACTTTTCCTGTATTAACATTCCAGACAACCACATCATTACCATTTACAGCAGATATGAGATCCATTACAGGTGTTTCAGGTTTTTTTTTTCGTCCAAATAATCTTTTCATCCCTCTTTTCATCCCCCCAGTTTGTAACTGACTTTTTCTTAGTGAACGCTTCTTGTAGCGTCTTTTATTCTTTCTAAAACCCTTTGTTCGGATATTTCTTCTGGACTGCCTTTGTCTGCGAGATTTTCTGCGCGATTGTCTGAGCGATTGTCTACGAGATTGTTTATGCGTTTGTCTGCTCGATTGTTTATGCGTTTGTCTGCGCGATTGTCTGCGATTGTGTCTTCGTAATCTTCGTTTACTCTGCATATGTATATGCAAATATTATTTTCGGTTAAGGGTTATCTTCAGTATTACAATCAGAATGAGTGTCAGTTTTGTCTTTAATCACTGTCTGAATCATCTGAATACTCTTCATCTGTCGGAACAGGGGTGGGGGGTTTGGGTGGGTTCAGCATATTAACTGAGATTCCATGAAGTTGATCATATGAAATATTGAATGGAAGAGACATGGGTTCTTTCATAGACATAGAAAATGCCAAAATCCTTTGTGTAATACTCAACAGGTTCCATACTTTGATGGTATTATCATCACTTGCTGAAACAATGTAATTACTGTCTGGACTATAACGCGCACAATTTACCATCCCTGTGTGTGTTCCGAATATCCTGACACATTCCCATCCTCTTTTATCTTTTCCCCACACTCTTATAGTCTCATCAGAACTTGCTGATATGAGTGTATTGCCATCAGGATTAAATCCTACAGATTTCACCCACCATCTATGTCCCTCTAGTGTATGCAAACACTTCCCTGTAGCCATGCTCCAGATTTTCACAGTATTGTCAAAGCTTCCCGATGCGATAGTCTTGTCATCTGGGCTAAAATTGGCACTCGTAACACAATCTGTATGTCCTTTTAGTGTATGTAAACATTTCCCAGTTTTCGCATTCCATGCGCGAGCAGTATTATCGAGACTCGCCGAAACGATCCTGTCTCCTTTGTTATTGTAACATGCTGATTCAACCCTATCACTATGTCCTGTTAATGTATGTTTACACTCTCCCGTTTCAACATTAAAGACTCGGACAGTCCTATCCCCACACGCTGTAACTATTTCTTTACTATCCGGGCTATACTGGGCCGAAAAAACATGACACCCCATGTCTGCATTCAATACGCACTCCCCTGTCTCTACATACCATATTTTGGCGGTTCCATCGTAACTTGTTGATACAACATGTTGTCCATCCGGGCTAAAGGATGCACTAGTCACCACATTTTTATGACCTGTAATTGTATTTTCACATACCCACTCTCTTTTATCATTTAGTCCCCAAATCTTCACAGTATTGTCAGAACTAGCAGATACAATATGTTGACCATCTCGGCTATATTCTGCAAAAAGCACTAAATCTCTGTGTCCCTCTAACGTTTGAACGGCCATGTCTTTTGGTGATAGTTGTTTCGCTGTTCGGGCTTTTCTCCGTGTTTTATTTTTATCACTCCTAGATCGTGGTTTCCTGCGAGATTGTTTACGCGTTTGTCTACGCGTTTGTCTACGCTGTCTTTTACGAGTATACATATTTATTATATATACATACAAAAAAATGAAAATGAATACAATTACTTTATACGCAAAATCGCTTGGCATTGATCATGTGATACACCCGATTCAGTTAGTAAAGACAATAGGTGGATACGTTTCAAAAGAAAGGGGATGGGATCAAAATAGTCGACATCATTTACAATAGATTCAGTAGAAATTGTTTGTATACACTTTCCATTCTCCCATTTCCCATCACCACCCACGCCCCAGATTTTCACACTCCTGTCGTGACTCGCCGATACGATATTCGTGCCATCCGGGCTAAACTGCGCACTATACACCCCACGGCTGTGCTCCGTCAATGTCCCTACACACCGTCCTGCAGACCATGTCCCATCACCACCCACGCTCCAGATTTTCACAGTCTGGTCGTAACTCGCTGATACGATCTTAGTGCCATCCAGGCTAAACTGCGCAGAAAACACCCCATAGCTGTGCCCCTCGAATGTCTGCACACACTCCCCTGTCGCCACGCTCCACACGCGCACAGTGTTGTCGTGACTCGCCGATACGATATTCGTGCCATCCGGGCTAAACTGCGCAGAATTCACCCCACGGCTGTGCTCCGTTAATGTCCCTACACACCGTCCTGTCGACCATGTCCCATCATCACCCACGCTCCAGATTTTCACAGTCTGGTCGTTACTCGCCGATACGATAGCTCTGCCATCTGGACTAAAGCTAACACTATTCAACCAAGCGCTGTGCCCCGTTAATGTCCCTACACACTTTCCTGTCGACCATGTCCCATCATCACCCACGCTCCAGATTTTCACAGTGTTGTCGTGACTCGCCGATACGATATTCGTGCCATCCGGGCTAAACCTTGCACAACTCACCCCATCGCTGTGCCCCCGCAATGTCCCGAAACACCGTCCTGTCGACCATGTCCCATCATCACCCACGCTCCAGATTTTCACAGTTCTGTCCTCACTCGCCGATACGATAGATTTACCATCCGAACTAAAGCTAACACTATTCAACCAACGTATGTGCCCCTCGAATTCCCTCAAACACCCCCCTGTCATAGAATCCCATATCTTAACAAAATCACCATTCGTAGTAACGATGCGAACGCCTGCCAGTGATTGTAATTCTCCTGTATCACCTGCACCTGCCTTCTGTATCCGCTTGTGTCTTGATTTCTTTTGTGTGCGTGTTTGTTTTCTTTGAGAACGCTTCTTGTAGCGTCGTTTAGATTGTCTGCGCATGGTTCTCGAGCGGGTCTTGTTTCGTGATCTCCTTTGTCTACGCTTATATCTACGTGTATATCTACGCGTATATCCACGCTGTCTTTCGCGAGTATACATATTTATTATATATATATTTATTTCAAGGATTATCTTCAGAATTGTCATCAGAATGACCTTCAGTTTTTTTGTGACCATACAAAAACTTTATTTTTTCTCGGAAAGATTGTGATCTAGCAAGTGTTTCTTCAACAGTTTGTACTGCTTTTAAACTATCAAACAACTTATCATAATTTGAGAAGAGTTCTTTCTTTTGTTCTATAATTGTCATGTATTCTCCATCAACCTTTTCTATGAGTGCGGTCCATTCGGTCACCTTGTCTTTACCTTTGGTTCCATTGTGTTGTTCACAATAGTGCTCTTTGTATTTCCAGGGTTTGATGGTATCAATTATATGACATGTTTTGCCTTCAAGGTCAGCCAGACGATCTCTTAGATTGTGAGCATTTTCTTTTTTTTCTTCGAGTTTGTAAAACTTCATCAAGGCAAGTATCAACCCCGAATACGATGTTATGCCTAAAATTACCATTCGTAGCCAATCTTCTCTTTCAGATTCGGGAACAATCGTTTGTATATAGGCTGAAAAACTAGAAGACACAATGATGGACGTATGTGTTGCGAAATTGATTTTATTCAGAAAGGCATAGCGTATCACAGCTCTACGCTTCATATCTCCGATCTTTTTTGAAAGATCTTTCAGTGTGTCCATGTAGTAATCAACTTTGGAAGAAATGTCTTTGCTTCTGAGAGTTGTTTCTGAGTGAACGTCGTATTCATCGCCTTTGGGTCCAGATAAAATTGTTTCTGCACCAATTCTGGGTCTTTCCTCGTCTTCGTGTGAATCATATGATTCATCTGTATCATTTGTATCTATAGGAAACTGAGTATGATCTAAGTTTTCTTTTTTGCGAGTGACTGGATCAAAACTTACCCGAGGCTTCTGTTGATATACCGGCATATATATATATTCAATATTTTTTGATTGTTCCCGATAGCGAAAACAAAAACTGGGTCCGCCGCAACATGATTATGAAATATTGAGTTGTTTGATTCAATTAAACAATCCTGGGAACACATATTCATACTTTTTGACTTTATTGGAGAGTCGAATCAACTGGTCGCACTCTGATTTCTGGGGAACTTCAAATCTCTTTTTAATCGTATAGTAGGCAATTTTGGGAACCAACTTCTTTGATCCTTGACTTAATTCGGTCCGCAATTGATTCATGTAATAACAGAAATTGATATCATTATCGATGTGAATAATGGTTACACTATATCCATATTTCTTCGCGATTTTTGTAAACTCCTCTCTATTCTTTTTTGTATGATTTACGTTATCAATCACGATATTTTGATTGGATTGGATGCACTCTTTCACATATTTTTTAACCTTTGATTGGGTACCGAACAAATCATTGCTCGCAATTTTGAAATTCAAAGATTTCGCGATCGTGGATTTTCCCGATCCAGGATATCCGCACATCAATACCATGACATTCTCTGATTGTTCCAAAGTTATGGTTTCAGTGGTTCCTTTGTATTTTTCTAAATAATCAGGTAACTCATAAGTTATTTTCTGTTTATCTTTCAAAAAGATATTTTCGGGTTTCATGAATTTAAGTTTCAAATTGTATGCAAACATCCAATCAGTTGCCGAAAAATCTCCCTCTCTTCCTGCCGCATCCCCGCAGTAAAATGATTTCTTAGATTGACTCTTTATAAATTGTTTCCATAGACCGGTGAATGGTTTTCTATAATATCCTTCGCTCGTGGATATATAAACATTGATTGGGATTTCCAATGCTTTCACTATCGCATCTATTTTCTCAACAAAATCATCGCGTAACTCATATTTTTTTAAGCGCTTTTGATTTGTGATGATTATGATATTGTATTTTGGGTGCAGTTTTTGCAGGGTTTCTTTTGTATGGTCGTAAGCAAAGGTCCAATCCTCTTTGTCTCGGGGGAACTTTTTCCCTGATTTTGTCTTGATAATAGTATCATCAAGATCAAATGCAGCGAAAGGCTTATCCTGAAATTCGTAATTGAGGATTGCCATATATTCTGGTTCGCTCACTATGGATTTTTTGAAAGATGACATAGGCTTCTTTGATACACGTTTGCGATTCTTTTTTGTGCGACAATATTTTCGTTTAGATCCATTCACATACTTACATGAGTCAAATTTATTGCAATCTTCGTTAGACAAACCTTTGCATTGAGACATATTTGTATATATTCAATATTTTTTGATTACAATAGTATACAAATCAACCATGGCAAAAACAATTAAGAGAAAAAGAAAAACGCAGAGATTTCCGAAGCGTTATACCTCAGGATTGTCAAGAAAAGATAAAGCACGGCAATTAAGAGAATTAAAACGCGCTAAACGCAGTTACAAACGAGGAGAATATGTGCCTCGCCCCAAATTGAAATCATTCAAAAGCAAGCAGAGCAGTTGGACACAACAATTTCATAAGTTGTATCCCGATGCAAAAACGATTACAGATATATCCCAAGCCACAGGGATCCCCGCAGGTGCACTGAAAGCTGTTAAAAAGAAAGGAATGGGTGCATATTATAGCTCTGGATCACGACCCAATCAAACCGCAGATTCCTGGGGAAAGGCTCGTATGTATAGTTATATATTGGGAGGACCCACAAGAAAAATTGACAATCACATTACACAACAATACAATGTGAAATTTAAACATAGGTCAAAGTAAATGAAAGTTGTCATCAAGAAATCTACGAAAGCAGAAAAGAAATACATGGCTATATTTTATGATGGAAAGAGACGTGTCAAAACGACACATTTTGGTGCTGCAGGAATGAGTGATTATACCAAGCACAAAGACAAAAAACGCAAACAACGATACATGAATCGTCATCGAACGCGTGAGAATTGGTCCAATTATATGAGTGCGGGTGCACTGAGTCGCTGGATACTCTGGAACAAACCAAGTCTGAGAGCTTCTATTCGTGATTACAAACAACGATTTTCTTTAAACTAAGAATTGTTCCCAATCAATCAAGTATCTCTGTAAGTAGAACTATCCAATCTTCTTTTATATTTTCTGGACGTAGTTTATCAAGTGCCTTTCTAGCTCGATTCGCATTGTGCTTTCTTACTTCTGGATCTACCGAAAGTGTTTCTCTGAGTGTTTGGGTAAAGTTTTGAATATCTTTCTGATAATTGTCAACATCTACCTCATAGGTATAGACATGGTCTACAACTTCTTCAACTATTTCTTTGGGTCCATCGATATTGGATACAATTACAGGGACCCTGCGATCAAGACATTCACAGATAGTATAACCAAACGGTTCATATATACCTGTAATACAGTTGATTCCGATCTCTTTCCAATATTGTTCCTTAATAGTCTTATCTGAAGTAAATGGTATTATTTTCAGAGATTCTTCATATTTCTTTTCAAGTATCCTCCAATACGCATTGTCATATTTGTCATAGTCAACACCCATATTCACAACGGATATCCCTTCGATGTTATTTTGATTTATGGATACGATAGGAATCTCGGGTCTTTTTCTTGGGACATGTCTTCCAATATATCCAAGTGTATTTGAAGAATAATTGATATCTAGCTCTGTATCGTCATATTTTGGTTGATAACTGTTATAAATAACCTTTGTTTTGGTATCAAATAGATTATACCCAAACTGATTATAATAGTCTTTTTCTGCTTTACTGATTAAAACAACATAATCAGAATGTTGAAATGTAATTTCTTGTTGATTGAAATTACTCGTATAACAGGATCCCATATTTGTAATATTTTCCATTCGGATGAGAGAGTGACATACAGAAACAATATTCATACATGGAAACTCTTCTTTTATTTGGATGATTGTTTCAAGAGCGATCCACAGATTGTTCACACATACATCAATATCTGCAAAACATTCGTTTATATCTTCAGGTTTTTCAATCACGCGGATATCTTTGTATTTGTTATAACATTTTTCAGGCAATGCATCATTGTATGCAAGAAAGATTGGGATGACTGTGACTCTGTCATCTCCCTCAAACATGCTGATAAAATTCACAATCCAAGTAGCTACCCCCCCATACACAATTGGAGGTATCTCATTTGTCAAGAGTCCGACCTTGATTTGTGTTTTCTTGTTATGAGTATAACTCCATGATTTGAAATATCCTCGGAAATAATCAAACAAAGATCTCAATGAAAGAAAGATCATCAGAAATATGGCTAACATAGTTTCGTAGAGATTCATAGGAAATAAAAGTCTTATATCTATATTTTTTCAAAACCTTTAAACAATGTCAAATTTAGTTTAACAAATTGTATAGTTGATATAATTCAGAGTAGTTCCATGTAAGTTTTTTAGCAGACAAGAATTCATTTGTATTTGGATTGAATTGTTCGGGCAATATCAGGTTGGGATCCAGAGTCAAAATCCTCTCTAAAATCCGATTTGCAATTTCAATAAACAAGTTGTTTGGATTTGATTTGGAGCGATGCATTGGTGAAGAGTATTTGACAACATTTCTTCTCTGATACAATTGAACATAGATTTGTCCTAATGCTAAAGAACAAATAATCCAAACATGTCCATCATAATATTTGTCATCGATGTATCTACCTATCAAATTGATTTCATCATCTTTGTATTTTTTTCGGAAAGCATCAATCAAACTATCACAAGTATGATTTACATATTCCAATGGTATAGTTTGTAATATTTCTTCGTCATAATTTATATGACAAAAAGCTAACAAATTCGCAGCATCTTCATATTTAATTATATCACCATTCTCATCAAAAGATGAAATAATCGTGTTTCCATTGATATGATCTTTCAAATCATTAAGCAATCTTTTATATGTATTATGAATCATCTCTATATCAAAGTGTGTTTGAAACCATTTCTTGTAACGAAAGGCTTCTTTTAGAAATTTCGCTTGAACCATCCGTGTATAGAAATGCCAACCCTTTTTCTCTTCCCAAATATCAAAACATACCTTACGATAGTTCTGAAATATGTATTCCAAATCTCGAATTATAATGGGTAGAATCAATTGTTGAATCAAGACTTCATATTTATACGAGAAAAGTTCAATAATCTGAAACAGCATAATTCCTCGCAATGCAGGTCCATCATTCTGTGGTCTCCCCCATGATCCATTGAATGCAGTGCAATTGATCTCGTATTTGGGTTCGCCCAATCCTGAAATTGTGTCTAAGTTTTGAAGCTTGCTTTCATTTTCAATATAATTGAGTATCGATTGAAAGTAGATTGGGTCTTTTGTCTTTCGATACATATCAATAATTGTCCGCATAACTAGTGCAGAATCACGTATCCAGTGATATTTATAAGGAGGTGTTTCAGAAGGCGAGGCGATAATAATTCCAACATTTGTGGTTGTATTTGTGTTTTCAGTTATTCTTTGAAGAATCTTTTCAATATATTGGTTCGCCATAATATATAAAAAAAATATATAAAAAAAGAAAACTAAACATGAGTCTGTTGTAAGAAAATACCTGTATTTCACTAAATAATCTCTATCTTCTTTGTGTTTTCTGTTTTCTTCTTGTCTTCCTTTTGCGACGACAGATATCTTTTGTAGTTCCTAACTTATACAATTTGTCCATATATTTCATATCTTCAGTCAGTATTTTACATCCCTCTGGATCTTTGTTTTAAGTAAAGAAGAACAAGATAGTATAGATTTAGTATTTATTGATGGACGATTTCGTGTTGCTTGTTGTTTGAAGTGTTATGATGTAATTAATGATAATTGTCTAATTGTTTTTGATGATTTTTTAAATAGACCCAACTATCATATCGTATTAAAATATTTTGATATTATAGAAAAAACAAAATATTCTATAAAAGAATAATATATTTTGTGGATTATATGAACAAATGGATATCCATTATAGAATGAATACAATTCGTGAAATTAAATACATTTAATAGGTTTATGATTGTTATTCAATTCACTACCAAAATATCCTCTATTTTGTTCAAATAAAACGACACTCGCTAGATATGCTTTCAATGTTCCATTCTTAATTAGTTTGCTATACATTTCATCACCATTATGATACATTATACTCGTTTTGTCTAATAATATTTTTGCTGTACGCCGGTTGATAGAATAGGCATGTCTACATTTAGGTTCACTCGCATTCATTATATATGGATTAACTTTGGTCATATGTTTACATATTTCCCAACAATAGCCTAGATATAAAATGTCACAATCTTCGGGTAAATTATTGAATATTTTCGTTAAAATATCAGAAACCTTCTTTTTTGAATAATTACAATACAAATCATCCTCAAATATAATACAACGTTCATCACCTGATTTTAAAAATTCTTTAATAACCATTAAATGACTATAATGACACGCAATTCTTCCGATATTTTCTTTCCCCCATGGAATTATTTTATTCATTTTTACTAAGTTATCGATATTAATCGTATTCTTATCTATGCCTTTCATAAACGTAACATCCAAATTTAATTTTTTAAACACCTTTTTTATACTATCTTCTCTCTTGGGAATATAAATACAGTACATCGGTATTTTTGTAAATTTATTATATTTTTTAGAATCATTATTATATACAGTTACACCCATAGAGACTATGAATAATAAAAAACATATAGTAATTAGTAAACTTATAATTAACATCATAATTATAATTACATAAAAATAATAATTCATTACAGGAATCACCTATGATTGATGTTTCATTCTCGTTTGATACATAGATTCTTATCCATTGTCATATAAAGATAGATATCTTTGAGTACTGTATTCGAATTACCCGTTACGGTAATTCCTTTTTCGTCTTGTATTCTGTTTTCTTCTTGTCTTCCTTTTACGACGACAGATATCTTTTGTAGTTCCTAACTTATACAATTTGTCCATATATTTCATATCTTCAGTCAGTATTTTACATCCCTCTGGATCTTTGTTTTTACGATAGATCCGAAGTGTGTTGAATCTTCCTTTTTTCGAGATGGCGGCTTGTCTCTGGGTTCGTTTGTTTTCTTTCATTTCTTGCCTGACACCTTCACGGATGGCTCTTCTTCGCTTTGCAGCGGAATCTTTTAGATGATAGTGATACCGTTTCTTACTGTAATCTATTTTACGGAGAGGGGGTAGTTTGACAACAGACATGATACTACTTGTTTATAAAATTATTTACAATAACATACAATTTAAAGACACGGGAATCTTATCTAAGATAGAGTAACATGTATAGTGAAGTATTTGAGAAATATACAGGTCCTGAAATGGTATCTTTCATGTTTGATGGAAAAGATATTACAGATAAGATGAAAGCATTGTATGGTCGTAAAAGAAATTGGCAAGCAAATGTATATACATACGGAGAACTATTTGGTGAAGGTGTCAAAGATAAAGGATTCCGCATCGATTACAAGAGCGAAGATGGTCGCAAACATTGGCAACACGGAGTTGTAGGAGACTCTTCTCAGCTATGTTGGTTTATACGTTTTTAGATACCCTATACTATATAAAGTTAAAGGTGAATTATTCAAATACTATACATTATGGAAATTATCCAGGTAGACAAGATTTTATACAAGCCCCAATTTGATCCAGATACAGGCTCATATAGGGACGTGAGCCCATTCAAACACCGTTCTCGAAATAATCCATTGTATGAGTGTCGTTGTCAAGCGGGTTCTTTTTTCAATACAAACTCACAATTCAAGCAACATTGTCATAAAAAAACTCATAGGATATTCCTGGGTGATTATGAATATTATTACAAAGATGCAGATGTAGCAAAACAGGAAATCAAAGAATATCGTATTGAAAATGAAAAGCTTCAAAGAAAACTAGACAAGTGTATAGGACTATTGAATATTAGAGAACAAGAGATAGCGTTCTTGAATTCCATTCAAGACATGGACGCCCAAGATAGTGAAGATGAGTTTGTAGACGCAACAGATGGCAAATAGTTTGTCAATTGTGGTTGTTTTGCATTTTTATTTGAGAGATATATATATATATATACATATGGAAGGACCACCAGAGAGTCAAGAAGAGCCGCCAGAGATTGAGTTGACCGATGAGGATGTTTCTTTTCTACTACAAATAGTAGACAAATCTGAATTTGTTAGGCAATTTTCTGGAGAAGAAGAGGAAGAGGAAGAAAAAACAGAGAAAGAAAGAATAGCGGAGTTCCCACGTAACGTGATCCCACCCAAAATTATATGTTATCTCAAAAGTGAAGAAATTCAACAAAGCATCATGACTCTTTGCCATGCAGCCACAAAACCCGCATTAGTCCCAAAAGCAGCCGAAGCAGCCGAAAAAGCAGAAGCCGAGGAAAGGGGAGCACAAGAATATCGACGTCATATTCTGGAAATACACAAAGCAGGCTATGAAAATGAAACCCTGCCCAGTGCCTATCCTCCAACTTTGAACCAGGATATAGTAGATGAATTATTACAAGAAAGAGAATCCACAAAAAAAGCAGCAGAGGCAGCAGTAAAAGAAGCAGATGAGAGAAGAAGAGAAGCGAAGGAAGCGACTGGTGAACTCGAAAAACGTTTCAATAATTTTAGGAATGGACTTGTAAAGTTCGATGATACAACGCTTGAAGCAATAAGACAACTTGGGATTAGTCCATCTCCGTTAGCAGCCCTATTGCAAGTCTGTGAATTTTTGATGATGGATGATGATGTCATGATGGATCTTCTATACAGATTTGTAGCGAGTTTAGTTTCAATTAAACCTAAAACCCTAAGTGAGGATATTTTTATGGTTGCCCAACCAGATGAATTACAAGAAGCAATACAAAAGTATCAAATATTGAAAGATTATAATGAAGATTTAACAGGGGGAGACACAGATCTAGAAGGGAGATTAGCACAAGTAATCGATCCCGGTGGTGTGGGAGCCAAGGAATATGCACGAAAAGTGCAAGAGGCAGAAGCTGAAGCAGCAAAAGCAGCAGCTGAAGCAGCACCTGAAGCAACAGAGACAAGACAAAGTGCGCAAGAAGAAAGTGCAGGAGGAAACACAGGGGTGCCCCAGCTCGGCCGCATGGGACAGCTGTCGGATCTGGACCTGAAAGATCCAAATTATCAAAAGGATAAAGATCTATATCTAAAGGATTTGAGACGGGCTGGGGTGACTGAAGGGAGATCAATTATCGCTGAAGAAGCAGCAAAATATAGAAGACAAGCACCTGAAGCTGCAGCTGAAGCAGCACCTGAAGCAGCAGCAGAAGTTAGAAGACAAGCAGAAGCAAAAGCTATAAGACAAGCAGAAGCAGAAGCTATAAGACAAGCAGAAGCAAAAGCTAAAAGAGAAGTAGCAAGTAGAAGACAAGCACAAGCAGAAGCTATAAGACAAGCAGAAGCAGAAGCAGCACCTGAAGCAGCAGCTGAAGCAGCAGCAGAAGAAGAAGCATAAACAGAAGCTATAAGACAAGCAGAACGAGCGGGTGAGGATACCTTCGGGTTTTAAATCAAACTTATGGTTTGCCTGATATTTCTTACGCGCAGAGTTGATTCAACGACACATATTTTTTTTCTAGGATAGATTATACACATGGCTCTTTCTGAATTATTAAGCATGAAAACCTATTCGTCTCTTGTCCCCGCTTACAAAATCCTCGTATTCTACTTTGTGGTGATGTTTGTCACAAGCACTGTGGGATACACTCTGGATAAAAAATCTGGATTCACCTATGGATTATATGTTGGTATAGTATTGTCTTTAGTATTATGGAACATGTATGGTCGTAAAATGGCCTATGCCTAATCTTCATCTGAATCAGTATCCAAGAAATTCTTTGTTTGAAAGCTTTCTACCATAGCTTTGTTGATTTCAAAGACATTTTTGGTTGCAGTTTTACGAGGACCTCTTTTTCGTTTTTCTTTTTTTGTTACAAGAGCGTCATTACCGTTCTCGCGATAATACAAGACATCTTTCCAGAATTCCGCAATTTTCGGCATGGTTTTTCTCCACCATTCTCTGTCTCTTAATACCAAGGTGCATTCATAATGATGAATAAACCACCAATTTTGCTGACAAACATCATATGATACTCCTGAATCATCATATTGTTTGAGTGTATGTTTATACCACTCCATACAACCTTCATAGCTTGTAAATAGGGGACAGTGTTTGTAATCATAGGTTGTCCTGCCATCTTTATCTTTTCCGTAGAATGTCAGCGACAATCCTTTCGGAAATCCAGTGCTAGAAAACCCGACTCTAATTACATCCTTTTCATCACAAAGTGTATCTTCTATGTAATCTTCTACTGAATCATACTCCATCAACTTAACTTGTAAGAAATCGCATTCTTCAAGATCACAAGTTTCCATTTGACCCTGCATTTGGATCCAATAGTGTTCGGGAACTTCATTTGTAAACACCCTCTTTGGTGGACACTTGATCTCTAACATACGTCCCACCATATGTTCTTTCTTGGCTCCATCTTTGACAATACCATCAGGCGAGGCTCCAAAAATAGGGAACTGGGGATGAGGCACGAGCCCAAACTCAAGAATCGATAGATCATGCATATATTCGTAAAACCATGTTGCGATGGGTTCGTATTTGACTCCCCACTGAAGAATGTCATTCGTAGTAAAGGGTTTGGGGTTTAGGGTTGTTTTCTCAATGAGCAAGTCATCTCTGGATTTGAAATGGCCTTTCCCAATCGCATCGGCTAAAGAGGAGGCTGTGAGAACATTGTTTCTCATTTGATACCACTCGGGTGATCTCTGTTCGGGCAAATCCAGTGTTTGTAGATAGTCAAGTTTGCGATACACTGATTTCTTGTTGTGTAATCTCACTTGACACTTTCGTATCATATCATCAAACAGTGCATAGACAATATCCTTCACGTAATGATATGTGCTTTTTCCTATAGGAGTTTCTGTGGAAATATCATACATATCCACAATGGTTTGCATTGTTTCGTTTCTCAATGGAAATGTGTTTTCCCCCTTTTCTAATCTTTCATAAAGTTCATGTTCTTTTGTTTTGACGAGCGTGGTTATCTCGGTTTCCCCGGGTGTCTCTGGCTTTTCGTCCATCGTCTATTACAATACTATCTGTAGTAATCTTTAAACTACTGGCCGTCAAATTTGACGGTATCCGAGTGCCGTGTTTCAATTACTCAACATACGGATATACACTACACTTACCAATACACAATGCCTTGCTCACATTGTCACCAAACAGGTCACAATATTCGCACCTGTCCTCAGCGCGCTGTGATTGATACAAGCCCCACCTCTCCTGTACGCAGAGAGACTCCTAGACCCTCTGTAGAGATAAGAGCTCATCGGGAACCCGTCGCAAGAGGAACTCATGGCAATTTTGTGACAGAGATACTTCTAGAAAATCCCAACAATTATGAGGTAGATATCTACACGCGACGAGATTCTGATCCAGAATCACAAGGACTCTATACATTCGAATATTCTTTTGAATCTTATGATCAGGGTACCATCCTTATTTTGAATTCAGACACAAGTATTATCGCCGCGCCAAAGACGTCAAGGACTGATATGTTTCCATTATCGGATTCATTGGATTTCAGTGATATACTGTTGTTTACGGGAGAAATCGGAAATTACTTTAAAGAGGGTCACATGAATCTAGACAAGGTCTATGAATTCAATGAAGAACTTGGAACGAATTGTTGCATTGTTACTAGGGAAGGACTCGGATTTGTCATGGACAAATATGAACCACACGGATATAGAGACTTTCAAAACAAAGATCAATGGAAACGATTTGGACTCAAGTCCATGTATCTGTTGCAACAGATAATCAAGTTGGGAGGGATGAATAATGATAATCTCGCGCCGATTCTTGACATGGTTCAAGATATTGAAACTCCAGCACACAGTGAAGCAGACAAAGAAAGAGCAGGTATCCCTTCGGCTCTGACTAACGTGTCTTAAAATCGAGTTTGAAAATTTGAAATTTAGTATGTGTGAGTATCTAACTTTTTATTTGAGTGTTCATAAAGATGTCTCAGTGTGTCTGTTGCAACCAATCCATCACAGGGAAGCCTTGGATGAGCGTTGACTTGAATCCCACACAACCTACACATCTTTGTCGATACTTGTGTTATAGAGATTATCAAACACAATTGCCATCGGGATGGTGGTCTTCATTGATTAATCGTGAAGACTTCAATCAGATACGTCCAATCCCACATATAGCTACAAAACAAACCTTTCGGCTATTAAGTCATGATGAGTTGTTACAACTATCGGAAACAGAACAAGATGCTTACTATGAATCTCTTCAATCAACTATAGATTTGAATCCAATGCTAACTGAAGTATATGAACAACAAGAATCAGAAGATAGACGAACCCAGATGTTAGAAGAAGATTGGGAATCGGGTAGTCAAAGTTCTTACAGTGAAGACGTTTAAAATCATTGATAAAACCTTTCAATAGAGTATATACGATGCACATCGTCTCACACAATGATATTTCCCTATGTGACAACCAATCGTGTGTTTTTTTGTTTTATTTCACAGCCTCTTGGTGTGGACCCTGTCAAAGAGTGAAACCCATGATACAAGCATTGAGTGATGGATTTGATAAAGAAAAATTACAGATATGTATGATTGACATCGATACAAACGATACACTTTCAGAAACCTATGAAATCCGAAGCGTTCCGACATTTTGTGCGATACATAATGGAGAATTGAAAGGTTCCTGTTCAGGAGCAGATATCAATCAAGTTCATGCTCTTCTTAAGCAAGTGCTGTAAAAAAATATGAATGTATAGAATATAATGACTAGGTATAGGTATTCTAGGAGACGTCCACGCACGAAACGTGTCAATAGATCTCGTCGTAGACAACAAAAGCGTCGGTCTACGAAGAGATATTCAACTACACGGAAAAAACAAAGACGATACAAACACACGGGAGGAGCGGGTGGAAACGATAACCCCAATTATGCGTTAATCGTGTTGATACCGGAGCCGACTGGATTTCTCAGTCGTATTCGAAGCGGCAGACCTGTATTCATGAAAATCCGCCTGAATAACCTTTACATAAGTGATAAAAATGTGGGTATGTTTACCAAGTTGACTGGAGGAGAATTAGAAGATACCTTACTAGCAGATGAAACAGCTGGATTAGGATGGGGGGCATTGATTATCATGAAAACGGAACGTATTAATAATTATGTATCTGCACAAAAAACAACACATCCTTACCAATTATTCATGCAATCGATCGGAGAAGAAAAGCATGCATCATGCAGGACTGTGTTTGATAAATATATGGGTTTTTATGGAGATCCACACCTAGCAGAAGCACTTCCGCTGAGACACATAGAGGGGGAGGAATTTGATAAACTAAAGAGAAACATAAAAGAGCCTCCCGATAATACTTCGCAACCAGCGACACCACAAAGGCGTCGCTCAAAACGTCCATGTGTAGTGGTTCCTAAAGGATACTCTGCAGATGAAGTATTTCCAGGAAATCCATATGGTTCTGGAACGCCTCCTTATAAAAAATAAATCGGTTCATCTCGAAACAGGGGATAATGTAACATGTTTTTTTTGATTCATTATTTGATAACCAAATTGAATAGTGGGTATGCTTTTGTTCCATTGGCTTTCAAATCTGATTTCGAACTACCCAAAGATAATCCCCATTCAGACTTATGTTGCCATTTGAACAATGCTTCTTTGAATGTTTGTTTTGTAGGAACACGATGTTTCACAATCTCTTCCATGTTGATCCACATCTTGAATGCATCATATAGTTCTTCAAATGATGAAGGAGCCAGTTTGCATTTTTCTCCCATAACATGATCCTTTGTAGCACATATCTCCGATATCCATTGACCCACAACATCATTCTTGTTGCGATATTCTTGTGTCATATTCTTGACCTCATCTGGAACTTTGATTCCCTTTTCATCATACTTTGTCCATGCTTCTAACATATTCAACATCATAATTTCTTTCCATTTGCCAAGTTTGTTTTTCAATTGACGATCAATCAAATATCGGTGATTTGATTCATCTACTTCATTTTGTTTGACAAATCTAGAGATAAATGGAACCGCTTCGAGACGTCTCCATGTGCCATCATCATTCGAAGGGACATTCGGGAGATCATTACACATCATAAGCAGTTTAAATTGAGGTGTGAATTCAAAGGGTTCTTTGTATAGTCCTCTGGCTTGGATCTTGTCATTACCCGTGATCTCTTTCATCTCTCCTACATTCAAAGTTTCATTAACATCGGGTTCTTGCATGACAGCCAATCGTTTACCCAAAGTCAAGGCCATCTCGGGACTTGCTGCGCCAGAAGCTTTACGCTTTTGTGTGAGAAGTGCTACTGGGAGATTGCAAAAGTATTGTCCCAGACACTGACTCATCAAATCAATGAGCTTTGATTTACCATTTCCCCCGGAACCTGTCCAGATATAGAATCCTTCATCACGATTCTCTCCAGACAAACATTTGGATAAGAACAACATGGTATACTCACGAACAACTTGTTGTGGGATAATCTTACAAAGAAAGTCTTGTAAATCCATTTCCAATCTGTCGTATTGGGGCAAGACAGATTTGACATGTTTACTCAGTCCATCTAGTTTCATCGGTAACTTAGACGCCTCAACGGGGAAACTAAGACCGGTGCTCATCGTCAGATAGTCTTCCGGTCTTCCTATGCGGAACTCTTTGTCTCGTAAATCATAGACACCATTATCAAATCCTAGGATACTCAGATTGGAATCAAACAAGGTCATTACGTCTTTCACGTAAAACAGTGTCTGTAAGTGACTTAATAATGTCTTTTGATAAGAGCCTTTCAACAGTTTCATTTGAATCGAAAACAGATTCTTGAGCCACTTTTTAGGATCTTCAGAACTAGGATCTTGAGCACATAAATTAGAATAGTGATTGTATCGGTTTTCAAAGATACGATACACTTCTTCTGGGATTCTTCTTTGTAATACATTGGCTTTCAATGTTCTCTCCCATCGTGAACCGTTGAAATGAAACCATTCTTCACCTGCATCCACACAGATAAACTCATTTTTGTAATATTCTTGTATCACCTTAGCCACCAGATAATCTGCATCCGAACCCAGTCTGACAGCTTCATGAACCAAGGGAGCCACATTGTTTCTTTGCACTTCAATGTATTTCAAGGGATTGTCCTTTTTAGCCCATATCTTGAGAGACCCTAAACCCAGTTTCGGCCCAGAATATCCATTATCAAAGCTATTCCATTTGTCATCACAGGTTGGTTCTGAATAGTTGGATGCCTGGCTACTGAAACTCTTCCAGGCATCTAGCAATGATTCATTAATATTGTGTAACAATAATCCACAACGAAGCCAATCATCATATGCTTCTGCCCTTTCAACACACAAGCATTTCACAAGCTCTCTTACATATTTGAGTTCTTCACCTTCAAGGCGATACTGAATACGATCCTCGTCTTCATCAACACCATAGACGTAAGGATCGGGTTCAGTCATGTTAGTAAGAATAGTTGAGGATGTTTTAAGTGGTTTGTCGAGGGCTTGTATTAACTCTGGATTGTATGATACTGACTCTGTATCATGATGTTGCACACACATACGCTTGGCGATATCAAGATTATTTTCATTACAATCTGAGTAAAAGGATTCAAAATCTTCTTCAGAAACAGGTTCCATCTCAGAATCATCAGAATCCTGTTCAAATACACATGTTATACGATAAGGCGTTTCTCCCTGTTTTCTACATCCATAGGGTTGCCACGAAGAAAAGCTCGCATCTATAATACCTTTTGTATCGTTGTCTGGAGATATATCGCACGTTTCTGTAAAGATTGTGAGTATTGTATCTTCAGTTTGTATTTGTTTGATGATATATTTGTATGTGTCTCTTTTCAAAATAATCTCAGGAAACACGATATGAATTCCATCTTTGTATTCAAAATCATTGTGAGAACAAGGGTAAGGCGTATCTTTTTCCATGATCCAACATTCAGAATCTTTTGCTTCTAGTTTGAGATAATTGTTGAGTGTCTTCCAAAGATAAGTGGCTATCTCTTTGAGAGTCGTGTGCGTGTATTGTCGTCCGGTCAATACATCTTTGTATTTCAAATCTAAGTCAACTAGAAAGGGATGAATCTCTCCAATTCTCTCGACCAATTGAATTGTTTCATTATCTTCAAATGATCTTTTCACAAGCTTGCTATAAAACTTGTCTAATTGTTCTTTGGGGACATGTATTTTTCCTCCATTCAATAAGGTGTGTGTCGGAGTTTGTGAATCATCATATTTTGTCACAAATTTCTGAATCACCGGCTCCATTGAATAATCCAATCTTATATAATTATCTTTAGGTGTTATGGAATTCAAATTTATTGTAGTAATTGATTGACAATATAGAGAGAATACAGAGCGAAGAGCGTCAGTAGAGTGATATATTTAAAAATCTAAAAAAATAACTGATTCTGAATCTTTATTTAAGAGTTTCAGAGATTGTGATTGTATATACTTACTCGACAGATGCCTCTCAAACAATGTATACAAAGAATCACAAGAAGAGACATGAAATCTGCACAATCTTTGACCGATGTGGGGATATATGTGTGGTTTGATGAGTCAGATATTACAAAAGCCACAGCAATGATTCTTGGTCCCGAAAACACGCCGTATGCAAATGGATTCTTGTATTTCAGAATTACATTTCCATCAAACTATCCCTTTGTTCCACCCCAGGTTGTATATATATCTACAAGTCGTCACAGAATACATCCGAATCTTTATGTTGGAAGATCACACAACAATTTTGAAGGAAAGGTTTGTTTGTCAATCTTGAATACATGGTCAGGTCCGAAGTGGACACAGACTATGGATATTTCAACCATCTTGTTATCAATACAATCATTACTAGACAAATATCCTCTAAGAAATGAACCGGGGTGGGAAAAATCGAAACCAAGTTGTTTAGATGCATATAATTTACTAGTTGCTTATGACACTTATCAGCAGCTAATCATACGAAATGCAGAACCGTTTGATGAAACCTTTCAATCATTTATACCTGTGATTGAAACTCACTTGAAACAAAACAAAGAGGTCATCATGGAAAATTGGTCACGCTTATCAAAGTTGTTTCCGGAACCTCAAATGTATCCTGATCCATCCAAGCCCAATTTCATCAAAAATCCCTATGGAGATAGGATTTTCATAAATTGTTCAGATATCCAGAGTCAATTGGAAGCTATGTTTTTAAATTTGAAGTGAGTATATTTAAAAGTTGTATCACAATATAACATACAATGGAAAACGAAACACATTTCTGTGAAAAATGTCAAAACCTAACTCGATTATATACAAAGGGGGAGGGAGATGATAGAAAACTGATACATTATTGCGTCACCTGTAATCATGAACATGAGATTGATGCAGAGGGGAAGTGTATATACACCATATCATTTGAAGAGTATGATAAAAGTCAATTGATCAATCATAATCCCTACATATCTCATGATATTACTTTACCGACAATTCGGGGGAATCCTAATATCGTGTGTCCCAATCCAGAGTGTCCTTGTGCAAAGCAACAGATGGAATCCTCCATAAAATACATCAAATATAATTCAGATAACATGGAGTATCTGTATATATGTGAACATTGTGGTATGAAATGGAAAAATCAAACAGAATAGAAATTTGAAGTTAAAAATATACAGTTGTAATACATATATAACAACAGATGGAATCAACAATCGTATCTTCAGAACTGCTTCAAAATTATGAAGAAATGAAAAAAAGCTACAAAACAAGTGCTTATCTTACAAAATATGAGAAAACAAGAGTCTTGGGAGAAAGAGCCAATCAAATAATCAATGGGTCGCCTCCTTTTATTGATGATGATATAGACAATCCGTATGAAATTGCATTAAGAGAGTTACAGCAAAAAAAGATACCTTTTGTGATAAGACGTCCGTATGGCAATACAGTGGAATATTGGAAATTGCAAGATTTGCAATAGAAAAAAAATATATATTCAGACTATATATATAAATGGGTATCAAAGTTGTAGATGATGTGGTTCGCTGGATTAAAAAGCAATGTAAAAATGACGAGACCTGTGTTTTTGTTGTGTTAGTCTTGTTGGGTATCTTGTTGTGCATGGTATTTAACAGGGATGGATTCATGAATCTAGAGGAAGCACCACAAGACAAAGAGTTTGGAGCAATGGTTGACAAGAGTGAATCGTATAGTTTCGGAAAACTTCCTAAGAGAGGTGATGGAAAGCCAGCATTAGGGCTCCAGCCAAAACCCAATAGGGCAGATCCGGTCGCACCAAGTATGACCAAAGAAATGAAAGTGTTAGGACCGGTGAAAGAACCTCCTATGCCCAAGTTACAAGCACCAGGTGAGTTAACGCAGGATGGAAGTATTACAAAACCATTTGACGAAGTATGGAATCCTGGATATGAGCCTATCGATATTGCATTCAAGAATGCCAAGCCGCCTTCATCAATGGGTGGATTCCAGGCGACCGAAGGAAGTCGTCCCATGGGATCTGCGCCGGGCATGGAAATGGGTCTTCCGGGCGATTCAATAGGAATGAGTGGGGGAGAAGGAGTGAATTTAACTTTGTATTATGCTCCATGGTGTCCTCACTGCAAACGCATGATGCCTGAATGGAACAAATTAGAAAAAGAACATCATGGGAAAAGCTTTATGGGCAAGATCTTGAATATCTTCAAAGTGAATTCCGATGAAGAACCGGAAAAGGTTAAAGCGGCGGGTGTCAAGGGATTCCCCGAGATTCATATGGATGGCGAACCCATGCCGGTTCAATCTCGCACTAAGGATGGTATCTTAAAGAGTCTTGAGAAAAAGATTGGTCTCAAGTAAATGAGTTAGTATTTTTTGTGAATAACATATTTCGATGAATTTTGTGAGTATTCTTCTGGTTGAGAACCACCTGCTTGGTTTAGTTCTTCTTGATTGAAGTCCCAGAATTGTTTGCTGCCTAATCTTACATTGTCGTGAGGGTCTGCTTTATACCAAAACACCTGATCTGTTAGTTTATTACTTTTTGCATTGTTATGAATTACTAAACATTCAAAATTTTCAGTACACTGATCCATTACCTGACAAAACATTTCAAAGTTGGGAAACATACCTGCGTAGTGTTCATACAAACGCTTGCGATTCGATACATAGTTTTCACGCAATATAAATATATAATCAATATTGGTCCTTAGATTTGGAGGTATACCTAATGCATATTGCATAGTAATCATAAATAAGATCTTAAAGTGACGCCCATTCATGAATAGTGAACGCACATTTTTATCTTTTGTCCAAGTGCTATCATACAAACAATCATCTAATACCAAGAATGCTCTTGGATCGACTGTTGGATTTTCTTTTCGTTGATCAATCATCATTCTTTGACGTTTCAAGATGTTTTGAATGATTTGTGGTTGATATTCGTCATGAATAAATAGTTTCGGAACCATTTTCCCATAAAACGAATTTGCAGCTTCCGTTCCAGATATCACTTGACCAACAGGGATACCTTGATGATGAAACAATATATCTTTACACAAAAACGATTTCCCGGTTTCTCTTTTACCTATCAATACGACAACTTTGTCATCGCTTAATTGACTCATATCAAACTTGGATATCTGGAACTCCATTTATATACAATTGGTTCATAAAAATTAATTAAATCAAGCGTAGAGATATGTGTTTGAACTTCTGAATAATTGTGATTTTTGGTCATATATGAAAGACAGCATCCTTCAGCAATATATAGAATATTACAAATGGGATCGCAAAGATTATCAAAGATTATTTCAATCTGCTAGAGACAAGTTATCTTTATACAGCGGTCAATTTTACATGCCGATGTTTTCTTTGTATTATTTTGTTCACAATACTCCTAGAGCTCCCAAAACGATTGATATGTCTCGCAGATATTATTTACAAGAATGGTTAGATACAACTAAAGAACGTTATTACAATTCCAATCGTGTAGGCGACGCGATCATTTATGATTCTTCAAGAAACATATCTGATATGAGAAAGGTATTTTGCAAAAGTATACCCATATTAGATCCAATGCATTGTATCAACAATAATTACAATCTTCATGGGAATCAGTCACATTATTTGCCATCGGGATATAGTTTCAATACATTCCAAAAGATAAACTCAATGGACAATAGTGCATACATCGATACATTTTGTTCTTATCTTTTAGGACAACTTACGCTCAACAAACAAAGTCCAAGCTTTCCATTGTTTTATGGTTCTTTGAATGGTATTGGAGAATACAAATACGATATTACAGAAGAATATCCTGAACTACGGATGGACAAATGTTTTCATCAGAATATAGACAAGCATTTTCGCTTAGATTATTATGGTTCTGATACAGAAGATTCAGCAGATTCTGATGTAGAAGATGTTTACAGAGACGATATAAGTATTACAAGTGACAAAGAGTCACATAGTTCAGAAGAATATCCAGAAGATTACATTGCAGTTATACCCAAGATGCCGATTCAATTGTTGTTTATTGAATCGTTAGAAGCCACACTTGAAGATTACTTGAATCATGAAGATTTCAAAGAAGAAGTATTGATTTCTTGTTTGTTTCAAGTATCTTTTGCATTAGCTATGTTACAAAGACGGTATCAATTTACACACAATGATCTTCATATCAATAATATAATGTATAATTCTACTGAATCTAAATATTTGTATTACAAAATCAACAACAAATATTATCGCGTTCCAACATATGGAAAAATATTCAAGATCATTGATTTTGGAAGAGCTATATTTACATTCAAACACAAAACTTATATGAATGATGTGTTTAGTCGTCACGGAGAGGCCGGCGGACAATACAGTTATCCTTCTCAAGTGACATTTTCGGAATCAAAGAAAACTGAAAACTACTCTCCCAATTACAGTTTTGATATGTGTCGTTTAGCAATGACTATCCTTGAGGAACTATCTCCAACTGTTTCTGAAACAGTGGTTGCATTTTTAAGAGACATGTGTCGCAACGATAAAGGTGACAATTTATGTGAAATGAATGATGATTTCTCGTTATATATTGCAATCGGTCAAACCGCGAATAATGCATTGCCTCGAGAAATCTTGGAATCTCAGATGTTTCATGAATATAGAATATCTAAAAAGCTATTTCCTAGAAAAAGCTTTTATACTCTGTGATTTGCTATGTGATTATCTTAAAAAGGTGGCTTGGTGTTCATCGCGGGTGACCCCCCTCCCTGATTTCCTCTCACAACAAGTGTTTGTGAATTACCGGACATTACAAATAGCACTGAAAATGTTACAGATAATACTATAGTAAAGACTCTTATTGCCTGTGTTTTACGGACTTCACTGCTTACATTTTCATCACTTGTCATTATCCAATAAATACATGTGCTCACAATTGATATTCCGAGAGATTTCAATAAATATGATACTAACATTTGTAATATCATATTGTTTAAAAAAGTTCGTGAATAAACACATTTATTCTGTTACATTTGCATCTTCAAATAAAGTAAACATGCCTTGAGATGGTTCTACATTCACGCCCTTTTCTTTTGCAATTTGTTTGACATCATTCAAAAAACCAGCCAAACTATCTGTATCATTCATATCTTCTTGAGTTACTTCAGCAATCTGTTTTCTAGGAGATTTGGGCTCAGATGGCGTTGTTGTCTCAGATGGCGTTGTTGGCTCAGATGGTTTGGGCGGCTCAGATGGTTTGGGTGGCTCAGATGGTTTGGGCGGCTCAGATGGTTTGGGCGGCTCAGATGGTGTTGTTGGTCCCTGTGTAGCTTTACTTTCGGTGGATGGTGATGTATTTGCATTCATCTGAGGATATAAACTATTCAGTGAAAATGAAGGAACCGTGCTTTCAGGTTGAGAATTCGCAGGATTTACTTGTATATCTTCTTTTTTCACAACACTTATATCGGGTTTCCCCTTGACATCTGATGCGAGAGTCAACAGGGTTTTCATTTTTTCTACTTTTTCTGAAGAAGAGGGTTTCGCTTCTTCTTTTTGAATTGGATTTATATTGTCATATTTCGGTTCAGATACGGGTTTTGTAACAGGCTCTGTGACAGGCTCTGTGACAGGCTCTGTGACAGGCTCTATGACAGGTTTTGTAACAGAATCAGGGGGTGGGGGCAACATCAATTGGGAATCTCCCGTATTGATATCAACGGGCAATGTAATATCATGAACCACTATATTTGCTGTATTTTCTTCAACTTGTTTCTCACTTGGATCATCTGAAAAAGAGGGATAACTTGGTGAAGTCTGTTCTGTAACTTGATTTTGAGGTGGTTCTGAAGTTTGCTTTGACAACTTGTGCAACACATCGTCAATGACATCTTTACTGTCAGATTCAATGAGATTCAGAGAGGATGCACCTTCTGTATCTTTGTTTGTATCTTTGTTTGTATCTTTGTTTGTATCTTTGTTTGTATCTTTATTTGTATCTTCTGTAGTATTTGGAGTGTCACCATCATGTGAATCTTCATCTTTGCTTTCTGCCTCTTCATCTTGTTCTTCCTGTTCCTGTTCCTCTTCTTTTATAATATTCGGACCTGTGTCTGTAGTCACATTGTCATTTTCGGGTTCTTCTTCAGGAAGCTGTGTGTGAGACTTGAGGTCTCGTAATTCTTCTTTTAATATACGCTTCAGATCTTCTCTTGATTGTATCATAGGTTCCACATCTTTAGCTTCCAGGTGCTCTCGTAATATTTCTTTGACGGGCAATAGATTTCTGATAGTTGTTTCTACAGAACTTTTAACTATCAACTCAATTTCTTTTGAATTTCTTTGAAATTCATGACCAGGAACGGATTCGTTGAAAAGATATGGATTTTTCCATAATTCTCTTGCGGCATTGATATATGTTTTGTGGATAAATGTGCTTGTTTTAGGAATCGTTACATTTATCTTTTGAAATGATTGATTCGGACCGATTGATGTCAATATTTTAGTGTGACTGATAAATACAGCTGTTATCAAATCATCTAACCAATCACATGCAGAATTATGCACAATACGATCACTTTCAGAATCTACGATTTCGCTGTTCCATATGGGAACCTTTTCAAGCAACTCCCTAAATACAAGCAAGATTGGGGTCCCTTTATTTGAATGTATCTGTTTGGTTTCATCATAAATAGATTTAACTCCATCATAGATATGAGGTGACAGAATATCGACTAACTGTTTGGTATATTCGATCTTCGCCTGGGCAAAGATGGGCACATTGTGATCTTCCATATCTAAATAAATGGTTTATGTATACAGATTTTAAACCTATTGTGAATTATAGATTTGTTCATGAATGCAAACACAGTTATCTGGTGTATATTGGGGATTATCTTTATACATATAATGACGAATCAATATATGTATTGGAATCTAATACCAGATTCAAACTATTGTCAACCTATATCTGATTTAAATCAAATATATACATCTGATACATTTCCCAAAAACATATGGATATATTGGAATACGCCAATAGAAACAGCACCCAAGATTGTTCAAACATGCGTCTATTTGATACAAAAACTGAATCCTCAGTTTACAGTAAACATCTTGAATGAAAAGAATTATACAAGATATGTAACAGATGAAAGAGTGATACATTACGTGAAAAGCGATGTATTACATACCTACAAATCTGACTTATTACGATGGTATTTGATTTATACCTATGGTGGATTGTATGTCGATGCGTCTGTATTACCCTTTTGTTCTTTTGAATGGATCGTGAATGAGATGAATGTTTCAGGAAAATCATTGTTGCTATATAACAATATACATCATACGAGAAAACGATCGGAACCTGTCTTTGAAGAATGGTTGATTGCGGGTTTACCTAGAAATGACATCTCCCGAACCGTGTATACAGAGTTTTTGAAGTGTTTGGACGAAGGAGTGGACAAGAGTTACAATCGTCTAATATCTGATAAATCTGTAGATTATCAAAATTTTTGGATGCATGGGTCTTATCATCTAATCTATTTTTTGATGATAAACGTGTTTTCAAAATATAATTTACATTCACAGATAAAATCACTACCATGCAGTTATGATAGCTATCCATGTATGGGATTAGGGGGTAATCATGATTATAATGCAATATTCAAAAAACAAACAAGTTTCAAAGAGTTTCAGATTTTTGCTCGCGAGAATCGCTTTACCAAACTAGCCTCATACAATCGCATTCAAGTAGACAAATATGACTATCCTATACCTAATACAATTATGTATTACCTGATTCATCAATAGTAAAAAATGTCAGGGTTGAATTTGAATTTAACAAAGGAATCTGTTCCACTTCTAACAAAAGTCATATATTCTCTCTTTGTATATGAATCCCGTCCTCTGTCCCATCCTCCGGGTTTTTTCATATAAGGAAATACGTGGGTCAAAAATGGACAGTCCTGCATATTACCACAAGTGGCTATACATTTAGTCTCAGGAGTGGCATATTGTTTTGCTTGATGTAATACGGCAGACGTATCTTCTACTGAACCATTGAATGGACAATTTATAAAAAATATATAATCTACCTTTTTTCGCTCTGGTGGTCGATTCTGTTCTAAGGTTTCTTCAGGATCATCCACTTGATACACAACAAAATCATCACGGTTGAATTGTCCAGATTGAAAATTCTCTGGATATAAATCTCTGATCAATTGTATTGTTCCTTCTTCGGATTTCCAATCACTCCAAATAGAAGTCGCCATTATGGGATCCCGGCCTAATACTCCTTCACGATTAGTTGTATATATATCTTTCCCTCGGTTTTCCGGTTTCATCATAGACTCCATATCCATATAATCAAGACATGTTTCTTCACTACAATGTTTTTCAAGATGACAAAATTGTATCACACTTATTTGTCTACTCGCAGATTTTGACGCTGCCCCTGCTTCTGCTCCTGCATCTGCTTCTGTTACTGCTTCTGTTGCCGGAGTTACCGGAGTTGTCGGAGTTTCCGATACTTCCATCCCACCCTTCATCTTTATTTTGTAGATTTTCTTTCTAGATTTTCGTCTTTTGGTTTGTTTCTTTTTGAAATATCTATTCTTAGAATATCTACGCCTCGAAACCTTTCTTTTCGAATTTCTATATTTTGTTCTTTTCTTTTTCGTCATATATTAACAATGCAACAAAAAAACTGCTTCAAGAGGGAGTTGTGACAACGCTGCCAGCGATCATAGTTATGAGAAAAATCATCATGAATCCTATGATCAGTCCAGGAACAAACATCCACAGAGGAGAACGACATTTGTTTAACAAGATACCAACTAATATAAAATAAGTTAGCATGTCAATCACTAATTCAGAGATACCTAGCTGTAATCTCTGGCTTTTTTCTTTTTTGTCATCATCTTTATCATCGTCTTTATCATCGTCTTTATCATCGTCTTTATCATCGTCTTTATCATCTTTTTCTGAAACCGTGTTTCTCAAGAGAGACCCGACGCCACTAAGTAGATACAACACAAATAGCAAAATAGCGGAAATCTTGTGTTTTGAAAACTCACTCATGATACGTGTCATCATACCCGAACCCGTATATGTCGACCCACATTGATCTTGGAATACAAAATGAAAGATTAATACAACAAATAGTAGGATACTCATTCTGATCATCCAAAACACCCCTAAGGAAATTGTGGGTGGAGATGGTGATGGAGAGGGAGATGGAGAGGGAGATGACTTGTGTTTTTTATGTTTTTTATCAGACTTGTGTTTCTTTTCTGACATATATAATACTATAGTATATAAAATTAAAATGAAAATCGGATGATAATATATATAGCAATACAGAAACTTAAACCTATCACATACAATGGCACATTCCCCCCCCCTTTGTAAATTAAATATCCAGAGATTATTGACAATATCAATAAAACAATCCATGTGATTACTTCTGTCGCTGATATTTGACTTTTTCGTTTCTTGGATGGTGTCGGAAGGGGTTTACAATTTCTTCTGTCAAATATTTTGAGAAACCAATTTTCACTACATGAGGGGGGATCCCCCCCCCCTTCTTCTAATCCTTCTATATTTTGAAATCCTTCGTCTCTATCATCACTACATTGAATTCTCCCCTTACTGAAATTATATTCAACAAATGGATCATCACGATTCGGACCTTTCGTTTCCCAAGTCTGTTTAGTGCAATTATACAACAGTGTATGATTATCATCAATGTGTTGTTTGTAATCATAGTTATTGAGACACTTGACTTCATATCTTTCATCGGTGTCTACGCTAGCTGGATCCATATATGTATATTTGTCACCCCATACAAAGTTTTCACTTAGATTGGATCCATGACATCGTGTGGGAGAAAAACGATTACTTGTGATATCTTGGCAACCACATCGGGGCCTTTCAATATTCATACGAAGTTCATCCATTTTTTCACTGATATCTTCTATTTTGTTGAGTATTTCTGGATTCTGACTGATATCATGCGTTTCACCCACTTTCCAGTTACTATCTTTCAACAAAGATGAATATAAGGGTTCAGGTATATCTTGAACAGGTGTCGGCAAACGATCATACATTTTCCCTTTCTCTCTTGCAAGCAACATGGGACTATTACATCCTTCACGATTGGTGCTTGTGCATATCTGTTCATAGGTTGTCTTTGTATCTTCATCTAATCCTTGATACAAGATGCCATATTGTAAGGGAGGCATTATCATTTGACTGTGAAGTTCAGTTGTAGAAGAACTCATATATAGTAAGGTTACATAAATATACGAGTAAACAAAAAGAGATTATGATTCAAGTTAATAAGCAAACGATGCTAATGAATGAGTGTAGGGATTTTCTCTAAAAGGATCTAAATTGGTCGGGTCTAAGCGATCAGACAATCGTTTGTTGTCGAGTGTGTCTTTGTCTTGAGTATATTCCACAGTAGAGTCTGTAGGAATGGTTTGATAAATCTTGTCTCCATTTCCAATGCGATGATTAAAGTAATCATTTTCAATCTTTTTGATATCCATGTCAATGGTATCCATACCATTCCACAACTTAACATTTTGAGGAGTCGGATCTCTTCCTTGGGCAATGATTTCTTTGTTTGGATTAAGATCGGCGCGACCGTATTGATCTTGAGCCATTTGCACAGGGACATCAGTCCCCGGATTACCGGAGTATTCAAAGTTAGTGGTTTGCTTGACTGTGGCTCTTACATTATCTTGAAGACCCATTGTTTCATCTTTGAATGTGGACGAGTAGTTCATATTAAATGGATTTTCTTGAGTAGTTTCGCGTTCATTCGGATAGGCAAAATATCCTTTACGATTGTGATCATCATCCATACCTTCATCTTCTAGGTTCATGTTGCGATCAGCATCAATGATCAATTGCTGATTGGTTGATTTTTTAAACATGGGTCGTTTCTGGTCAGTAGCATGAGAAACCGGTGCAGCCGGACCCATTTTTCCTTCGTTGAAATACTGACGATTTGTATCTGGGACAATCTCTCCGGGTCTCACCATCCCAGCATCGACTTGAGCATTGGTAACTAACCAACGGTCTGCAGTTTGAAGATAATCTCTATCAGGTAGATTCTTAAACACTTCCGCTTGTTCTGTACGTTTATCAATGCCTTTTCCGCCCAGTATCTTTCCACCATAAGATACCTTGGGATTTGTCAATGTTCTTCGGCTATCGACACTATTTCTTTGTGCATGAATATTACCTATATCTTGATTGATACTACTTTTTGCATCAATGGGTGCAATCAGTTCTTGTTCAAATGGCAATTCGCCAGTCATGTAATTTCCCGGAATATATCTATCTTGATCAGCAATGGGTCCAGCAAACTGATTCCCAAACACATTACCATAATCTTGTTCCATCTTGAAAAATTGACCCATTTCTTTCTTTTTTCCACGGAATGCATGAACCCCTCCTTGATGATTTATCAAGCCCATATTCTCTTCAAGATTCACATTGCGCGGACCCGAACCCTTGAAAAAAGGTTCCACCTTGATACCTTGATCGTTCACCAAAAAGTCATCTTTAGAGATACGTGTGCCTGATATAGAATCTACTATGGATGTTTCAGTGAAACCTGTATTGTTTAGATTTCCTCGCCCCTGAAGATTGTTTGTGTCAATGATTGTGCTTCCTCCTTGTTTCGACATTTGATTGTAAGCATGAACCATATTTCTCTCAATCGCTTGAGATTCTTTGAAATTGTTAACATCATACACTGAAGTATGTGTGCGATTTGACATTGGAGGCACTTTTCCTTCATACACAGGGTCGCGTGATTTATCTTTATTGAGTAAATATCCGGCCCCCATCAAACCAAGTAATACGACACCTTCCATCAATATATTCTATCAGTAGACATTTTTTCTGAAATATATATACGGATCAAAGATTATACAGACGTTTGATTTCGTCCGGCAGTAAACTAAAGTAAGATATCATTTTTTCACCATCAAAATGACCAATCAATTCAAAATGATTGTCATCAAACCACAGACAAATTGTGGGCTTGTGATAACAATATTCTGTCATCATTGGATAGGGACCCATCTCATTTGAGAGTATCAATACATTCACATCATAATGAGAAGATATCAATTGTATCAACAATGAATCTCCCCAATATTCATGACCTCCTTCGCACAAACACTTTTTAAATTGAGAAATATCTGTGATTTTATGAGGGTCCCATGATTCATGAAAGTCGCATGCATCTTTCATTGCGCGATAACATTCGATAATCATTTCAAAGGTGTCTTTTGAGATTGAATCTGATATTTCTTTGCGAATATCTTTGCCAGTATAGTAACTCATAAAACCTTGAGATTCATTCAGCGCATTTGCGATACTGTGAAACAAACAATCTCCATCACCTGGGCAACTTAAAATACCATACAATGAGTTCTTTTGTTTGTTTATCATACGCTTGTTTAACTCGGTTATCCATTTTCTTGGAAACTTCCTCCACCCAATATCTGATAGATACCTATGCCAATTGTGTTTTTGAATCTGAATACTTTTTGTGTTTGTTTCCAGATAAGTTATTCCATTTTGAAGATACAGTTTGTCATTCAAATAATAACGCTCTTCCATTTATAATCTAGTAGGTCTCAGGATTTAAATACCTATACAATAATATAGACGATGAAAAATCTGCTATGCATGACGAGTCGCACCTTGATGATAGTGTTTTCAATCATTCTTGTATTGGCATTGTTTTTCAAAAAAGATATATCTTTGTTGTTAGACAGAAATACACAATGCAAATAATTTATAAGTTATAATATTATGTTATCGCCCCCCTTCAATATTGCAATCTATTGCACAGTGTATTTTTTAGCACTGATGTATATTTCACCAATAATAGACAATATGTTTACTGATTTAGACACAGATGTAGAGAAAGAGATAACTACGCAAAGGATAACGATTGATATAGTGTGTCACTTATTAGTCATCATGTGGTTTCTTTATTTTGTCCATCTGATACTCAAAGAAACTATGCAAAAATATATACCCTTTGGCCCTTACACAAACAATTCAATCAATATAGTTTGCGGATTGACACTTGTGGGTTTACAAAGAAATTTAATTGATAAGTTGAAATACATCACTGGAGAGTATTAAGTTTCCCAGTAATCTGTTGTGATTGTTTATAGGTCGAGAAACAGGCTTTTGTGTGACTATCTAATTCTTGTAATACACTATTTTGCCCAATCCTTTGAAATGGTTCAATGCAATTTTTCTGAGGATCAAAAAATAAATACTGCCAACGATTCCAACCTTTTTCAACTAAAAGATAAGATTGATTGCCCACATTAGGGCGAGATAAATTATAACTCGCATACTGATTCTGCTGCACTGTTTGTTCAGTAGGAATCATTTTTTCAAAAAACTTGTCCATTGTATATACAACATTCATATATTTATTTCAATTTACTGATCTTTAAAAGTCTTTTCTTTACAACGTCTTAAATAATCTTCATTACGGACCATTTCACGAGTGGGTAATCCGCCACGGACCCATTCATACTGAGAATCTTCGGGAATGATATGTTTGGTATCTTGCACTTCTTCTTTTAATTTCGGAATCATGGGTGTAAAATAATTACCGATAGTGACTTCAGTGACTCCCATGCAAGGTTTCTGATCTTTCGCAAAATCTCCAGGACGAATCACAGATTCAGCATCGACATCATAGAAACCCTTTGTCAAATTACGAGTCGTAGCACTTAATCTTTCGGTTAGCTGATGAATCTCTCGTTTATTTGTCACGCGGTCTTTGTTTTGACGAAGAGATGAGTCAGCGTCCACAAGACAGCCAAGCTCACCCATCCATCCACATCCACCCTTGAAACTGATACCTGGCTGTGAAGTTTGAATCTCACGAGCTTCTTTTAACGAGCACTCGCACCCATGTTGATTGTCCAACTGATAATATCCGGGTCCTTGTGAGTTCATCATCTGTAAACTAAGTTCAATTGCATCTTCTCGCAATATGCCCTGTTTGAATAATTTCAAATCGTTCTTTTCGCTTGTATCTTGTTGTAAACAAGAATCAAGATCCTTGTCTGAAAAAACAGAATATCCCATGCTAGTTGATGTGGCTGACATGATATATATATGAGACTCAAATAAAATAAATACAGACAGACTTTACGTAGAAGTATTAACGCCTCCCCCAGAATTACCCAAATCGGCTAAACATGCAACTGAGTTACCCTCTTTACAAGTCTTTGGTCTACCGTATAGCCACTGAGCAAAGGCGCCTTGGTCATTAGGAACTTGATTACCCGGAACAGTGTAAAATTGTCTTTGACTGTTGTTTTTCCCAAAGACATCTGTCACGTCTCTATATAGGTCTTCATTAAACAATTCTTCAACTCTTCTTTGTATGCCCACATTGTTGTAGCTTGGACATGACTTGGGTTGAGGAGGTTTGTTGTTGCCATAATCCTTTAACGTGGGATTCATAAACGGATTATCTTTTTTCGGAATACGACACTCTGTTTCTAAATCATTTAACTTAACCATATCTTCTAGTGTATCTTCAACACTTTGTTTTTGAATGGTATCACGCTTGATATCTGTCTGTTTACTGTATATTACCCATGTAATACCCATAACTACAAAGGGTATCATAGCATATACACGTTCTCTCTTGTAAAGATACATTATAACAGAATACAATACAGACAACCTAACTATAGCATTCAATTTACGAATAATATCAAATCGTTTGGAAGGAAATATTTCGGTAACTGATTGACGATCAATCAAAATACGGGGATTATCTAACCAAAATGGAGTGATGATATCTTTCATTATAGTTAGACTAGATAAATAAATATTACATTAAATGCAAAAGGTTACCCATGACGGGATTCGAACCCGCAACCTTTGGATTAGAAGTCCAACGCGCTATCCAATTGCGCCACACGGGCTAAATTACATGCCACACGGGCTAAATTACATGCCACACAGGCTAAAAGATTGCTTACGACCAATCACTCGTTACCCACTGCGGGACTTGAACCCGCGACCACAAGATTAAAAGTCTTGCGCTCTACCAACTGAGCTAAATGGGCATCTCCTTCTGCTGGGTTCGAACCAGCGACCTATCGGTTAACAGCCGAGCGCTCTGCCAACTGAGCTAAGAAGGATATGGTTGGTAGGACCAACCAATCTTGCATGAGGTGGGGTTCGAACCCACGAAGCATATCGCACCAGATCTTAAGTCTGGCCCCTTTGACCACTCGGGAACCCATGCTTATATTCATATTCGTCTCAAAATCTACACACATATTGTCTTTAACTTAACGTCTGCGAGTTTTCTTCTTGCGTCGGGTGCGTCTTTTCCTCTTAGATGATGCATAGCTTTTCCCCGATTTGTCAATTGCCACATATTTCGCATCAACTAACATATAGGAATTGGGAATCATCTGATTCTTAACCACCTTGATAACTTTAATATCACTGTGATTTCGTTCGATAAACTTGTCATCATCTTTACTCATAACTCCAATAGTCCCCATCGATCCATTTCTCAACTTATACGATCCAGTCAGATCATGCTTGACACCCTTAACACCTTTGATAGTAACAGCTGTGCCTTCCATCTTTTATATAAATTGTATAGATTTTATTGACAAACATGAATATGATTACCCCAAGTGGGGCTTGAACCCACGACCTTTGGCTCATAAGACCAACGCTCTAACCAACTGAGCTACTGGGGTATTCTTTATACAACCCTGCCACACTATACCATAACAACAGAATCTTTAAATGATTTAGACGCGAAATCTACGACAATTTGTCATAAACTTTCGTCAACGACTTTCTTAAATTTGAAGGATCGCGTTAACGAAAAATCAACTAACAAACACAACTACTCTTAACAACTTTTACACTACTTTACTACTTTTAAACAACTCTTACTGCTTAATTGCTAAAGAGAAACAAACAAACTCTCACAAAACAAAGATGTCTGTATCGACTACTGTGAAAACAACAACCACCGCCGTCGTGGTTCCGGGTTTGACTGCTGATATGATCCCTGCTGTAATTGGTAAAGGGGGTTCCAATATCAAAAAAGTGAAGTCTCATGCATGGCGTATGTGGGATTCACACGATGCGCGTGGTGAAGGTGTCGGCGAAAACAAGCCTAAGCTACGCATTCATTTTGAAAAGAATGAGAAAGACAATACTGTGATTGCTCAGATTGAAACAGAATCTGAGAATATGCGCAAGTTTTGCTTTCATTCTCTTAAAAAGAACGCCGAGATTCTGGTAAATAAGAAAAAGCGTGCTGAACAATACTATCATCACGTCTTTTATGGAAAATTAAATCATGCTAAGATTGGTCAATTCTTGGGAAAGAAGGCCAAGAATATGATATCTATGTTAGATGATATCAAACTAGAACTCTCTGAAGATTATGGAGATGATGTAATGAATATCTTGAAATATGTGAGATGGGACTTGAAAGATGTCCCTGTTCAAGAAGACTACACAGATTTTCTGAAAAAGATTGAAACAGACAAGAACCAGACTATGATCACACACACAGATTGTGAAAATCTTCAATTTGTATCTTTGAAGTTTACTTGCAAAGACCCGAATCTGTCAGTGGGTCCTCAATTTGACGATATGATGCATCGTCTCTATTTCAAGATTGAAGAACGTCTTGAGTGTTTCTGTATCGAAGAGCAAAAAGAACAGGATCAGATCGCTGAGGCATTAAACTTTGAGTTTGATGACTTTGGAATGGATATGGATATGGATATGGATATGGATATGGATGAAGGATACTCCCCTGAGTCACCTACAAGTGAAAGGTATGTCATGCCCGATAGTCTGGCTGGGACAGTCGTAAATATGCCGGGCAACAAAACCCCCCGTTAAATGTAAGATACAAAATAATAGGTAAGTCGTAGATTAGGTTTTTTATCTAGTAAAGAATATCTGTGGGTCCTTTGCTTTGTTGTTGACATTGAGTCATCAACAATAAATCCGCAGATGATATAGGTGTCGGATGTCCTCTCTTAAGTGAGTTGTAAACGTCTTCTATTTTTTGGTCACAATGTGTCTTATCCACGCCAGGGTCTAAACCCTCAGTCGTTTTCTTTTGACGAAGAATATCTTGCTTTGCTAATGAATCAAAGATATCTTTGAGTTCAGGATGCTTGTCCATCGCATCTTTAAACAAATACAAGTCACCAAACAACAATGCGTCTCTTTCACGATTGTGACTTTTCATCGCAATCAACAATTTCGCAAACACATCAGGATTCTGTCTCAAAGTAGGTATCATGCTTTGCAATATGGGCGTCAATACAAACTCACGTTCGCTAAGTTTTTGTAGAGGATATTCGTCAATCACATCTGAATGCAATAATATAGGGGCACACATACGAGAATATATCGCCAATTTATCGGTGTCTTTAGGCATTCGTTGAAACACAGTGAGCAACAATTCATCTAGATAACCGTCGCTTGAATCAGTAAAATACACTTCATGAGAGATCCGTTGGGGTTCAATAAATTGAAATAAGGCATAGTTGTTGTTATACAAATCTAAGAAACCTTGAGGATTCCCGTCACTTCTGTAATCTTTCATAGCAACCTGAATTGTAGGGAAATACACATCCATAAATGCATCCACCACTTTCGATTTATCTTGAAGTGAATCTGGTGTGAGTTTTTCGGGTTGTTTCATTTTTATCAGTGTGACCACCGTTTCTAAGAATGCATCTTCATCTTCTAACTGTGCTTCTAATTGACTTGAGAGTTCTTTTCGGAGCATCCCTGCAGGCGTAGTTGATTCAAATTGTGTCAACTGTTCCACAACTTTATCTCTTTCTTCTGAAGTCTTTTGTAAACGACTTTTCATGTCTTCATTTTCTGATTTCAATGTATCATAATCTTTTTGTAATGATTCCAAACCTGTCACAGCTTTGTCGGCTATTTGTGTTTCACTTTGTAACATTTGAGAATCTTCTAACTCCTTTTTCTGTGCTTCTTCCATTTTTTGTTCAGCCACCTGTTCTCTACCTAATTCTTGTTGTTGCATTGCTTGTGCTTCTTGTAATTGTTTGGCTTGTTCGGCTTCTTTTTGTTTTTCTGCATGTAGCATATCCGTTTCTTTTTTTACAATGTTTTCAGCCTCTCTTATTTCGTTTTGAGCTTGTTTTTGAGCTATACTCGCACTGGCCTCACGAATCCCTAGCTTGTATGACTCTGATTCTTTTTCCGCTGTAGAACTTGGAATTGATTGAACGTTAGATGAAGGTTGAGGTGCATTCTGAGATTCTGTTGTATTCTGTGATTCTGATGATGTTTGTGTTATGTTTATCTGAGGCATCCCACTAGCGGGTAATACATTTGTATTTTGCTCAGTGGGCGGCTGTTCTGGCTGAGCCTGTTGAACTGGCTGAGCCGGTGGTATATAATCTGGGGCAGCACTACCACCTGATTGTTCTCCATCTACAGTTTGACTTACATTTACAGTAACAGGTGTATTCAATTTCATCTCTGGCTGTGTATCTAGCTGTATATTCGACAGTGTCTCTGGCTGTTCGTTAGGTGATGTATCTGGCCCTTTATCCTGCGGTAGCGCTGTCTCTGTTTTATCCTGAACATCCGGTTTTTTATTTATCCCACCCACTTGTCCTTTTTTCACACGATCAAACATGGTCGTGTATTTTTCAGAAGGTTCTGGTAAAAGCCGATTCTTTTTTGCATCTTCATTGTATATTTGGTCTAACAAATATTCAACTTTATCTGTTTTCCCATCTTGTATACGGATAGATTCGAGACAAATACATCGGGAGAGTATCGCCATACGAGCTTCAGCCATAATCAAACAATACAATTTATCAATCAAACTGATCCCTGGCGTCATCTCTAACAAGAAATGATAGTAAAAGTTATGAATGTATATCAAACAATCTTGTTGAGGACAACTTAAACATCGTTTGGTGCTGTCCCATGATATATTCCCTTGAATGTAATCCATATATCCTCTAGGTTTGCTACAACATTCTCTCATCTTTCGTAAAATACATGATTTGAATAATTCATTATCCTGTAGCTGCTTTAATTGACGGTCAATTTTATTTTTCATATCCGTATTCATAAGCTTCAGTGATCCTCTTTCTTCTAAAAGTGTATCTACACTATTTGAGAAATCTTCATCATAAACACCCTTGACCACAACTTCTTCATACCATTGCACGCCTCTGACTGTAACAAATGGTGTAACAGATACAACACGACCTTCCTTTTGCACTGTTTCTTGTTTCGGATACGATTCACCAGGGAATCTCGCTGTTGCGAGAAGATGTCTTTCTAATGTCTTTATCAATGTGTTTTCACTAAACATGATATCTGGATTAACTGTCATTTTACGAACCAAATCAGATCTTTGAAACTCCTCACCTAATTCTTGATCGAAATAACCCATACCCTGCTGTTCTGGTGGAATCATTGCAGCGCCGGTTGACGATTCTGGCCGGTTCATTGGCATCTCTGGAGGCTTGTCTACGGGCATATCTTGAGGCATCTCTGGAGGTTTGTCTCCAGGCACATCTTGAGACATGTTTGGAGGCATCTCTGGAGGTTTGTTTACAGACACATCTTGAGGCATCTCTGGAGGTTTATTCAAGGACACATCTTGAGACATCTCTGGAGGTTTATTCAAGGACACATCTTGAGGCATCTCTGGAGGTTTGTTTACAGACACATCTTGAGACATCTCTGGAGGTTTGTTTACGGATGTATCTTGAGGCATCTCTGGAGGTTTGTCTTCGGATGTATCTCGAGGCATATCTGGAGGCATCTCTGGAGGTTTGTCTACGGATGTATCTTGAGACATATCGGAAACAACTTCGACCGGCGATATCTTTTCTTGAGAGGAATCTTCCTTTAAAGAATCATAGGTATCGCTTTTTAATTCATCCGCTTGTCTTTGGAGCATGACATCTTCATTTTGTCTTTTGAGTGTATCTATCAGTGATTCTAATTTTTTGATACGATTATCACCTTTGATATCAGTTTGATGAATACTCACATCTTTCAAAAGATTGAGAATACTTTGAGAACGAAACAAGTCTTGGCGATCTAACAAAAGAGTAAACAGTTCCATAGTTGTTAGAGAATTCAAATACGATTCCATAAGAGATTTCGTTTCAATCACTTTGATTTTGGGTAAGTAATCTATCATTGGAGTATCAAGTAAAGATAAAGTCACCGAATGATCATTTACTTGACTTACCAGACGAAACCCCGCATAAGCTAGAGACGCAGCTGCAGACAATCCTAAACCGACGCCAATAGCCGGTAACATGCCTCCGCGTTGCTTACGAATTGATTTTCGTTTTTTAGATCTCACCCGTGTTTTTTTTTGAGAGCGTTTGTTGACTCTCTGTTTATTTGATTCAATGCGCGTCTTTTTACGCCGCGATCTCACTCTCGCTCGGCTTTTCACAGCTCTGTTTTTGCGGATCGTTTGGGTCTTCATATACCTGATAGTATAATCTAGATTAAAATAACAAAGCTATTTAAAAAGTTGAGTCTAATTTAAATCAAGTGACTATGAACCCTTGGGAAAACAACGAAACTATGAATCATTACAACTGGGGCAGTAATGTAAGAGATGATAACAATGATGATTCTTGGAATATGCTGTCTTATGATAACAGTCCAAATACATATAACAACGATACATCAGAAAGACATATGAAAGATATTTTGGGGTTGATAAATGATGAACCTGATGATGACTCATCTTATGTTCCCTCTGAATCTTCAGATTCAGAATTAATCTCTGATGAATCTTGTGAATCTTGTGAATCTGAAAAAACAAATAAGCAAGGCGGAGATGATGACAATGCATCAACCAGTTCATCTTCTGAAACAAACAATGACAATCAAAACACATATGAAGATGATGAAGAATGGCTTCAAATATATGATGAAAAACGACAAGATACTGATGGTGGATGGTATACTCGTAGACAATTTTATGATTACTATGGAAGCGATGAAGCATGGGATAATTTAGACCCCGATATTTATCATCAATACAGGTATGATTCTTTGTATGGGGAATGGCATTGTAAAGAAGAATTTTATCAGCATTATGGAACAAATGATGTTTGGAAAAAGATGAATCCGAAACGTTACATGAAACGTCGGGCTTTATGTGATACATATCATTGGGCAAGTTATCTACCAGATAGGTTGCAAGATGGCTTTATCAAGAGAATGCTACAAACATATGAATTCTATGTTTAAGGTTGAGATGTATCTTCAGTGATTCCATCTAAAAATTCTTGTTCTTCTGTTATTGTCTCAGGTTCGGGTTCAGGTGTCGGTTGGGTATCCGTTTGTGTTTGCTGATTATTACCTTGTTCAATATCCTCTGTCACAACTGAATCTTCTGGGGCTTCTTCAATGACCTCGTCTAGTGCAGTATCGACTACAGTTTCTTGTATATTTTCTTTGACACTATTTACAATCTGTTTAATTTCTTCTGCCGGGGTTGTTTCCTTGGTTTCTTTGTTTTGTTTTATTTTTTCGTGAAATGCCGATACACGACTAAATGAATGTAATTCATCTAATTCTTTTTTCGATTCATGCTTTGAGTGACTATGCTTAGCGGTTCCTTCCAGTGGAAGTTCTTTTGTTTTGTTGTTTACATCATTGATAGTCCATTTACGAACCTTTTTGTTTTCAAGCAATCGCTTCCCCGCACTCACGACAATATCTTCCATCTTTTCCTCTTCACTGCGTTCATAAATCTTACACGGATGAAGACCATTGCATGTATCGGGAACTCTGATATCAGTATTTTTGAACGTTTTCTTGAATTGACGAATCACATTGTCATCAATGGTTGGTGATTGCTCTATTAAACGATCATATTCTGCACGAGATACCTTTAAAAAGTCATGCGCTGATTTTCTTCGTTTAGGATCTAAAGCTAGTTCAACTGCAATATTGCGACCAAATTTAGACCATTGCACTTCTGACAAACGATGCGCTTCCATCAACTCGGCATATCGCAAAAAGTTTTGTAATGTCGACAAGATCCCTGCAAAAATATTTACTGAACCCACGGCAGCCATCGCTATTTGTTTGTGTTCTTCCGGAACAAACGAATCCATGGCAAAATTGGCGGTCCCTGTAAGCGTCGACAAAATAATCACAGGGATTGTAAACAAATAATTCTTACCGCGATACGATTTCTCTGAACGACTGTGTAACCAACGATAACAAGTTGCTTTTTCGGACCACTCGGCTAACAGTTCTTCTTGCTCTTTGGTCCATGGAAACACAATTTCAGGCTTTTCATACTGCTTTTTATCCGGAGACTTAGACATAGGTTTCTATACTCCAGAATCTAAAAAAATATATATCATTTAGCCGTGAAAATAAACAGATATGTTTTATTTTTTCTTGGATCTTTTTTTATATTTTCTTTTGGTTTTCTTCTTTTTCTTTTTCTTAGAAGCTCTTTTATGACGTGCTTCATCTAACAAAGATTGTATTTCTGATTTTACCGATTGTTCTGAGGGTTTGTATGTATCAAGAATCTCTTGTGCCGTATCACCATTGTCATCTTCCAAATCTGGTTTGGCACCTTTTTGTAACAGTTCACGAACTATATCAGCATGTCTGTATTCAACAGCAGTCACCAGTGGAGAATTTGCGAAAGCATCGGTGGATTGATTCACATCAATCTCTTCGTTTAATGAGAATTCTTCAGGAAATTTACATACATACTCTTTCGGATACAAATCATGCAATTGATTGAGTGGAGCTGAAGATACGAACCCATCTTCTACAATTTCTTGGACAGTATCAGTGAATCCCATGGCAATCAAACGACACAGTATCACTTGAGGTTCATATAATTCTGTAAGATAGTCATACTCTTCTTGAATGCCTCTAAACTCATGTTCTGAATAGGTTCCTTTCTTGGGTGTTTCTTGTTTCACAAAAAAACGCTTGGCGATAGTTTGCAACGGCTTATTAAGTGGATGTGTTCTGGGGATATCGTATTGTTGTTTGATTTGTTTTTCTTTGGGTATTTTCGTATATGACATAAATATACTATATCATACAAAAATATAAAAAGGAATTATATTGTTTACACAACAAGACTACTTCATAATGCGTTTCAACTTACTCATCAATGATGGGTTGTAAGGCAACTTTCCATTTTCCAAATCACGGATAATGGCTTCTGACACCCCTCCTAATTTCTGTGCAAAGGCTTTTTGTGATAGTTTTTGAGATAAACGATACTGTTGCACTTGACGACGAAAATTTGCATCAAACGTTTTCACTTTCATCTTACCATCTTCAATTTGTTTATCGAGTGCTCGTTCCTTATGTGATGTGCGAGGGATCTTATGTTTACTAGGCGATTTCTTTTTTTCATTTTGGGGTGTTTTGTGTGTTTTCACGCGAGTGAATACCGTTGTCCAGTCTTGGTGATCCATGTAATTATAGTTGTATTAGTGTATTAGTGTATCTACGGAATACACCATCAAATTTAGACACTGAATGGCTTTCCCGGATATGACAAAAAACGCACCTGAAACACATAACACTTATTCTGTAATGATTACCTGCTTTTCTTAGGATTAAATGATTCTATAGATTCTATTTAATCCCACAAATCCAATTCTTTATAACGTTGAATGACTTCTTCTATACCTTCATCTCCACGCCAATCACTTTGTAAAAACATTTCAGCGAGTTCTTCTTTCCAAGTAGGAAAGTATCTGTGTTTATCTTTATGAAACTTGTCAAGCGTCTCTTTGAAATCGGAGACTAATTTACTATATTTCACGTTTTCCAATAAGTTTTTCTTGGGCTCTCTGCCTTTCTCACGACCCATTTCATGTATGTTTTCCCAAGATTTTGTGAAAATTGCTGCTGTGATCGGCAAATCAAACCCTGATTCTGATGTCATGTAATCTTCCTTTTTATTATAACCAGGAAAATACATAGCAAATCCATATTCTTGACGCGTTTCATATGTGGAACCCACAAATAATATATCCCCAGGTTTGAATTCGGAATGCTTCTCAATCACCTTTTGGATGTATTCCATTCTCTCTGCCCTGAGATGCCCGTTATCATGATATTCAGGGTCTACCTCTTCTGCAATATCGTAAAATTTAGCGTAATATTTGCCCGCTTTTTTAGGTGACTCTTTTTTAGGAGATGCTTTCTTAGGAGATGCTTTATTTGGATTATAGGATTTAGCCCAGGTCACTGTGCCCGTTTCACCGCCGACCCTCATACCGGGTTGAGGGGTATCTTCATCATAATTTCCTACGACTTCGCCTTCCAAGTCTTCATCAAGATACAAATCTCCATTTTCGTCAATATAGTATTGTTTCCCATCTATCTTGATGTCTCCACCGCCGTCCCAAACGATCTTGATTGGTTTGGGTGACTCTTTTTTAGGAGATGCTTTCTTAGGTGACTCTTTCTTAGGTGACTCTTTCTTAGGTGATGATTTTTTAGGCTTGCTATCAACCAAATCTTGATAAACTTGTACGACGTAATCCTCATAATCGGGATTTTCTCCCATCCACTCTTCATCATCCGAGTCCATGCCAGCGGTATCCAATGGATTACGACCCACATCAAACGCACGTTTAGCGATTCTTTCGGCAACGAGCTGCTTGTCATCATCTGACATGCTTACGGTCTCTGGGGTTTTTTTCTTAGGCTGAACCTTCTTAGGTTGAGCTTTCTTAGGTGTTCTTATCTTACGACAACGATTCGTTGCAGGATTTCTCTCTTGTCCCGGTTTACAAGGTTTCAGAGTTCGTTTCGTTTTCGGTTTCTTTGTAGGTTTGGGTTTAGGTTTAGATTTTGAGGGAACACCTTTGTCAAATTTACTCACGCACTCCCCTGACACTTTGTCTCTACGTGTTCCATTGGGACATCTCTTTTTTCTCTGTGTCTTCTGTGGCGATTTCTTTTTCTGAGGAGATTTCTTTTTCGGAGGATGTATCCCTGAAAAAGGACCGAACAAATTCTGAGGATCAGGCAAATCAATGGATTTCAGCTTGACCGGAGATGATTTCATAAATATATAAACTGACATATATATTTAATCCCCCCGCCCACTTCCTAATCCAAATGTACGTGCCATTCTGCTTGCTAATCCTCTGAATCCGCTGAACGCTTCCCCTAATGATTGATTATGGCGTTGAGCATCTGGGGGGGGGCTCCCGTCTCTTTCTTGCGAAGAACCTCTAGAACTGTCTTGGGAACTTACCACTCCAGCAGAACGGGTGCCTTGGGGTTGGGGTTGGGGACCACTTGTAACTCTGATTGTTCTTGTTCCTGGTCTTGTTTCTGTTGATCCCCTTTCCGTAGTTGAATTTCCCATATTGTGGGCAGAGGCCGCACGGGAAATATAATCTTGGTAATCTTCTAGATCACTTTCTCTGACATATCTGTAGGGTATATTTTTGTAATATACTGGGTTTTTAGGATGAAGTTTAGCTTGCTTGAACAGGGTTCCTGGGTGCAATATGATTTCCATATCATTTTTATCCTGTATGTGATGTTCTGTTGCTGTTGCAACAATCCCTAAAGATGGAGTGTAATATTCAGTTATCTTTACATAATTTGCAGAAACAAAAGTAGTACGATTATCGCCGCGATCAATAAATACATCACGGCTAGACTCACCTTCGCTCCGCTCTAATAATTGTTCAGAAATCCCATGTGCTGTTCGGCAATTTATGGATCCATGGGATCGGAAAGAGTCTGAATATATGGGGGGTTCTGTTGTTTGTTTTGGACGTGCATCAATGAGATCATTCCTAGAAGCATACAATTCTCCTTCATGACGGAAATAGGTTCGTCCTAACATCCCACCTGCTTGCCTGGAATATCGTCTTGTTGCTCTGCGTCTTGTTCTGCGACTGGTTCTGCGACTGGTCTTACGTCTGTAAGTTCTGCGCCCGGTCTTACGTCTGTAAGTTCTGCGCCCGGTTCTGCGTCGTGAAACTCTTTTTGCCATGGTTATAGTCTACCTTAGATTTTAAGCGGTCTAATCTCCCTGTTTAAATAATAGATAGTAATAATGCAATCACCCAAAATTACAGATTACTTGTTGAATCGCCATTTGTCAAAAGATAAATTACGAAACGAATACAACGACACTATGAGAGAACAAGGTTCTCTTCAAACAAAGTATCAAGAATTGTTGTTAGAGTATTCAAAAACCCGAAGAGAATACAGAAAATTACATGAAGATCTGTGTTTATTTAAACAAAGACATCTTCAAGTTATGGATTTTTTGTATGATATGAGTGACAGCTTGATTGAGATGAACAATCAGCTGCAAAGGATACAATCACTGAGTGAAAAATCTCGCGAACCTCTGTTTACACAAATGGAATTTGTGGAAGATAAAAAACATGATACGGATAATTTAACTTATCTTGAGAGTATGAACGGTCTCAAGCAGATTTATCAATTAGTGAATATGGGACTTACTTGCGAACAATATTATCACTCATTAGATCTTCCCGAATCAACTGACTCGTAAATTCATTGGGGTCATCTCCCATCTTGTATGTATACTTTTTGCATGATTCACCCGCTCCAACACTTTCAATCAAGCGATAATCCGGACCAGCATATTTTCCTAATAAGGTGCAGTTGTTGCTTTCGATTTTGAAGGTCAAGATGCTGTCACTTGTGATTTTCCCATCATTCATTTGCAAGTATAATTCTTCAATATCCAAACCAAACATACTAAACTTGCGAAACAAGACTACCATCAAAAAACTGACTAATAATACTAAAGGAATCAAGCACAAGACAATCAAAAAGACTGTGGTTGGAGTACTATGATGAGTAACCATTGATATAATATGATACAATAGAATATTATCGCGAACCTTTGTAAATATCAGCAAAAATCATAACTATTGGCGCGAGAAAAATCATCAATGATGCCCCCAACGCTTCTTTGACTCTCTCAAAACCACTGTGTTGTCTTCCATATTCAGTTGCAGGATGAAACGTATAATACACTGTGAAACTTGCAACCAGTAAGAGCCATAAACAGAGTAGATACTTGAGTATCTTTTTGACAACGGAATACCACTTCATATAATACATACTTACTTTATTTTTCTCAGAATACCTCTTGAAACCACTTAAACCCAAGTCAATCTAAAACAATAAGTTACACCAAAAATATGGAACACTTAATTACAACCTATAGGTCTGAATCTAAGGATATGGACATTGAAACCATATTCACAAGATATAATGATGGTCGGGTGACCTTCCCACCTTGGCAAAGATATGATAATTGGACAACAAAATACAAACATGTATTTATTCGTTCTATACTGGAAGCAAAAGATATACCTACAATATACTTGTGTAAAGTTCCAGATGATACACGGAAAACATATATATTAGATGGAGGCCATAGAACTCGCGCAATCGTTGAGTATATCAATGGCGACTTTTCGATACCTCTAAAAAACGGAAATTGGTATTTTTTCAAACAGAAAGAACAGGAAAAATCGATAAAGAAAAACGGAAGGAAAACAGCCACCTCTCAGTCATTGTTATTGCCAACAGAGTTGCAAAACAAATTAAAAGATTCGACTATTCGAGTGGTCACATATTCTGAACTTACAGAAAAGGATTCTCGAAATATATTCAATGAGTTGAACCATCAGAGACCTATGACAAACGCGGAAGTTGTGAATGCTCACTCATCTCTATTAGTTGATAATATCAGAAGAATCTCTGAACAAGATGATTCAATAGTTGATGATCTTGTCTCTCTTGTCCCCAAGTTTAAAAAGGAAAAACATGCATACTACAATTTTATGATACCCATGTTTTCAATGACAGAAATACGAGATTCCAGTGTATTAAATCACTGTGAACCCAAAACACTTGTAAAATATATCAAGGGAGATGGTGATTATGATGGAAAAGATAAGCTCACTCACAACACACAATTCTCAAAATCAGAAATAAACACACTGTTTCCAAACTTCCTAGAGAGTTTGCGTATATTTAGAGAAGTGTTAACTGCTATATCTCCCACTAGAGTAACTGAAACAGGCGTTGCTTATTCTCTCTTCTATTATACTTATTGTAATCAAGATAAAGATATAGCGAATTTGTCAAACAATATCAAACTATTCGTAGACAGTGTCGTAGAATACAAAGAAAAAGCAAAAGAAATACAAAAGAAAATCGAGACATCAAAGAGTAAAGATATCAGCAAACACAAAAGAGAACTTGAGAAATTACGGAGTGGTGTAGGGGAACATATTATTACATGGTCTGAAACCACCCAAAATAACCCATGTGGTCCCACAAATATGAAAAAACGTAATACTATCTTATCAGAATATTTATCTTGAAATGTGATATAATCAGTCTCTTATCAATTGAGACAAAAAATAAAAAAACATATCTCACAGATAACCCAATCACAACAGTTTGAATCTGTCAACCCGAAGGGACTCGTTACGAAGGTGTGTTGTCATCATGCTCTGTGAATTTAAAACCAATGCCTGCGTTACTGCCATCAAGGTTGCAGAACACCTGGCAACGTGTGAGAACGTTACACCCTGGATTGGATTTTCTTTTTAGAAATCAAACGCTCAATCATGCGTATCCTGTTTTGATATTCAGGTATACGATATATTTTTGTTTTTTGAATCGTATATGAATCGTCTAGATCCATATCTGATGGATATTCTTCAGCTTGTTCAGGTGTCAAATCCCATTCTTCAATCATATTTTGTATGACACGATCCTGATATTCTTTCATGACTCGTTTGAATAAATCCATTGTATGTTTACTAGAAGATTGTGATTGTAACATTCAAATTTCAAAAATATTTTACTTGCTACAGTATTATGGACTTGACATACGATCCTCAACGCCCTTCTGCAACGAAAATGACATATCAATCGATGGTGACAACTCCTCAAGATGTGAGCATAGTTAATCAGTTTAAGACGACCCCCCCTTCTTCCAAACCAGATTGTAATCCATTTCAACATCCTAACAATTTTGGAAATTACTTTCAGCAGTGTAGTTCTCCCGAAGCAAAATGGGGAGCTGTCAAACAAGCCGAAGATTCGTCACCTTGTGAGAAACGCGAAAACAAAGGTATACCTTGTCATGGTATCTGGAACAACCAAACCAGACGAAAGGGCGTTGTTGCCTACAATCGTTAAGATAGCCTACAATCGTTAAGATAGCCTACAATCATTAAGCAAAAAAACTAATCCTAATCTAATCTAATCTAATCTAATCTGCTCTGTATTCTAATCATACCACCACGCCGAGTTGGAGTCAAACAGATTTGCCCAGAAATCATACTCTCCATTTTGTTTATAGATAGCACCCAATACACCTCGGGTTCGACCTTCTCCTGCGATTCCCATCATTCTGTCGTAGCTGTCCATATTGTTTTCATCCTTATCAGCCGCAATGATGATACACAACATTATAAATCCAAAGATGGCCAATACGAGTTCACAGAAAGGATTCATTCTAGTTTTCTAAGTGTTTTGAGTGTTTTGAGTGTTTGTAAGCGTTAGTAATTATTTGTTTGTTGTTTGTAAATACAAGGGAGTTTTCAAATTTACGAGACATTGGTTGACAAAACTTAAACAGAAACACCTACACAAACAACAAGCACATATGACAAAAAGTGAATATCTCAGTCAACAGCTGTTAACTTATATAGGCAACAAGCGAAAACTAATCGACCCCATTGAAAGAGAAGTGATTGCAATCAAAGACGCTTTGGGTGTCGCAACTCTTCGTAGTTTGGATGGGTTTTCGGGTTCGGGTGTTGTCGCTAGAATGCTGAAATATCATAGTCATGTTCTGTATGTCAATGATATGGAACCATATTGTGATTGTGTCAACAGATGTTTTCTTTCGCAACCTGATGAACCACTTTTGCAACAAATACAAGAAGCGATAACGACGCTTAATTCTATCCATCATGAACACGAAGGTGTCATATGTCAAGAATATGCTCCTCGTTCAACCGATAACATCCAACCAGAAGAACGCGTCTTTTACACCCGAGAAAATGCCCTCACAATTGATACTATACGACACATGATTGACCGCTATTCTCCTCAGATTCGTCCTTATTTGTTGGCATCGTTACTTGTCAAAGCGTCGATACATACCAATACTTCTGGTGTATTCAAAGGATTTCACAAAAAAGATGGAGTTGGTCATTTTGGGGGAAAAGGTGAAAATGACGTGACCCTACGAATCAAACGACCTATCGTATTAGATATGCCGATATTTTCTGATCAAGATCATCCATGTGATGTATATTATTACAACCGAGATATCCTTGAAATCGTATCAGAATTGCCTATGTTAGATCTTGTTTACTTGGACCCTCCTTACAATCAACATCCGTATGGATCCAATTACTTTATGTTAAACACGATTCTTGAAAATCAGGCTGGAAAAGAGTTAAGTCGTGTATCAGGAATACCTAAAGATTGGAATCATTCAGATTTCAATTACAAGCACTCAGCAAGTCAGTCTTTACTAGATTTGCTCACGAGTCTCAGAACAAAAACACGTTACATTATTTTATCATACAACAATGAAGGTATCATTGAAAAACAAAGATTGATCGATATATTCAACACAGTGGGTTATTCTTGGAGTTTGCGTGAGATAAGGTATCAAACTTACAGGGGGTCTCGGAATCTCAAACAACGAGACAACACAGTTCAAGAATACCTCTGGATATTAAGAAACACCCATGTCAATTAAAAATGTAAATAAAATGTATATTGTATATATATAATGCGTTCAAGAAAATACTCTCGTCGCAGGACAGCACGTCGCAGGACAGCACGTCGCAAAGCAAGTCGCAGGACAGCACGTCGCAGGACGAGTCGCAGAACAAACAGAGTAAACAGAGTAAACAGGAAAAGGTATTCCAATCAAATGAGAGGAGGGATGGGGAAATATCCTACCGAAAGCCCGAGATTTTCCAAGCTAGATGTATCCAGTGTTGAAACTCAAGCGAAAGAACTTGACTTGAATCAAACATATGAATTACTAGCCAACGAAAAGGGCATGATTGGGTTTGGAGATACAGAATATCCTAGACCCGGACCCAAGGTACAAGTTAAATCGTATGATGAGGAGGCCCAAGCTTATGGATGTGAAATTATAGACCTGGGTAACTACGAAGGTGTAGGTAACAGACTGGGAAAATCAGCGGGTGATACAGTTTGGATTGTTAAAAGATCATCCAGTTTGTTACCTAAATCTGGAATGAAAAAGTATCCTTTCAAAATACGTGATACTATACGTGATACTGATATATACATACGATGCGTCCCCTCAGATGAAACAACCCACGAAAATCCGCTAGGAGTTCCGATCGAAAAAGGTCAATTCTATACGTTGACCACCAGTTTAACGAAAGATGGTTCAGGAGATGAGTCAACACAGACGGTTAAAGCGGAACAAGTGGATGATAAGAAAGGAGAATACCATATGATTCACATAAACAAATATTATCCTACCGAATATAGATTCGTGTTGAAGAAAAGGGAGTTCCGTAAAGATAACGTTCAAACATATCCTTACAAATACAAATCCCGTAATCCTGACGATAGTATATTGGAGGTATATGTTAAGACACCTGTGCCGTTTGATCATGATAGAGGGTTGGAAATAGAAGAAGAAATGAAAAAAAGAATATCTGACGCGAAAATTAGACAAGAAGATGCGTTGAAAGAAGCGAAAAAGCAGCGAGAAGCTGATGATCTGGAAGTGTTTGAGCGAAATATGCAAGTTATGAACACTTGAAGTCTATCTGTAATGTGTGTCCCAAATATTTGAGTTGTTGTTTTCTTCCATTTGCCATACCTTGTGTGGAATAATTGACAGGAAATTATCTCGCTTTTGTAATTTCTTCCAGCTTTGGTCTATCGCGTATTTTCCATAGATGGCATCAATGTTTTTATTTCGTAAACCATTATTTTGGAGTATGGCATTCTGAAATGAGTGCATATCTTTAGACCACATATCGATCAAGGTATCATAATAGTGTTTATTCACAATATACATAATCGTTGAAGAAATCCCACCCAGCGCTTTTACGCAGTCATCGTTGATGTATTCTGTGGGTTCTGAAACAATGCTCCCTACAATAATCACGTCCCATGAAATATCGGAATTGATCACGCGGTTTATCTTTCTCTTGGTTTCCTCTGGATCGTGAAACACGATATCATCTTCCATAACTATCACATAATCCCAATCTTTTTGTTTTGCATTCTTGAGGACACCTACATGACTCAGTCCACAACCTATCCCCCCATGCAAATCATTTTTAATCGCTGGGAATCGGTTAGGTTTATGGATTCCCAATCGTTTAAACTGCTTGTGGACATTCTTTCTACGATCTTCACGATGATCGAGATTAATATAGTAGTGTTGATTCCATTTGACAGTATCTTTGAAATGTATCTCATGTAAGCATATGATTAATAATATAACAAGGATGGTTATAACGGTCATGTGAATATATGGGTGATGAGTATATTTATTCTTTTTCATTATATATAATCCCTAGGTTTGATTTCTTTGATTTCTTTGATTTCTTTGATTTCTTTGATTTCTTTGATTTCTTTGATTTCTTGTGTTTTTTCAAAGTATGAGAATGTTCTCTGTTATTATTTTGATCATAAAATACAATTCGTATTTTGGTGGGTCGCGCTTCCCATGTCATGTATCCTAGATTTGGAGAGTGAAAATGCATGTGAGTATCATCAACTAAGTTGTAAAAATATTTCATATGAGGTTCGTAATTTTTGCCTCCTGTCCCCACAACAATCGTATGAACCTTTCGTTTACAAGGCAGTGTAACTTGATGATGATTTTTGCAGTGGTCATGACCACATAAATACGCATCGATTGTATAGTCTCGTTCACTCATCAGCTCTTTTAAAAAATCCTCAACCCGTGTTTCTGCATTTCCATGACCACCCACAGATCTCCATGTATGATGACCACACAGTATCTTCCATGGTTGGGTAGATTTTCGTATCATATTTTTGACATCAGATAATTGATTACGGATTTCTTGTTGAGACATCATATCCAGATTAGTGTCTAAAAAGAAAAAATCACAGGGGCCAAACTGTTTGTGATAATATCGTGAAGGCATGTTCCATTTACGAGAGTATTTAGTATATTCTATTTGATGTTTCCATCGACCATCATCAAAATGCGAGTTTCCATAGTCGTGATTTCCAAGACATAAGTAAATAGGTATATCAAATCTCTTGTATGGAATTTCAAACTTGTGTTTGAATTGAGGATCTTTCACGCTGGTAACTCCTGTTTCATAAATGTTGTCTCCAAGCAAACACAACGCTTCCGGTGGAATTCGTAATCTTTTGGATGTTTCATACATTGCATTCGATACTTTGGTCTGTGAACGATTTCCTGATCCAGTATCTGATGTTATCAACAGGGTTGTTTTCATGTGATTTATCCATTCATAGAATATTAATCTAAGAATGAATAAACAATCTTATGCCATTTACAAAAGATGTGATTATCGTGGGAGGAGGTATATCTGGTCTCTACACGGCCTATCGTATTTGTAATCAATTTCCCGATAAAACTGTATTGCTACTTGAATCATCAGATGAACTCGGGGGTCGTATTCGCACACAATATGAAAAAGAGTTTCAAGTAGAAAAAGGTGCTGCAAGATTTTCTGAGTCACATCGTCGATTGTTGGGATTACTCGATATATTAGGTTTATCTGAAGACAAGATACCTATTCCCAACAAAACATCATTTATCTATCAAGGAAAACCCTGTGAATACAACTTATCAGAAAAACTACAAACGATTGTAATGCGTAGTAAAGATATACCCAAACAACAATTACAAAAGATTACATTTTATCAGTTGTGTGTGCTAATCTTTGATACAACTGAAGCTGATAAGATGCAGGCCGCATTTGCATATGATGCAGAATTTATTCGCTTGAATGCCTATGCCTGTCTTACAATGTTTCGTGAAGATTTGCTGGGAAATCCACAATATTATGTGTTGAAATGTGGTTTGTCGCGAGTGATACAAAAAATGAGAGAATGCATCGAGGCTTCTGAAAATATAGAGATACGTTTGAATCAAACAGTCACAGATGTCAAAGATAAACGTGTGTATGTAAAACAAGGAGATCAGGTTGTAAAATACAGTGCACTTCATGTTGTGTGTGCAATACCTTATTTGGCTCTGAGACAGCTTCCCTATTTCAAAGAGGTTCAAGAAATACATTCTGTGAAACCAATATCATTGTGTCGTATCTATGCGAAATATCCCGTGAAAGATGGGAAATCCTGGTTTCATGATCTTGATAAAACAGCCACTGATAATTATTTGAGATACATAATACCCATTAGTCAAGATGATGGCATAATTATGTATTACAGTGATTTGTATATTGCAGATATGTGGAGAAATTGGTCGAATGTTTCAGATGATATATTGATTGAAATGATTCACAAAGAATTACATGCATTGTATCCGTCACGAAATATACCTCGTCCGAGTAAAATCAAAACGTGTCACTGGAAAACGGGTGTTCATGCATGGAGACCTAATTTTGATTTTGAAGCAATTTCAAGAAAAATGATTCAACTTACAAGTGATTCAGTGTATGTAATAGGTGAAACATATTCTAGAAACCAAGATTGGATGGAAGGTTGTTTAGAAACATCTGATCGTGCGATTCATAAAATGTTTGGAAAAACAAAAAGAAAAACTCTTAAACGAAGATAAACAATCATTACATCATCCATCAATTGCCGCCAAAGCGTTCTACCACTAAAATATATCTATTGTAAATATAAATGATTCGTAACTTGATAGATAATGTTGCAAAAGGTGAATGGAGTCCACATCAACCCATTCAACAATCTGTATATATTGACAGTGAACCTCAAATACGAATGACACCCTTTGATAAGTATGTTTCACAATGTTGTCAAAAAGAACAAGTTGATCCTTTATCGGTATATCATCTTATGCAAAGAAAGATTTACGGAGACATGGCCGATCGTGCAAATCGTTCTAAGATATTCCGATCGAATATTCATCAGCTTTTATGTGATTGGGAAGGAAATTGTGAAATAACAGACATGTTTGAAGATCCATTACAAACTCCCTTTGATTATCAAAGTTATCAAAGTGACAAACAACGAGTCGATAGCTTGAAAAAACAAATTCATGAGCATGAGGGTCTTATGAATGAAATGTCTTCTCAAAAACTAAAAGAAGGGTTGGTTAATACAAGAGAAGGCTGTGTGGATTGCATGGATCGTATGAAAAATCATCAGGATAAGTTGGCCACAGATATGGATTCCTATGAACCCAATTATGCAGATACATGGGGAAACTTGGCAATGAAAGACGACTCTTTTTATCGTCATACTGTGAAAGATAACAGTGATCCAAGATATCAAGAGTTTGCAAAAAGACAAATTGATCGTGTCATCCCTCCGAATATCCAAAAAGTCTTTATGAATGCATCACTATTGCCAATACTTATGAAAAAAGAAAACAGAAAACTATCTCGCGAAATAGCCGATTTGTATGGGTCTATTCATGAAGATGTAAAAAAGATAGACTATCTATTAGACAAATTGCCCGAAACAACTGAAGAATCAAAGAAATCTCTCTTGAGTCAGTTGTTGTCTGGTATAGGATTGGGAGATGATTCAGAAGAAACAGCGGGAAGCCCTCCCATATCTTCAACTGATGTCGCAAATACAGTTCAAGACATTATGGATGTTAAAACAGATGATTCTGGTGATGAGGACGATGATTCTGGTGATGAGGACGATGATTCTGGTGATGAGGACGATGATTCTGGACAAGAAGGCGGGGGAGGAACATTTGAACTGTCATTTTTCTAATTTGTGTAGTGTAATCCATAATCTTGGGTTCGTAAATCATTTTGATTTGTGCCATGATCAATCTCAGATGAATGTCTGGATTGAACAAATATCGCTGGATAGTAAAACTCATCAAATATATGATGATCTATCAAGAATATATCATAATTTTTGATTTGTTCAGGTCCTTCAATAAGTTTCAATATACTTTTCGCTTTTTCATATGTTTTCACAAAATACGAGTGAGCCATCAACACACGAAACTTATCATAGTTGATATGATTCAATCCTTTTTTCAAACGAGGCACTTTGATTTTCTTTTTTCCAGCAAGCGTAATCTGCGGAGGTATGATCCACCCTCCTAAATAAGATGAGTGTTTGGGAGGCGCTGGCAAGATGTGATCTAATGTTGCATCTTCTTCTAATATGATGTTATTATTGGTTTGTAATTTGACTATCATACGTAGAGCATTCCGATGCGCATAGATACATCCTAATTTTCGAAGTCTAGCTTTCATCGACGTATTGTATCTTGTTTTTAATTTGGATGTTTTTCTCATATTTGTGGGTGTCATTTTCAAAAACACTGCAGGGATATGATGATATGAATGTATGCGTTTCTGATATTTTGTCAATGTATTGACATGTTCTTGAAACACTCGTTTTGTTTTGCATATTATAAATATGTTATACTGTTTATCTTGAGGCAAAGATTTCAACAACTTGCCTTTACGAGACCTTGTTTTTCGTCTAACTCTTGTGTTCTTGCGTTTCCTTGAGAGTTTTCGTTTTCGACGTGTCTTCATATTAGTTTATTGCAATATTATATTTAAAGAATAAGTCAGATTTTTAAGAAATGTCGGATAGTAAACACAAGAGTGAAGAATGCATGACAGATGATCGATTTCAACATCCCTGGTCGAAATTAGACAAAGGATCCAAATTAAATCGGTTGTCAATGTTTACGAAAATGGAAAAACTAACGCATGATTTGTCTGATACACAAGAAGAAGCATTGAAAATACAACTAACGCAACTATTCAGTTGTGGACATTTGAATCGGATTGTGGATGTTGAATATGATTCAGAAACTATGAAAATTACAAATATACCTAATCTTTCTTTTGATACAGAGACTTGCGTATATACATTTGCAAAACCTGTTGTCAAAAAAAGTAAATCAAAAAGCAATAGCAGTAAAAGTCGCATTGAACGTCATTTCAGTCGTAGTTTGAAATAACTTAACATGCTTAGAAATCTGCATCAAATGATATATCTGCAGATGAATCTGCATTAGGATTCGCTTTGTTTGAATATTCTCCCACTCTCTTTTCAAAGAAGTTTGTTTTTCCTTGAACAGAGATCATCTCCATCCAATCAAATGGATTCGGGCTGTTGTAAACCTTATCTATGCCAAGCATTTGCAAGAGTCTGTCAGCTACATATTCAATATACTGGCTCATCAAAGAAGCATTCATGCCTATCAATTCACAAGAAAGTGCTTGTGTGATAAACTCTTTTTCAATACTCACTGCCTCTTTAATGATTTCGATGACTTCTTTTGCACTGGGCTTGTTTTTCAAATCCCTATACATCAAGACTGCAAATTCACAATGCATGCCTTCGTCACGTGAAATAAGTTCATTGCTGTGACACAATCCCGGCATAAGTCCTCTCTTTTTTAGCCAAAAGATACTACAAAAGGATCCTGAAAAAAAGATTCCTTCTACAGCAGCAAAGGCTATTACTCTGGTTCCAAATGAAGCCGTATCATCGCTTATCCATTTCTTGGCCCATCCTGCCTTTTTCTGAATACAAGGCATTGTGTCTAAAGCATTGAATAATTCATGTTTGTGAGATGGATCTTTGATATAGGTGTCAATCAATAACGAATATGTCTCTGAGTGTATGTTTTCCATCGCAATCTGAAAACCATAGAAAAACTTGGCTTCTAATATCTGAACCTCTTGACAAAAACGTTCAATTAGATTTTCATTCACTATCCCATCTGATGCAGCGAAGAAAGCCAAGACATGTTCTATAAAGTGTTTTTCATTTTTTGTAAGTTTTGCCCAATCATTGGTATCTTTTGATAAATCTAATTCTTCAGTTGTCCAAAAATTGGCTTCGGACTGTTTATACATCTTCCAATAATCATCTTTTTGAATCGGGAAAATCACATAACGATTCTTCTCCGTATCCAAAAGAGGTTCCATAAAACTATAGTGTTGTATCTATATTTGTTGAGAAGCCTTTAAATCTTGCGCAATTTAAACCCTTTCTCATTACTATATTACAACAAACATTATGATATACGGTATCTTTGATTTAGATGACACACTCATTATGCACTACCTAGGAATGACCTATGATGATATACAACCCATTCCTGCATTGTATAATTCACTTGCACAATTCCCAGGAAATCGCTATATACTCACAAACGCGACACTCGATCATGCAGAAGATATCTTGAAAAGATTAGGTATCTACAAATTATTTGAAAAGATATATTCACGAGATACAACTGAATTATTGAAACCTGCACTTGAACTCGCTCAAAAGGTTAACCAAGATATCGGAATCACTCCAAACGACACTGTGTATTTTTTTGATGATCTAGTTAACAATTTGTGGATGGGAAAAAGAACCGGATGGAAAACTATATGGATACATCCTGATCACAAGATGTCTCATCACATGCAATGGATTGATATAGCAAATGACAATGTAGTGGATGCAATCAACGATATCCTTCACAAACCATTTTAATTATATCTAGTAAACATTATGAATTGGTATACAACTTTGTTTGTTGTTTGTCTCGTGTATTATATATTGTATCGTTACTTTTTAGAACAGCTTTCAGAAAGATTTCCGAATCATCTTTACTATTTTGGTGGTTTTTTGATTGTCTATCTGCTGTTGTGGTATCTTGTCAACTATGAATATTCATTTGTTCACAAAACAATGAGAAATATATATGATACAACCCAAGAACCCTTGTATTCTCATACTAGTGCTGGGAATAATTCAGACTACTACTATGCTAATAATGGTGATATCAAACCTATGTTGGTTAATCGTCAAGCCCATCGTTGTTACAAATGTTCGAATCTGTTTATGAATCCTGAAGAAGCCGTGCTAAGTTACAAAATACCTTTACAGCATGGTGGGAAAAATGAACCTCATAATCTAGTGGCTGTGTGTCCTACTTGTAGTCAATTTTTAAGTTAAATCATTTAATATACAAATGTTTTTCCTTAGTTAGACGAATAAGACCTTGTTTGGTCTCTAATATTTTACGCATATACCATGGCCTGTAAGAATTCAAGACATATCCTGCTCTCACAATCTTAGGGATAGTATATCTACTTTCGGTGAACGTATCAATTATGTATCATTTAAATGGGTTGAAATGATACGTCCACGATTTCCAATTATCCTCTCCTAGCAATCTTTTTACTCTATCATACTGATTGCCTGCATTCACAACTATTTTTCTAACATTTAATGGATTTGTTTTGTTTTGGGGAAATTCAATACTGATACATCTACCTTCTGGTCTTGCACGCTTAGGGTCATGGGCTACATATGTTTGATCACCGACATCTATCAGTGAATGATTTATACTTGTCATTACAACTTTCGTCAACCTATTTTGGTTTTGGTTGAATTCAAACTTACAGCGTATAAAGTCGGAGCTTGTATTCTGACCACCCAATGTAATTTGTGCTAGTAGTTCTAGTGTTTTAGTTCCTGATGCAGATCCCCCGCGCATTGTTCTTTTACGACGCCGATTACTCTTTCTGTTCTTTACTCGTGTTTTCCTTTTTGAGTGTGTTTTCTTGTACCTCCTGTTTTTACGCCTGGTGTAGTTTTTACGCCTGGTGTAGTTTTTACGATTTACCTTTTTCATTTGTATATATAATATTCATATATTAAATTACGTAAGAATTTGTTGTATCCTACTATAATTTAATCAACGATTCCCAGGAGTCCCACCAGTCATCAAATCAAGTAGAAACAAAAACAAGTTGATCACATCCAAATACAAGCTGGTTGCAGCCAATACTATGTCATCTTGACGAAACTGTATTCTCCGGTGTTCCCCTCCAACAATCAATTGAGTATCATACACAATATACAAACTAAATAGGGTAGCTCCAAGACATGAATACAGTGTCAATAACCAACTGACTGTGACAAACGTCATGATAAGACTCATACATATCAGTCCCAGTAACATACACAAAAGATAGTTTCCAGATTCTGTATAATCATAACGTGTTTGAATTGCATACAATGTCAAACCACTAAACAAAAACAATGTAGTGATTCCCGATAACAACAATACAACTGGCGAATACACCACTCCCACATATCCAAGTAGATAACTCATTAGAATCGTAAAGACAGTCAAGTACATACAGCCTCCCGGACAGGTTCGCAAACATTCTCTGGCGCAATACATGATACATGTCAAAGCAAAGATACATACAACAGAAAACCACATCATTGTAACTCCCTTATCACTCGCAAGAAACGTTTGAATACTCTGAACCTGGTTACACAATGCGATCCAACCACTAGTAACGGCAAGCTGTGTCCACAACACACCATAAACACGTGTTATAAATCGTTTTCTTGTTTCCATCGGTGTATCTTCACCCAGTATCAATGGGATTGTTTCTTGTGAATCACTAGGAAGAGAAGCATACACAACTGTATCACCAATAGGACCCTCGCTTGTTTTCATATTTCAACTAGAACTATTCTTGTAGTAGTAAGAATCGTTTAAATCGCTTGTTCACTGTGTGCGAATTAATTTGTTGTATCCTACTATAATGGATTTACGAGAACAGCATTTTTTGTGTGATTATGTCGATGCGAGTGTTCGCCCTGCGAATGATATGTTATATAATTGTGTTCAAGTTCCAAGCAAAGGATATGATTTTCATTGTCAGATGAATGCTGATCCCGTGGATCGCAAAAACACATCTTATACAGATAGTTCTGCAATTGATCGCGGATATACGACAAGTGGGCAAACAGAAGGATACACCAATATGTTTGTAACTGATAATGGCCCCGGAAAGTCAACGGTTCCTGCGGGAGAATGTCCGGAAGGATACTCGCGCTGTCCCCAAACAGGCAAATGTAAACAGGTATGCATTAGCTGTAGTTATCGCGACAACATGGAATCAAAAGAATTCAATGAAGCTGACCCATGTTTTCCGAATGGCGTGTATAATGGTATCGATAGCGATGGTTCAGTAAAATGCACTTGTGGTCAAGATAATCAATATTGTTCTCAAAAGTTTGTCGATCAGTATACGGCGGATGGAGGATTCATGTCCTCTGGGATCAATCGTATGACAGTCGGTGTATCCAATACAATTGACCGCTTATTTTCATGGGGTCAATTGTAAATACAAAAAAGATTATATATAACAGATAATAGAGATAGGACATTATTCGAATGAGAATGCAAACTCGTCTAAATCACAGCCATCTCCCTCATGTGTTTCTTCTTCAAGATATTGAGATATCGTTTGATTGTTAATATCTGGAAGATTGTCTGTATCATCGAGATCACCTTGAAGATTTTTGATGTATTCATCTTCATCTAAATAGATATCACACAAACCAGTTCCGGAACGAATTACCTGACCCATCATGATATTGCTAGATACCCCATCTAAACGATCTACCTCTGCAAAGATGGATGCCTTGATAAGTTGATCAGTCGTATCTTCAAATGAGCATTTCGCTAATGGGCCAATATCTCCTCGGTTGATACCTTGACGATTAATTGAAGTAAGCTCTCCCCGACTGGTCATTACATCGCACAACAATTCAATATGTCGGTTATTGATGTATTCTCCTGCGTGATCCACGACTGACAATATTTCATCCATCAAAACTGATCTCGCGGCTTCAATGCCTAATGTTTCATATACTTCAATGACATCATTTGAATAGCTTTTCGATTCATCAATATACGGATCATTCATCAGTTTTAGCAAGTTGGTTCCATCTGTTTCAAAACCATAACATGTTTCATACTCGCCTGTTATCATATTCATTGTTTTTTCTTCAGTGAGTATTGTTTCTTTTATGTTTCCATAACCTTTAATCACGACATTATTCAATATATCCACATTGATATTTTTCAAACACGTTATGATATCAGATTGATCTTTTAAGCGATCGCCTTCAGCACATCCCAGATCCATATTCACAGACAAGCGACCAATCAAAGTTTTGGCATTGTCATCCGTATATACAAAGGATATCTTTTCAGGATCAAACTTCATGAGGGACAGATACACGTCTTCCATCATTATCCCTTGATCCATCATCTTTTCTTTGTTGAATGTAAATCGAATGATCCAAGGCACTCTTTCAGATTCAGGTTCAGGCATATCGCTGTTAAACTCACGATATATTTCCAACAGAGATTTGTCTTCTAAGATATCAGTGTCATAGTGAGCATGTTTAGGATCATAATAGATTCCTACATTTTTGATAATATCTCGGAATATAGTGTGTTCTAGACGATTTTTGATGTATCTTGCTTTGTGTGAATCGGAACGACATTCAGGAACAATCTTGAGATAATTACATGGTGCTTTGATATTTTGACTGAGATGCAACAATTCTTTGAGACGAGGGATACCCCGGGTCGCTTTTGAGTTGGCACTCACACCTGCATAGTGAAAGGTGTTGAGCGTCATCTGTGTAGCTGGTTCACCAATGCTTTGTGCGGCAAGTGCCCCCACCATTTCTCCAGGTGATATTCGTGACGAATTGTATACAGTTTTGATGATATGAAGTATTTCTTGAAACTCTTGAGTGCTCACCTGATATTTGGATATCATAAGTTTCGGACTCAAATGAATATCCAACAAGATCTTAAACAAATCCACATTGGGGAAATCTTCGCGAACATACAATGACTCTTTAAGAGATTCGACTTGGGTTAGAATATCTGTAGGGAGGATATCTGATTTGTGTTTACCGGGTCTCTTGGCTACATTTTCAGTAATTCTTTGAATATGAACAGGAAAGTTGACGTTGTTTTCGGGTTCACCATTGAAATACTCTTGAATCAGATAATCACGATGATTCAAAAGAGTCTTGTAATGTAGTTCCATTGCCTGGCTTGTTGCTTTTTTGTTGATAGATGTTCCTCTCTTTAGTATTTTTGACCACTTGGTATTTGGAGGATAGTAAAACTCTTCTGCTATCTTTTCAGGTGATAATTTTGTAAGTAGTAATGGCTGTGATTCTACATAAGTTCCATCCATGCCATCATTGCCATACACAAATTGAACAATCACTCCCCCACTACTGCGGACAGAATAATCATATCCCACCATCAAATCTTCCATTGCTTTCATAAGCTGTCTTTGAACATATCCTGTGGCTGCAGTTTTTACCGCAGTATCAATCAAGCCTTCGCGACCTCCCATAGCATGAAAGAAGAATTCTTGTGGCGTTTGACCGGATATAAATGAGTTTTCTACAAATCCTCTTGCTTCCGAAGAATCATCATATTTGTAATAGTGAGGTAATGTGCGATCTGTAAAACCATAAGGAATACGTTTCCCATCTACATTTTGCTGACCCAAACAAGCCACCATCTGTGCCACATTCGTTAACTTTCCTTTGGATCCAGAGTTGACCATGTAGGTGGCTCTGTTTTTGGGATCAAGATTGGCCAATCCAATCTTCCCTGTCTCATTTATTGTTTTGTTTAGCAAACTGTTTACTTTGGATTCAAAGAAATCACTTTTACTTTGTCCGGGGAATCCTTCAAAGATATCCATGTGAACTTCTTGCATGACAGTTTCAATGTCATGTTTTCGTTCTTGAATCACTTGTTTGATTTTTTCATTGGTTGCAGTATCTGCAATCATGTCACTGATACCCACACTGAAACCTTCCACCAACAAGATATATGAAACAATCTTTTGAAGATCATTAATGAAATCATGTGCACGTTCATTGCCCATATCATTGCAGATGGTATGAATTAATCCTTTGGATGTCTTTGAAAACATATTTTTGTCAAAGGTCCCTTGCTTAATCATGCCATTCACGATTTTAACAATATTGATACGACTATTATCTTTGACCAATTGTTGCTTGACTGTATTAATCTCTTCACCTGCGGGTAGTGATTTGTTATTGTCATAACTATTGTTGGGCATGTCTAAATTAACTATCTCGGGTAGAATATAAGACAAGAGTCTCCTACCAGACCACAGTGGTATCTCTTCTCCATTTACAATTACACTTTTATCTGAACGAGGACATACACCATTGTATGTGGATAAATCACAGATAATGTTCATCATTTGTTTTTGCGTATACACACACGAATCGACACACATAGAACCCGTCTCAGGATTTGAAATAGTATACAAATTCGTGTTAGAACCATAATGAGAATCAGAACCTTTCGGAAATTGAATGATTTCCGAGTGTGTTAACTTATAAATCCCCAGCAAAGTATCTTGAACAATACTTATGATAGGTTTGTTTTCTCTTGGAGATATAATTTGTTTGTTTACAGAAGCAATATTGATTAGTTCAGATATAGCCTCAATGGATTGAGGCACATGCATATTCATCTCATCTCCATCAAAATCCGCATTATAAGGAGTTGTGGCGCTAACATTCAGACGAAAGGTATTTCCTTTCATGACAATCACTCTGTGTCCCATCATACTCATTTTGTGTAAAGATGGTTGACGATTAAACAATACATAATCACCATCTATCAAATGACGATGCACGATATCTCCCAGTTCAAGATCAACTGATGAACGATTGTTTTCATTGAGTGTCAACAACATATCACTTTGCTTTTTGTGAACACTCTTTGCTCCTGGCCACTGTAGAGGACCATTGCGAACATGTATTCTAAGTGTTTCCAGATTTCGGTCATTCACCACCACGGGAAACGTTAGATTCAATGCAATCTTGATTGGAACACCTAAACCATCTAGGGGAATGTTTGGGTCAGGTGTAATTACACTGCGAGCAGAGAAATCAACACGTTTACCCATCAAATTACTCCGTATCCTTCCATCTTTACCCTTAAGACGCTGACGAATCGCTTTGAGAGGTCTACCCCCTCGGGTAGTTGCCTGATTGACACCCCCTGAAAGCTCATTGTCTATGAGTGTAGCCACGTGATATTGCACAAGATTTAACCAATCATCAATCGTTTCAGATTTGCTATCAGATGCTATCTTTTTTTGAAGACCATTATTGTATTTTACAATTTCAGCTAGTTTGTGTGTTAAGTCGTCATCCATTCTCTGAGAATCTCCTCCCTGTTTGACTGAAGGTCTTACAGAAGGCGGAGGCACAGGAACAACCGAACATATCAACCACTCGGGACGACACCATGCGGTTGAAAATCCAAGAGTGACTTTGTCTTGTTCTGAGATACGTTCAAATAATTCTTTTACATATTCTGCATATAATCGTTTTTCCTCATATAATCCACTTTTGCTGTCCTTCCAGATAGCAAGTATTCCTTGAATACCATCTACCTTGTATCGTGTGGGTTGATCAAAACCACAACCATCTTCTGTTTCTTTACCACACCGCGGTATCTTGGAACAAAGTTCATACATTTCCTTCCATCGTTCTTTAGGTTCTTTTGTTTGAAGATTTACTACACGAGGGTCTGAGCGGTCAATGAGTAATTTCCCACAGCGATAACAGACACATTTCAATACTTTGACAGTGATATCTAGAAAATGATAATGATACACAGGGCGAGCTAAATTGATATGACCAAAATGTCCCGGACAACCCTTGTTGTTTAAACCACATGTATTGCAACATTTTCCCATATCAGTTGTCCCCATTCTCAAATCAAAGAGTCCCTTCACAACAGGAATATCTTTGTCATAGGTTTCATATTTTGTGACTTCTACTACAGATTGTCGACGTATTTCATCGGGCCCCAAGACACTAAATTGCACTCCCTGAATACTTTTTAGGACTGGTTCAACTGACATCTTGCGTCTTGTTATATGTAATTATATATTTAAATGGCTGTCAAATTTACGTTATGAAATCAATGCGGTCAAATTTGATAATGATTTAAGTAAGATACAGTAACTAATCTTCAAATGCACACCATGATGACACGGTCCAAGGCAAAGCAATCTCAAACAGATCCACCCTGCGAAAATGTATTTTATGATGCGTCTGACCAGCCATCTGATAGTGCCGAATCTTGTGAATCGCTTGATTCAAATGAAAATCTTAAAGATCTCATTGATGATACTGAACAAAATACAAAAGAAACCGCAGAAGCTCTCATGAAATTAAAAACCGTATTACCTGAAAGAAAATTGATCTCGAAAAAGAAAAAACAAAAACAAAAACAGACAAATAAAGGCAAACCAAGTATGAATGATATGCTTATGTCACTACTTGTCTTGAGAGCAACCGAAAAAGCAAATATGGAACTTCGTAAAAAACAAAAACACAAACAGAAAAAGCAAAAGCAAAAACACACAAAAAAGAAATCCATGGTGACTATTCAACAAAATGATATTCCAAACACCTCAGATGTGGATGCAGATGATGAAGAATCTGATATCGAACTCACCGATTCTGAACCCGTTACAATCACAATTCGTAATGCTAATTTTGAAAATGAATCTCCTGGAGAAGAATATCAAACAGAATCTTCTGAGGAAGAATTAGAGATGGATGAACAAACCACAACTGATCCTGATATGAATGCATCCGAAGCTGAAGGTGAAACCGAATCTGAGAATAGTGAAGAGAGCGATGACTCACATGATGAAACCCTCTTTGAATATGACAAACTTGATGAAGAATATGAAGAAATGCTTGAAAAACATCTGGGTGCTAATTCTGAAGAGGCAGACATGCACTATTATCATCATCTGAATCATGATAAAAAGAAAGAACTATTACAAAAAACAAATGATATATATGAGTTTACTAGTAATCATGTGCCTCTGCGATTCAAAGTCATTGAATCTGATATGGATATGAAAACCAAATCCATTGCCTTAGAAAATATTGATAAGCTGAGAGAAATGGATGTGTCTACGGGAGAACATAGCAAAATGGATCACTGGGTTCAGGGATTGATGAAAATACCCTTTGGAACTTATCACAACTTATCAATCGGTCCTCAAAATACTCTTTCTGAAAAACGAGAGTTTATTCAAAATGCATACAAAACATTAAACAAGGCTATATATGGTCATAAGGAAGCCAAAACACATATCCTACAAGTCTTGGGGAAATGGATGAAAAATCCTGATAGTGGAGGAAATGTATTGGCGATTCAAGGACCCATGGGAAATGGAAAAACAACGCTTGTGAAAGAGGGTATCTCGAAAGTTTTAGATCGACCCTTCTCCTTTATCGCTTTAGGTGGAGCATCCGATTCTGCTTACTTTGATGGTCACTGTTATACATATGAAGGTTCTCACTGGGGACGTATTGTGCAAATACTTCAAGATTCACAGTGCATGAACCCAGTGTTCTATTTTGACGAATTAGACAAAATAAGTGACACTCAAAAAGGAGAAGAAATCATACATATGCTCACACATCTCACAGATTCCTCACAAAACTCGTTATTTCAAGATAATTACTTTCCAGGGATTCATCTTGATTTATCCAAGGCCTTGTTTATCTTTTCCTATAACGATGAAAGCCGAGTCAATAAGATCTTGAAAGATAGAATGTATGTTATCAATACAAAGGGATTTTCAGTTGACGATAAACTTAAGATCGCAAAAGAATATCTGTTACCTGATATCTACAAGAATTATCATTTTGAGACAAATGAAATCATCTTTGATGATGAAGTTCTTCGAAATATCATACAAAATTACACATCGGGAGAAGAAGGCGTCAGAAACTTCAAACGATGTCTTGAAACGATTGTGTCTAAGATAAATATATATATGCTTGCATACGACCCCGACGACGAATCATCTGTGAGTGACCTTTCATTTAAGATTACACATTTTCAGATGCCGTTTTCAGTGAATCGTGATCATGTTGACGGATTATTAAGTATTGGCAATCAAAGCAAGCCACCCTTTCACATGTATATGTAAAGTCTTGTATGTAAGTAATCATTGTATCTTATAGTTACACATATCTTGAATCCATTGTAACTTGGGTGGATCAATATTCAAAAACTCATACATATCTTTGGGATGCCCGATTATACAACTATTCGGATCAACAGTACCATTCATTCGGCATATATGAAAAAACTCTAAAAACAGATGATGAAAATCTGTTATTTTTTGTATCTCGGGGCGCGAGATAAGTAATTGTTTTGCAATATCCATCATATATACCTTGGTTCTCCACGTGTTTGTACAGTCAAGCATGTATTTCAAGTAATCGTTATATAATGGATATCTTTCTTCTGGTAATATTTCAGGTGAATGAATACGACACATCCCTCGATTGAATGGATGCGCTTTTTTCTGACATCGTGTTCCTCGTTTAGTTTTAGCACAACATCGTTCTCGTGGATGAGTAATCAATGACAACAAGTTTTCTTTTTCACTACCAAAATCTGGAAATTGATTATTGATTTGTCTACACAATGGACACGGGACAAAGAGCGTCCCTCTTGATTTCAACGCATATTCATAAAAACATTTCCAGTGAAACGTGTGATTACATGGTGTCGTAAATTGTTTATCTGTTGATTTAAGAGTATTCAAGCAAATACTGCAATCCATCTTGATGTTGTGTCTACACAATAATTGTTTAGATAGCTAATCTGTTTAAAGTAACAGGTTCAAAGTAACAGGTTTAAAGTAACAGGTTTAAAGTAACCACCACAAATGATTGTAATCCCAATGGAGACACAAAAAACAGAAAGGGATATCGTATTGACAATACAAAATCCACAATTAATACAGTTGATGCAAACATTAGCGAAAACTATGACATCTCAACAAGTCAATCAACATATGGAAACACTTCTCACAATTGGTCATATGTGTTCAGAAACGGTTAAACACAAGATAACATGTGATCCTTTTATAGAACCATTGAAACAGATTGTTTCTCAACAATCAGAATCTGTAAATGAAATAAAAGATGTATTTGAACAACTTGTTTCATATCGCAACAATTCTTCCAAAAAAGGACAGTTGTCTGAGATTATTTCCATCAGAAAACTACAATTATCTTATCCTGGATCTCAATTTGAAGATACATCGAAAATACCTCACAGTGGAGATTGTCACGGAACAATAGGTAAATACAAGATACTCTATGAATTCAAAGATTATACGAATCCTGTTCCTAAAAAAGAAATTGAAAAGTTTCACAGAGATCTAAAAGCATCAGGGTATCGTATAGGAGTTTTTTGTTCGAATTTGTCTATGATCACTGGAAAAAAGACAATTGATTGGGAGCTGATAGACAATCACACTGTGGTAGTGTATATTTCGGGTATGGGTATGAATGGTCATGGTTCAGTAATGGGGACACAATTACTGATTGCACTTGTAGAAGCCATGGTATATGATACACAAAAAGGTTACCTTGCCCGTCAAGATATTTGTATCGATACATCTCTTGAAAGATTTACTGATCTTGTAGACGATTACTGTAATTGTGTGAATCACTTTGATGCCATTTTATTGAGATTATCTGAAACAAAAGATACATTAGCTAAAGCCATGTTGCCTTTGGAAAAAGAAATTTGGAAATACAAGTTGCAGTCAGAAACTATATTAAGACAAATGACACAATTGGAAAAGTCTCTTGATTGCGAGAAACCCCTATCATCAGATGCAGCACCCTTTTGCACAGAGATATATATAGATAAATTACATGAAATACACAAAGGGAGTGCGCGAATTTTGTGCGAACATGCTTTGAACCATGAAATACAATTAAGTCATATAGATGATATATTGATCGGAAGAAAATCTGATAAAATGATATTCAAAACATCACAGACAAAAACACGACTAGATATATGCTTTCCGATTGGAAAAGAACGATATAGTTGTAATCCCGTGTATGAATCAGTTAAATCAAATCATATTACAATCACCGTGAAAGATAATCCCGATATCTGGAACTGTATTTTAGAACGGTTGTAACCTACTAAAAATATCTAGGAGTTTACTATAGATGTATGGGATAAATCAACCTACACAGCAGAGATACGGAGGCGCGAATGTCGCATTACCACAAGGTTATTCTCCGGCATATCCTTCAGCAAATCCATCAGGATATCCGTCAGCAAATCCATCAAAAGACACAACACCCGAGTCTGAAGAGGCAATCAAAAGACTCAAATCACAAGTGGAGAGAAATGAAGGTGTGAATCGTGAACCAGAAGGATATTCTCGTGATCGTCATTTGAAGTCCGAACCCGAGTTTAATTCATTTGAATTCCGAAGAAAGTATGTCACTTATGAAGAAAAAGAAAGAGCAGTGAATCGTCTTATGGATACATTTGAATCGCAAAAAACGGAATATAACAAAGAGAGACAGATATTATGTGACAACATCGTGCAATTTGTAGCCAATTATCAACAGTTTGTTGAATGGAGTGATACAAATCTTCAGTTTAGACGTATACAAGGTCGTGATGAATATGCTTTAGACCCATGTCCCCAGTATCCATTGATGATAAGACAAAACGAACCATTGACAAAAGAAAGAGTAACGCGTTTCAAAAAAAAGCTAGTGGACTCTCTTGCCATGGATTCACGTGAACTTGAGAAAGCACTTGGACAAGTTTCTCGATACACACTGAAGGATTTCAAGAAAGACTTGTTGAAATTATCTGTAGGCGGAGATGTAGTCGATCTCGCGACTGGTGCAATACGTTCCATGTCTTCTTTACAAGGTAGTACATTGAGCGAGTTAACTAGAGCAGGTGCGAAGGGTGCTTTTAAAGTCGCGACAGATACAGAATGTTCGGACGGACAATTTGTATATGTGAATGGTGAAAAAATATGTATACCGTTTCGTGTCACATTTGATGAAGATGAAATGAACAGTTGTCTGGATAAGATGATCATGTCTACGAATGCAGAAAAAGAAAAGGAATCTTATGACAAATATGTTTCATTGTTGGCTTCAAAATCTTATGATGATTCGTATAATCCAAATATTCAACGGATAATCAAGCTTTACACGTCTCAGTTAGACAATCTATATCAGTCATATATTAGTGCAGTTAAAGATGCATTTCAGAATACTATAAGTATCAGTAGCAATTCAAATCCAGGATTGTCTCCTGATAGAAGCCCAACCCCCGTCGTAGACAAAAGTTATCAATGCGATGATTCTATGATACCCGTTATGACAGAGATATATTTAGATTTTGAGGGAATCGACGAAACAGATGTTCAATATTCGTCCAAAAAAAGAGACCAATTAACACAAGAAATCTATGGTAATCTAAACTCTCAAAATTCTACCAGAAACAAAGTGGTCACTGATTTTGTGGTGACTAAACGTTTTCTCGGCTTAGATGAAGACGCTCATTGTGCTCTTGTTCAAAGAGTATTGGCTTCATTGGGATTGAAATATAACAAGAGTTATATCAAAGGAAGGACCAACCAGTTGGATTGCCAAAATTTATGTCGTGATGACGAGGATACACAATTACAGTTAGAAACTAATAATGATGGAAATGAGGCTCCATTGCCCTTTTCATGTATCGCTACCTACAATTGTATACGAGACAGATATTTGAAAATATATGAAAGCTTGAGACCGATTCAATCATATACGAATAAAAAGTATAGAGAAATTGTTCAAAAATATTCACAAGAAAAATCTCGAATTCTCTCTTCCACTCCCGCTGTCAAAGGTCTCAGAGAACTTAAGCCAGAAAACTCACAGTTTGTGGATATAATGAAAATCATGGGATCCTCTGAACAATGCCAGATGATGTTTTATGGTAACGATTCAAAGCTATTTCCAGTCACAAATAATTTTGTTCCGAAAGAATTGTCGAAAGTTCTGAAAAAAAATAGACAAATGAGGCCTGATGTAATACCCATTTGGTATCCTTTTATTGACTATCAAAAACTTAATGCCGAGTTAGTTGAGATAAACATGAGCGAATACAAAATAAAATATGATACAAGCTGGATGAATTATGCCGCATGTGTTCTACCCTTTTATCGAATGTCTTCTGAATTAGATGGAGACACTAATTTTAGATATATGGGAAGAACGGATAAACCACTCGATGCATCAGATGAAACGGTTGTTCCTGATAGTGATTCCGATAGTTTCTGGGTCCAACCTAAAAATATCCCCAATCTGTTTTTCTGGCACATGTTTCACAAGCATCGTATCAATCAATTATCTAGCACTCATGGTGAATTGCAAAAGTCTATAATCAAAAACTTTTTGAGCTTATTAGAGATAATTCGTATATTAGATGAAGAACGTATTAAAAAGCCTGGATACGGAACAGAAAGTTTACCGCCCAAACTAAAAAGATTTGCCGATATTGCTATGAAAAATATATTTCAACCCTTGAAAATAGGCTTGTCTGATTTATTTCAAAGAACAGAAGATGCAGAAACACCTGTGTTACGTTGTCTTCAAAAAGTGAATCTTCAAAATTACATGGGTGGATTACGAGATTTGAAATACAGTAGTGTCAAAAGTTTTGCGAGTTTAGAAGATTCTTCTCTTAGAGCGATTGTAGAACAAAAATTGAATTTAACTGAAGAAAACAAAATCAAATTAGCCAAGGCTGTGGAATGTTTACAAGAGTATCTGCAATCGACTCAAAACAATATGCCAGATTCATCCTCGGAAGATACATCCAGCACGCCTTCTGAAACACCGCCAAGTTTAGATACCCCCGATACAAAAGAACCACTCTCTCCAGAACAAGTGAATCTACAAACAAAACTCGACCATGAAATAAGAAAAGAACAAACGCTTGAATCAGAAATAAAAAAAGATGAAACAGAAATAACTCATCTTGAAAAAGAAAAACAAGAGTTGTCAGAAGTTTCCAAACAAGCAGTCGACAAACTTAAATCAGAGATAGATGATCTAACCCGAAAAATCAGTGTCATGAGACAACGAAACAAACGCATGTCTCGGAGTATCAATAAACGAACAAAGAAATGGGTCACTGATTTTGATTTTGCGAGAGAAACTGTCTTACAACAAAGAGAAGAATATAAAACTCAATTGGAGATCCTTCAAAGACAAAAAGCAAATAAAGAACAACAGATGAAGCTTATGAAAATACTCATACTTGAATTAGAGAAAAAAAGAGAAATTGATCGCAAACGCCAAGAAACAAAGATGCAGCAAATGCAAAGACAGATGCAGAAAATAACTGAAGAAATGCAAGAAATACACAACAATGAAACTCAACAAAGGTTAACGCAAATCGCAGATCAAAACAAGCAACAGTTAAGTGATATACAACAAAAACTCGAATCTCTACAAAATGAAAACACCATGTTGAAATTTCAAAACACAAACTCTTCACAGCCTACACAACCGATACCTTTGTTCTATAGTCGTTCAGAAAAGAAAAAAACGCGAAAGAAAAAACACCGGAGAAATCGCAACAAAACACCCAAACGTAAAAAGCCTGAGAAGTCCTTTTTGGATATCTTTGTTTAGAATCCTGTAAATTAATCTGTCTTTGTTTATTCTTCAAATGAATTCAAAACCTAATGCATTTTTGAGTTTATTACAAGATTCCTCTCCTCCTAAAAAAGAGTTTCTTAATACTATGAATGATTTGACCAGGGATATGTATAATCACAAAAGAGAGGATGTTCCAGTGACAGAACATCGTTTTGAACATGATAAATTATTGCATCAAAGTGACCGTATGAAGCATCAAACAAGAGATAAAGATCGCATGATTCGTGATTTAAGCGAACAAGTCAAAAATCTCAAAGAAAAGATGTCATTTGTTATCGAAAAAGATGAAGAAATATACAAACTTAAATGTGAAAATACGCATTTGAAAAATGAAGTATCAGATTATCAAGCGACTACAGTTACAGATGAAACACTGATAAGAGACAATGAAAATCTTAATCAAGATATACGTGATCTTCAAGAAAGATATGATCTATTAGAGAAACGCAATGTTGATATACAGAAAAAACTTATCGGTTTGTATCATGAAAACAAAGAGTTACAACGGAGACCGTCGACTATCACTGATGAAATGATAGGTAAGTATATTCGCAATCTTGTTTCTAAAAATAATATTGGTTGAATATATACTGGATGACTAGAAATTCATATCGCAGAAGTCAGCGCAGAAGTCGGCGAAGAAGTCGGCGCAGAAGTCAACGCAGAAGTCAACGCAGAAGTCAACGCAGAAGTCGGCGCTTCACCAGACGCAATACCAGACGCAATACCAGACGCAATACCAGACGCAATACCAGACGCAATACCAGACGTGACACCAGACGTGACACAAGACGTGACACAAGACGTAGACGTCAGCGTCTATCACGGCGTAGAACTAGGCGCAATACAAGAGGTAGACGCCAGAACCATTTACATAGTCCCATAACCAATGAAGAACAAACGGGGGGCATGCTGAAAGCCTTCGCCGGAACTGTGTCTAATGCAGCTCAGAGTGCAGCAAGTGTATGTATGAATTTAGCGGGAAGTCCAGCTGAGATTACAAATAAAGATTTGATATTAACACCAGAATATGTAAAAGATTTTGTAGACGTAAGGACACTAGAGGGAGGACTACCCAGTTACAAAGAAATAATTGGAGTAGAAGTCAAAGTATTTCCTAGAGTAATTCCTCCAGAAAATGCAGATGTTTTGAAACATAATGTCATACCTGAAGGTTGCGAAGTTTTCAAAAATTTATGTAATGTATATTGTTTTGTTTTGACTGTATTACCAGAATCGGCTTCAGTACCAGAGCCAGCGCCACAACCAGAGCTAGAACCAGCGCCAGAACCAGAGCTAGAACCAGAGCTAGAACATTCGGTTGCAGCCAGAATACCAGACACAGCCGTGGTCTTACCCCAGTTTCTCGAAACAATCCCTCGAGAAGAAAGACAAGAAGTGATAAACTACATGGATCGCGAGATTAGTAGAGCCGCCTACGAGAATAAAAATCAACTTACTACCCGTGTAATGGATGATTTGGTTTATACAATTCAACGATCAGGTTTTTTTGAAACATCCACTTTTACAAATGAGTTACTAAGTGAATTCATAGCATGGAAATCTCATAATGCGCCACAACCCGCGCCACAAACAGAGCAACTATCACCAAGACCAGTATCAGGATCAGTAACAGAATCAAGAACATTACCAGGACCAGCGTCAGACGATGAGAAAGTACCAGAGCCACAAGCAGCGTCACCACCAGTATCTGTATCAGAACAAGAATTAGAATATAAAATAGCTGTGCCTTTCCGCTTCAGTATGTTATATGACACAGAGTATACTAGATATCAGACAAAGAAACTCTTGCAAGGTTTTGACGCGCGTCTTGAGGTAAACCTTGAGGTAAACCCCCATTTTCATCATTTTTGTGATATAGAAAAATTACCAAATGATATGAATAAGAGATCAACATGTATGGACGTGTTTGTCAGCCAAGCAGTCACAAGGCATATCACATCGCATCGCAGAGCGCGCGGATCCCAAGAAACCCCGAACCCCCCAACGCTCGCTAGGGGGGGTGACGGAAATCCTAATTTCGATGAAAGACCCTTTCTTTTGTATTTGCTAGAACTCAAATATGCACTTGTGTATGGGATAGATATGAGTAAATATAATCCCCCTATAGCATACCCATGTATTCCTCCCGGAGGCCAGATTTCTCATACTGATAGGCCTCAATTGCCTCAATCAGATAATATGAGAACTGCATTTCTCAACACTAGTAGAACTGTATCTAGCGTGGAATATTCGGCTACAGACGACTTCCCATGCATGTTTTCTACTAAGTATAAGAGAACTGAAAGAGCAGACAAACAGTTGACTGGGCAAAAAACAGGCCAATGCTTCTACTACATAGGGGAGGTCCCTGAATTGACATGTAAAATAAATCGCGAGAGTGAGACGACCACTCGTTTCGAAATACGTTTCAAAAATACAGATGATCCACTGATACAAAAGACTTTACAAATATTAGAAAGCCGTGATGCATCAGTTTGTTTCAATTTTACGAAGGGAGATAGAAAAGATATGAGTATTTTTAAAAAAAAGTCCGGAACAGAGAATGATGATTTGTATGAAATAATGGGTTACCTTGAGGATGGACGTGGTAAAGAAAAAATAACGAATGTCCTAAGCCTTGATGATATACAATTTGCAGGATATTTGTTGAAAGAAAGTTTCGGACCCCTTCTAGCAGCGCTACTTAACCCAATGGATGCAAGAGATATGGGAAATACTCCTATATCTCATCAATCTGCTGTGTATGACAAAATGAAAGAGATTGCTCTAAAGAGATTGAATAGCGCGATTCTAACGACACAATCAACATCATCATCACGTCCTAGAACAGTTTCAAGCGTTGAAACAGTTCCAGTCCCCGATAGTGTAGAGATATGCATGTCACGATATGCCATGGGGACTAATGCCATGGAGACTACTAATAGACTAAAAAGAAATGAAGAGAAAGTAAGAGATGATTTTATTGCTATAGATGAAACTGACGCTAAAACAGTAAGCTCCACAACTAGAGATGAAATCATGAAAACATGTATGGCAATCCAGGAGTTGTTTTGTGGCACAGATACCCAATTGCCAGAAAAAGCAATCGTGGGATACGAATGGGAAGCCAAATTTTTGAAACGTAGTGTGTTTCCATGTAGAATCAATTGTCTCGATGATACTAGTGTAGAATTAGACCAAACTACATATTACCGATATGTGGATGTTGTGGCAGAAAAACTGAGTGGCTTAGTGCGTCTTGTAGTGGATGAAGAAGAAATAGATGCTAAGATCAAAACAGCTATCCAAGATTTAAACAAGAAGATGGACTCTATCTCTAACTTCGATTTTGGAAAGGAAGGGGTTGATTACATGGGAAAATGTCAGTGCTTACAATTTTCACAATTTGAAAAGTTTATAGAGTGTCTTCTGGTGCATAATATGACAGATAGCGGTAACTATGAAAATGAAAAAAAGACGTTTCCCTCCATAGATGAAAAAAAGACGTTTTTCATAGATGTTCTAGAAGCAGCGGTTAAAAAAGATACAATAACACAAGCCAAGGGTGTTGTTGTAGATGCAATCCCATTTCAAGAAACGATGGACAAGGTTTTACATATCACCAGGGCTGTTTTAGATAATATACCCGAATCTGTGCAAAATGTGAAAGACAATGTATTCAAAGGAACAAAACGAATACAACGTCTGTTTACTGATACAAAACCGGGTCCACAAAAACTTGGAACAACTCCGGGCTTATTGCTTTCATTTAGTGTTATCTTAAACGATCAAATAACACTATGTTCCATTTTGATTCCGGTGGATAACACTGTTGTTGCAGTTGAAACTTCAGGAGATAAAACTACAATGATTTTTGGCGCACCTAGGAACAAGTATTCTCGACCTATTTTCAGAAAAATGGATGAAAAAAGGCATCCTGTCAGAGATTACAGGACGATGACATTGTATTATCGTGCAGAATCTGGAGAACGTGCAGAATCTGGAGAAACGAGGCGATACTATCACGTACCGATTGATTTGTGCGGGAAGCTCGTGCTTAAATACAATAAAAATGATGAAAATGAAGAATTCACAGGTAGAATCATTCGTGAATTATTTACTGAAGGAGATAATCATGAACAGATGACATGTGGTGATTACAGAAGAGATGTGTATGCTTTTCATGATAAAGCTGATGCAGCCAATACAGCCAATCACCTACGTTGGTTAGATCCTATTGGTCAGGGGGCGATAGACCCATGCACCGTCTATGTCCCTTATAGAGAACCAGAAACTGTAAAACAAAGCAGAGCAGATAATTTTATACAGGCGTTACGCTCCACAGTAAGTCGAGGGGAGCCCCCAGAATCTGAAGAGCAAGATGCACCATCTTCAATTGAAGAGATGCCCCCACAACCTACAGGTGTAACACCTTCAGGTGAGGATCCAGGACAGAGTAGTGATCAGCTTCGTATATATACTCTAAGTTTTGCAGAATCTCTCCCAGGTATTAATTTAGAATCGGAAATGTCATATGCACTATCTGTGATCTCTGATGGTTTATATAGACAAATAAAAGGCATGAGTGAGGGAGATATAAAAGCCGCTTTAGAAAAATATCTCGGAAGTGATGTAGCTGCGGAAATAGAAATGACATTTTCAAACTATGATGAGAAATTCAAAAAATATTCTGATAGCTTGGAAAGAATACCCGATGATGTATAATTGATACTGATATACTATAAAAGCGACGTGAATGATAATTACGATTATCACATACAGCTCTATATATTTGTATTTGTATTTGTAAACTGGTGTTTGCGACACCATTCTTTGCCTTTGGAGATTTGTTCGAGGGTCGCTTTTCTTTTGATCTTTTTGTCTTTTATAAGTTGAACACCCTTCTGGATAGATTCACATTGAGAATCTACATAGGTTTGATTGTATACTGATACTGATTCTAAAAAACATGATGATGTATTCCAGTGTGTAATTTGTATTTTATGAAACAATTGATGAATCAACATATTCATCAGCTTTGTAGGTGTCCCCTTGTATCCCTGACACACTATGTATTTTTCAGAGTTGGATATACGACTCATACATGGTTTGTAACAACACACATGATCATAACATCGTGTTAGTATATCCATCAGTTGTAATGTAGACGGCAAAAAGGTATCAAACAGTTTGCAGATAAATGTCCCTCCCAAACGTTGTATTTTCAAGGCTATCAACACTTCACTCAAGATTAGAGGATATGATAACTCTTCTTGTCGGTTGTAATCTCCCGTGGTATCAAATCCACCGTCACCAGTTACTAACGGAACACTGTGAATCCCTATAGAATTGATTATCGATAATACATTTTCAAAATGTAACAAATCACCGTTTTGTTGAATCCCTCTGATTTCATGAAATATTGGAGATTTGGATATCTTTGGATTCCAGTAAGGAACTCTTTTATCTGAAGAAACGAGTGTCACCCCAATCAGTTTTCTTGCACCTGCTTCTTCCAAACACTGCAAAAACCCACCAGGAGCCTCTGCTAAACAAACACAACTTGATATATCTGGCTTAAAATCATACAACAAGTCTTTCATCTTGAAATATGAACGACTCACTGGAGATACATTACACAAATTCAATGGACGATAGGAAGATGTATACACATATTCATACACATGTATTTGTTTTTTTGCTTGTTCCCATTGTGATACATATCTATCAATGCTACCCTTGACTTTAGACAATCTTTCTGACAATGTCTTGAAAGTATTTTCACACAGTTGTTTGTTATCAGAAGCATCTGCGCGTAAAACAAAAATCATAATTACAGTTAATGTGATATTATTTAAATCAGGCAAACTTTTCAAAGATGAACCAATTGTTAAGACTACTTAATTGTATCAGTGGTTTGTTTTCCTCTTTGAATATCTCTAAAGCTTCCGGATAAAAGTTTTTAAGATCTGAATCACTTGATGAACGATTTTGAAGATGTTTGAGAATCGTTTCAAATCCCCCCATCCCGGGAATATATGAATATTCAGTATTGTCAAATATCCCAGAATATTTCCCTTTGAGTTTGGGAGTCGCTAACCGAAAGTGATATTCATTCATGATATCAGATACCATATTGAAATTAACCAGATACTCTGTTATTTCTTGTCCGATGCTGTTCATATATACGTCAATCTTCTGACCAAACAACTCACTTTTGCGATCTGGTGTATATGTGAAATCATCTATTTCATATCTTTTTTGTATAGAATATACACGATTTCCATATTCATCATTCATTTCTAATATTCCAGATGAAGACTTTTCTAATTCTTGAAAGACTTTCATTCCATCATAACAGGTTCCAATAAAGTAACCATGAGTTTTGCAATTGTCACTTAGATTTTGAAGATATCCTCGAAATGTTTCTTCATCTTTGAGATAATAGTGAAAGCTAAATTGACTACTTATAACATCAAACCCTTTTTGACACAGGTTTTTGAAACGTGGTAGTATGGGTCTCATTTCTTTGGGAATCTTTCTGTCTCTTCCATACAATATGTCCAGATAGTGTGTATTTTTCGTTTGAGTTGTTTCTGAACCTCGCACTCCCTGTGTTTCTTTGAGAGAGATACTTGTGTCATATTGAATAAACATTGCTCTGGGTTTTCTCATTCTTTCTAGATAAAATCTTTTTGCTGCACTATTCACATCAGATGAGATATCCAATGCTAGCAAGAAGGATATATTGTTACTCGAACGAAGATACTTGTTTAGATCACCACCTCGTCCAATCGATGTATCCATGATTGCGATACTCTTTTCTCCAACGGAAGTTATTGCAGATATAAGCTTTTGTTTCACATAGTTGTGAAACACTCTTAAGGAACGATCGGGTGTATCATACCGATTTTCATTTCCTAAATAATAGGTTTCACTTGCATCTCTGATTGGATATTCAGACAAGTATCCAGGAATCTTAGACAATTCAGAAGGCACTCCACGAATCATGTCTTCTGTCACGGGATGTTGAATCGTGTCCCATATCTGATTTGCATGAATAAACAATTGAGGAACCTGTTTATCCCAACGATGTCTCAAAGGTTGCCATTGTGCACCGATAGGATTTTGAGGACAATATCTCATTTCAACTATCATCCCATCCGTTATCTCTACTTTGTCCCGAAGACAAAGTGTTTTGTTGTCTTGTATAGGTAAGTTGCATAGATGTATGTCTGATGACTCATCAGGTGGATGAAAGGGTATTTCTGTAGGTGGTTTCTTTGAATCGCCAGTAACAATCAATGAAGCGTAATCGTAATCTGGGTCACGTTTCATGTCATATTTAACAACAAGTGAAACTTGTCGACACAATGTAATTTGATTGTCCAGATTCATTGTTACGAGTTTGTCTCTTTGTTTTCCGTCCACTGTTTCTTTTACAAACTTGATACGAAAGTCAATTGTATTTTCGAGAGCACTTTTCCATTTGTAATTTACAGTCCAGGGACCATTAATTGATGAAACCGATGATTCACTTGTAGAAGATACAGGATAGTTCATTGGCAAGAATATCAAACCATCGATTGTATATCCAAAACCATCATGTGTGTCTTCATCTCGTTTCAATATTTTACGACAGGATTTCCCCATCTCACTTAAATTGGTGTATATGTTTCTCTCATTTGTATCTTTTTTTTGTTTGAGTGCTTTGGGTCCTTCATAATAACGTTTGTATCCGATGTCAACATATGAATCATCTACAGGTGTAGCGTCATATTGTGCTTGAAAATCAGATAGTATTGAAGAACGAGACACATTAGATGATTTCCATGGATATGTATAAGCAGGTGATGGATACAAACTGTCTTTGCCTTCTCCTGCATAATAGACATCAAAGATCATATACAACTCAACGGGTTCTCCATGTTTGTCTTGTGTGATATATTCTCCATCCAGTAGCCATTCACCTTTCAGAGAATCTCCAAAAGATAAACCTGTGTGAATAACTTTGAGTTTCTGAGTTAGCAAATAGCATGCACCATCGGCCATTTTGTATAGTTGTGCACGAATTCCGTCAGCCTTTTCAGTAACCATATAACTATGAAGTATTGTATGAGGATTGTCTGGGTCCAATTCTTTCAAGCTGATTGGGACAGGATTCGGTCCGATGAATCTCGTGTTCCCATTACCTTGTTGAGTTAATTTGTGATATCCTTCTATTACACGAGCTTGTATTGATTTAGACAGTAAACGATCCGTTTGACGAATCACCTTAAGCAAAGATACTGCATTTTCTGTAAATCGGTTTATCACAGCTTTCACAACTTGTTTCGCATGCTTTATCTTTGGATCGATCTCCTCTTCCGTTTCAACTGTTGTATCTGAGACAGGTCCTTCACTATTCATCAATACATCACTGTAACGTGCTAAACCTTCTTGTAATTCAACTGTGATGGGTTCCGTTAATTTGAGACTTTCCGAAGTCTCACTAATTTCTATGAGTGGAACCATAATTTCCTTAGGAAGTGATTGTTTGTCAGAAGGAACATCTTCATCTTGGAAAGGAGGGACAATTGAAAATACAGCATAATCAGTTTGTTTTGCTCCTTTATAATCGGCTTTTGTATTGGTCTCAGTGCGTTCATAATACAAAGAACGATCCGTATCCATGATCAAATCTAACAGATATTCTTGATCACTAGTATCCCAATATGTATAGTGAATATCATCTTCAGGATTCAATGTAACCGGAGTAAATGTGGGCGGAAACAGGCGACTTGCATATGCATTCAACACTTCTGTTTCGCTTTGAAACTCGCCCCAACTGTGACTCGGTGCTTCCGATCTTTGTATTTTTTCTACATAAGCTAGCTCTGAAAACACATTAAATGAAAGTGAACTCGTTGTTCCCGAAACATCTTTTACAGATTTTCCTGAAAGAACATTTTGAATAAATGATTCAATCGGAAACCCGCCTTGAGTTTCTGTGCTTCCCACATATTCGATTTCTACTTCATATGATTCAGGCATCTTCAAGATACATGCATCTACAAAGCTACGATAGACCTTGGTTTTTCGTTGTATCATATCATATGGACATTGTTTCACAGCTGTCAAATCAATACGAAACAACCCATCTTGAGTTGCAAAACTATATCTTTTCTTGTAACGATAACTTTTAAGAGAATCTTTGAGATCTCTTCGAAACTCGATAACTTCTCTGTCTTCATCTGACAAAGGACTCTCCGTTTTTGCATTTATGCGATAATTGTAGTCTCTGTTTATAATTGGATCATAGGAATGTGTCAGATTTTTAAGATCTTTGTAGATTTGCTTTTTCACAAACAATATATCAGAAAGACCCTCGATTGAATTGCTCTTGCAATATTTGCGAATATCTTGCACACCTTCAATACTACAACGAACATTTCCAATTCCTGTTTTTCCGCGACGATTGGTATATTGACGATTGATATCTAATGTATTGGTTTCTGATATCAAAGGATGATTTGTTCTCAGATAAGTTAACAATCGTAGAAAGTCAGTTTTGTTTAATGTATCTATCTTAGGATGAGTCCCATAGATCCATTCAATTTCAATTTCTTTATCCGATATGGCTTTTGCAAAATAAGATACCAATGTATCTGATTTCATGATTTCTTCATACGTGGGGTCAGTCTTTTGTGACATTATACTATAACAAACTATATTTTGATATAGTCTTAAGTAAAAAAGTCAAATTTAAAGCATGTGTCTTTATGACAAGATAGATCTTTCGATTTCATCATACAATTGTTGTTTTTTCTTTGCTTTTCCATTTTCTTTTACAGATATCTTATGAGACTCACAAAGTTGTTTAAGATCGGCCACAGAATAATGACTGATGGCTTTCATTCCACTTTCATAAGGCATACCCTTAACATCTCTTAACAATGGAATATCATCTATGTTTTTCTCGGGCAAGTGCTGGTATTGTTTGTCGACTACACTGAATCTGTCTTTTTCATGATATATTGTTTGCACGGGATATGATTTATGACAGGTGTTCCAATAGCCATCTTCTTGAACTATGACAAAGTGTCTCTTGTAATATTCATTTAAATAATACAATACTGACAAATGATTGCTGTTATCTGATTTCTGAAGAGCACTTTGTATCAACTTGGGTCTCATTTTTTTGCTGTGAAACTTGAAATCGGAATATGAAATATCACTTGACTCATCTATTTGAGAACACATATCCATAACTTTTTGCTGTAGATACATCTTGCACTCATTTCGTGCTATACCCGAGTATATAGGATCAAAAGTCATCAATATTGCTTGTAAAATAGATGTGATAGGTTTCTGTGATCGAGTTGTTTGTTTCGAATCACCCACTGATTGCACAAAGCGTGATTCTTTTATATGAGACGTATGCTTACTTTCTTGATTATATTGGGAAACAAGCTTAAGAATGTCCATGTCGTTTAGTATCATCTAGTGGATACGATTTTAAATCCTTTCAAATTCAAATCGATGATATAATTTGTTTTTGTAATTTTGTCAATTTGACTGAAAGATATGATTTTTCAAGCACGGGTTTGCTCGTAATCATTTTCAATTCTGGTATTTTGTGTTCAAAAGCTGTTGCTTGATTCGGACCTGTTGTAACATCTGCAAGTGATTTATATAATATTTCTAAATGCGAATCTGACAAACATGAGATATTCAAAAAAATACCATTTGAATTTATCGTTTTAGGGATATCAGATTCTAACAGTGTTTGATACAACCATCCTGTATCTTTCATTTGCCTTAAACGAGAAAATACGCTTTGTCTTTTTTCAGATTGAGTGACCATTTGTAAAACAATAGATTCTCTACAGATAAGTTAAACGGATATCTTTGAAACCGCTTGTATTTGTTTTGAACGATATTTGATTCTTCGTTGTAATATTTCAACTTTCAAACTCGTTCCGGGTTTTCTAAGTGATTCGTCTACGTCGTCTAACATTTGTTGAGGAATCACAAACAAGATAGGCGAGTTTTTTAAACAGGGTTCATCTTCATGTATTTTGTAATCGAGATATCCCATCAATCCCATTTTTGTTTCACTTTCGATTTTACATTCAAAGATGTCTCCTTTACATGGATAGATAGTATCAACTGCATATCTTACAATGTATTCCAAGAAACTTCGCGTATCAATGGATACAATTTTAGGTAATGAACGACTGAGTAATCGAATTGTTTGGGGAATTGCATAACCATATTTGCCACAATATCCTTCTTCTGAATCTTTCAAAGACTGACATATTTGTTCATTTAATTTTGTCGTTTTCACTTTATCCACTGGGATGTGAATTGTGGTTTCAATTTCTTGCGTGTGAGTTTGCATTGTAATCTTACTGTAACATAGACAAGTTTTAAGTAATCTCAAATTTAAGCTTTATATAACAGTGACATGAGTTCCGGTGAAACAACACGTTTCTCACAAATCAAGGCATACTCAATTGCAACCGTATATTGATTTTTTGATTTCGATTTTTGAAATGATTGTTTGTTTTCTGCACTTAAGCGATCTAACCACTGAGGAAATTGTTTTTGAATATACATGTAGGGGTCCGTTGATTGCAATCTTTGATCTGTTTTGTTTGTATCCCGAATAATAACCACTCCGGGTCCGGGAGGATATTTGTATGTTTTCTTTATGCGATCTGAATGACTGACAAGTTTACACAACATACCATTTTGTTTGTGACGGAAACTTTCCATATATATCATAAAACCCCATGTATTTTGCTTGACAGAAAATGTAGGTTTGTATTGCAAACTATCTTGGATTTCCATCTGATCAATCAAATTGCATAATATCAATGCTCTTTTCTCTATGCAATATTGGTAACAGTATAGCTTCTTGTTTTTACAGTGATATACTATGCATCCAAAGATCTGGTTCCCATGTTCAAGTGTGTATGTGTCTTGAGATTGATATACTATATGATCTTTGAAATAGTCTACGATAGAATCAACGATTTCTTTGTATTGTTTGTATTGTTTGTGATTGACGAGTAATTTGTCATTTGTGAATACTTGAAGAGTCACATAACATGCGATTAATTTTTCAGAAAATGATAGTCTGTTTAAAATATATCGGTTGGTTTCTTGTGCTCCTGCATGAGAAATATCTTTTACTATTTTTTCATGAGTTGTAAATGTGTAATTTTGAATTCTCTTGAAAAATATCTCAAGTTGTTCCCAAGCATAGTTTATTTCTGAATCACTCACAACCACTCTTCGTTTTTCTGGTAAAGTTAACCGTGGAGGATCTGTTTGCAAACAACCCTTGTGTATTCGGTAGTAATATGGATACAAGGGATCATTTGAATATACGGGTTGAAACATCAAAAACTCATCTACTAATGTAATATATCCCGCATCTCCTTTGCAGCTGTAAATCATTTCTTTTTCAGAAACGATTTGATACAGTGCTTCTTTTAACAACTCGTCGTATACTTGTTGATATTCAATGATTCTTTTTTTGATATGTTGAATTTTAAATACAAGTTCTTGACTCACCAAATATTGTATGCGTTTTTTGTATACTGATGTCAAACCAGAAGAATATTCAATATGAAATGTATCTTTATTCCAATCTTTGAAATGATTCATCGGGAAGCCTCTCGGTATATAACCACAATCCGGTTGAAATGAACAAACTCGTGAATATGGTTTGTCACAAGGGATCGTTTCATATATAGTTGATTTACGAAATGCAGGTTGGACTTTGATTGTATCTACATCATATTTTGTAAGATGATTCATATTTTGAAACAAATACTGATCAATCGCTTGTTTTTTAAGAATCATTTCAATATCTCCGATATCTCGTGCTTTTCTTTCAGATTTGCGATACAAATATGTTTCAATGGTTTCGTTTTCTCCATTGTATCCTGTGTGCAGATAAATCGTGGTATTTCTTTTTTCAGGTGACAGATTCAAGTGAGAACAGTTACGAACACCACGACCTATCACCTGCTCCAGACGATTCAAATTATGCCATGGTTCCATAACATGAATACTTCGAACACATTTGAAATCCAATCCTTCTGAGGCAACTTTGGATCCTAATACTATTTTGATTTGGGAACCATCACTATTTTCTTTGCATGTGAGCGCTTGAAGTTCGTCAGCTAGATTATTTGTGAGACCTTCCCCTGAACCTGAAATTACAATATAACATGCTTGCTTGAAATCTTGATCTTTCGACTGAGGGAATCCATTATAAGAAATTGGTTCGTCTTTGTGTTCACATTCAAGAATTTCAGGAGATTTATATTTGCGATACCCATGTTGTTCTAATGCTAACATCAAAGGTAAGATTCCACCTTTGATCCATGCACTATACACAAATACAATCCCCTCTGATTGATCGATTTCGTTTATGATATCTGCTATCTTTGAAGAATATTGAGGAAGAATGTCGCGATGTAAAAACTCACCATGTTCTCTCACAATTTCTTGTTTGTAAGAGTAACCTATGTGACTTCCTCGCTTGTGTTTGTGAAAGCAACGTTCAAAACCTGCTTCACCATATAAGGGTTTTGGATCATCGGGTATATCATTCATAGGATACACGATATTTGACATTTGTAACAAACGATGTTCATCTTGATTTTGAAGTAAGATTTGACCTCTGTATTGACTTGTAATTTCATCATATGCTTCTTTTTGAAAATCTTGAAGTAGAGACGGAACCAGTGTCAAAAATTGTAGTTTGTCTCGAGGCAACAATTCATTACCAAAAATATTTAATGATGGACAATGATCTTTTGTAATCAATGGAGATATGTGTTGTGGATACAATCTTAGTGGAAATGATACGGGATTTTCTCCCCGAAGATAAGATACATATCCTTTACATCCTTCGTGTAATATCTGAATACCTTCTTCGGTAACCTTTCCTTCATGAAATATATCAGAATGTATCAACATAGATTTTGAATCATTTAGTCGCAACATATTGAGTATCCAGACGATTTCTTCTGCTTGATTAAACATCGGGTTTGCTGTCAACAATATCAGCTTCAAATCTTTGCTATATTTTAATACTAATTCAATGTGATGTAATGTATCTCTAACTTCAGATTCACCACCTGTCCTAATGTTATGAACTTCATCCACAATCAATACACGATCTGAATATGTTTCTTGAATGCACTGAATCATGAGTTTCGAATATTCAGGAGAATCTTCAGAATATCCCGCTGTATTTTTTTTGATTAATCTTTTGACTGAGTTAGCGAATGCCGCATATCCATGCAATTCATAATATTTTCTAACGATACGCTTGGACTGTTTTTCAGGATCTTTCAGAGGTTTATCTGAAACCATTTCGGGAAGTTCATATGTGTCTCCAGTGCATTGATTGTCACCTTTTTCGGGATTGTAAATTGTTTTCTGCCACCCAATTTGAATATTTGTAGAAGCCAAGACAATAATTCGTTTTTTCTTTTCTTGAGCAATATCTTTGAAATTCTCAGCGATAGTTATACCAGAACATGTTTTTCCTACACCCACTCCGTGAAAAATCAATAAACTTCTGTATGGGGTATAAGGAGACATCCATTGTTTCAAAAATATCTGATGAGGAGCTAATTCAAAAAAATCACGATTACATGCTTCTTCAGGTGTTTTGCGAGAGTGATGCACATAATTAATACCCATTTCATATTTGTGTGAGATTTCTTCTATAAATTGTGGTTCTTTAGGATCAGGATAATATTGATAGTTTTGTTTGTAATGTTGAATATCTTGTAATATATCATGGGTATAAGGCAAATCTTGAGACAACGTAATCATTTCTTCAACTAAAACTTCTCGGATCACGTGTTCGGGGATATCTTGAACACGATACTCTCGTGGTATCTTTTTTTGAATCTTGTCATATGCTTGTGCGAGTGTATCATGTGTCCACTCAGTTTGTCTAAGTTTTTCAGACAAGGTTTGAGCTACCTGTTGTCTCTCCATCTCTATTTTATTTAGAGTAGAGTAAAATATTGAAATTTCTACGAACCAGATTATGTAAAATCTGCTGATATCTATTTATCATCATCATCATCATCACTTTCACTTGTTATCTTCCATGCGAAATAACACCAAGCGATAAATGAAACCACAGACAATCCCAAGAATGCCTTTACAAAATATGAGTTTTGCGTATCATCTTGTAACAAAAAATAGGAAATACCGGAAGCAGCCATTGACATAGCCATCATAGACATCATGATTTCATGCACGAATATGTTTTCAATTTTTCCTGTAAAAGAATAAATAGCCAAAGGAACTAAAAACACGAAAAAACATGCAAAAAAGGCATTGGTTCCGTGAGGGTTTTGTATCGCTTTCGCGATAGTTTCTGTAGAACTCGTTTTCACAGCATTTTTCATGTTGCGAAGACCTTGCGATATAACTTGTTGACCTTCACCCGATCCTCCTTCACCCGATCCTCCTTCACCTGATCCTCCTTTATGTCTGTATCTTCTCTTGGGCATATATATATTAGTGTATTACAAAATAATTTACATTAAAATCATTCACTATGTCAAATACTCTGTTTACAATCGTTTTCCTGGTTGTTTGGTAATCTCTTATCTTTTGAAGGGCTTGTGTTTTTGTGACCCATTGGATATCTTTTATTTCATTGATTTGATGAGGATTTGTTTCTGATAAATACGGAACGATGGATAGATTTGTCAAGAAACCTAGATAATATACATGTTTGTATCTAATATGATTTTCACCCATATATTCTTCGTCTAAAGGAGCAATGTTTTCTATCAATTGGTAATCTCTTGTAGTGTAATTGGTTTCTTCCTGAAACTCTCGTATTGCACATTCACGATTTGTTTCACCGACGTTTCTGCGACCCTTGGGAAACTCCCACTCACTTTCAAGATACGGTTCCGGAGCGTTCTCTAATAATGATTTCAATGTGTAATACGAGTTTTGGGCGCTCACACCTGCCACCAATTTACAATATTTCTCATAACCTTTGTAATAATCAGATTTGTATGTATTTTCTCCTGTATCATTCTTGATACCCCACAGTTTTCTCCATAAGGTTTCAAAATCATCTTCGATGACTCGTTTTCTTTCTTCTTTGTTAAACTTGCTAATCAACATTTGTATGTATGAAGGATTATACACATCATATTTTCCTCGGATAAACTCGATATAACACAATGAATCTTTTCTTTGAACCATCAATATCTGTGGTTCAGCTGTATCCGTTCGATACAATATGTGTCCATAACTCAAGACAGGTTTTCGACAATCGCGATAACTATGTCCTTTGATTCCACAATTATTACAAACTGTGTGTATATGATTCATTTGTTTTGTTACAAATCATTTGTTTAAGTTTTAGAGATGTAAATTATATCCAACTCACATTATAATGATGTCCAAAAATATCAAACCTCGTGTATGGGGTTCTCATGGTTGGAAGTTTATGCATTTTGTGGCTTTGGGGTATCCCGTATCTCCCACATCTGAAGAAAAATCACAATACAAAACTTTTTTTGAATCACTTCAACATGTCTTGCCTTGTGAAACCTGTGCTCACAATTACACAAAACATCTTCAGATGTTATCTCTAGAAAACAGTCTGGGTAGTCAAAAAGAACTGTTTGCATGGACTGTTCAGATGCACAATCTAGTGAATAAAGAATTGGGCAAGCCCCAATTAACTGTAGAACAAGCCTTGCCTTTGTATACCAAGATACAAACCCCTTATCTAGATTATTGTTTCAAGATCAGTGTGGTTTTGTTATTAGTCGTTATCTTGTATTATTTGATAAAACGTTAGTCGTTTATCTTGAGATTATTTTCTCAGACAGACTATAATGGGAAGACCAAAAAAACTTGTCGTTAAAAAATTGTGTACAGATGAAGAAATCAAACAACGTGAAGGCACTTGGATCACAGAACAGGATATCCGGTATCCCGTGATTGACTCTAACACGGATGTTTACTGGGTGGATGAACAAGGAGACGAACATTTGTTGCTCAAGTTTCGCAAACAAAAAATACATGACAAACTGATAAAAATCGGTTGGGATTCTTACAAAGATCTGGCTAAGGCTAGCCGAGGAAGAGGAGCTTCTGCGGGTCCTATCGATGCTGAAAGCGATTACTGGAAAAAACGAAACTTAGTTAAAACAAGCAAATGGTCTACAGGATATTTGAACCCGAAAGGCAACCAACTTAAAGAACTATATGATCCAATGGATCTCCAAGAAATATTAGTTTTATGTGATGAACATAAAATCGTATATGACAAAAAAGAAAAGCCCGATGAATATTCAAAAGAAGCATTGATACAACTATTGATTTCAAAACAAGGAGGAGTCTCAAAAATGAAAGTCAATAATCAAGTCGCTTCAAATCCAATCGGATTTTATGAAGCTGGAAAAAACTTCGCAGATTTACCCTGTCGTCTCACACATTTCACAAGAACCAATTACGAGAGGTATAATCAAGGATTACCGTTTTTAAAACGCATTGACTCTTTGTTTAAGGAATTAGTTCCAGAATCGTATCAAAAACAATTAGAGAGAGCTGACTTGAAACCTCATCTTAAAATACCCGATACCTGTTTCTCCACTGTCACAATCAATCGTAATTTTCGCACAGCCCTTCACAGAGATGCAGGAGATTTCAAAGGAGGCTTTGGGAATCTGACTGTAATTGAACAAGGAAGATATCATGGGGGATACACAGTGTTTCCCCAATTTGGTGTGGGAATCAATTTGCGAAACAATGATTTTGTCGCGATGGATGTGCATCAATGGCACGCAAATACCGAAATATATGAAACAGATGAAGATAAACAATACAATTCAACAATTGTATCGGATTTCAGTGATAACCCGGAAGTGGGTACCGCTGGATTATACAAAAAATATACACGGATCAGTTTTGTATGTTATCTTAGAGAAAAGATCGCAACTTGTCCGGATACCATTGATCCGCGATACTTGTCAAAATCCGGTCACGGAAGGATAAAATAGATATTACAACATATGAATACAACGGACTTTCCATTTTGCACAATAATTCTTGTCACACGGCCATATTTTATCTAAATAAATATCGCACTGCATCATGCGAAATGATGGTATCCCGAGTATATTTACATAAGGCAATGTATCAGAATAGATATCCACATCAAACCGATTATAACGAAACGGAAGTTTCACCAATAGATTCGGTTCATATTTCCCCTTTTTGTCATATTTTATTTGTGAAAGGTAATTTGTCTCATTGATTCCAAGATATTTCATGATTGTCGCATCTGTTGATTGAATAAAATCAAAAAACTCTTTCATCTCAGGATTGGTATCTAAATCAGTAAACTGAAGATTCATTGAAAATGTGGCATTGTATCCTTTTTGCACACCAAACAAACACTTCATTGGGGGAGTTGTCACATACAAAAATGGATCCTTCATATAATACAACTGAGAATATCCATAACAAGGATGTCCTTGTATACATACTCCCTCCTCACATTCACTGTAACATCTTTCAGATGCTTTGTCAACACTGATGTCATCACACATGTAGTGATGACATCTCAACTTATCAAGTGACAGTTTTTCACACATTCGATATTCAAGTTTCACCATTTGTAATACTATTCTAAGTATTTTTAAGTCTAGTAAATTAATTATCAGAATCACTTTTTAGAACGCGTGCGTCTTCTTGTTTTTCGTCTACGTTTCCCCTTCTTGCCCTTCTTGGGGGCGACCTTCATTTTTTGGAAGTAACTTGTGATGCTGCTTTGTTTTTTAGGACGAACAACAGGAGCGGTCGTCACAGGAGCGGTCGTCACAGGAGCCTGCAAACGTTTTTGCGCGACAGTTTCCCTGCGTTTCATATTCCGTATGTTTTGTCGTTTCGTGCGACGACGATCCCGAGGTGCACCCTGATGTAATGATCTTCGAAATTGTTTCTTCTTTTTGTCATATACTCCCGGAAACCTTTCTTTTGTGCTTTTTTCACCCCGACGTTGTTTTGACATTGATGGGCGATTAATAAAATATGTCCCGTCACTCAACCCTGTTTTCGTTGCATGAGTTCTGTTTACAATACGCTGATCTTTTTCATGCTGTTGTTGCATTAATTCAATAAATCTTTTTTTTTGCTGTCTATAAATATCTCTCATTTTTCTTTCATGATCCACTTGATCTTTATCTTTACCTCTATGATAACTCTTACGGGAATATTCCGTATCATATAAAGGGTGTCGGTCTAGTTCTTCATCGCTGTTCATGACATTCAAGAAGCCCAAGTCAGGAGAAGATGGCATTATATAGTATTTCGTTAGAAAATATTTTCATACATATTGTTTTTTTGCTGTAATCTATGCATCAAAGAATTTCTTTTTGTTTTTCTCTTGTTGCGACGTTTCATAGATCGACCCCGTCTTTTGGTTTTCGCTTTTTTCGTTTGTGCTCTTTTTTTTAATAGGTCAAACTCAAATCCTCGAAACAAACTTGTAAGGAAGGGTTGATATCCACATATCTCTAGATTTTTGTCCCGACAAGTTTTAAGAGATTCTTGTATACTATCTAAATCTCCATCATGCAATGATTCAATCACTTTGTTAAATGATTGCAACAAGCCAGTCAATTTTTTAAAGTATTTTTCATAATTACCCGCCGCGCCCCCGCCTAAGGTGACCCAACGACACGATTTTTTAGAGCATTCAAGATATTCTCCGCGAATTGTCGCATACAACATTCGTAATTGATCAGATATTAACCATGTGAGATTTGGTATTTTGAATATTCCTTTTCGTTTCCCGTAAGATACCTTTTGGATTGTCGTGGGGAAAGAACCATCTTCATATCTCCCTAAATATTGTTTCTCAGTATCGCTATGAAACTTAGCACTATAATCTATATATGTGTCTAATACTCCTTCTTGCATCAAATACCACTGTGCTCTAGTTTCATTGTAAACTAACACAACACCAATCACCGATGCGAGTTTAAACTTACGATGTTTTACACTCAACACTTGTAATTTGTTTGTCATATAATCTCTTTTTTGTTTGGAGGACATACCATCAAATACCCGAAACTGTTCATCCAAATATACTAAATGATCTTCATCAATTAAATAGGCATCCATTTCTTCATCATACTCGATTCCAAGTTTGTATAAATATTTATCATTGATGTCATAGGGAATATTATCTCTACCTACATGTGTCACATAAGGCATATTCACTATAAACGCTTTACATCTATCACCATTTGTCCATGTTTGACTACGTGCAGACAAAAGGTTGTCTAATTCAAATCCTGAACGCACCTTTCCTGTTTTCAAATGTATTTGTGAATAAGTGCCTTTTAATTGATTTATCGTGAGATCTGCGCACAGATTGTTTCTTTGCGTTTCCCCCTGAGACCATATTTCCCATCCATTCTTACCAGATGGTGTTGTGTGACTTCTTAAAATTCCTCTGAATCCTCTTGTAATCGTATTGTATTTTTTCTCACAATCATTTGTGTCTGAGAAATCAAACTGTGTCAGGCTAATCGGTTTCATTTTTGTAGATGCTTTCTCAAGTATCTCGGGAACTATCGAGTAATCACCTGTTAAATATAATTTCAAATCAATATCTTTTGTCGGGACGCGATTGTTTTCAGTTGAATAGAGATTGATCAATTCACCTCCATGAAACAGCCATAATGGAACATCATCTTTATTTGTTTTGGAATTCTTGTATAGATTTTTTACAAGCAAATTGTTTGAATCTAATATTTTTGAATATATTCCGAATCTTAAGTAATCCAAATACTTTACAAAGATATCTTTCTTACCCTCTGCTATATCCATTATTTACTAAGTAGATTTTATATTTGAGATATATGAGATTTCGTTTGACACACGGGTCTCCATTTTTTGAAACTAGATATATATTCGCATTCGACTCTGACTTCAGTGAGCGCATCCACATCACTAAACACACTACATAACATCCGACTGTCTGATATAGTTTGCACTAATGCTACTCCAACTTTATTGAGATCTGTGTTTTTCATTCCATACAATTCATATACATCTGGTTTCAATGTTTTCATGATACGAAATACCTTTTTGTGTGATTTGTTGTTAACTATTGTATGAGAGGAGTGGTTTGTTTCAGCGACCTTTGTTTCCGCGACCTTTGTTTCCACGACCTTTGTTTCCACGACCTTTGTTTCAGCGACCTTTGTTTGTTTGGACATATGTGTTGAATGTTTATTGTTTCTGGGAAACAAATACAATATCTTTGAGTATGAACATCTCAGAGGAACAAAATACAATCCCCTAATATCATAAGATAACTTAGGGACAAACTCTGACATGATTTCTGAAACATCTTTGTAATCAAAATACTTTTTGATTGTGATTGGACATGTCTTCAAAAATGGTGTGTCGTGTAATCCTGATTCAAATCCTTCATGAATATGATTCATACGATCAATGACAATTACATTTTTTTGATTTTCACCTTTATGATAATATGTGTCACCTATCAAAATAGACCAATCATTGTTACGATCTCTCAATAATTCACATTCATACAATGAACCTTTGTAAAACTCTTGATCCAGTTGGAATGGCAAGATAAAAATCTTGGGATAGTTGTAACCCTCTTTTATTTTCTTGTCAATGAGAAAACAATAGTTGGTATCTCCTATTTGAGACAAAAACATAAAATACGGTGTTCCGCTACTTTTCAAACAGACTACATGAGGATTCTTGAGATTTCTTGAATATTGTTCATTATACACCTTGGCATATCGTGTTTTGTATTGCACACCAGAGCACAACACATGTAGTTGGTTTAAAATATATTGCTTAGTATCATTTTCTGTGATATTGTCAATTTCAACACCACAAAAAGAAGTCTTAGTAAAACTAGTGGGATCCATGTTATGAATTAATATGAATACTTGACTTGGCTTTAGGTCCTTTCCAAAATTTGAAGATGCACCGTATGAGATATCAAAACCGAGTCGATATCAAATATGAACAAGGGATACATACTCGCAAATGATAAGAAAGTTGATCCTATCATTCGTATCAGTCAGGGGAAAATACATCCCAAACGCCCTTCTTACAAATCAAATGCATATGAAAAAGAAACACCTCGTATACGAAGCATACCCAAAAGTAATCGTAAAAAGTATCCGGTCAAACCCAAAAACCATGCCGTGATTCATCGTAACAAGTATTTCAAACAAGTAATGTAGATAAAACATCACGGTTTGACAATATCCAATTGAACCTCTTCAGTAGACACTTGTGCCGATTCTAAACGTTTTTCTTTTTCTTTTTCTTTTGCTTCTACATAATCGGCATCTAATACATTAAATGAAACAAACTCACTCATATAAGCACTCATCATTTTGTCATTTTTCACGCTTTGTCTTGCCACGTCAAATGAGTTGTAGAGTTTCATCAACACTAAAAGCACAAACGATGCGAAACATGATAAGGTTGATGAACTATGATATCCATCTTTGATCAACTTTACAGTTAACAAGATATTGATTGCATAGACACTACAGTTAAACATCAACGTGCGATAATACCACAGATTCAAACGATCCATCTTCTTATCCAATGCAGGTTCTTTAACGATAATTTGTTTTAGCGCATTATCCGGTTTATCATTATCAATATCGAGATACTTGATCGCCCATTCTTCTCTTGCTAATTCTACCATGTAATAAGTGAAAAAGGTAATCATCGAAAATGCATTCCAATAAAAGACAGTTTGATGATAACCGTCCGAGTTTTCGTAATTTTGTTTGAGTGAACAAATTTGCCCATTATCACAAGCCTGCGGAATAAACAAAGATAACATGGTCCCCGTTGTAACTTTATACACCTGAAGCAAAAAGATACCCGCCACTTTCACACGTTGAATCAAATCTACATCCAATGATAACATTTATTCAGATATACATTATTATTTCCAATAGTTACTTGTTCCACTATAACTCACTGTTGCAAGCTTCGGTTGTAAGTATTTGTGACATGTTTGCTTGAGATTATTCAATGTAATATCCTGTATTATTTTATATTTATCTCGCAGATGTTCCTCTTTTCCCAGATGATACACATCTTGTGCATATTCAGCTCCCACAGAATGTGGATCATTTTTGCTCAAGTTAATACTTTTGAGTAAGTGTTTCTTGACACGAATGATATCTTTGCGATTCAGACTTGTATTTAGATTTGTTATACACTCCATTATCAAATTGACTGTCTGCTTGACTTTTGCTTGTTGATTCGTGCTGGTGCAACGAATCACAAACAAACCCATGTCTTGATAAAAATCGCACATAGAATCAATGTGATAAATTAATCCATGTTTTTGTCTTAACACAGTATACAACAGAGAATTCATATATCCTGTCAAAAATTCTGAAAGAATGATCATCTCATAGCAATGTTTCGTTTCACTGTATTTACAACATGGAAATCCAACCGATACAAATGATTGTTCATCTGAAGATTTGATATACACTGTTCGAAAAGGTAGCACCGGAGTTCTATGCAACAAATAATCCGGATACAACTGTCTAGTTTTGTCTTGAGTTATCTTTGGATCTGTTTTAACTGAATAATGTGGTTGTTTACAGAAATATCGTTGTAACAATGTAACTCCCTCTTTGACAGGACGAGATGAACAAAATACAACAATCATGTCTTGAGAATAATACGTGTTTAAAAAGTTTCGTAGTTGAGAACATGTTATCTTTTGAACGGTATTCACAGTTCCTCCAACATCTTGTTCCATTCTTGTATCTTTGAACATGTCAGATAGTAAGTTTTGAGATACAGCCTCTTCAGTATTTGACAATGCATCTCTCAATTCATTTACAACTACATTTTTCTCGTTGGTTAGATTGCTCTGTTTCAGCAATGAATGATACAAGCTACTTGACATAATTTTCGCAACGGTTTCTGCACAGGTAACGCTTGCTTCTGTATGATATACAGTCTCATGATAATCCGTATATGCATTGTAATTCCCCCCACATGAATAAATCTCTTTTTCAAGCTGTTTGGATGTGGGATAACTCTTAGAACCTTGAAAAAACATATGTTCCAAAAGATGAGATATCCCCTTGATATCTTCTGTTTCATCGCGACTTCCAACATTCACTCTCACCTGAAGACTCATCTCATCCCCACAATCCATCTGCACAACTACATATTTCATTGCGCTATTCAAATCTCCAACATCTACATTATGATTTGTAATCTTAGGTATCTGTTTTTTATGTGTATATCTTTTTCTTGTCATTATATTCTACTTAGATGTTATTGCTGCAAACATCCAGTAGATGATTCTTCTTCCTCAGTTAACAATTCTTTGACCACATCTTCTTTGTTTTTGAAATAATATGCCGGCAACAACTTTTCTGAAGATGATGTTTCATCTACGCGTATCGCTTGATTGAATATCTGCGACAATTGTGTGTGATGTGATTTCTCAATCGTTTCTGGAAAGCATATCTTCAAGTCTAATATCAAGTTGCCATATTCTGGAAAATCACTGTCACCCGAATCTCCCAGTTGTTTTTGTGTCTGTTGTTTAATGGGCATGCCTTTGTGAAACACTTGTAACAAAGAATTGGGTTTCACTATATTGGTATATTCAATGCTAAGAGATTCATTGAAATGTTCGAGTTTGATATGAAACCCACACAATGCTTCAGTCAATGAAATAGTATATTCTCTGTATAAATCATTTTGTTTTCTCTTGTAATATTCATGAGGCAGTTCCTGGAGTCTCACAATCAGATCCCGCGTGGCCTGTGAGATTGGATTGTAACCCCCTGCATTTTTGATTAACAAACATTCCTCTGTGGTTGTCCCGGGACGTATATTCAGCACATAACTCGTGTAATTGTGACGCATTTGTTTGTCTCGAACTCCTATCTGAAATTCTTTCTGACATCCAAAGTATAATTCCTCTAGAGTGCATGAGATATCATGATACATATAATTGTCATTATCATCTGGAATATCACCACTATAATTGGTATCTGAATAATAAAACAAATTGGTATCCATTTCTCCTGTAAAATCCACATTAAACAGTGAACGAAATAGTTGCACCGCATTCACAATCGGCATTTCTGAAGATACTGCTTGATATCCAAGTGAATCATATACTTTGCGTTTTTGAGGTTGACTTAATATATCATATGCTTCAGAAATTTTTCTGAATTGTATTTTAGCCTCAGGAGTTTTGTTTTTGTCTGGATGACACTGAAAAGCTAATTTACGATATTGTTGTTTAATCTGTGATTGGGTTGCGTCTCTTTGTAATCCCAAACAATCATAAAGATCAAAAGAATCGTCACTCATGTGTTATATATAGTATACGTGGTTTGAGGTATCTTTAAACTATATCAACCAAACATCTTGTATACAAAAGTTGTCATAGACAATACAAACGGATAATTCAAATCAATGCATTGTTTATTCCACAACGCTTTGTCATGTAGTGGATGTGTCATCAAGTTCCATAAACTTTGAAAGTTTAGGGAACGTCCTCCCCGACTATTTGTTCGTAGCAATATATTGCCTACAGAATATTCGACCCATATAATATAAAAAAGGGTCACAACTAAAATCACGAAAAAATAACCCTTCGATCCTGCCATAAAATTATTTTAATACACTATACTATAAAACAATGTTCCAGGTAGGTATTAAAGAAGTTGCGATATTGGGTATTTATGCGTATGTTGTCTTTAAAGTAATCAAAAAGGGCGACATGGGGAAAAAGGCAATCGCGACTCTGGTTGCTCTGTATTTACTTGTTGGGATGGAGGGATTTTCATTAGAATCTACCGCCGCGACTATTAAGAGTGATTTGAAGTCTGCTGAAAAAACGGTTGAAAAAGATGTCAAGGGTTTTATGAAAGCATCCAATGTCAACAACAACACTGTCGGAAAATCTCCTCAAGATGAAGTTGGCGGAGGTATGATGGGTCCCAAGGTCCCACCGATGGGTTCTCAAATGCCCTACGACGGGTTGTGTTTGAAAACAGGAAATCAAGAATATTGGATGAAGTCTCCTGACAACATGCCCTTTCTTTCTAATGATACTTTGTATACTTATCTGGGTAGCGAAGGTCCTGTCAAAATGAAGATTAGTGATCAAGCAGCTCTCATGGGTCCTCCAATTGACGGTGTCAAAGGCTCGCCCGAAAAGATGTTTATGTTAGCAAACAATCGTAGCAGTTTGTCGTGTTGTCCATCTACATTTTCGACAAGCACCGGATGTATTTGCACAACAGAAAATCAGCGAGACTATGTCGCAGAAAGAGGTGGTAACAACTAAATTTATTTTAATATATGTATTTTGTATAACATTCATGTCTGTTAGGTTAGAAATGAATTCTTTGGTGACAACTAAGCGTCCTTCTAAATCCAAGATCCCGAAACCAATTGCTTATATTCCTTCAGATTCAATGGAAATCGTTCGCGGGGGTAGTCCAATGTTGTATGCATTTTTACATTCACACTTTGTGATAAAAGAGCCTAAAACCTGTGTATTCACAGGTGTCCCGCTGGGCCAAGGTTCATATAACAAGATTTTTAGTGGAAGAAATGCAAAAATCGGTTCCAAAAGACTTTCTGATAATGAAATCTTTCGTATCAGTTTAGCATCTTCTGATCCAGCAGATCCTCTCGATTTACTTGAGTTTGTTTCCTCGTTTGTTACCTGGGGCGTGGGTCATGAAAAAGGAATTTGCCCACCCATCAAATCTATGGGATATTGCACTGATGCAGATTCTGGCGACACTCTGAAAATGATGGTTACTCACAAGTGTGAAGGAGATTTAGCATCGGTTGGAGATATTCCTAATGAGGGTAAGGAAATATATGATGTTATCGATCGCACCGCGAAAGCGGGTCTGATGCTGTTAGACATTAAGCCTCAAAACATGCTATTGTGTAACGGTCAAGTTAAGATGACTGACTTAGATGCAGACTGGGCTTATGTTGAATCTAGAAGAGACACAGATAAAGTTCTTGAAAAGCTTCGCAAATGGGTAATGTGCACATTATACATGGGTCACGAAAGCCGAACTCGAACTGATATGTTCAAGAATTATGTAAAACAAAAAGCGAGCCATGACTTGTCATTCAAGATTGAGATGAATACCTATACCGAACAAGTCAAGGGTTTGGCTAACAAATACCTTCAAGGCGAAGAATGGATGTATCGCGGTGTCACTATCCCTCCCCAAGCTGTAGAGGGACTGGTTCAACATTATTTTCATCAACCCCAGGTTTCTCCAAGCTCTGATAGCGAGACCCCATCCATGTTTGGTTCTTTAGAAACAAGTTCTTTTGCTGGGACAATCAGTGAATCCGATATAAGAATGGCTCAAGCGATGATGGCTTCTTTGAAAAAGAAATTGCGTCGTAAATTCAAAAAGAAACAAACTCAAAAACATAGACGTCGTAAAAGACCTAAGAAAACCAAAAAGAAAACTCGGAAAAGGTAACTTACCGCAACAACAACCCATGAATACGTTCATAAGCTTCCCCGTGTTTTTGATCATATGTTTGTAATCGTTGCATTCGTTTTTGCTCTTCTCTTTGTTGCATATACTGTTGCTTTGCAAGACGTTCTTGATCTTGCGCGCTCATCTGATAAGACAAGTTGCTTCTTTGTGCTTTAACTCCCCCAATACTTTGTGCACGATCATCTAAAGATACCGATGAAGCATCAATCAAAGTCGAACCATGTGTATACGCTTTTTTGTAATCCGTGTAATGTAATCCTTCAGAGGTCCCACTGAAATCAGAAACCTTACCTCTACCTAAGGTTACAAGCGAATCTTGATTTTTCATTGACAATCGTTGTTCAGGTTCATCATACTTGACCAAGGCTTGTTTGTATTTGGATGCATTGTCTCTTTTGTAACTATCAAATGTGGCATTAAACATATCTTTGTTGAAACCATTCTGAAACATCTTGGTTTGACCAGACTCTAATGCAGGATTTTGTTGCATCCAATCACCATAACCTCTATCAAAGGAATCGGATATTTTGTTTTCTTCATAAATCTTGTTAAACAATTCAGCATCAAAGTTTTCTTTCATGTTCACATTTCTCATTGGTTTGCTTTCTTGTGTTTGTATGTAATCTCTAGCTCCTTGTCTAAGCTCTTGATGTGAATGACTATTTTCTGTTTCTTTTAGCTTGTTTTTCAAGACAGTATAGGCAATACTCACTTTTTGAAATGCATGCGGTGATCCTCCACGGTCAGGATGAGCTTTCATGGCGGCTTTCAAGTAAGCTCGTTTCAACTCGGATTTAGTATATGATTTGGCTAATCCCAATATCTGATAAGGATCCAACTTGGCTTTGTTATAAGAAGGTGCCGCGGGAAGTTGAGGCAAGGATTGTTGTGGTATTTGCTGCGGTATTTGCTGCGGTATTTGTTGCGTCTGTGAAGGATGATATGAAGGCTGAGAGGCACCTCGTGTCATATCTTGTCGTATGGAATGTGAATACAACGCATTGATTTGTGATTGTTGTTGAAATATCAAGTTTTGTTGTTGCTGAATATAAGCAGCATATACGTCTGTTATATTTTGTGATTGACTTTGTGTTTGTCCCATCTGTATATTTAATGGTTCTAAAAGAGTTTTCTATACTAAACTCAAAAAAAATATACATAGTGTATAAAAGATACTTATGAAAAAGCAGATCGGTGGAGATTTTACTAGCTTTTTGTTGATTATCATTGTTGTATTGATAGTAGGTGGTATAGGGACACTTGTCGCATGGAAACTGGGATTGATCCCCGGATTGGGTGATGATGATGGTGGTGATGGTGATGATGGTGGTGATGGTGGTAATGACACTAATCCAACCGAACCACCTCCTCCTCCGAATGGTGATGGCATACATAACGATCCAAGCAATTTTCAATATCAAACTCCCCTAGCAGAGAATGGTTTCTGTTCTGAGGATGCAGGTTTTATACGTCAAGACGTCCCAGGGTGTGGTATTATTTGTTCTAGCAAAGATAAGGTAGGCAGACAAGACCCGGATTGGAGAGTGGTGGGTGGTGGACAAGTAGATGAAAAAGTCAAAGGGAACGGAGGATTTAGTGCAACTTGGTATGATGCACAAACCAAATACAGTAAGATATTTTATGGAGATACAGATTCAAATCTTGTGAATTGTATAGAAAAAGCAGGAATCAAAGATGACGGAACGTCGGGTCCGTGGTCCGCGTTGTCTCCCACAAATTTATGTCCAACATTGACCGGGAAAAAAGATAACACCCAAGTACAGATTCCATTGCGTTCTATAACACAAAGTGATACAGACAAATTACTTTGGACTACAGGCGACAATAAAACAGACGTATGTGGTCTCAACGATAATGGCACAAACAAACCATGCGGAGATGGATGGTGGAATTCCCCAACATTCAGGGGATATGAAAACCCTGAAGACATAAATAGTAGATATGTTAATTTAATTGATGAAAATGACAATTGGGCCCAATGGTACCCATGTAACCATGGCTATTGCACAGAAATGCCGACGACAGGAAAATATGCTTCCTTCTGTTACAAGCCAATCCCAAACAATTACAATGATAGAACATTGAATTCTGGATTTAGTCATTCGAAAAAAGCAGATTCAAACAGCGATAATGGTGATGATGATGGTGACGCAAATTAAGATTTGCGATCCCAGGGTTCCACATACTCATATTGTAAATAGTCAAAGATATCTTTTTCTGTGTGAAAGACATGTTTCACCGGTTGTTTGGTATTCGCGTCTTTTAATGAATATTCATTTATACTGAGACCCGTTTGTAACACTTCTGAGCGCATTCTTTGATTAAACTCGGATGATCCTGTGAAATACAGTATCGCAAACGGATATTCTTGTGGTTTCGTATACATGATATCTATACGACGATTCACCTTACATCCTTGCAATATCCCCATTCCCATAAACTTTTTACTACCGTTTGCGAATGTGCATACCAAATATCCCTGCGATATCAATTGTTTCACAAACAGTTCATAGGTTTTCTTGGTTTTTCCTTTCACAAGCAAATCAATATCACCGCTCGTCGGTTTCTTTCTGCGATAGGAACCTGCTATAGTTAACTCTGCATCTTTGTCTACTGAATGTAATACTTGTTTCAGATAGATTTCATGCTGAACGATTTCTTTGTAAGGAATCCTTTGTTGAATATCTTCATAATAGTGTAATCCTAGTTTTTGAACATCATTTAGGTGATCTTGTCCTTTTTCACGTAAATCTTGAATCGACTTGAATCCTTGTTTGACAAGCGAGTTAGCTTTTTGCACACCCACTCCGTGAATCTTCAAGAAGTCTTGTTTAGGCGAATTCTGTGATAATTTTATCTTTTCATAAGCTTCACATGTGCCTGTTTCTAAAATAGATCGTATCTTGTCCAGTGTTCCTGAACCAATACCCTTAACTTTTTGAAGAGACCCATCGGTTAATTGCGCGTCACTCTGGATATTCCTCAATGCTAAATTGACAGTTCGATAACTTTTCGCTCGGAATGTATCTTGAACACTTTGATAATGCGTTTCCAATGTTTTGAATATTTCTTTGACTCGTTTCAATGATTCAGTTGAATCATTGGATATTTGTTTGATGACTACATCTTCTCTTATCCTAAGATATCTTCCAAATCGGGGTTTTCCTTTGTCTGTATATCCAGAACATTCATATGTAATTACTGTATCGACAGGGTGTGTTTGTAAATAAGAGCTACGAATTGAATCATCCATTCCTGACAATGTGAATATATGATTGTCATCCATATCGACTGTCATATAAGTGTCATGATTAATTAAAGGACGGCAAACAAAGGCGCCTAACATACCTTTGTATTTGCCTTCACCTTGTTTGTGATCAATGATAATTGCTTCACGATCAAAGACGGGTTTGTATTTCAACATATAAGAACTGCGACCATGACTATAGGGCATAATTGGATGTTTTAACATGATGCCTTCTCCTCCTGCATCTAAGATTTGTTTGTAATAGTGTGTTAGATCATTGATTGTTTTCACAGGGATCTGTTCAGCCGCAATCAAAGGAGATTCTAGATTCCGATAGGGCGACTCGATTTGTGACTTTCGCTTTCGATAATCCCATATCTTAGTATTGTTATGAACAATCTGATATAATTGTTTGAGTCTTTCTGTAAAGGTTCCAGAAGAATTGGTTATATCATACACTTGATATTGAATGCGAGTCCATTCTTCTGCAATAGGAATCTTTTTGCGAACTATACCCATGGCTTGAAAGTTGTCTCTTCCGGCCCATAATTCTCCATCCAGGATATTGTCTCCTAACAAACGATGAGATGGCATCGCATCTAAAAACCATTCGGGGGCCATGAATCGCTTCCCAGCTCTGGAATAAAACTCCCCGACACCTTCGCTATTGTATTTGAAGAGTGCCCGATATCCATCAAACTTTTCAGACATATACCATCCTAACGGAGGTTGTTTGTAAGCGGTTGTATCATTGCGTGAACCCGACATACCGTGAGTAAACTCTTTTGCAAGCTGAACCTGTAATTTCTCCATAGTGTCTTGTAATTGGTATGAAACAAGAAATCCTTATATCCTCAAATTTCAAGATTTCAAAAGAAACAAGTTTGATTGATAAGAATCAAACATATGATTTTGTAACATGAGTTTCAACTTCGCCAAATGCACTGACCGAGAGTTAGCTGAGTTGTGTGTTAGACACAATATAATACAGGCCAATGAACTTCGTAACTATACAAGAGAAACTGTTGTCAATACTATGACACATTGGTGCCAAAAAAAGCAAGAAATCAAACGTCAAAGAAGGTTGTCAGCGCCTCAGTTGTCAGCGCCTCAGTTATCGGCGACCCAGGGATATTCGTCACAAACACGGAACATTCAGACAGGTGGGAATGCTACTTTGAAACGAAGTCATTCATCTCCAATGATCGTTCAAAAACAAAACCCCGAAACGTATGTTCCGAAAGCAAGTGTGACTCGCGATCGTCGTATGTCGACTCCCGGAACACCCGGAGAAGTTCAGGTAGCCAAAGAAAATCATCAAGATGTCCAAAGATATCATCAAGCACAAACACAGGCAAGCCAAAGTTTTCAACAGGATCCTAATATGAAAACATATGATCAATATGGAATGTATCCGCCTCAGAAACGAGTTGTCGCGATTGGTGATCTTCATGGAGATTTGCGTGTGACATTAATGGCTTTACGATTAGCCGGTGTGATTGGAGACAATATCTATCCTCACAATGTATCTCAGATACAGTGGACCGGTGGTCAAACATATGTAGTGCAATTGGGAGATCAGATTGATAGGTGTCGTCCGAGTGATTGGACCAACAATTGTATTGATAATTTAGAAGATGTGGTTGAAGATGAAGGCAACAATATGATGATTATTCAAATATTTCAAAAACTAGATGCGCAGGCGAAGCTAGTGGGAGGACGTGTCTTGGGAATGATCGGCAATCATGAGTTAATGAATGTCGATCGTGATTTCCGGTATGTATCTCCTAAAGAGTTTCTTGAATTTGTGCCACCCAATGAACGTCATATCAAACGAACCAAAGATGGATATCCTTATGGATATTATCATAGACTCAAAGTGTTTGAAAGAGGAGGGAATATTGCAAAGCACTATGCAGTACAAAAACGTAGTATTACAATGATAGGATCATCTTTGTTTGTTCACGGGGGATTGAGTCATGCACTTGCTGAAAAATACTCACTTCATGAAATCAATCAAATCGTTCAAAAATGGTTACTGAAACAAGGTAATTCTCGCGATGACAAAGTATTTGATGAAATATTTAGAGATGATGATGACATGTCTCCATTTTGGTGTCGGTTGTATTCAGAAGATGACGGATATGGTGAAAATACAGAAAAAGGATTTCAAAAGCTACTTGATATCTTAAATAAACGAAACAAAACCCTGGTTCCCATCAAAAGAGTTGTATTAGCTCATACGCCTCAGTTTATGGAAGACAAGTATATGAACTCATTGTATAATGAAGGATTATGGAGAATTGATGTGGGCATGAGTCGTGCTTTTGGAAAACACGACAATTGCGGTGAAAACAAATACAGACAAATCCAAGTGTTGGAAATAATCGACGATAACATATGCAATCCTAAAATAACACCTTATGTCGGAAGATTTGCCGGAGAAGGCATGGGAGAACAAGCCAGTTTACACAAACCCAGTTTCTTATAAATCATTGACAAGAGGAGCCTCCCATAAATAGCGACATCCTGTCGTGTCCACTTGAAGCTCTCCTGCAGGTAATATAGATTGCACGTCGTAGCCATGTAAACAGTGACTCTCTGGTGGAAAGATATATGCAAACATATCTTGAATCTTAGAAGGAGTGGGGTCCGGTTTCAACTCTAAGCAGGGTATATGACTCAAATATTGAGACAATGCTTGACAAGAGGGTCCGTGAATACACCTCGTTTTCCAAGACCAATTGTGACAACCTTTAAAATAATAATGTGCGGTCCAGACGAGAGAATCTATGTAATCTTCGCACATATCTGTTGTAACATTGATTTGCTTGGGTTCTTTATGAAATCTTAGTATCGGAAGATGCAATACCATTTCAGAGAATCTTTCATCATTATCTTTGACGCTGTTTAAAAAATCATACACGTGTTGTAGCTGTAACGGCTGTGACTGATCAGAAGGGAATCTTTTCAAGAATTCGTGATACTCACTTCCATAGATTCCCGACATTCGCTTATATTGACGATATCTCTGATTTTGTATCTTTTGAAGAGTATGTCTTTCGGTTTTGCTTAGTTCAGATATCAATTCTCTGAAAAAGGGCAAATGTATCAAATCATCTAATTGTGTGTCAATCAACAGAAAGAATCCCTGGTATTGTCTATGTAGTTTTTTGTATACATCTAAGACACGTTCGAGTCCACCATACCGGAGATTGAGAGACGGTATATGATTGACAAAGTCATTGCCCATCAACATACACAAAAAGACATAATCATGTATCACTTGTCGGTCGCTTATTTTTGAAGACACACCCAAATCTTCAAGAATCCAATATTTCAACGCATCTATATTCAGATACACATAATCCGAATCCGTGTCTTCTATATTATACTCTGTTGTTTCTCGTAAAAGATAGATCTGATTAAGATCGCTTACAAGACCTAATTGTATCAAATCGGCATCTAAACCATAGATAACTATAGGTTGATCATGAACTGGTTGGCTTCGTAAAAAATCCAAAAGCTTATGTTCACCTTCACCTGGAACATAAGAATCGGAAAGATGATACTGTCTCTTTGGATATTGCGATGACTGGTCGAGTAACCATGTATCTAATGCTTGATTCAAGCGATGCATAAAATATGTGCCGGGACTGATTGCATTGGTGTCCCATACCTTTTTCTCTAAGGTGCTGCGATATCTTCTTTGTCTTTGTTGTTTCATTTTCGCACAAGGAGGGATACCGTCAATTGCAATATACACGTGTGCATTAGGATTTGCATAGTCAATCAGTATTTTCATAGTCTCAAGTATTTTCTGAATCATATCAGACTCATCAGTGAATCCTCGGCAACACGGATGTATCAAGCAGTTCAAATCAAAACAAAGCGTATGCACGCCTGGAAGAGATTGTTTGTGTAATATTTGATCATTGTATTGTGAAACAAGGGTCTTAAAATACACAGGGATGCCCATGAATCGTTTGTAGTTACTTATCTCTACACTTTGATTGTTTAAGTTGTTTGCTTTGATTTTCTTTTATTTTCTCAAATCTCAACAAACGAACTTTGCGAACTTCCTCTAAAGATGGTTCCTCAAACTCTGGTTCTGGTTCTTTTTGCAAGTCTTTTTGTAAGTCTTTTTGTAAGTCTTGTTTGAGTGCTTGTTCATATTCTGCTTTCTGTATAGAGAGCAATTCTACACGTTCTTTTTCTTTTTGCTGTGCTATTTGAGTTTGAACGATACATTGTATTTGCTGTTGTTCATAATCTATATCTAGAGAGTCCATAGGAATCTATTTAGTTTGATTAGTTTGAATAAGATATTCAAGTCAAATTTAATATTTCGTGCTCATGTTTTCTATATATTCATGCGTGTGATATTCTTTTTGAGAAACTATCTCACACACGCTCCGAATATAGGATTCACGATCCACTGTGTTTTCGTTTATGATTCTCAATAAATCATGAACCACGCGTATTTCAGCCATTGACCACAAGCTTTGAAGATGAGTTATCAGAGGGTTCTCTTCACTTTTTTTTTCGGTAACGACCTCACCATCTATGATTGATATGTAGTGTGTAATTGTGTGATGAATTGTCGATTCCGTGCTATAGGCGTTTTTCAATACCATCAATCCTTTACGACATTCACCATAAAGATATTCGTGCACAGCATTTTCTTTAGGATACCATTCAATGCATTGTAGCAAAGGATTACACAAATTGTGAAGATCTTCACGACAATCTCCTCTCAAAGAACGAAACATAGGTTGAGACAATCCGGGTTCTTGATAAGAAACACGATTTTGTTCAACTGAAAGCTTGGTGCCTTTGTCTTTATACTGCAATAAACATAATCGAATCAAACAAGACATCGGATCTAAGATTAGATTTTTTTCCGATTTAGTTTCAGAATACAAACTATATAATGAGTAACTTGTCAATAGATCATTCATCTAAAATTTGAATATATTTAAAATCAAAGCCTCTAAGTAAATACACAAAATGATTATTCCAATGAGATGTTTCACATGTGGAGAAATACTTGCCGACAAGTGGGTTCCCTATATTACCGCAATACAAGAGGAAAAAAACAAAACTCGGGAAGATGTTGACCCAGAATCAAATGATCTCGAACTTCGATATATAGATGTTCATAATCCTAAACCAGAGGTATCTATTGAAGGGAATATCTTAAATGAAATGAATTTGCACAAGTATTGTTGTAGACGAATGATGCTGGGGAATGTTCATATTGTATCATATCTCGCATAAATATACTGTGCTTTACTTCTTTTTATTTTATATGTTTATTGAGTATATGAAACAAAACACATCAAATGAAAACAGACCACAAATATCAGTAAAAGCAAGTGACATTCAATCTCATTTAGAACACAATGAATTAGTTGAAACAGAAAGTATAACCAAGAATTATGAGAAAAAAAAGTTAACCATTATGGATGAACCGCTCAACAATATTGTAGACAAAACGTTAAACTTTACAGTGTATTCATTTGATGATTATTCAGAAGCACTGGAACAAGTGAAATCGAGATTCCCGAATGAATCATTTGAGGGATTCAGTGGAAATCTTAAATTGCATCTGTATGCGAGCATGATTTTTTTACAAATCAATGACAACATTATTTATGTGGGAATACTGTGTGTCGTCTTGTCTATAATAATCTATTTTCTAAATATAACTCTCTTGGGATGAATACTTCTATATATGATATATTAACACGAGACAACGGGTATTTGTTTCTGGTTTTGTTTGGTATCTTTGTTTCTGCAATGATATTCAGAGAAAATATGTCTATATATGTGACAATTGTTTTGGGCGTATGTTTAATCTATCGTGATGAAATCAGAAGCATGGCAAAACACAAAGGTTTTCCTAAAAGAAAAATAAATCAACAACAGCATGTTCGGAATACTGAAATCACATTAACACAAACCTCAAGAGACATTCTCAAACAATTAAAGACATATAGTGTATATAATCCCAACGCTTATCGTAGAGGTAAGAGATATTTGCATATGTTTTTCGATCAAATACAACGATTTTCAAGTAGCAACAATACAAAACATGTAATAGAAAATGCAGAAATGTATAGTCAACAATCAATCAAACTATTTAGGACTCTCGTGTTTAGTATTCCGGAAACTAAATATGGATCAGAAACAACACAAGATACAAAAGAAACACTTTCTGAACTATGTGAAAGATTAGAAAAACATGTATACAATATTTTGTATAACAAGGTTCAAATACACAATCGTGATTTCAAAGACAATCCTAACATAGACAAATGTGAAATAGTATATGATACAGACAATGTCAAAGAATACAATTATTATCATGAAAATGAATTGTCATGATTAAGTTTGGTTTAGTATTTTTTAACAATTAGAAATGATAAAATGGAACATATATCATTTCCAACTGAAAAGTTGTATCTTCGTTTTCAGAAGAATTTAGTTACAGAATACAAGTTGACCAGTATTGAATTACTCAAAAATAATTTAAATTTGCGCCCCATACATGATTTTATTGGGTCTACACCCACAATTCAATTGCAGAATCTATGGAACTGGGTAGTCAAACATTGGAATCGTATACATGACACTCTTTCACATACACAAAAATTCAGAAAAAGTCCTTACTACAAGTATAAATATAATTATCTACATAGAGAGATAGATCATTTACAATTGGATGAATTGTTCCAAATATTCATAGACAAAGACAAAATGAAAGCTTTGTTTGTAATTCAATGTTTACTGAAATATGTATTTCCCACATAAACTATGTGTTTGATAATTTGTCAAGAATTGTGTGCTTTTTGATAGGATTTTTACGAAACAATTTCAATTCACTTTTTCCATCATCGCTTTGTTTGTATCTTGAGTCATTTCCATGCACAACGTGATTCACAACAAACACAGGCGGTATGCTAACTGCTCCGATGTTTTTAGATGATTCTGAATGATATTCTGTGTAGCTCATTTCTCCTCCAAAAACTGATAGTAACCTTTTATCTGGAACAGGATTTACATGTTCACCCTGTTTCTGACACATACTATTGTAGTAATAGTTTAGTAGCACGTATTTTTCCCACATTTCTTGATTATGATAGGTATCTAACAGATACCTTGCAGCACATCCGAAACAGCAAAATGAACCATATACATAAAAACTACCATTCTCATACTTTATGGGAAGATTTGTTTCGGTTTCAATTTTTCTGACACAGTTCCAACAAAGTGTCGAATTATTTGTATCTTTGGGTATATCACAATATCCATCACCCGAATATCCTGGTAATATTTCTTCTGAACTTAGCGTCGGAGGCTTGACACTTACTATCATTGGGTTTTCCAGATGAGTATTATCTTCCATTTATCGTAATTTGAGGAGTTTCCTTTAAGTTTAAAACATAGATATTTTTAATGATATTTGAGTATACAAATGTTTGGACAATTCACATTAAATGGAGGTTTTCAAACAATTCTATGCTTTGTCTTGATATTACTTATTGGGGGATTTGCCTATATTGAAATATCTCGTCTCAAAAAGAGAGTAAACAGTTTAAGCAACGAGATTAAAATGCTATCTCATCCTGTGAAACAATCAGAGACAACTCAGGATCTGGGAGTTTCATTTGATACTAAGATACATCCAGAAAACAACTCTGTTTTCGTGGATCAAACGTTTGATGCAATACAACAAACAGATCTATTTGCACTGATGAAAGATCCCGTTATAAGTTCAATAGATGAAGTTACTCAATCCCATGAACAAATCATTGATACAAAAGAACAGCCTCAACCGGATGTTGTGTCACAGCCTCAACCGGATGTTGTGTCACAGCCTGAAGAGGAAGTTGTGTCACAGCCTGAAGAGGAAGTTGTATCATCTGATACACCAGATGATACTATCAAGATAATCACATCCAAACCAAGCAGTGTATATGATTCGAAAACAGTATCAGAACTCAAAGAAATATTACAAGAAAAAGGACTTCCTCTTTCTGGAAACAAAACAAAATTGATAAAAAGAATTCTGGAACATGAACAAACACAAAAATAAATTTCTAGACGTGTAATATATCATGAATAAAGTTACTGATAATGTGGAACTTGATTTCCCTGCGCGGATGTCTGATGGCCGTCAATTTACAGATTATCGTCAAAACTGTCTAATGAATAACAATATTACCGGTGCTAAGGGCAGCTGGTTGGATCGTTATTATCTTATCAACAATGCTGAAGCAGTTCATGCTCAAATGATGAAAAAAGAAGCTGAAAAAACAAAATGCACCAAGTGCACAGACAATACCGTATTACCCGTGAGAACAATCATCAATTGTTCTCCAGTGGGATGTAATTACAAAATGAATGATCCAATGGGTATCGGTCAAGGTAGAGCCTGATTATCGTATCTTTTTGTATAATATGTATAACACGAATACTATTACCAAATACAATACATAACTGATTAGTTTGAAAAGCATATACAAGTTGTCCCAACCTGGTTTCGGTTGTTTGGTTAATTTCAACAAAGATAAACACAAGTTTCCAATACTTGTCTGCCATTCTTTTTTATTTTCTGTGTCAGGAAAAATCTGATAACAGATAGGCGTTTTGTAACTATATTGTTTCTCCAAAAATCGGTTATACCATAAATCATGTCCTCTAAAATCAACAAACAATCTGCTTATCCAAGGAGAAGTCATGCATGGATCTTTTTTGTATTCATCTAATACTCTTTGTTTCCCTTGTGGCGAATAGATGACTGCATGGGCAATTCCAGTTACAAACATCCGCATATGAGTCGCCCAGGGATCGATCGGCAGACCAATCACACCCAAATTATACACATTAAATTCTCTCTTATTCACAAACTCACCTATTTCTTGAAGTATGACTGGGTCTCGTATTCTCTCATCAAATAAAAAATCATCTTCAAGTATCAATATATTGTTGTAACCCTTTTCCTGAGAATGATACATAACTTGTGCATTCGCATCCATCAAATCAAATGCAGGTTTTTGCTGACATAATCTTTTTTCACAGTGTTTGTATCCTTTGTTAATAAATACAAATACATTGCGAGATAATTTGTATTCGTTTAATTGTCTATATACTGATTCACTCCGAGGACTGTTTTCAAGTAATAATACATACACTGCATCGACAAGTGTATCAAGTAAACCTTTATCAAGATGTAGTTCATCTATCTTGTAACAATTGTGATTCGATAATGTCTTAGGATCCATCTTATAATTTATATAGATTATTGTTTCCAACGATTTCCGCAGTCCAAGCAATTAATAAACTGAGTCATAGGTTCATCTGCTGAACGGGTTTGCACTTCATAGTAAGAACAGGAACGAGAACCGCAGCGATGACACTTGAAAACATCTGTCATTGCTTCTGGTTTCAACTCATATTTCAAGCGGTCTCGTTTTGTTTTTTGATCGAGAAGTTCTTTCCATGCTTCAGGAAACAGATCATAATTACTCATGCTTCCTACTTTGCGGGGATCAATCTCATGTGTATCTACTTTTTTACAGAATGTTTCATTTTTGATATATGAATCGGGTTTCATATGTGTATAAATTGACAATACCTTAGCACGATACAATTTCTCAAAGAAGGGATTACTCCATCTCTTTATGATTTGCTTTTCACGTGATATTTTTATCACATGGTTGTATATACCTTGTTCTAACAACATTGCGGTTCTCTTATCAGAGGTTACCATGGCCAGCTTGTCTATCATTTGTTTTCGGTTCTCATCATTGTAGCTTGCATTGTTCATTGTTTTAGACATATATTATGTATTTATCTTAAATAGATATTGGAATCATCAAATTTGGTATTCACTTAGTATTCATTGTAGTCTTCTTCAAGTTCAGAGTCATCAGAATAACTTTGTTCAAATCCCTGGATTCCTTCTTCTTCGCTTTCATCTTGTTCATCTTCAGTTTCAGGATCCTCGCTCAATATTTCTTCATCCGATTCACATGTGTCAAATCCTCCATAAAGAACATTGTAAAACTCTCCATACTCAGATACATCAAAGCTTCTCAGGGTGTCATTTTTGACAGAAACCAAAAACAAGTCTCCAAACAACAATTGCACCGATGATTCTTTTTCAAGAAACCGAGAGTTTCCTCCTGGGGGCAACTCATGTTTGTTTTCAAAACCAGCATCCCCATCATACCATCCGTAACATTTCAAGTTTCCTCCTTTGTAAGACCACTGATATAGTTCTTTGAAACCACTCGAACCCTGACTACGACTCAGAGAAATCATAACCGATTCAATCGATTGATTTGTATCATTTTTGTTAATTTGATGTTCATCCATACTACCATCTTTTAATACTTGAACAATCTTTACCTCTGATTTCGAATTCATCCTAAACTTCACTACACTATGCGTGTGTCTGTTTTTTTAAGTGTTGTTTACTTTAAGAAATAAAATCTACATAAATTATAATGAAATCATTCAAAGATTCTCATACAGAAGAAGAAAGACGCAAAGAATCTTCCAAGATTCTTAAAAGATATCCTTCCAGAGTTCCCATTATAGTAGAGAAAAAAGCAGGGTGTTCTTTGGAGAATATTGAGAAAAACAAATATTTAGCACCAGGAGATATGTCTATGTCGCAGTTTATTTTTACAGTGAGGCGTCGCATTCAATTAGAACCATCTGAAGCGATCTTTTTAACAGTTAATGGGAACCTCATGAGTGGTGCATCTTTAATAAGCGATGTATATGAATCAAAGAAAGATAAAGATGGATTTTTGTATATGGTGTATAGTTCTGAAAACACATTTGGATAAGTTTATTTCTCAACAAACAAGATTTCCATTATCACCCGACATGTCTCTCTGCTTGGATTTATAGAGTTTCCATTGAGAAACGTGATTGTGCCTTTCAACTGTGTTATTTTTTGAGGAGGTTCATATGAGATATAATTCATCTTTCTTCCTTTATGAACTCTTGTTTTTCCTGTGGCATCGGCCTCATTGGGTATAACTAGCGACCGATTTGTATCTACACTACTTATACTATTTCCAGAGTTTTGGTGATTGAAATCGTCCATTTTGATCACAAATGCCATTTTATCGAGGCTGCCATTTTCATCCGCGTTAAATGTTGTCAAACTATCTAAATATGCATACGATGGAAAATCAATTATCAGGGGTTCAGACACACTAACATCAAATGTTGTAGTATCCTCAATATCAAATGCAACTACTAATGATCGTTTTTTAGTTTCTCTCGTGTATCCACTGTTTTGATACATGTGAAACATGCCTTTGTCATCTGTTGGATTATGTATTGCTAAACGAGGGTCCATCTGTATATCAACGGTTCATATTTTTTTTTTTAATCTAACTTATCCATATATGAAGACACAAACTCTATTGATGATTATAGTGGGGTTGGCCGTTGCCCTGTATTTGTTTTCTGGGACAACCGACAAAAAGAATCCAAGTCAGAACGATATTCAAACATTACAAGATGTTGAAGATGAAGATGGGAAACTTGTTGAAACACCTATTCTTGAAACAGATGGTTTGCCCTATCCACAGATAAGTCGTGGATTCAAGAAACTTGGAAAGACGCCCCTACCTCAGCCTCTCAACACATTGCAAAAGTTACTACCTTCAGGTAAAGATGTGTTGCCAATGTTCAGAACAACTGAACAATCCATGACAAAAGAACGCATGTATCTTCCTGATTATTATCGCAAAGATACAATGCCCATGAATAATATAGGAAGTGAAGAAATGAGACCTTTTGTAAGAGATGATGATCAACCAGATACATCTTGGACGGATACAGATGTATCAGAGCATCCAAAGTTTTACAAGACAGATATTCAAAATGACAATTTAACAAATGTTGGATCATTTTTTGACAAAAACAATCAATACAATGATACAACTTCATCAAATACAACGGCTTTGCCTTCCGATACATGTTATCTGGACAAACAAGGAGGTGTATTTTGTCTAGATAATACACGTTTGCAAATTGTTCCACCCAAGTTGATAACTGATCCTCAAAATTGTTATGCACTCAATCCCAAGGGCATGTATAAACAATACAAGAGTATTCCCGACGATCCTTCTCGAACCATGAATGGTGGATTGTTTTATGGGGATGTTCGCGGTTCAAATCCACTCGGAGAAAATGAAACACCCAGTGACGCCCTTCAAGAAGTGTTTGGTTCGTGTCAAATATAAATGGTATCTCTTATTTGTATTTTCAAATATTTATGTAAACTACTGGTATAGTATACATGAAGAAAAAACCAACTCGTTCAAAGATACGTAAACGATCAAGAATCCCGAAACGATCAAAAAGCGAGAAAAGAAAAGAAAGAAAAAGTGTCAAACACACAAAATCCATCCGTAAAACAATAAATACAACAAATATAACCGCGATAAACCGGAGAAAAAGACGTTCTGAAATGATTGACAAGGTGAGAAGGCGAAACATTGAAATAGAAAAGAGAGAAAGGAATATTTATGACACTCTCGCGCCTATAGCAGATACGGAATTCTTTTTTACACACCCATTCTGCTCTTTTTCACCTGCAAATTCTAGTAGCTTTCAATTTTCATTGTATCCCCCCCATGGAAAAACTACTCCCTTGTTTGGGGTATTCATGAATGGTAATTATGTCACTGACATGTTGCATATGACAAATGAAAGAGTTGAAATAGCTATACAACAACAGGAAGCGGCTCATCTGAGGGGAACTGCACCCAAACCACGTAGAGAGCAAATGCTTCATCGTTTTCTTGATTTGTTTCTAGTGAGAGAAGCTGACGGCTCCATTACTGTAAATGCTGCCAATACACTTAGTGATCCAGACGTGCTCGAATCCGACTACAGTATGTTTGGTTCAAAGTTGAACGGGACCGAACCTTTCAGAAATGCTGATTTAAATCCAGGAGCGATAAATACTACCATCAATTTTGTAGCTTACATTTTAGCCAATGCATCTGCAGATTATTTGTTAGACAACATCATTCACAAATCCAAAATCCTCAAAGTGACTCTGGATTATTATCAAGGTCGTCCTGCAGGTATGATCGGACTTCACAAAGATACATCTTACACGAGTAATACAGCTATGGCTACATTGAGTTTTGAAAACACGAAACCAGAATTTGGACCCGAGTTAATATCATTGCAAATGGATCAATCCAAGTGGAAATCTCAGAGAGAAGATCAGTTTTTTCCAACACGAGAAATTGCAGAGGGTAATAAGGATTTGTTAGTAGCTTATCCCGAAAAATATGTATTTCGCCCAGTTGTCCCTGGTAATAAAGCGAGTGGCGGAACTGTATTTTTCAATGATAAACTCATGTCTCATTCTTCTCCTGGAAACTTGATGCCAGATACAATGTTCTACCAAGTAATATGCGATTGCAATGAATCTGGGATACAGGGGACACATGAACCTGATGAAATCAAAAGAACCTTTTGTCGTTTGAAACCAACACATTCAAGGCATCTGATAGAGCAACCTAAAGATGGAAGTGCTGCGAGAAGACCGAACTTTATTCGCACTTGGTTTCAACCAAAAGAAGAGAGTTTTTACGCAGATTTCAAAAGAGGAGACATCTCTGAAACGCGCGGATATATGCAAATATATAAAAAATTTGAGGAAAAATATGAAGAATTCAAGAATCTCCATAAAATAACAAACGACATATATGCAAAAATCAATCGTATAACACCTGAACAGTTTATGGAGTTACATGGGAATGATATTCTCCGTGTCTTAGGAGAAACTATGCATAAAACAGGTATTCAAGCAAAATATAAAAAAAACAAAAACAAGAGACGACGTCGCCGTAAAAAGAAAACTAAGCGATACAATCAATAGGGTATATATCTTGGTGCATGTGTTTGATAGATATTTGCATTATATTCTGTTCCATGGACATTCACCTTATCATCTTTGTATAATTCTTTACATCCTCTTTCATCTGTGCAATCTTTACCATCTAGATCTAAGGGTATTTTTGTTGCAAGATGTGAATCAAGTGATGTAAAGTAATTCCATTGATTTGATCCAGGATATGTTTGACGACCATACAAAGGTTTGATATTTTCTGGGTCTGAAACGCCTCCTAAATACCCAACCTGTTGATAAGAAGGAGCTTCTCCGCGAGTCGGAACATTGACAGCCATCTGCCGGCGACTATGATACTTAGAATCATAAAATCGTTTCGGTTCCTCGATAACTTCTCTTTCATAAGGATCTTGTGTGTTGTTCACAATCACTGTGTCGGTTCTGTCGCGACTTAGATTATGATTCCTGTTTACATACATGAACATTCCAATCACAACTACGAGTAATATTGTGTTTGTATCAATGTTTATCTTCATATGTAGTTGCATAGATTTTTGTGCATTATTTATTACTCTTTTTCCTGCTCTTTTTCCTGCTCTTTTTCCTCTTCTTGTAAGTAGCACGCAAAGCATGTCTGTCCATAATTCCGGAATATCCTGGAGGGAATCCCCGAGACATTTTTTGATAAATATCTTTGTTGAAAAACGATCGGATTTCTTTAAATTTTTCCGGACACCCCTTTGCTTCAACAAATTTTTCAAGATACTTCAATACATCCTCAAAAGTCGTTTGTAATGATGTAATCTCGGAACCGGGTAGCTTTTTTTGTTTGATCAGGGATTTTGTTTTTCTTACTTGTGTTTCCAACTTCTTTATTTCATTATTTACACTCGATTGGGTTATTTCGTATGATAATTGCTTCGTTTCTGTCAACAACGCAGTCAAAAACTCCAAGTGTCTTTTGACTTGTAGATTTTCCCCTTGATCATATGAGGGCAGTTCATTAGGTCCTAGTGGGAGAATCCTCTCTTCATAAGCGGGTGGCGGGTTCATCGGTGTTGCGGTAATCTGTCGGCGAGGAGGGCGATCTCTCTTCTTCCTATTTTTTCTCCTTTGGGAACACATTGCACCCACACAAGATCCCCCACGATGTATCTTGCGGTTGTTTCTGTTGGATCTTCTCCTTGTTCTCATTTTTTTACGATAGTCATTTCGTCTAAATAGCATATTGTGTATATATAAAGGTATAGATTTTTCAAAATATTTAAGGGTATATGATTAAACACATTTATCATTATACATGCAGAATCATCCAGGATATTACATCGTTGTGGGGATATCCAGTATTGGACATATCGGGGCTGACAATGATTTGTTGTTTGAATGCAAACAAGATCTCAAACATTTTTACAAGATAACTACCTCACCTTATCCCGAAGGAACCCAAAATATCTTGATCATGGGATACAATACCTGGATGAGTCTACCGGAAAACGTGAAACCATTTTCGAAAAGACTCTCTATCGTAGTCAGTCGGAATCACAGTATACCTGTCATGCCACCGAATCTGGTCCAGACAACTTCTCTAGAAGATGCATTCACCTATGCTTCAACGCATCCTACCGGTCGTATATTTGTGATTGGAGGTGAACAAATCTACAAACGGTGCTATACTCATCACATGAATCACTTGCGAGGCGTCTATGCCACATGTTATCAATCTGGATTTTATCAAACATACAAAACACTCAAAGAGTTTCCATGTGAAATCTTAAATACAATGACCTCAACATACACTCACACTCTAGAAAACATACAAGTTATCTCTCGTTATGAGGAAACGCCCAAAACGGAATCCATGAATCTGGTGTATCGCACACTACAATCACCTACAATGATGAATCACAATGAATTATCTTATCTTACACTGTTGAAAAAAGTAATGACCAAAGGCACAGAGGTTGATTCCAGAAACAGTCGAGTCAAATCTTTGTTTGGAGAAAGAATGGAGTTTGATTTATCTCAGGGGTTCCCCTTACTCACAACAAAACAGATGGGTTACAAAACCATTTTGCGTGAATTGTTGTGGTTCATGAGTGGTTCTACAGACAATCGTATTCTGAAATCTCAAAATGTTCATATTTGGAATCAGAACGCATCTCGGGAGTTTCTAGACAGTCGGGGGTTATCTGATAATCCGGTAGATGATTTGGGACCTGTGTATGGGTTCCAATGGAGACACTTCGGAGCCGAATACACTGGATATGAAAGCGATTACACAAATCAAGGCATAGATCAGATCAAAGGAATTTTACGATTGATTCGCGAGGAACCCACATCTCGTAGGATTCTTTTGAGTGCTTGGAATCCGAGTGATTTACACAAAATGGCTTTACCTCCTTGTCATGTAATGTGTCAATTTCATGTAGACACACAAAAGCAAACCTTGGATTGTCAATTGTATCAGAGATCGGGTGATATGTTTTTGGGAGTTCCTTTTAACATTGCCTCATACTCATTTTTGACACATATCATCGCACATTTGTCTGGTTTGACCGCGGGAAGATTGATACATATACTTGGCGATGCACATATTTATGAAAATCACTATCCTCAAGTGAATATACAAATGGAACGACTTCCCATACAATCGCCAACAATCAAGATATCAAGTGAATTGAAATCACTTGATGATCTATCTGAAGAAAAAATAAAGTTACATGGATACCAAAGTTATCCTAAATTGGTGGGAATCATGACAGCTTAACGCAAACAAGCGGTTGCCAAATAGTCTGCTCTTTCATTTCCAAGCGAATGAGGATCCGATAATCCTGTATGAGATCGTATATGCATATATTTTACATCGACTCTTGTCTGTAGAGTCTCAATCATCTGTAACAAGTCTATATTTTTCTTGTTTGAGATATCATTTTGTTTGACCCATTGAGGATACCATGCTGTGATACATTTCATTGCATAATCGGAATCAGTGTATATCAAGATATCCTTTGTTACATCGTTGTCAAAACATGTCTTGAGTGCTAAATATATAGCATACAATTCTGCACGATTGTTTGTTGGATTGTCAAGTGGAAATTTTGTAGAGATATCTTCTAATCTTTCTTTATTTTTGTGACTGAAATGAACCCCACATCCCGCTCTTACACGTCTTGTTGTTTTTGCCCCATTGTGTTTACAGGCACCATCTGTATAAATGATCGTTGTATCACTATTTGTTTCATAGACGGGTCGTATATCTTTCAGAGTTTCTGTAACAATCCGGTGTTGTTGTTTGAATTTCAATTGAAACCACGGTTGATCTAGCAACCACTCAAGATAAGATTGGTCTCGTTGATAAATATCAGAGATAGATTGTCCCTTATATTTACCAAAGGATAACATGATAATGTAATTATTACAAGGATATGTCTTTATATCAAATTTTATTAAACCCCGAAGCCTGCGCGAAGTGGACGCCCAAGCTGCAAAGGTAGAGAGTCTTGAACGAGCCGCTGCGGCACATGCCTCAGGACTGCGCCGCAGAGCGCAAGTAAGTGCCAAGTCCACTTACACCTGCAGATGCAGCATCCATTTTTCCTTCCCATGTCTTTCCTGGAAATCCCCCCTCGGGCGGCTCTTTCGGAGCTGGGGTCTTTTTTTCAGGTGGCTTAGGTGGATCATGTGTAGGTTTCTGTGTAGGTTTTTTTTTTTTAGGTTTAGGTGGTTTACGTTGAGGTGGTTTAGATTTTTCTTTTTGCTTCTTAATTCTCGCAATATCTTCCGGTGATAGAACTGCCCCTCCTCTCTGAGAACGCTTCTTTCGACGACTCTTTCGACGACTCTTTCGACGACTCTTCTTACCTCGTTTAGGCTTATAAGATGCTCTTCTTGCATCTGCATAAAGTCTTTCATCTTCATCATCACTTAGTCTAAACTGTTCTTCTGGCTTTACTCTAACCAATATCTCGTTCTTTGCTTCATTCCGTTTTATATACGCTTTGTAACCATTGGCAAGTTTCATCTGTTCTTCGCGGTTCAACCCGCGAAGACTAGACATTAATTCCCTGCCTTGCTCTTTGAGGTAATCGATTGTGGCCTGCGTGACTGTCAATGGTTCATCTGGTCTCATAAGTGCATTATACATTGACACAAACGCAGAGGCAGCTCTATAAACAGTAACTGCATAATACACAACCGTTGCAGCCGCAACAGCGGCTGCAGCCCCAGCCTTCTTTTTCCGCTTCGTTTTCTTACGTGACTTACGTGACTTGCGTCTTTTACCGGCTCCTTTTAGACAAGAAGACAATGATTCACCGGCGGCGGCACCCATATAACTGCCTGCAGATTCTTGCGTGAAACTGGCCCCATAAGTTGTAGTATTACTACAAGGTGATGCTAATGGCATGATTTATATTGGTATCATAGATTTTTTTTCAAATATCCTCAAAATCAAAGTCTTCTGCGATGTTGTCTATATCTGTTTCACCTAACTTGGCATTTTCAAAGTAATCTGTTGTATGTTCTTCTTCAGAATCATCGTCTTTTGGTATATCGTTTGTAAAATACAACGCATCATCTCCCGGAATTCCCTCATCCTCTTCGATACGAATTTGTGAAGGAAACTCACCAAGATCTTTGAGCTTATAAGCCTCATCTGTATCATATTTGTGAATAATGGTGCATTTATTATCTTGAATATCTGTCCAAAGAGACACAAGTATAATATCATTGAGATTGACCCACACACGTTTTCTCATCTGACCGCACAGCGTGGCCATGCGTTCTACACCATCAAAGCACAATACTTGGAAACGACCGCTCCCATTGACTTTCAATACTTTGGCGTATTCTTGATCTTCTACACCTTCCGCTTCATTTTTGAAGATGAGTTTTCTTTGTGTAGAGAAACTTTGTTTCTTTCCTTTCTTAAACTTTTTACCACCCTTCTTGTTGGGCATGATTGACAAACATTACTAGAGAAACCAAGCATTGTTTTAAATCCTTTGTAAAATTTTACATACAATCTTACAAGTTTAGCGTGATACCTTTACTACTTTTTTTGTCTGTGTCTCCGCTCATAAGAGACAACGTGTCTAAATCCGGAATCTTGTTGGGTTCTAAATTCATTTTCGTGATTAATTCATCAATTCCATCAGGTCCATCCATATCGCTTCTTGCAGGACTCACGGTTCGATTCACTTGAGGTTTCGGACCACCCATACCCATCATCATGGACAATGGATTTGGAACGGCCTGAGGTGGTGCCTGAGGTGGTGCCATGGCGGGTGGTGCTCCCATACTGGGTCCCCCATTCATGCTACCCACCGCTGCTTGCGCAAACTGTTTCATCAGCTCTGGATTTTGACGCAGCACATCATCCATTCCCGGAATAGACGATTTGAACATCGTATTGCTTAAGTGAAACATAAACGCAGACCCCGCCAGTGTAAACAACAATCTTATTTCGGGAGCCATTTCACCGGCACCACCATATTTATCCCCTAGTTCTTCAAATATCTCATCATAATCGTTTAGATTCTCATTCACAGATTCTGACCAACCATCCAGCTTGACACTAAACGGATCAAACCGATTGTTCATAAACTCTAATCCCGTGACACAAGCCATCAACATCTTTCTCTGAAACTTGACCGAGTTGTCGACTTCTCTTTGCTTTTTTAACTTGATGTATTCGTTTCGCATGTCTTCCAAATGTGAATTCATGTTGTAATTCATTGTTGTGCGAATACCCTGTCCTTCCAGCTTTTTGAACTTGTATAACAAATCAATCTTTTCATTTTTGATTTCTTGTGGAGACAACCTATGAATGGGTTTGTAGCCCGCCATTTCGGTTTGTTCTTTATTCATAAAGATAGCTTCATTTGGATCAACCGATGGTGCACTCGACCCACCTGGTGCTGCAGGTTTCTCTGGTTCACTCGGTTTGAAAAAGCTAAAGTCTTCTTTTACAGATGGTTCACTTTTTTCAGGTTTTGTAGATGTTTCTGATTTGGGACTCATGACATCAGAACCAGGTTTTCCTATCAACATACCCATACCATTCGGGTCAGAAACTGATAATTTAGGACTACTTATATCCACTGTTTTCACAGGTGATGTTGCATTTGCAGAAGAATCGGGCTTGAATCCCAAATTCAAAGGACCAGAAGAATCACCTCCTAACACAGATATACTTTTGGCTCCCGTATCAAAATTCAGATTAAGGTCGGACATTATGATAGTCCTCTAGAAACATTTGTTTAAATCTATACGCACATGATATATCGATATCAACCGACTAGGTCTGCAATATTTGCAGGCATTTCTTCAATTTTTGTATCATAATATGTTTCAATATGTTTTAAATATTCCAAATCTCTATCTCCAACTAAATTGATCGCAACGCCTTTACGACCATATCTCCCAGAACGTCCAATCCGGTGAATATAGGTTTCTTTTTCTCTTGGTAAATCATAATTGATTACCAATGACAATTGTTGTATATCAATACCTCTTGCAAGCAAATCTGTAGACAACAAGATACGAATCTGACCGCTTCGAAATTGTTCCATGATTTCTTTACGTTCTGCGCCAATACGATCCCCAGTGATGTATTCTACAGGAAAATTGTTGTCACACAATCTGTGATACATTTCAAGTATTCTTTGCTTGTTATTGATATATACAATACATTGATTCACACTAATTGTATCATATAAATCGACTATCACATCATATTTCCATTCACTGCGCTTGACATTCACAAAGTATTGTTGAATGCCTTCGAGTGTTAATTCTTCATGTTTGACAAGAATTTGTGAAGGGTCATTCATAAAATGGCTTGTCAAACACAACACTTCTTCTGGCAATGTTGCAGAAAACAAACAAATCTGAGATGTCTTGGGAACACTTTTTAGAATCGTCTGGACCGATTCCAAAAACCCTTGCGACAACATTTCATCTGCTTCATCCATCACAACTGTTTTTAAAAACTCTGTCGCCAATTTACCCCGATGGATCATGTCAATCGCTCTCCCGGGTGTCGCAATCACCACGTGAGGAAGTCTTGAAAGATCTTCACTACACAAACTCACATTGGTGCCACCGACACATTGCACACAGGTTATCTTTGTGTAACCCGTTATCTCTTTGACAACCGTATACACCTGTTCAGATAATTCTCGAGTCGGGGTCAATATCAACACTTGTGTCGTTTGACTCGTATCATCAATTCTAGATAAAGAACCGATCGTAAAGGCACCCGTTTTCCCTGTGCCTGATTGTGCCTGAGCAACCACATCTCCTCCCTTGATTATTTCTGGGATAGCCTTCACTTGGATTTGGGAAGGCTTTTCGAATCCATAGCCATACACCCCTCTTAAAATATTTGCATGAATGCCTAACGTATCAAAACTTTCACCTGACATATTATGATTACTTTGTTCACTAGTCTTTAAGTCTCCCCTATATTTTTGCCCTTCTTTAAAATTCATCTCCGCCAACTACCGTTACCTTAGGCCCTGGATAATATTTTGATTTAAGTATTTTACATTCACGACATACATTTTCCGCAAGCCTCATCCCTTCGACCTCATCTTCGGGATATCCTTGTTTATACCAATTAAGTATCCATTCCCTACTCACCCCACTCCCTCCACGCATTGTAGAGCGCTTCTTTCTGGTGCGCTTCTTTCTTGTGCGCTTCTTTCTTGTGCGCTTCTTTCTTGTGCGCTTCTTTCTTGAGCCGCGTCCCCCACCCTTTTTTGGTTTTTGTTTTGGTTTTTGTTTTGGTGCTTGTCGAAACCATGCATCACTGAATTCCTGCTGCCTTGCTATTGGTCTCAAATCTTCATATTCATAAATTCCTTCATCATAGCTCAATACTGGTTCCTGTTCGGTGGGATATCTCACGTATACGACTTTATATTTTGTTATTCCATCATCCGTAGTAAAATAATCAGTTACCCGACCGATTGAATCATCGAATAAGACCTTTACAAAATAACCTACTTTTAAAGGACCATAACGCTCACTCATACTCAATATATATATATATATATATATTTTTAAGAAAATTACTAATCTTATGTGATTGATTAACTTAATATATCCGCGTGAATACTTTTACAAGAATTTCTATACGTGAAACAGCTACATGTGAAACAGCTACCCAGTTCTGTCTTTTTGTTTTTGCTTGATCTTGTCTTGTAATCGTTTACGTTTTTCTTCTCGTGAAAGTTCAGGTTCTGGTTCGGAAGGCATTTCTTCCACGGTAGGACCGTTCCCTGGATTCATTTGACTCATCAAACCACTAAACATTGGATTCTGAGCCATGGAACCATACATACCTTCGGCTTCACGTTTCAAGTCATCGCGATTAAATTCACCTGATTGCATCTTTTGATCCATCACTGACTGTATATTTTGAAAGATACCCCCCATCTTTTCTGGATTCATCATTTGACTCATAATATCCATCGGATTGGTTGTTTCACTCACATCCCCAAACATCTTTTCAACATCCATTGTTTCTGCGACTTCTTTTGCAATCTGACCAATATTGGTGTCCATCATTCCTCCAAGCATACCTTCCAAATCTGCTTCTCCATCTGCGCTTGTTGGAAGTTCTTTCTGAACACCCTCGGCCAATCGCTTGATCTTTCGTAATTCAGATGCCACCTCTTTATCTTTTATCTCTCCTTCACCTTGTAATGCTTTCATGGCTTCCTGAAATGCTTCTCCTGATTTGAGATTCACTGTCAGCAAACTAAATGTTTGGAAATACTTCCAGATAGTTTCGCGAGTTTTTTCTGATATGTTTTTGCTCCACAACTTTTCAAATGAGATTTCTTCAAGTATATTGTCTATTTGTATAAATCTCATGTCTTTCTTGGATATCCAAGATTCATTTTCATGAATCAAATCCAAAAACGCTTGTAGCTTAGGACACTCTTCTAAGCTCGGGGTTTCTCCTACTAAACACTCTTCATAGTTGCGATACAAACAATTTTTGATTTCAGGATAAGTTTTCGCTAAATCCTGAACAAAACTTTGAAACACCTCAAACACTTTATCTGATACGTCCATATTGATATGATTGTGAGGTAGTATTATTTAAGTGTTTTAAACTTATTCACAAATTTGAAATACATTTAAACTTTACTATTATCTACGACTATACAAGACTATGTCTGAATCACGCAAGTTTACCGTTTCTGATGTTAAGATGGATTCTGGAACTATCATATTTACCTTGTCCGGATCTCATGAATATGGGCTCGACAAATCAGTTGCAAATGCAATTCGTCGCACTCTATTAACAGATATACCCACTGTGGCTTTTGAAGTGGATGAAGGAGAAAAATCTGATATAACAATGGTTAAAAATGATACGGTCCTTCATAATGAAATGTTGTCTCATCGTATTGGATTGTTACCCTTGTATTTGAATCCCGACACCTTTCAGAGAAACTATTTGTTTGAGTGCAAAGTCAAACATGACACTGACGCCCCCTTTCAGTTTGTAACTGCAAATGAGATTGAGATTTATCCTTTGAAATCTCATATGATTCAAAAATTACAACAAATCAGAGATTCAGATGATACAAATGAACGTGAATCCTTTATGGAAACTTTAGATGCATGTGATCCAGATAATTATGATTTCAGAAAACCTTTGTCACAATCAGAAAAAGACAAGATATTCAGACCCTATATATTCCGCAAGCAAAAGCATTATTGTATGTTAAATGAACTCAAAAGCACTCACACGCCTGGGACGTATCAACAATTACACTTTTATGGTTCTCCTTCTGTGAAAACCGCCAAAGACAATGGGCGTTATCAAGCTGTATCACAAGCATGTTATAGTTTTCTTAAAGATGACAACTTGTTTCAACAAACTCTTAAAGAAAAGATAGAAATCAATGCAATACCTCAAGACAAAATAGATGAATTCAAAACCAAAATGACATTAGCTGAATCTGAAAGATATTATTATCGTGATAAAGATGGAGAACCTTATCGGTATCAATTTTCAGTTAAATCTTGTCATTATTGGGATTCAAGTGATCTTGTCAAGCGTTCTCTTGAGATATTGATGAACCGTTGTCATGAAATCAAACAAGGATTCTTGTATTTACTACAAGAAAAAGAATCTTCAATCAGCGTGTCTGAAGATAAAGAAGGTCTTAAATACAAATATATATTGTATAATCAAGGACATACTATGGGTTCATTAATACAATCTCATATAGCAAGAAGATGCATACGACCCGGTCCTGATAGCTTGTTGAACCTATGTGGTTACAAGATGCCTCACCCATTGACTCCGGAAATCGTGTTGTTTGTCACATTGAATCCTAAACACAAAGCGTATAAACAAGAATCATCTCAAGTATTACAAACACTCACATCTTATCTGATGGATCAAATGGAAGAAATTCGAAATCAATTAAAAGAGATTTCAGATGTCTTGAAAAAAGAATTGTAACATGTAAGATAATTTAGAGGACATATTGTCTGACACCGGCATACAACAGTGTGAATACAGCCGCATGGAAAACAACTGACAACAAAGACGTGTGTCCACTGTTGAATGCCAGATAATTGCCATCAGAGTCAGCTAAAGGTAGATGTAACACTACACCGGGAGATAAAACCACAAACAACACAGCAACAAACAGCAATTCTTTCATAGGAACCATTGTATAACCTAGTGTAATATTTTTTTTTTAAATTTGATATTTAAAATAGTATCTGTTACAATATCAAAATATGAGTATGTTTAAGAATGTGTTTGTGAAATTGTTTCCTAAAAGACAAAGATTACTTGGAAGATGGGACATGAACTATACCAAAGAACAATTAGACCGCAAAATATATTATGCAAACCAGGATCATTGTGGTCCCTGTGGTTATACATTTTCTGATCCCATCGATTCATCTATTCGGTTGAGCGCAAACATCAATCGCTTCGGGGGTAAGTGATAGATATAATCTTTCACATGAGTCCAAGTCGTCGGTTGTTTGGTTTCTAGATACTTACCATGAATCTCGTATACAAAGGGTTTCAAATGAAACGGGATATCTTTTTTGTCTTTACTTTTTGTCACATGAACATTCTTGTAGTTTGTATACAAATCATTTGTGAGAGAATGTATCTTGTCCCGATAGTGAGTAAAGTCAACTTGATTTTCTGGATAATATCTCAAATACTCTTTCAACTGACCTGATTGTCTTATCTGTAGATAGTTCAAATAAGGATTGTTTGAATCACCTATATCTTTCAGTCTTTTGACATGCGCAAATGCTGGATTGATATATTTGTATCTTGCATGTTTGTATTTTACAGTGTATCCTTTACATGCATAGGTTGGAATGACTACGTTTTCTCCAAAACACTGAATTGGTTGCGAACTACCTGCTACAATCATCTTGAAATTGATTTTTCTTGTTTTGTATTCTTCCGTCTTGATTCTTTGTATAGTTGAATCATATTGATACGCTTCAACGAGTATTGCGTGATTCATTCTGATTGGAGATACATTTCGATTATCTTTGTGTCTCATCAAAAATGAGTAACTATACTGTTTGGGTAGTTCATCCAAACAGTCTTTTGTCATAGAGCATTCTTCAAACATCTGTTTGAAGGATTTTCGTTTCCCTGTATTTCCTGGCAACCATCGGTTGTATCCACCAATTTCCCCTCGTGTGCATATCATCCATTCTGTTCCTGACCAAAACACATTGATCATAGTTCCATCCACTAATATAGAATATTCCACCTCATCTGTAGTTTCGGGCAATTCTGACAAACTTGTGATTTCAACTGCCTTTGGGGGAGGAACACAAACGACCCGATTGGTTTCAGTATTGATCACTGCTCCACGACAATATCTTTTCCAAGAAAACTCGGGGTCTTCGGGTGAAGGAGGATTCGAATACTTGTATTTGACGAGTGCATACGGATGCTTTTTGTATACATGTAGATTTCTGTTACGAAATTGGGAAAGATAATCAGAATGATTGCTTATAAATGCTTGTAGGTCCATGATAAACTAGTTGGATAACCAGGGTTTCCTTTAAGTTGGTTTGAGTATCTATTTATTTATTATGTGGTTACTAGATATAAAGGGAAATGTCTGAAGAATCTCAACAACAGACACAAGAATCACAGGATACACAGACACAGGAAATGCAAGAATTACCCCAAGAAAATCCTGATAGTTGGTCGGTTATACCGTTTACAAATACATCCGATGATATATCAGATGTATCTTTAACTATTGGTGATTTATTTTTGTTTCAATTGGATCCATCCAAAAGCCCTCGGACAGATACCTTTCTGACAAAATTGGTAGAAATCGTCAAACAAGACATGACCGCTCATTTTGAAGATGAAAATGGTGAGATAATTGTCTTTGCTTGTGAAGAATTGTCCACCGATGATTCTTCTGAAAGCTTTAGGATTCTCTATGAAACACCTGGTTACAAAATACTGGATATGGCAATCATATATCTCTATGATCCAGAAATTACACCGTTTCAAGATATGGAACTTGAAACCGTAGATGATGAAATCTCTGTATCAGTATCCCAAAATAATGCCTATTCTCAAGAAGTTCAAAGAGACGATATCTTGTTTCAATATATCAGAGCCCTTGGAATTTATGATCAACCGTTTTTGATTCAAAGAGCTCATGAAAGTATCGCACATTTGACACAAATGATATCTGAAGGTTCTGAACCTTTGTCTGATTCTTTGATCCCAATTACTCCAGGGAAACTCCCAAACTTCTTGACACCTTTGTTAGATGAATCTGTATATGTGCTACCTGATCAAGGATTAAGTTATATAGAAGAGACATTCAACATCCGAAGCATGAATTACAGTGAATCTATAGACTTTCAATTGAGACATGAAAATATTTTAGATGGAGACTTGTCTAATGGTTATGGTTTTGTCACAAATGAATATTCTGGGACCTATTTATTGGATTGTTTACAAACTGCTTCTTGCAGAGGCATTGATGGAATGTATATGTATGATGAAAGAAGACACCCCTCAAGTATACAAATACCTGTATTTACACGCAATGAACTTGGAGAAGACAATACTCATTTTGTAGAAATCTACACGCCTCCTCAAATCAAAATCGCATCTGTATTAGAAGAACCTTACGATAAAGTGTATTACGGATTATATGAAAACACAACACTGTTGTTTCCTCTCCGAGAACGCATGGAAATACATCTCGATTATGATATGAGAAAACATGGTATCCGAAATACACTCAAAGAAGCCCAGATAGTGGGTCACATCGCAGGTTCAACTACTCTAAGAGAAGTGAATGGTCAATATTTTGTGTCTCATCGCTTAAGTGAACGCAACACAGCAGACAGTTTTTCAGAAACATTGCGAAACAATATAAGTCAAGCTTCTGATATTATCAGTTATTTTACTGAGAAAGGTGCATACAATACATGTCGCAACTATGATGATTTGTTACCCACGCTTTACAAATATGGATTGTCATATGAAACACTCTTACCTTCCGTGAGAAAACCTCTTGCAGTTATGATACAAAAATATGTAAATCAACAAACCGGTGTCTCTGTAAAACGCGAAACATCTGTTGAATCATTGATTAAGCGACTAAGTATTGGTGAAAAAATAAAACGTGCTAGGGATTTTATTTTAAGTGTCACAAATGTTCAAGAAAAAAATGAATTGTTATCAGAGTTTATTCGGGTGTATACCAGAGAAAGTGACAAGTCTAATGAAGACAATAACTATCTATACAACAAGTATGCCAACGAAAAGTTGTTATGTAAACATTATCGTTACTTGGTTCAAGTCAAAAATGATAATACAGTATTTGAAACGATGGTAACCATTTATGGCGATACTCCGCGTGATGGTAAGATATGTTGTCAGGTATGTGGCGAATACATATGTGATGAAGAAGCTTCATTGCATGAAGGGTTTTCTGATAGTGTTCCTATGCAAAGCCGTTCTGTGATGGATCCTATAGATACTTCTGAACAAATCAAACGTCAAGAATTTTTAGATTCAAATGAAATTGAAGTGGAACGTTTGACCGTATTAAGTTCTGCAATCGGCGTGGAACTCACTCCCGATATGTTGTATGACATCTTGAAAACTGATTCACAAGTAGATTCAAATGAATTGCAAATGGTGCGCTACAACATGCCCGCGAATTCTGAACATCCTCGGGTGTCTAAAATGTTAGCAGAAATCAAGAAAAAAGAAAAACAAACAAAAGACAAAAAACAAAAGAAATCACTCAAACGTCAAAAAGAACAAATTATCACCGAATTCATAAATTGGCTCAAAGATACACGAAAAGCACTTGTTTATTTATCACTGATTTCTGTATTTATTCAAACCGCTGTGCCTTCTTTGAATCTCAAAAACAATGTTGAGTTTCGTGTGATAGATACGCATACAGGTGGTTTTCGTGATGCAACCATTCAATACCTAGAAAAGAAACTTCAACGAGTGTGTGAAAATTACAAAACAGATCCTTTCTGGAGAAAGTCTATGGGATTGTTTTCAGAACCTGCAGAGAGTGTTTCTCTAACACTGCAATTGAAAAATACAATCACATATTTGTTATCGGCATCTTTTCCAGATGTAAGACGCCGAGTGAAACTTTATGATGAGTTTACAGAGTTTGATAAAGGATTGTATTTAAAACCAGAATGGACACTGTTTAAGCCACATTCTCAAAATTCATTAAATAAAAGTGTCAATCAATGCGTCATGAAGGGATTACATACAGAATCATTAAGAAGAGTCGTCCGAGGATATTTGATAGAAAATGTATCACTTATAAGACCGATATCGAATGGTATACGAACATTGTCACAACTATGCGAAATACCTTCATTACAAATTATTCAAAATCCATCATTTCAAAGATTGTTTCAAACAACTGTTTCATGTTATGGGAATCATCCCAATCATATCAAGTTTACCATTCTTATACATCAGTTATTGGCAAGCAGTGGTGAGTCAGAACAAATCAGAAGCATACTACAAAGAAACGGTTGGAATCCAAAGAGTGAAGGATTCCCAAGTTTGGACTTTTACAAATGGAGAAACAAAATCATTCCCGATATCTTAGGATTGTCTAGTAAAGAAGGGTCGTCACAAATTCAAAGTTGTTATCCTAATCCAGTTGCATGTAATAGTTTTATTCATCGGATGGTTAACAATTTCAATTACTCTTTGCTAAATACATATCCTAAACGAGTCTATGGTTATATCCCCCCATCTGTGTTTCCAGAAAAACCTTACAAATTACTAGAAGAGTTTTATCCAGAGTTATTACAGTCTTTGTTTGAAAGTTATCGTGTCAACGTTGTGGGAGATATTGTCAAACACAAATCTTCTGAAAATCCATGTGATCGTTTCTTTTTATCTTCCATGAGTGATAATGATAGATTATCTACTGGATCTATGAAACACATGACACAAGATGAAGATCACTTTCAAAAATTGTTGACACTCAAACGTAATAGAGGATCTCTGGAATATCGTTCCACATTTCCCATCATACAGCATTATACGAAAGATGATTATCAACTGACTACACAATCTCATATTGTAGGTAACTATCGGTTGATACAGTGGATTGATATGCATAGCATGAAAAATAGTAAAGATGAAACATGGACAGATATTCATCAAAGGATAAAGAAATGTATGTCAGAACAATCTGATTCACCTGCAATCTCAAAATCGATACAAACCGTATTTTCACAACTACTTGAATATCAAAATGAATGTATCGACATTGTATGTCAGTTTTTATCACAAAGTTCCGAAATAGATAATGAGCGTCGCAATCGGTTATCAAAACTGTTTGGCATAAAATACACTTCTGATAATCTGGTTAAAATAATGCAAACTTATCTGAAACAATGTCAAGTATCAGATATACAAACATCATTAACCGAATGCAATCAACTGTTGTCTTTGACAACAGGTAGTGTATTTTCGACGACAAGTAGAGCGGAAGATGTAAATAATCGTCCTATGAATATTCCAAACCGATGGAACTTGACTCCCAAAACAACGGAAGGCATCCACAAATTCCTCGCAAGAAGTTTATATGATGAACATACAGTTGTTCCTTCCTCTTGGTTGATTCATGATTATCAGATGAATCCAAACAGTCGCAAGTATCAAGTTGGATTTGAAAGCTATGCATTAAACGATATTGACAGTTGTGTGTATTTGACTGGATTACAAAATTATCTTCAAGATGAGTTGATACATTCCGAATTGTTGAGGGGTGACAATCATAGCAAATACACGCAAAAACTGTCAATGATTTATTATCGCTTTCAACTAGCCTACGTATTATCTGAAATAGTCAGATATATCCAGGACTTGCGAGACACACAATCAGATGTGTCACTCGATGCAAACTTGTTATTTTCTAGTTTGGAAAACGAAACAGAAGAACATATTCAACGTTCGGTTCATATATGTAGTTTGTTTTTGATGGATTTTGTAACTCACTTGTTTATGACTCATTATGATCCCAAGTGGCTGTATATGAATCGTGGAGAATCTCTTGAAAAACAATTAGCCAAACAAAAAGAAAGAGAAAAGGGAGAAAGAATCCGTCAATTAGACAGTGCAGCTGGTTCTGAAGAAAGAGAAATCATGACTGCTAAACAAGAAGCAGGGTTAACCAATTGGTTCCGAGAGGCAGAAGAAAATGCAAGAAATTATGTAGGCAATGCAGAATGGGAACAAGCTAGCAAAGAAGACCGAGATATGATATTACAAACGATTTTTGAAAACGCGGGCCTCGATAGGGAAGATACGCCCATGGATCTTCCAAGTGTCCTTCCCGCGCCCCCCACAGAAGAACAAATTGAAGAACACAATGGATATGATTATGTCAGTGCGATGGACGATGAACCTGAGGATGTAGACGGACTCGCTAATCCAGAAGAAAATCTACAAGAAGATTTCTATCAAGAGTTTAACGAATAATTATCTAGCTGTAACTATATGTATTATTACCTGAACCCTCGTAGACAAATATTTATCCTTCAAGTGATCGTATTTACTGCTTTGACTGTTATTATAGCGATGATTTACTCACAATATTCACAAGGTGAAAAAATTTCAGAAAGCGTCGGAGATATCAAAAACACAAAATGTCCTGATGTAGAAGTGGTCAATCAAGTGCATTCTGCAAGTCCGGGACCCAGTTGTCCGAATGTAACCTGTCCAACCTGTCCCTCTTGTCCCTCTGTAAAAGACATTGTTGGTGGTATCTTTCCAGGAAGAAACACGGGTGTCACTAGCGGAGGTCGATATTTTGATGTGAAAATGAATGAAGATTTTGATCTTATGCCTGACTACAGTTTTTACAATGCAAAAGATGCCTTTCCCGATGACATGAAGTTTGATATAGATAAACCGATTCGTTCTGCAAATGCGTATGTCCCCCAAAATGATATCAACAACAGCATTGATAATGAACATGTGGATACGAACTCTTCAGCTAGTGTGCATCGTATGGCCATGGGCAGCAACATGAAAGAAAAACAAACTCATCCTAAGATGAGACAATCTGTTACTAAATAAACATCTTTCGTGTTTAAAGATTTGTGGTTTTTTGTTGATTATACACAAACATGTCTTTGTATGATAAATACTTTTCTGATATTAACCGAAATCATGTATATACTTTGCTTTGTAAAAGCATACAAACTGATTTCGGTTGTAATGTAACCCATGATATACATTTCAAAGAAAGATACAATCAAATCTATCCTCGGATATTCCGTGAAATAGATACTGACAACTTGATAGATCTTAATAAAGCACTTATTGACCGTATGGCAGAACCATTTACTACAATACCTCTTCAACCACTTGCAAAAGCCCCACCCAATGCACAACCTATGAATATATATTCAAGTAATCGCATATTGTCATCAAGCAATCGCTATGATTACACTGTTAGAGTTGAACCAGGAAAGTATACATTGACAAAGATCACTTTGCCTCAAGAAAACTCTTCTTTGTTTTCAGGAACTACGATTCAAATTACATTTATATCTCATGACCAATCAGTCACGACAATATGTGAATTGGTGCATACACGCATTGTAAACGATAAGCCTTATCTTACATATCATCCCCAAACATCACTGACTCTTCAATCGACCGATAAGATACACATTCAAATCAAAGATAGGAATGGTCATGTTCCTATTGTCAAAACACCTGATATATGTAAAATACGACTCGTAAAAAAGGTAGATGATGTATTTACGGGGTTAACATTACAAAATATGCCCTCCCAAACAGATCTTGTAGGATTGTTTGGAAGTGAGGGTTATGCATCCGAAGTAGAAATCGTAAAATCACAACCCCCTCATGTAATGATCCGCAATTTTACAGGCGATACTACTCATTCATTGATTGATATGAGTTTACAAAATCACATACAGATGTCCTATACAAAATAAACATATATTATCACCTACTATCAATTATACTACACTGTGACTCTACACTATGACTACACTATGACTACACTATCTAAGTTACATTAGTCATCACGGATGGAACACCTGCGAGTTCTTTGTCCAGATATGTGTGTGCAGGTATTGTGATATCTTGCACCATATCCATAATTGGTTCTAAGTTATCGTTATTGGAGGCCCCTAATCTTTCAAGTTGTTGAAGCAGATAGAGTGATTTCAATGCACATTCTTTCCACTGATCAAGCACCGGTTTAGGAGATACGTATCCATCCGAGATGACATCCAATGTGCGGTACTGAGGTCCAAAATCATCCATCACATACTCTCCAACTACATGACCATTGTAGCTATCGGCATTGAACCACGAACTGTCACCATACCTGCGAATATACGATAATCGTTCTTCTTCAGGTATAATGTAAAGCACTGTATGAGGGGATATCTTTATACCATAAGTCCCATTACTTTGAATAGAACGGAAACTTTTGTATATATTACCCCCACGTCTTTGTCTCCATTGCGGTAGATCCATTCGATAATATATCGCAACCGTATAATTATTATGATTACGTATCGTAATACTGCGAAAACCGTCGTCTCGTTCACGTTGTTCTCTTTCTGCTTCTTGTCTTGTGCTTTCTTCTAGGTATCTTTGATGTCTTTGCTCTTCGAGGGCTCTCCGTTGTCTTCTTTCTTCAACCGCCGCAGGTGAGGGACAGACCCGTCTATCATGTCCGACTTCTCTGCAAATACCGCACCGCCTTACTCGTCTTGTGCGTGTAACGTTCAACTCAGCAGGGGTCTCAGTCATATTCATTATTAGTAGTGTTATATATATTGGTGTGTGTGCTAATTCTGTAGAAGGGAATCTTCAAATTTAAGAGGTCTCAATGTCGTTCTGTCATGTCATCATCCCTCCCATATCTCGTTTACAGCTTTGAGTATATTCTAATCCATTCATCTTAATAGTATATACAGCGGGTTGACATACGATCGGAGGATACACGCCATATATCTTTAATTTCCCTTGTTCCGCCTCCATTCCCATATTCCAATCAATCAACCATTTGTGTTCAGACAACAGTCTTAATAGTTTGTTTGCAGATTTCTTGTTGACAATATATCCATGTGTTCCTGTGAAATAAGTAGGATTGATAATACCATTGATCAGGCGTGCTTGAAGATTTCCTTTACGCACTCTTTCGTCATCATCATCAATGTGATATCCCAACAACACTACATCCCAGTCATCAGGGACTCTTCTCATATGTGTATGTAACAATTGTTTGAATGATGGTAATAATTCCATGTCATCTTCAAATATAAGAGCATAAGACTTATCCGAGTGCAAAAATTCTTGATAGACTTTCATGTGACTCAAAAAACAAGCAAAGTGACCCACACGTTTTGGATCTTCTGTATACCAATCGCGCGTATGCTTGAGATGAGGTTGATATTGAGGATCAGATAAATTAATTTTTTTCCCATCAATTGCTGTGGCGATTTTACCCTGTATTGAATGTGTATGAAACTGTCTGATAACACTCTCTTTACGTTTTTTATCTCTTTCGAGATTGATCACATACACTTGTGTATTGTTTAAAGAGAATCCCCTATCCTTGTCTATATATTTGGATGCTTGTTGTGGTGTATAATTCATATAGGTCGCGGGACCAACGGTAAGATAGCGATACACTCGTTTCGAGACCAATACGACTAATAATATTCCTATGATACAGAGTATAACATTCGGTATCGTAACATAAGGTAAAACATATGAAACAGTATATTGCATTGTATTATTATAAATCAGATAATTTATTCAGAGTTTTCTACATAGACATCTTGATTATACAATATATATTTTGTATTGGGCATCTGGAACCCATTCAGAAACCATTGTTTATATGACACAAAGCGATGGATCGCGCGACTGTGAGAAGCTTCTACCGTCATATAAAACGGTATTTCTTTTACATTTTCTTTGAGACGATAACCAATTAGTCTTCTTTCTGCAGTCATTTGTTTGAATGGGGGAGGTGTTTCATCTTCTACTAAAGAATCACAATCATATACTTCATGCGTAACAGAAAATTGTTTCCCGAGTATTTCATCTAGTGTAGTGTGTTTGTCTGCATATTTCAATGCAATCCATTTTCCATCATGACCCAATATCAAATCACACAATCGCGTTCCTCTTTCTCTCAGATAACGAATATCGGGTTTTGATTTATCTGAAAGATTTGAATTGTCATATTGATAATATACCAAGGTAACCTTGGGATCTGTTTCTTTCATATCGGTTGGATTCAATAATGTGACAACATATATATCTGGTTTTTGATAATGTAAGTCTTCAGATACTAATTGTGTTTGATCTAAAATTTCAAGTTGTTGCGCATTGATCCCGGGAAAATAGGCAAGTTCTGTTTGCACAACATTTGTATATTGAAACGGAGTGTCTAACAAACGAGCTCTTTCTGTAAATCTTACACAACGATCATTTAGTTGAGGATTATCTCGTGTATGTTGAATGCAATCAATAGATGATTCTTGAATCGCGCTCACTATTTCTTGAGACACTTGATATTTCTGATCCATAACTTGAAACAATTCTTGATCCACAGATGTTCCGGATGTGTCCATATTGATCCGAATAATCGTCTCAAACAAATCTCGAACCGATTTGTATATTTCTTTTGCAAGTTCTGCCTTGACATCGGTCCACGAATCCACGGGTATCCCCGTGCTTGTTGTCCATTCTTTGTTGTTTTTTACAGTTTCAAATATCTCTTCCATTGTGCTACCATATGGGAGAATTGACAAATACATGTATTGCTCTACATTCCTGTCTTTTTTGTCAAGGGCATTGTGTGATCTCATACGAATGGCTCTTCCTAACACTTGGTCTATTCTCACATAATTCCAATAAGGTTCCAGTATATGAACTTGTCTTACACATGTTAGAGATATACCTTCTGCACCAGCGCTAGAGATTATCATTATCTGAACATATTCCCCATACTTGTTTTTGTCTGCATTATAATATTCTTTATTACGTCTTCGTTCTTCAGTCGGTTCTGACCCCGTAATAAATGTATATCGCAAACCTGTTTCTTTCGGTGGATTATCCGCATCAAATCGTTCATAACCATTACTCTTTAACACCACTTCAAATGCTTCTGATCCTGCATCTGATCTGAAATCACTATAAAACAAAACCTTTCCGGTTGACCTGCCTTCAGGTGTAAACTTTTTCATATTTTTGAGTATTTGATACATCTTGGGACTTACATATTTCAAATCGTTGTCATACGATAAATCTTTGGTTTCTAATAGCTGACTATAAGTTTGTTGTTTGAGATCATCCGCCTCTTTCGCATCTTCTTTTGTTTTGATTTTCATTGTGCGAAAGTCATCTTTACGAAAGACTATATTACATGCCTGACGTGTTCTTGTATGATAATGATAGGCGTCATCCCCATCTTGTCTCATAACACGTCCTCTATCCATAGATTTCTCTCTTTCCCACGCTTCTGCATATTTTTCAAACTGCACCTGACTCATCATACAGGGGACTATATTCATGTCTTTGACGATAGGAACATCTTTGTAAGCTTCGGGGACAATCACCGGTTTAACTATTTGAGGCATATCGACAATAGATGAACGATCTATAGGATAATAAGATGTCATACCCATCAACATACGTTTCAATAATGTTCTTCTTTGTGCATTCATAGTCCGGCTGTGAACTGACTCAAAAAAGTAATTCATAAATCTTTCATTGTCTGTCATGTCTTTTAATTGTCCATCCACCTCAATGTCAAATAATTTTTGACTACGATTAAAGACAACTTCTAAATCTTTATCAAATATCTGAGGATCCCCCCGAAACAATGCCAACATCTTTTTCTTTGACATGTTCTCAATTACACTTTGTTTCGGAACTATTTTGTCTGGTTTCACAACTTTGTGTAATCCATCATAGATTGCACTCAAAAAGTCTTGGAATGTATGATCCTTTTCCTTCACAGTATATACAACGCCATCTTTGTCTAATGCAGACTCAAACTTGGGATCTGACATAGTAAATGATATGATGATCTTTCCTCCCTTAGACTCAATATAAAACAAATCAATCGGAGATAAATCTTTGTAAAAGATTCGTGTAAGAACTTCTGTTAGTTCTTCAGCTGACTTTTCTGTTTCTAATGTAAAACTATACACTCTGATTAATCCTTTCAACATGTTGTATAATATCGCAATCTCTGATGCCCGATTGATGATAGGTGTTCCAGACAAAAACACCAACTTGACCTCTTGAGCATTCACAATCCATTCATAAAATATACGAGATGTTTTACTACCATTCAAAATCTGTCGAACCAGATTATGAACCTCATCAACTACCAATACTTCTCTGAAAAATGGAGAATTGACTGAATGATGTGTTTGATTGTATCGCAAGCGTCGTTCTAATAATTTTGCTATCTTTTGATTTTCTGTGTCTTTTTTGGTATCTCCTTCATCTCCTCGCAACAATTCTTCATCTTCATCAGGGTCATCTCCCTTGACATAATCAGATACGCTCCTATCAATAACTTTAGGAAACGGACGATAATGTATGAAATTATATTTTCTCTGAATCAACCATAATATCTGTTGATCTAAGTAGGCTTTTTCAAAGTAATCTAATTTTTCATAGGGAACTCCATCCGGGTCAGGTAAAAAACAGCCCTTGAGCTGTGATATACGATCTGTCATTTCTCTTATTCCCATGGATTGCAATACAGGTATGGCTCCTTCATCAAAAGAGTCTTTGTCTTTTTGTATAGCTATCTCTTGTTTGAGTTGTTTTTTGGTCGCATTCGTTATTTTAGTAATGGATACACCATTGAGTGCATATTTCTCAGAAAGTTCTCTTAATTCTTGTTTGCTAAATGAGGATAAAGGCCGATGAATCCATTTTCCTTCACGATTAAGTTCATCTTGTCCCCATTTTCGAACTTCTTTTGTAAATTCGGTTTCAAGTGAAGCTGGAAGCAATGTGGTTATTCTTAATTCCTTTGACAATCCCTCTGACAATGAGATTGCAGAAGCAGTTTTTCCTGTTCCAAGACCATGATAAACCAGTAATCCTCTGTATGGAGTAGACAAACCCAAATAATTTTGCACTAGAACCTGATACACTTTCAGTGGAGATTCTTCAGACATGCCTTGGATACGCTTGTAAAAATCTTGATTCAACCATTTCACAAACGCCTTGCGATTTTCATTCACTGTTTTGAGACCCACTTCATTTTCAGAGAAAAAACTGGATATATCTTCATCTTCTTGTTCTTGTTCTTGTTCTTGTTCTTGTTCTTGTTCTGGTTCTGGTTCATCATTATTTGAGTCACCGGGTGAATCCGGTTGATACTCGCCCGGTGAAGCAGGTTGATATTCTTCGGTCGATTCATCTTTTTCAGACATTGTCCTATATATTGGTGAAGTAGATAAATATCTCTTACCGAACTTACTCAGAAATCACGTGATAGTGTATCAATGCTTTGCGAGAAGCATCTTGTTCAGCTTTCTTTTTAGTTGTTCCTTCACCTTTGGATATTAACTCTTCAGAACGATACAATTCACATTCAAATCTACCAGTTTCTTCATTTTTCACTGTATTGTATGTAGGATGGACTTTGTGATTGTGTTGAAGATATCTTAGTATTTGATCTTTGTAATTGTTGTCTCTTGCTATTAAATCTGCAAAATCTACATACATTTCTATCGTAGAGAGTATAAACTTCCTAACACATTCTAAATTGTCGGTATCCAGAAACAACGCTCCTAAAAAGGCTTCATATATATCTTCCAGTATGTGAATATTATTTCTTCCATCACAATTTTCATCCACATGTTTAGATAATATCATGTGTTTGTCAAAACCTAATCTTTTTGACAAATATCCCAATTGTTCACCACAAACAAGTCGTATCTTGAGTTTTGTCAGAAATCCTTCGTCAATCTTGAAATGTCCAACATATCTTTGATACAAATAAGTGGATACAACAGAACCCAACAATGCATCTCCTAAAAATTCCATGGTTTCATAAGATTCTTTACACAGGGGTAAACAGTTTTCGGGTCTCGTATACTCTTCATAATCAGGCAAATGCGTATACGATTTGTGAACAAATGCCTTTTGATAAATACTGATATCTTTCACCACATGTGAAATACCAAGAGATTTCATACAATTCAAGATATCACTTTCTTGAATCAGATGATTATTAGAATTATAGGGATCGCTTTTAAATTTTGTATCTTTGGCAGATGTATCACTCATACTGAATATTGTAGTATTACCATTGAATATTTAAATCATTTGCAAATTTACTGGTCGCTACCGCATGTTGGAGTTTCCAGAGGTCGTCTCATAAGATCCGGACCAATCGTGGTGTTTTGCCAAGGGCTGACATTCACCTGAGGATTTGGGGGTTCGCTACGAAGCTGGCGATTCGCATTGCGGAGACTCTGTCCCACCGTGTCCACACCAATGTGTGCCCCCGCCTTTAACATGTTAACATTATCGAGACCTTGTGCAGTGATTGCCGATGAAGCAAACTCGCCAGCTGCCTTCGCTTGATCTTCTGGAAGAAGATCTTCTGGCTTCAAAGTTTGTTGAGGATAGCATGTGGATGGAGTTCTGGGGTAACCCTTTACCGCCATCTGTCCCTCGTTGGAACCTTCCTCCGCAGCATACACTGCCTGATTTCCAACCGAAGCCGAATCAGAGGATGTGAATCCTTCTGCTAACCCAACCGACTTGAGAATACCATCCAAGTATCCAAAATACCACAACACGGCCAATACAACAACAACGCAGACAAGTTTGTTTTTCTTGCACCAGGAAGATATATCACTCAACATATTCGTTATATACTAGGCCCATAAAAAAAAATTTAGGAAATTGCACACTCACTTATTTTTTCCGCTAGATGTCCATTTGGATACTTTGAATGGTTTGTTTGAGTTTGTTTATCTCCGTTTCAATTGTTTCATGTTCTTTTTGTTTTGTTGACAATGTTGATTCTAATTCTTGTAAACGTTGTTCTCGCTCTTGACGATATTTAAGTTCAGCTAATACTGATTCATCTAATACTTCTGTCTCATCTTCTTCATCATCTTCTATCATATATGTATCCGGAATTGTATACTTTTGTTTTCTTGGAATAATCGCTTTGATTTGTGAAACATACATGTCACAATAATAATGATGTTTCAAAAACTTGAGACCCCTTACATGAATTACTACAATTAATTCACATTCTGGCGTAATCTTTCGAAAGTCTATGCAAGTCCTTTTTTGATCATATACAGGACATTGCACTTTTCCCTTGACTATAGGTATCTTTATACTAAACTGCGGTTTGTCTCCTTGTTTTATGGGCTTGCTACTTCTCTTATACATGTCATCAATCAATTCCAAAGGTATCTCTTTTCCAAACCATGTCTTGTTTTTGTTATAGGTTTCTTTGATATTTCTATCATCTAAATACACAAATTTTTCATATAAATTGTAATCACTTCCCAACGGCTCCATTTCAATCATACCTGTTCCTTTATCTAATACTTCAGAACCAGTTATTTTGCATTTCATCTTGGGTGTTTGTATATGAATCGGAGACGTGTTTCCATAACTCATAGTCGAATAGTAATACGCACCATTCTTTTCCGGCTTGGTATACTGAATCTTCTTGGGTTCAAACTCTGTGTGCTTAATCAAACTCATTATGATGCTATGAGTAGAACTTATTACACCTAGTTAGACGCGAATAAAATCTGTCTTAGTAGTAACTATATGAAAACAAAATCAAAGAAAACATCTCATCAACAATTGTTCATGAAATATTCGAAATCAAAAACTTATCTTACAAAAAGAGAAATCGTAAAACTGCTATCACATACATATCATCTACGTTATTCAAAATGTGTGATCAATTCTCTTATGGCTATCTGGGGAACTACTATTCTCGGAAAAAGAGTGATTTCAAAACAAACCTTTCCTAAGCTTTACAATTCCCCTGATGGATTCTTGCGAGACTATCGTTAATGATGACCATACACCAAACAATGGGGTGTCCCTTGATGAAAGCACATCATTCGTGTGCATCCCACCATATTACCATTCCTAACTTGACACGTATTACACCCATCATTCCATACGACACAATCAGGATTAATCGGTGCAGATGGAGTCGGCGCGGGTGTCGGTAATACTGAAGGTGGAGCATGACATGTTCCGTAACAAGTTCCCGCACACATCATATCTGCTGGGACCACGCACGTGAGCCCCGCTTGACATTGAGGACAATCGGCTGCATTCTCACAAAAACCTGAGGCACATCGCCCGCCTTCGGATACACCCACTGAAGTATCGACTCCAAATCCAGGATCAACTACAGGTGGCATTGGATCGATCGCAATGGGTGGCATATCTTGGGTTCTGCGATGACCACTTGAATCCAGAGTATTTTCGATAACCGGTTCTACACGACATTGACACATAGGACAACCATGGTCATCTAGTTCATGTCCGTATTCACAATACATCATACACAGAATCCCAGAACACAAGGGCGCTGGACTTGGCGCCGATCCCATTGCCGGAACTGGTGGCGGGCTAGGTGCCTGAACAACCTCCTCGCAAGGTGTCGTCCAAGGACGTATGCACGATTGCGTGTGTTCAC